TAATCAATTAAATAATTTTATTATGGAAAACATTTTAGGTGGACTTAAAGTCCTTGAAGGTAAAACTGAAACCAAATCAATCATAGAGGGTGTTTCGAGTGAATTAAATGGAAAATTCACAATGAAACGTGGTAATTTCAGTATTGATTTAACTTACTATGCTCGTTTGTATGAAAAAAGTTTAAACGATAAAACTCAAATTGTTATAGCGATTGATGATTGGGAAATTCAAGATAGTACAAATGCAATGCTTGGGGATTTACCGATTGACAATGTTGGTTCTTTGCAAACTCAATTAAAAAATAGTGGTTTATCTACACTTGCCAACAAGATAGGTTTTAATAGTGATGAAGAAAAACAAGCGTTATGTGAGGTTATTAAAAACCACAAATATTTTAAAGTGATATTTGGGAAAAATGCAATTCTTTGGGAATCGTTAACTAAAGATGAACAAAAACTAATGGAGTTAAAGTATGTTTGTGAAAACTACGAAACTTGTGGCGATTTTTATAAAAAAGAAATTGGTGCGTTTTATGGTATTAACAAAGACCCTAACGATGAAAATAACTACGATATAGTTATTCCAACACTTGAAATTTGTCAGCAGAAGTTAGCTGAATTAAGTAAATAATTTATTTCCATTCTATATATTTATTTATTTCTGAAAAAATCGACACTACTATTTGGTAGTGTCGGTTTTATTCTTACCTTTGCACCACCAATTTAAAATAAAATGTTATGGAACTATTAGTAGAACACATTGAATTAAACCACCCTTTGGCAAATGAGAATAGTACTTATAATGTCTTTTTAAAAGACAAGAAAGCCAAAAAACCTATCTTTGTTGCAGTTGAGAATAACGGAAAACAAAGACTTGAATTTGAGTTGTCAGGCGACCATAAATTGATTGCCAAGAATTTTAGAAAAGTAATTTTACAATATAGACTTGGTACTTTTACCGATGAAGACCAAGTAACCCTTGCTGATATTTTTATGTACGGCAAATTTAACTTATTGATTGACCATAACGTTAATTAATTTAATTGGTGTGAACTTCCCGCAGAAATGCGGGATTTTCTTTTTATAAAAAAAAATGTTAAAATTTTTGGTAGTGTAAAATAATTGTTATACATTTGTATCGTTAAACCAATTAAATTATATCGTTATGGATTATGTTAATAAAGTTCTTATTTCACTGACCGACAATTATGGGTTTGAGTTTGGTAAGAATTACAAAGTTGTTTCTGACAATGGTCGAGAATTAGAATTTGAGAACGGACAACGTTTCTTCAAAGATAGAATTGATTTGCATTTTGGCAAAAACTATTCAGAACTATTTGCCAAAGTAAAATATATTGTTGATACCAAAGAAATAGAAAACCATAAATTGTGTATTGAAAATATTAGATTGGATAATAGAGTTATCAATAACAAAAAGAAGTTTGCCGAGAACGATAAGTATATCAACCGACTTAAAAAACTTTTGTAAATATATTTGGTAGTGTAAAATATTTGTTATATCTTTGCATAGTTAAACCAATTAAATTAGTTATGGCACATTCAAAAGAATTAATAGCTTTCAAAAAAAGTTTTGAAACCAATACAAATATTAAAGTTTTTGGTGTTGAAGAAAATAGAACTTATTATCATTGGAAACGATTGATATTACCAAGTTTAAATTGTCAGGATATGTTAAAAGTTTCAAACTACATTTCAAACAATTTTTCAACACCAAATAAATTTACTCACTTACAAGTTTCATTGGGAACATATAATGGTAATTTAACCTTAACTTGTGATGTTACATATATTAAAGAATTTATTATTAAATAACCCAGTGTACACATTTGTGTCATACACGTATAACCAATTAAATTAAATGACTTATGTATGAAGTTAATGAGATAGTAAAAGATTTAATAAAAACCGAAACAGGTATTGATATAAACGAAACAAGCCGATTAAGACCGATAGTTGAAATACGTTCACTTTATTATAAAATAGTAAGGGAATTAGCACCAACACAAAGTTATCATCTTATTGGTAAGAGTGTGAAAAAAGACCACGCAAGCGTTATGTATGGTATTGCACAATTTGAGTTATATGCCAAGTATAATAAGCGTTTAATGTTACATTATCATAATATTAAAAATGCGTTCCTTAAACTTTATGACCATAACAATATTATTGCTTTGGATATGGAAATTCAAATATTGGAGTATAAAATAAAAATGCTTAAAGAAAAAAGACTTGAATTAATTAATGCAACAATATTAGAGAATGGTGTTTCTGAACAGCAAGGGTAAGGATTGGTATATTATAAAGGGATATAAAATATGGGCGGAAAGCAAAGAACAAGCCGAACAATTATATGAAAAAATAAAAAATTTTTAATAATAAATTTGGTATATTAAAAAATTGTTATATATTTGCACTCACAAACCAATTAAATTTATTATATTATGACAAGACAATTTACTGAAAGAATTGAATACAAAGGCACACGCTTTGAATCTAAAGTGGGTGTTGAATTTGACCAAGAAAATTGGAATGAGCTTTGGAATAAGGGTGTTATGAATGAAAACCAAATTGTATTGGCAAATGATTGGGAAACCACTTTTCCACCAAACAAATGGGGTACAAAGTATTCAAAGTATATGTATAGTGCAACGCTTGACAGATTAAGAGCGTGTACCTTTGGCGAGTTTTATGGTGGTGGTATCGTTGATTAAATTAAATGACTTATGAAACTATTAAAAAAATTAGTCAATTTAAACACTGGGTATTGGCTTGAAACACGTTTATATCAATACAAAGGTAAACTTGAAATTGGTTATGTTCTTTATCAAGGATATACCATATTTGGAATAAATGGTAAAGATAGAATTAATGTTTATGTTGATTTAAAAGACGCTAAAGAAGATTTAGAAAAACTTAATTTAACTGATTAAATTTAATAACTTATGAAAAATAAAGAATTTGGGTTAGTATTAGATTTAACTTGGTTAGAAACCAATGAAAGTGTGTTTGCAATATTGGAACGATTTGCAATTAATTTTTATCGTTTTGTTAATAACAAACACGAAATTAAATTAAATGACGATAAAGATAAATTATGCGAGTTTCTTAAATCAAATAATATTGATTTCACTTGTGAAGTTAGCAGAGCAGATGAAAAAGATTTTTGGGTTTCATTTGAATTAAAAGCTGATACCTATTTAGACGTTACAGACCGAATTGAATTAAGAGCAAGATAAATTAAATGGCTTATGTTATACGATGAAAATAACCGAGTTATGATTAACTCAATTAGTGAAGTAAACAACGCTAAATATAGAGTATCACTAAAAAGAAAAATTAGAAAATTTATACCTAAAGTATTACATAGTTCAATTAATAATTTAAGTACAGAAACTTTAGAAAATATTTCATTTTAATATAAAAATATTTGGTAGTTTAAAATATTGTTATATCTTTGCACTCACAAACCAATTAAATTAAATGTATTATGGAAAATTCAATTTTAAATTACGACTTAACAACATTAAAAAATATTGTTAATAAAAAAAATGTTAATGAAATTATTTTTAAAATTTTTGATGACGATAAAAAACCAAATTGGACACCATTAATAAAAGTGGCTACTTTAAAAAAGAAAAGAGAAGAAAATTTAAGATACAATGGGGTTGTTAGTTCGTTTAATTCTAATGACGATTATAAGTTAGCTAAACTACTTATCAATAGTGGTGCTGATTTAAACTATCAAGATAAAAACGGAAATACCGCTTTGATTTATTGTGTTTATTATAATAATATTAAATTATTAAAATTATTAATTAAGTCAGGTGCTGATTTGAACATAAAAGATAATAATGGTTCAAGTGCATTAATAATTGCGGGTTATTCAAATAAATTTAATATTGGCGACATTTTAATTAAGTCAGGTGCTGACCAAAGAATAAAAAATAATAACGGAGATAATTATAGTATCTTTTTAAATAAATGAAATACATAGACGATTTAAGTTTCTCAAACATTATCAATTTGATACAAGGAGAAGAAATAAAAGGTGCTGATATTCTAAATAATATCGCACACGAAATGGAAGAAAATAATAAAATAATTGAAAAACTTGAAAGCGATTTGGCTCGTGCTAAAAGTCGTAAAGGTGTTTTAATTGAAGGTTCTCAAAGAGTATTACAACACTTGAAAAAAGAATATCCGTTAGCAGTTCAAAGGAATGGTTACATAGTTGTGGTTACAAAAGAAAAAATATCAATTGAACGCAATGTCTTGTAGCATTACTGCCAACGTTTGATGATTGTATTAGTAGCGTTCTAAAATTACCAAACGTTTCAGATTAAAAATTAGATTACAATAAAACGCAAAACATTAAATTATTCACAAACGTAGCTATTGATACAATTATTTGTTAGTAGCTGTGTTTAAATTCAAAAATTATGGAAAAATCAGCAGTACAATTTTTAGTGATAAAATTAGAAGAATTAATGTTAAAAAATGACTTCAATGAAATTTCAGATGAAGAATATTTGAAAGAAAAAGAAAATATTTTGATTATATCTAAACATAAAGAAAAAGAAAATATGATTAACTTTTTAAAGTCAGTTTTTCAACAAGAAAATTTTGATTATGAAAAAGCTTATAACGATTTTTTAAAACAAAAGTAAAATGATAAAAGTAAATTTAAAATTAATTAGTGAATTTCTCCCGTCAAAAGAAGAAGAAATTGAAATTACATTAGCTGAAATTATTGAATTAGCTAAAGAAAAAATAAAAAATCAATATGAAAATGATGTTTATAATACTATTATTTATAAAGGATTTTCTTTTACAGATTCATTAAAAGAAAAAGAAGATATAAAATAATTTTTTTATTTCGGAAATATTTCATATATTTGCATAACAATTTAAAAACAAATAGAAATGAAACTAATAAAAATGACAGATTATATTTCACAAAAAAGAGATATAATAGACGAAGAAATGAGTAACGAAGACAGATTAACTATTTTACAATGTATTTTTGATTATAGTAAATTTTTAAAGACACCCTTAAAGTTAGATATGTTTATCCCTTGTGATGAAAAAATGAACATTTTAAAAAAACCTAAAAACAAAAGTAATTTAGGTAGTGGAAAAACTGATAGCGTTGAATTGTTAAAATACGAAAACAAGTTAAGAGATTACAGTTTTGCACTATCAAAGGTGTTATTTAAAGATTTTCATTTACACAAAGATGATGAAGATAACTTTAAAAAATGTGTTGCTACTCCTGGTTTTGTTTTACCATTTGAAGTATTATACACAATGAAAATTGAGGATATAGTTGATAACGATATTAAACTTACAAGTTTCGGACTTGCCACAATACATCAATAATTTAGTATAGTGTTTGTCGAAAATAAATAAAAAAGTTTTTAATAATTGTTTGGTAGTTTAATTAATTGTTATATATTTGCACTCACAAACCAATTAAATTTATTTAGTTATGAGCAAATATCAAACAAAAATAGTTGACGCATTAAAAAACGGAGCTAAATTACAATGCACAGAGGGTGCTAATTATAAAACGTGGTTAGTTTACCCTAATGGTAAAATAGAAAATATTAGACGTGATTCAGCAAATAAAGTTTGTTTAGATTATGAAAATAAATTAGTGTTTGGGTTAAATGAGGGTATAAGTTGGAAAAAATAATTTTAATAAAATGGAAGTCAAGTTAAAAAATGATGGCGAAAAAACCCCTAAAAGTATTCAAGCTGAAATTGAATTGAATAATAAAACAGATGATTGGGGTTATTTTAATCTTAAAATAATTGGATATGGAGGGAATGTTACACACGCTAAAATTAACTTAAAATATCAAATAGATGATTTAATTACTGAACTACAAAATTTTAAAAATAGTTTATAATTTATAATCTATACACACCAATATAGTTAAATTTTCGTTTTTTCAGTATATTTATATATAAAAAAATAGTATGGAAAACGAAATGAGAAAACACATTGACAAGTTTAATAATTTTATTAAAGAAGATATTATTAATAAAGGGGTTAAAACATCAACTAGGTTAGTTCAAGTTGATTATGAAGGTAAAAAAATGAACGCTGTTGCTATTGGATACGCATCTGGTCCTTATTTTAAGGAAGTTTATTATTTATTAGACGATATTCAATATGATAATAATGATTTTAATAATGTAAAAGAAATTAATGGCTCGGATTTAATTATTGGTAGTTAATTTTTTTTGGTATTATATAAATTAAATAACCCACTTAAAAAAAAGTGGGTTATTTATTTGGTATATTAAAATATTGTTATATCTTTGCACTCACAAACCAATTATAAAAGTACAAAACAGAAAACAAATTAATAACCAAAGCCTTAATTGCTACAATATATTGTTATGCATTCGGCTTTTTATCCACAATTATTATGGCAATTAAAATAGATGAATCACAGGAATATTTATTTGAAAAAAATCAAAATGTATGTGTTGTAGGTAAATTTCCAATCAATGCGACAAGATTATTTGTAACTAAACAAAAGAAAATAATAAAAGGCTATTGCACTTCTTGGTGGCAAAATGGTGGTCATTTTAAATCTTCTTTTTTGATTCTAAACGAAAGTTGCTCACAAGCTGATGCATAACGTTTTGCGTATAAAAAATCGTTTTAATGTTTTTTATACGATGTTATAAGATAGTATTTTTTGTGATAAAAGAAGCACCAAATGGTTGCTCAATGTAAAGATACCAACAATAAGGGTAGCGGGTGTACAAAAGACCGTTTTAATACTATTTCGTTGGGTTTGGGTGGATGAAACTATAACTGCGGTTGAAACGTACCGTTCACAAAAAATATTTTTTATAACTAATATATGTTATTAATATTTGTTAACATTAATGAAATCAATACTTTAGTATAGTGTTTGTCGAAAATAGATAAAAAAGTTTTCTAAATATTTGGTAGTTTAAAATATTGTTATATCTTTGCATCGTTAAACCAATTAAATTATATCGTTATGAGTTCAAATAAAATGATTAAAAAATTATTATCAATAAATAATAATTATAATAAAAAATGGTTAAAATCTTTATCTAAAGATTATTTAAACAAATTACTTATTGATAATATGATTATATCACAAGGTTGTCAAAATAAATTGATGTTAAATTTTTAATTTTAAAATTAATTATGGCTACAATAGAAAAAAAAGAATTTGCTTTATCACAATTAGCACCTTATTACGCTAACCCAAGCACTTGTGGGTATGATAAAGAAAAGAAAACTTGTGAATACCTTACAACCGATGGGCGTATGTGTGTTGCAGGAAAGAATATGATTGAACCTAAAATTGGTTTAGTCAAGGGTATTGATGATATACTTGCTGATTTAGACCACGAACAAGAGGGTTTATTTAAACCCGAAGTTGTTGGAATTTTAACATCAGTTGAATGGCGACGTATGCAATGTATTCACGATAGTATTGCATTAGAACCAAACGACAAAGTTAGACTTAAAGTAACAATATTGCGATTAAATTTATTCACGATTGAAGAATTTGAGGAACGTGCAGAATTATTAAAAAATAATTTGGTAGTTTAAATAATTGTTATATCTTTGCACTCACAAACCAATTAAATTAAATTGATATGAATTTAGTAGATAAAAGCGAATTAGGAAATATTGAAGAAACTAAAATAATAGAATATAAAAATGGTGTTATTCAAGGTATTAAATTAGTTAGAACTAAAGCAACAGGGGAAGTTAGAACACAATATATTGCTTATTTAAAACATAGTGTTTACCCAAGTGGAATTTTACGTTTTGAAACTTGTTTAAATGGTGGTGTTATTACAAACGTAAATCAAGCAATTAACCAAGCAAAAATATTTGTTGATTGGAAAACAACAAAAGATTTGGTAAATTAAAATAATTGTTATATCTTTGCACTCACAAACCAATTAAAACACTTAAACAATGAAAAAATTAGTAGTATTATTTATCGTTTCAATAACATTCGTTTCTTGTTATTCAACCAAAGAAATTGTTGATGTACCATTAAAAGATGTTTACATTCAATATAAAGAAACTAAATATCAAGTGTATAGATGTAGTGATAAATTTAATTATATTCTTAAATTAGACAAAAAAGGTAGATTGATTAGACAACAAGTTTATCTTGGTATAAAATAAATATTTTTATATATTTGCACTCACAAACCAATTAAATTAAATTAAATGTATTATGGCAGTTACTAATAGATACGCAAAAAGACTTCTTTTGGTTGATGAACTAATCAAGTTGAAGTATGATGTTTCCCCGAAGAAAATTAGTCCAAGAAAAAAGAGTTATATTATATCGAAAGATAATATAATTTATAGAATGGATTTTAATACTGATTGGGTTACAATTAATCAAGACCAAGATAAATTGTATTGCGGAATAAATTTATTGAGTGGTAAAAGAATTGCTAATTGTATGGATAATCATTTGGTAAAGTTATTTAATGATGTTGTAGGTATTTTATATAATAAAACTAATATTAACGTACCAACAATTATTTTATAAAAATATTTGTGAGTGTAAATTATTTGTTATATATTTGCACTCACAAACTAAATTATTCAGTTATATATGAAAACTAAAAAAATTAAATGGCACAAATATTTTATTGTTGCCTTTGGTATATGGTTAATAAATTTATTATCATAGTGTACACATTTGTGTCTATTACGCGTAGTACTCATTAAATTAAATTATATGACAACGATATATAAACCAACAAATTAAAAAAAAATGAAAGTATTAACAGCAGAATTAGTAGCATCGAATAAAAGAGAACGAATCTCTGGCGGTGTCTACATTGAATTTGAAACAACTGAAAATGTGAAAAAAGATGACTACTTTAAAGTAAAAGTAGAAGACTTTAGTTATGATTTTCAAGCAAATGGAGTAAAAGTAGAAGGGGATAAATTGAAAGTAACAGCAAGAGAAGTTGGATATTGGGCACAAAAACTTGACAGAAAGGGCGTTGATTTGAGATTAGTTATCGGAAGCGATGTAATTGCTGTTACTGATGAATCAGAAAAGTCTAAAATATACGAAAGGTCTTGTTGGTGTTAACAAATGTATTTAATTATGGTAAAGTAAAATAATTGTTATATCTTTGCACTCACAAAACCAATTAAATTTATTCAGTTATGATAATACAAATAAAACAATACAAATATGAGAAGACCGAAACGTCTTCAATGGATTTAGAGTTGCCAGAAGAAACGACTTATTTTTTTGAAACTCACGTTAGACGTTCAATAAGAATTAAACCCATATTCACAACGTGGAACAAGGTACGATACGACAAAGAAGAAGAATTGTATTATTTTGAGGTTACTTGTGTTTATTTGTCTTCTAAATGTAAGATTGAGAAGTTTAGAGTTAATTTAGACGATTTCAAAAAAGATAAAGAGGTAATTCAAAAGGATAACTTTTTAAATGCGTGGGTTAATGATTGGTTTGACAAGCGAACCAAAGAGCAGTTTGATGTTGATTTGAAAATAGCTATTGATAAAATAAATGAATAATTATTTGGTAAAGTAAAATAATTGTTATATCTTTGCACTCACAAAACCAATTAAATTTATTGTATTATGAAAATCAATTTAGTAGAAGTACCAAGACCAATGGTAAGCAGTTTTATGATGTTTGCTGAACCTGACTTAAATTTATTAAGAGAAACCAAAACAATAAGAGTTTCTTTTCATCACATTACCAAAACAAGAATTTCAACAAGTATTCAGTTTGGAGAATATTGTGTTAAAGCCAATAAATTTATTGACGGATATAAAATGCACAAAGACGTACAATGGAATCATTTTAGTAGCGGACAACAAACAAGCCATTATTTTGTTAAATCAAAAAAACAAAATTATGATGTTTATAAAGAGTTTGTCATTAAATTAATTGAGAGCGTAATAAAAGATAATTTCAAAATGGAATTAGACGAAATTACCATTAATTTGGAACAAAGAGAATTTTAACAAAATTTTAACATTTTCCCACTTGTATTAGTGGGAAATTGTTTTACCTTTGCACTCACAAAACCAATTAAATTTATTGAATTATGAAAAAAGTATTATTAGTATCAGTATTATTTTTAGTTTCTACATTAACATTTTCACAATGTTATAGAAGTAAAAGAAATTACGATAGAGAAAGTCATTTTGGACTTGTTGCTAACATCGGTACACTTAAATCATTAGGTGGCGAAATTTACGTTAAATTTAATAACCATATAATCGGTGGCGGTTATGCAGGGGAAATTAATGGTGCTAAAGTGGTATCAGAAGAATTTAAAAACGAAACACTATATTTAACCTATGGTTATCAATATGAAAAATATACCTTTGGTGTTAGATATGGTAAACAAAATAAAGCAAGTTGGATTGATACAACTACAAAAGAAGTAACTCCTTATTCAACAATGGTTGGCGGTTATATGGGTTACAATTTTACGAATAAAGTTGCTATTAATTTAGGTTACGATACATTTAGCCAAGTAACAATAGGTATTGTTATGGGGTTATAAACAATAAAATTAATATCCATAATGTTAATTTGATTTAAAGTTGATTTGAATAAGGGTTGTTAAATTTAACAATCCTTATTTTTTTTTTTAGTATTTGTTTGGTATATTAAAATATTGTTATATATTTGCATAGAATTAATAACCAATTAAATTAAATCATTATGGGACACGAACAATTATTTAACGCATCAGAGCAACAACTTGCAGATTTTTGTCAAGCAAACATTAACAACAAAATGCAGTTAACACTCAAAGGACAAGGCAATTTTAAACACATTTCAGCAGTAGGATTGAATATTTGTTGTGTAAGTGTTAGAATGCTCGGGAAAGATAGTTATTATTACTTTGGTTGTATTAGAGCGCATATATATAACGAACTATTATATAAGTTTGACCATAGACATAAACGCAGAAGTTAATAAATTAAATAACCCACTTAAAAAAAAGTGGGTTATTTATTTGGTATATTAAAATATTGTTATATCTTTGCACTCACAAACCAATTAAATTATTTAGTTATGAAATCAATTTCAGTTTCTTTTTACGCTAAAACTTCTGACAACAAAGAAGTTAAATTAGAACAAAATCCGTTTGTTGAAGTGTATCTTAAAACACCAAAAGAAACAACCCTTATTTGTGTTAATTAACCCAATAAATTAAATGACTTATGAATGTAGATAATAAACTAATAGCAGAATTTTTAGGTTACTCACAACCGCACCCTGATTATCCTGATACAACATATTGGTATAAAAAAGACTTTCCACCACTTACAATATTATCTTTTGACACTGATTGGAATTGGTTAATACAAGTAGTAAAAAAGATTGAGAGTTTGAACAAATTAGATAGTGTATTAATAAACACTGACATCAAAGAAGTTTACAACGCTTGTGTAGAATTTATTAAGTGGTATAACGAACAACCTAAATAAATTAAATCACTATGAAAAAATTAATTATTATAAAAGCAGTTATATTACTTGTAGTGATACTATTAATCTATCTTTTAAGATAAGGTTATGTACACATTTGTGTCTATTACGTATATAACCAATTAAATTTAATGAATTATGTCAGAATTAGTAACCAATAGCACCACAGATAATAAATTGATGTGGAGAGTAAATACACCTCAATTACTTAAAGAAATTATGCAAAATAATGAAGTGGCAATATTATCAAAACCACTTGAAATATTTGCTACAATACTTGCAGAAGTAGGGGAAAGAGCAAGTGAATTAAATGACCCTAAATTAAACGCTCTTATGTGTCGTTTGGCAATATATGAAGTTGCAGACCCATACGACAAAGAATATAATTCAGAGTTAACCAATGATACAATAAAAAAAGGATACCAATAAATTAAACCACAACCAACACAACAACCAAGAAACGCCCCAAAAGGGCGTTTTTTTATTGTTTAAAGCGTTTTTATTCAAAAATGGTATATTGATACCAAAATTAATTAAACGTGCCTTAAAACGTATGTATGTACACTTTTGTGTCAGCGCCCACGTGCAAGGCAAATAAATTAAACCTCGTGAATAAATTAAACCTCGTGAATAAATTAAACCTCGTGAATAAATTAAACCTGATGAATTAAACCTGATGAATTAAACCTGATGAATTAAACCTGATGAATTAAACCTGATGAATAAATTTATTTAGTTATTGCAGCATAAAATAATAAATAAATAAATTTATTATCACGTATGCGTGTAGCGTGTGTATGTGTGTGTATGTATGCGTGTAGCGTGTGTATGTGTGTGTATGTATGTGCGTAGCGTGTGTATGTGTGTGTATGCGTGTGTATGCGTGTGTATGCGTGTGTATGCGTGTGTATGCGTGTGTATGTGTGTGTATGCGTGTGTATGCGTGTGTGCGTAGCGTGTGTGCGTAGCGTGTGTGTGCGTATGCGTGTTGATTATTATTAAATTAATAACACTAAAAAAAAATTTAAAGTTTTTTATCTTTTTTGTTGTATATTAAATTTATTTTATATCTTTGCGGTGTTCAAAAAGAACGAAATTAAATTTTTAATCATTAAATTCTTACATTATGGAAAATCAAGTTTTAAGAGTTACAGAATTAGAGTTAAGCGAAATTTTAAAAAATTTCAAAGTTGTTAAGGGTATGGCGGTTTTTGGTACTATCTTCCAAACTACTATACCAAAAGCGTTAGTAAAAGATAGAATTACAAAAGAAAAAAACCCTTTTGCGGTTATTCAAAAGCAAAGTAAAGTAAGTTGTATTTTTAACGCTGATTACGAAAAGCAAGTTGTTAATCAATTAAAGCGTGAAGATAAACCCGAAACTGATTACCACAAAGGTAATGCGGTTATGGAATTAGAATTTTTTGGTAATAATGACTTTTTTTGTAGAAATGTAAAAAATCAAAAATCGGTTGTTAGATACCGACCAAATGACAATGTTAAACCTACTACGGAATATTTTGCTGATGATAAAAAAGTAAGTTTTGAACAAGTTAAAAATTTGTTGCCTGAAACAAGTAAAGCGACAAATCAAGGTACTGAAAGAGAAATTTTATGGCGAACAATTTATCTTTCAAACATAAACGAAATAACGATAAATAAAGTTAAGTATATCGTTATAAGATAATAAATTTAATAAGGGCTAAATTTTAGCCCTTATTTTTTGCCCTATAATTAAATGTTAAATTTATGTTAAAATTTATATTATTATTTGTATATCTAATTTATTTTACAGCAACTCAAATAAAGCGTTTTAAACAACTTTGTTTAATTCTGGACACGATATACCTTTTTACAAAGATAATTCAATACAAGCAAAATACACCCCCTATACACCCCCCTACACCCCCTTCCTCGTTACCCCCCTTCCCCTACGTTACCCATGCCGAGCCAAAGGTGGGGCATGATGATGTTCGCGAAATTTTTCCTGGAAATTTTTTTAGATGAAAAAAAGGGACCTATATAAGATTTTTTTTTTCTGGGGAATTTTTCGACTTAAAAAAAGAACACCCCTTTTTTCAAAAAAATTTTTTTAGGAATTTTTTGGGGTAAAAAAAAGAGGCACCATATTAGCACCTCTTTCTTAGAAAAATTATTTAGGGTTTATTTTATTTTCTAGATTATAGTAGTAAGTGTTTTCGTCACCTTTTTTAATTGTCCATCTATCTGACACTGATTCGCAGCACCATTCTTTATCATCCACCATCCAATCTGGTTTTTCTGGAAATGGTTTAGTTACGAACGACATATCTTTCCACATTAGTCTATTGTTTGGTTGTAGGGCAAAGTTACCGTTATCTAATTTGATTAGGTGAGCTGCTTTGTATTGTGTTGGTTCGTTAGAGTATGGGTTGTCATACCAATCAAATGTCATTATATAGTTACCCCATTCATTTGTTCCGTCTTTGAATACTACTTTTACTCTAGATTGCAATAGATAATCATAAACGGTACAAGTTACATCGTAACCGAAGCAGTCCCATAATTGAAGATGGTCCAAGGTCATTTTAGGTGTTTCTTCTTTCCATGCTAGCATATGGATAGGGACTCTTGACCTAACGGCGCCTTCTTCTGTCATTACGTGAAAGGTAAGTGCTTTACCGCCTACAGATTGCGCACCAAATATAATTACGTCTTGCATACCTTGTCTTCCATCATGTTGGTACATGTGTTCGATTCTCATCTTAGCATAGAAGTGTGGTATTGTAACATTTAATGTGGCCATGTGTTATTTGGTTTTGTTTTTAATGATTAGTTCACCGAGCACTTCGAGTCTACCCACTTCTTTTTGGAATTGTGTTTGGGACATATCCAGAGATATTTTGTTGTAAGTTTCGTTGTATTCTTTTATGGCTTGTTCTATATCAAACTTTCCGTCTATGGCTTTTTTGTAATAAGCTGGTTTTACGTTAAAGTGGTTATATGTTAGCATTGCGTCGCCGCCTTTTTCTTTTGCGTTTGCTATTATTTTTTCGGCGCCAGCAAGTCTATTCTTTGCGAAGTCTTTATCGTCGAATACAAAATTTTCTCTAAGCAGTTGTTTTATGGTATGTTTCATATTTTTTAATGTTTTAAATTATATTTATAAATACATAAAAAAAGTAAAATGAATACAAACATACGCAATATACTTAGAGAGGGACTTATTGTAGAGGCTTCAAAGAAAGATATTCTCATTAACAAGATTGGGTGGGATGAGGAGTCGGCTGATATACTTGATAGACTTTGTGGTCCGTTAAGTGTTTGGATGGGCAACAAGATTATTGAATACAAGGTAGAAGACTATGGGGAATTTCCTGATGGTACTTCACCTCAAGACATAAAGAAGGTTATAATGGATACTCTTAACGGTGAAAGATTTGTCAACAGAAATCGTCAACAACTTACATCCATCATGGACTGGATTCGTGTTGGTCTTAACGGCAACTTGGGTGAAAATAAAAATTTATCTTTTTGGGATTTATACAAAGCATCTGAGAAATGGCATGATGAATTGGAAGTTGGTGCTGGTGATATTAACTATATTGAAGAGAATCCTATTATACTTGACTTTAGAGATGCTAACGGCAATGGATTTTATTGGGCTGATTTGGAAACATCAAGTTCAAAAGAGGAATGTAATCGTATGGGACATTGTGGTACTAGTAGCGCTGGTAGGATTTATTCTCTTAGACAAGTCACACAATTAAATGAAAAGTATAAGCTTAACAAGTCTGTGTTGACTGCTGCTATTGGTACCGATGGCATAGTGTATCAGATGAAGGGTGGAAAGAATAGCAAGCCTGAAGAAAAGTATCATCAGTATATTTATCCGTTGTTATTCTTAAAGAATGGTGATGATTATTTTATCAAGGGGTTTGGTAGTGAATATGATAGTGCTAGTGACTTTAAGTTGACTGATTTTAGTGATGATGTTATTGGTGAGATATTTGCTAAGCGTCCTGAGTTGTTTAACAAGAGAAGTCTTAAGAAGAAATTATTTGCTTTGGGTCTTATTCCTGAATTGCCTGAGGAGTATGTTAACATTGAGATTGCTGTTGATAATATTGAAAGATATGTAGACAGTAATTATTCTGATGTTATTAAGAGTGTGTTGAGTGGTGATGATTATGACTTATGGGATAATTATGATGCTGATTGGAAGAGTGCATTGGAGTATCATGTTAATAATGAGAGTACAGTTGAGATAATAAATGTATTAAGGGAGATGGCGGCAAAGAATGGTGTTGAATTTGATGATAGTATGAGTCTTGAGGAAATGATTGAGGAGTATGATGAGGACCAAGAGGTTATAAACGCGATTCAGTTATCTGTCAACGATGCTGAGCGTGATGATTATATTAGTTACATATACAAACAATTAAAAAGTTCGCTTGAGGAATATGGTGGTGTTGAGAAGTTGGATGATACTGGTGTTAGCATGCGTGTTGATTTGGGCAAACTGATTGATGAATTGGAGGATGATGTTTATGAAGAGATAGCTGACAATTGTAATGATGATAGTGATTGTATATTTAATGAGATGGTTTCTGATAGTTGGATTGATAAACCTGATTTTTATTTGGATGATAGATATATTCCTGATGTTAGTGAGGAATATTTTAATGAGTTGTTACAAGAAAGACTTGGTGAGATAAGTTTAAATGAAAGCAAGGCTTTTATAAAGAATATGCTTAGAGAGAATTTTAAATAAAAAAAGGGCCAAATGGCCCTTTATTTTTATATGAATAATTTTTTTCTTAGTGATTCTTTTATTTGTTGTTTTTGTATTATTTCTTTGTAGTCTTTTTCCACACCTAGAAGGTTTGCTATTTCATCTGGTGAGACATGGTTACCGTGTGATGGGTTACCCATTGATTCGTCAAGTGTTTTAATTTTTCTATTTACGTAATCGATAAGATAGTTAACCACGTTAGATACGGTTTCAAATACCTTTACCATATTTTCTTTATTTCCACCCCACATGATTGTATAGTTAAGACTTGTTGTTTTTACGTCGAATCCGAACGCGTACATAAACATCCATGCTGATAGTTCTGCTTGTTGTTCGATTGTTTGGTGGGTGATACCTCTACCGATAAAGAACTTAGAAGTTTCGTCACCTTTGCTTGATAGGTATTTTTGGTGAAGTAATTCGTGAGTAATTTCGTGTGCTAGTGTTTTTGTAAGACCTACATCGTTTCCTTCGCTTCTAAGAAGTTTTATGATACCGCTACCGCTTGAACCTCTTGCGCCATCAAGGTCATCGATAAGTTCTGTTTTGATTCCTTTTTCATCACAGAAGTCCATTAGTGATTGGTATATTGGTCTAACTTCCTCAGATATAAGATTATCTTCATACCATTTGATATCTTTTCTTGCATCTTTTGCTTTTTCGATATAGTCTTCGGTACCTTCAATTTGTTTTGTATCGGATACGTCGTATACTGGTGCGAATTTGAATTTAGATGTTAGTGAGTAGCCTCTAAGTTCTTTATCTAGTCTTATTTTTTCATTAGGTGTAAGTTCTTCGTATGAATTTTTATTTACTGATTTAATAAAGTTTTGTTTTATTATTTCAGCCTTATCTTTTGATATTTTATTGTTAACACCTTGTGGTGCCCATACCATTAGGGGTTTAGCATTTTCATTAACGGTTCTGTTGTATTTTTCAAGCCAGTTCTTTTTGCTATTAACGATTGAAGCTTTTGGGTTTTGGATTAGGATAAGGATTGTATTTCCGAATGTAAATTCATAACCTTGAGCAGCTTTAAAAGCGATTATTTTTCCCATTGTTTCTTTGAATTGTTCATCGTTTTCAATGTTAACAAGCATTTCTTTGAAAGACGCCAATTTTTCTTTGATATCTTCTTCCTCTTGTTTGGTTAAGCTAAGGTCTGGGTTTGCTGATGGTTCATTTTCAGAAATATTTTTAATCATTTCGTCAATATCAAACGGCAAGTTTTGTGCTTGTTTAATTTCTTTAAGAGCTGGTTTGATGAGTTTTTCTATTGTTTCTTGTTCATTTTTCCCTAAGAACCAGAACCAAAATTTATTTGGGTTGTTCCATTTTGCGTTCTTTGATTTAAGAATTTCTTTATAAGGAAATACGTCACCAGTTATGTATACTATTGGGTATTCTCCAGTTTGTGTTTTTAACTTTGTTTTAAAAAGTTTGATTTCATTTGCCATAATAAATCTTTTTTATGATAAATATAATATTTATGAATAAAAGAGACCAATTATATGAAAAATATCATTAAAAAATTGCTTAGAGAACAATTTGTAAGCGAAGAAAGGTATTCAAATGACATACGAAAATTCTTAGACCAAGACCCAAAACGCATGACTACTGGTACTGCGTATTACATATCATCTATGGATACTTATATGAATAAGACGATAACGGATAAATTTGGCAATAAGGTACCAAATCCAATGTATGGTAAGATATTCAAACATACTAGATTTATATTTGGTTGGAGGGATACGTTTGAGAGAGCTATGAAGCGAATTAACCCTAACTATGTTGTTGGGGCTAAGAGTGGTAACTATAAGCCAGTTGATGGTTATGATATGCTTGAGGAAGGTAAGAATGGGTTATATTTCCCAATTATTCCAACTGGGACTGAGTATGTGTATGTAATTTGCAATGGCCCATGTAGAGTTGCTGATAAGAATGAAGTTAAACCATTTTTTAAAGAAACCAATAAGTCTTATTGGTCAGAAGAAGGTAAAGCACCTTTTAGACAGTTGATAGTTGATAGAGCGGTTAAGATAACTGGTGGTGGTCATGAGTGGATAAATGATAAATTAAAGTCTAAATGGCTTGGAATTGGAAATGTATAATTATGAATAGTATAATAAAAAAATTACTTAGAGAATCGTTGGTTGTTGAATTTTATGGCAAAAGGGTTATTGAACCCATAACAAAAAGATTTAACGATTCTTCTGATGATATGATAAACAAATTGGGTATTGCTTTTTTGTTTAGGTCATTCTTCGGCGACATCATGCAATATAAAACCAAAGAACAATTTGAGCAAACATTCAACAAATGGTATGATGGAATATTGAAAGAAATGATAAAAACCAAGGATTTTCCAGATAACAAAGATTTAGCCAAAAAATACTTAGACGCTTATATAAACAACATAGTTTCTATGGGTGACGCAGCAAGACCATTTTCATTTAAAGACTTAGAGAAAACACTAGTCGATTTGGTTAACAACAATCGTTGGATTTCAGATGAGGAAGTTAGTACTGGTGCTACGATATACAAACCTAATCAAGAGGATATAATGTATGAGGATGACGAAGTCCTTATATTAAACACTGATACCAAGGCTAAATGTGTAAGATATGGTATGGGTGAAACTTGGTGTATAACCAAAGCTGATGCTAATTATTATAACACGTATAGACTTAGCTATGGTGCCACACCTTATTTTGTGTTGCAAAAGAATGTTAATGGTGATGAGCACAAGTTGGTTATATTGAATTATGGTGGTCGTGATGCGTATGCTATTGCTGATAGAAGCAACACTGGTGAAAGAAGTGGTGGTCAACGTGACGCAATGTCTTGGTATGATATAGAGCAACAGTTACCTAATTTACAAGGGCTTGAAGAATATTTCCCATATAGAGAGATTACTGATGACGAACGTCAGTATTCTGAATTGTTGGATAAGCTTAAAAATAATTTTATTGCTGATGACTTACAAGAACTTATAGATAGATATACTGGAAAATTGGTTATAAACGGTTCGCCTATTACCTCTGGTGATTTTATTAGAGATTTAGCAGCAAATAGAATGGCATTTAACTTAGAGCAATTAAAGAGTCTAAGAAAAGAAACTATGGATAGTCTTATTGAGGCTGGGTATTTTGTGAATTTATATTACGACACAAAATTATATGAGGAAGTGTTATCACCATCTCAAATAAATCGTATTATAAAATTAAAGATTGATAGCAACAAGGTACTTGAGGATGTTTTTTATCAATTTATGACACCAGATGCTCTTAAAAAGTACATGATGTTAAGAATAAATGGTCACAACAATGGGGCGAATGATAATTGGAATAGTGGTATTAATGAAAGACCATTAGACTACGATGAAGTTAACCTAATTAAAAAAATATTACCAGAAGCTAAAATAAATGCAAACAGATATGATTTTTCTAAAGAATATGATGCATTTTTAGGGTTAGTTGTTGACCCTAGTGTTATTAAAAACCCAGAAGTTAAAGAAAACTTAAATAAATTTTCAAAGTATCAAATACAACTCTTAATAAACACCAACCCTGATTTAACTAAATACTTAGTTAGGTTAGATAATTTTAAAGAAATACAAGATTGGCAATTGGCTAATATGTTAGAAGTTAACCCAAAACTTTATAAAGTGATACTTGACTCTTTACCAGAAGAAAGAAAACAAGAATTGTTAGAAAGATTACAATTTACTGAAATATTACCTTTTTTAATTAGGGATAAATATATCACAATAGACACTGAAGAGGAATTTAAAAAACTTAGATTTTCTCTTTTATACGATGGTAAAGGTAAGGCTTTTGTTTATAAACCAGAATTGTTAAGATTTATTACTAGTAGCTACGATTTAGAAAAATTGTTAATACAACAACCAACATTGTTTAAATACTTAGGTGATAAAATAGACATGCTAGCTGATTATGATTTAAAAGACATTATAGTGAAAAACCCAAAAACCTTAAACTATATACCTGAGGAGCGTCTTGACGCTATGGGTGAGTATAGAATATACAGTATGATATATAGTAAACCAATACTTGCTCGTCAGTTATATCATAAGATTGGAATAAATTATATTATTGATTTGATTAAATCAGTTCCTAAGGTAATTCAATACTTACCAGATTCTGTACTTAGACAATTGGATAAATATGATATGGTTAGTATCTTATACAAAAAAGAGTTGTATCCTTATATGGAACCAATTATTGACAAGTACATACCAGATGATAAAGATTATATCTTAGATAGAATGTAAATAAATAAATGCTCACAAAAAAGTGAGCATTTTTATTTGCATTGGAATAAATAAGTTAGTATCTTTGTAAACATAACTAAAAAAAAACATAAATAATGGGAAGACAAATTAACAAAGAAAAAGTCCTTGAAGAAAAGGGTGAGGTTAAACAATACACGTTATTTCAAGAAAATAGGTCACCTAAATTAGATTGGTTGTTGGATGTTTATAAGAAAGACCCTTACAAGGCGCGCGTTTTGTATTTTAATAACATTGGGTCTTTTTATTTAGAGCGAAAAGTTTGTTTTGAAAGGACAGATGGTAGTTTTGAAATTTGCAATTTTAGAAGAACATTTGGCATGACAAAAACCAATAGAATTTATTCTAGAGAAAAGAAAATTAATTCGTTGATTTACAAAAACAAAAAGTTTTATTTTAAAAATGGTTCGTCTATTAAACACGCTATGTATGTTGATGTTGCATATCATTTTAATTTTGCCTTAAATTTTTTACAGACAAAATTTACGTGGATTAGAAATATAAAAGAGAATAAGTATTGTCATAACATTTCATTTTCATCAATTATGACGTATAAATTATTCAACGCGGATAAAATAATGAAACATTTATATAAGGCACCAACATCTGTAATTAAAACGTTGACCACTGAATATGAACAAAAATCATCTGGCTATGGTTATATTTCAAAATTTGAATGGAAAAGAATTAGCCCATATTTAATAAACATTGAAAATTTGAAAACAGAATTTTTTACAAATCATTTGTTTAGGGACACGATTGAAATGGCGATTAAGTTAGACAAAAAAATTAACTGTTCATGGTCTGATAAAAGACTTAAACATGAACACGATACATGGGCTAAAGAACTACGAAAAATAATGCTTGAGTTTGAACCAGTGATTGAATTAAACCCTCACAGAATATTTGAAGACTTTGAAAAGTTTACTGGATACAAAATGCTTAGAACCAATCATGATTTGATTGAGGAAGGACATAGACAAGACCATTGTGTTGCTGGTTATGGTAGTTCAGTATCAAATGGTTATTGTGGAATTTATCAAGTTAGCGGATACACACTTGAGGTTAGTTACAGACAAGATTATGGTATTGGTATTAAATCAAACAATCAAAAAACATTACACTATTCTCAGTTAAGAGGTTATAAAAATTGCTCAGCACCTAAAGAATTAGATGACACTGTTAAATCTTACATTGAAGCATTTAACACTAAATATAATTTTGATGAGTATGAAAAATACTTAAAACAACAAGAAAATACTGTTCAAGCAGTGTTTAGAGAAATAGAAGAAGTAAATTATCTTCCATTTTAAATAATAAAGGGACCCAATCAGGTCCCTTTTTTTTTATGTGTTTTCTTGTATTGACATTATTTGGTCGTAAGACTTAGAATTTATATCGTTTAATACTTCCATATATGGTGTACGTCTAAGCACTTTAAACACTAGATTTTCTAGTGAATATTCACCACCGCTTTCAAGACCGCTTTTTCTATATTTTTTTATTTTGTCTTTAAGTTCTTGTGACTTATCTAAGGCTCTTTGGTAATCACCTTCAGTGTATATTTTTTTGATATCTTTAAGTTTATCAAAAAAAGATAATGCTTTCTTTTTTATTATATTTCTATTTATCTTAAGTTTTTCTTTTTCAGGTTTAAGGAGCCATTTATTTCTTTTGACAGAATATACCGCGTTAGCAGAAAGAGTTTCTCTAATGTCTTGTAAATACAATTCTACGTCATATCCTTTGATAGTTATATCATGATTCTTATTCCAAAGGTTTTTATAAGAGTCAAATAATTGTTTTATAAATTCTTCTTTGGTATCGATTGTTTCAAAATCAACAATTACATGTAAATCAACGTCAGAGTATTTTGACCAATTGTAGTTGGCAAGACTACCAGTGAATATAACATCTTTAATCACAAGTTTTTCTGGGCTTTTTAATCCATCAAAAAATTCTTGTGCTATAAGCATAAGCTGGTCGCTGATATCTTTTCTTAATTCTTCTTTATCCCAGAATTCTGGGTTAAGTGAAGGTTTCAATTGAAAACTATCTAGAACTTCTTTTGGGATTTTTAAATCTTTGGTGATAGTATCTCCCAATGCGTTTGCAGCCTCTTCCAATTCATCAAGTTTTTCTGATGCTGGGGTAAGGTTATAGTTTTCTATTATGATATTTTTTTTGAAAAATAATTTCATTTAACGTGTATTTTATCATAAATATTTAGTATTATAGTAAAAAAGTAAATTATGGTAGAAAAATACATTATTGACGAAAAAAATTATTGTGGTGAGTGTCCAGAATGCAAAGCATCTTGGGATAAGGGTGAAGCAATAAATCTTGTTCCAGAAAAAACAGCTAGAGAAGTTTATGGTTGGTCATCGGAAAACCAAAAACACATAAGCAAACTAATCAAGATTGAACCTACTGAATCACAAGCATGGGAAGGAATGAACACACATTTCCAATGCCCTGAGTGTTTTATATCATGGGATGCTATTACTGGTGACAGAACAGAGAAATACAAACTGATGACAGTTGATAACGAGGTGATGAAAAAATTTATGGATAAATTAAAAAATAATAACAAAGGGTAATTAGTTAATATTTATTAGTATGGGAATACTAGTATCAATTATTATACCATGTAAGAACGAAGAAGCTTATATTGGTAAACTGTTGGATAGTTTGGTTTTACAAAATCTAACAAACATTTATGAGATTATAATAGCTGACGCTGGGTCAACTGATTCAACGCTATCTATAATCGACAATTACAAAGATAAACTTCATAATTTAAAAGTGATTGGCGGTAGTTTACCTAGTATTGGTAGAAACTTAGGTGCCATGGCTGCCAAGGGTGATATATTGTTGTTTATTGATTCTGATGTTTATTTTAAAGACAATAATATAATAAATCATTCATTTAGAAGGTTTAGAAAAAACAAATCTGAGTTATTGGGTTGTATGTTAAATATTGAGAATGACTTTTTTGTTAGGTTAATTTATTTTTTATGTAATGGTGTTATCAGGTTGTCAAAGTTAGATAAACCATTTGTTGTTGGGTCTTATTTTATGATTAACAAAGATAAGTTTTTTAAGCTTGGTGGTTTTGATGAGGATTTGATGCATTGTGAAGATTATTTTCTTAGTAAAGAAATTAACCCTAAAAAGTTTAGTGTTGTAAATAAGTATGTTTATACTGACAATAGACGATTTAAAAAAATGGGTTATTTAAAAATGGTTACGTATTTTATTAAAAATATATTCAAAAAAAACGATAAAGATTATTTTAAAAAAGATATTGGTTATTGGTTATGAAATGTAGAACTATTATAATATCAGACATTCATTTGGGTTCACAATATTCTAGAGCCAAAGAAGTTACAGAATTTTTAACAAAAAATTCAGCGGAGACAATTATTCTTAATGGTGATATTATTGATGGTTGGGCTTTGAAGCGTGGTGGTATTTGGACCGATGAACACATGAAGTGTATTCGAAAATTAATGAAGTTATCAAAGAGTTCGACAGTTTATTGGATAAGAGGTAACCATGATGATTTCCTACACGATTTCATTCCATTTGATTTTGGTAAGATAATGTTAAGAGAGAGCTTGTTTCATATAGGTTTAGATGGAAACAAATATTTGGTTTTGCATGGTGATATTTTTGATGTTTTTGTTGATAAGATGGGATGGTTGGCTAAGATTGGTTCCGTTGGATATGACATGACTCTTTGGTTAAACAAATGGTATAACAAATACAGAGCATACCGAGGATTACCATATTTTTCATTATCACAAAAAATAAAAGCCAGTGTAAAAACGGCAACAAATTTTATTGGTGATTTTGAAAATCACATGGTAACACACGCTAGGTCGCTTGAATGTGATGGTGTTATATGTGGTCATATACACAAAGCTGAGATTAGAGATATTGACGGAATGGTATACATGAATTCTGGTGATTGGGTTGAATCAAACACAGCTTTAGTTGAAACTCAAAAAGGTAAATGGAAAATAGTTAACTTTTAGATTTTGGTGGTCTTTTGGACTTAGATGACTTGGCAGCCTTAAGCACATTGTTTATCTTAGCTTTTGGGTGTAATTTTTTCTTTTTTGGTTTATCGTCAGTTGTTTTCTTTTTCTTCTTCTTTTTTGGTATTGTATTTTCGAAGATTCTTTCTTTGAACCCAGACAAGTCTATGTTATATGGTTCCTGTGAAAGCATTGATATATCTAATATCCATTGATGTTTAGAAAGTAGTTTATGTTTATCAAACGATTCGACAATGTGTTTTTGAATTTGTGATTGAGTCCATTTGTTAACCTTGGCCAATTGTCTGTAACAAATATCTACTTTACCGATTGCGATTGACCTACCGATGTGTTTAACCATATGACACTTTGGGCACAACGAAATAAGGCCAGTTAGTTTTTGGGTAAGAGTTTCTTCATCGTATTGCCATATTTCATGACATTCTACGTTATGGTTGTATCCTTGGTTTTTACCAGTGTCACCACAAATTTCACATTTATTGTTTGCGTTTGCGTAGGATATTTTTCTTATTTTATCCCAATCAGAGGTTGACAGGCATGTTCTCACATTGGAGAAGTGACAAGTCTTAGGGACAAGTTCTATTGTTAGTTTTGGGTTAGATTTTACGGACATGAAAATATTGTTTGAAATCTTTTCTTTTTATTAGGTAACCATGAGTTTCGCTACCGATATCACCAGCGTTATAAAATTTTGGGAAATCATGTTTTTTTATGAGTTCTTTTAAGTCTTTTGATTTAATAAACCATAATTCACCTAAGTATAAAAAATAAGTCACAAACCAATCGGCTTGTGTTACACTAATTCCAGAAATTTTACCTCTAGATTGAAATTCTATAAAAATGTTACCAGTATCAAACAGTGGTGCACATTTTACATCGGTTTTAACTTCGTAAGTTATTTCTTTATTGTTATTAGACATTTTGACGTCATAACGATTATCTTTATTTGAATCAACAAATGTTGAACCTTTTGTAATTAAGTATTCAGTAAGTATTTCTTCACCTTCGTTACCTAATTTTAAATCTTTAATAAAATTTAAATTTGCCATATCTTTTATACAATAATAAGTAAAATATTTTAATAAGTCAAATTAAAATTTAAGATATTGTGAGATTAAATTAGTTGTTTCTAAGTTGTTAAAACCAAATACAATTTCTAATGTTGATATCATTTCTTTTTTTAAATAAACTTTATCGTTTTGATTTGATAGCATATAGGTTTTTCCATTATCAAATATGATAGCTCTTTTAAATTTACCATTGTATTTTATCCTTTGTACCGCGTAGTTTCTATTTAAATACTTTTGGATTAATTCTAAATCTTTTTCTGTTATCATATTTTTTAATTATAAATATTGTTTAATTGGGTAATAAGTAGTATCTTTGTAAAAAAAAAATAATGTCTAAGATTGATAATTACATAATTTTATCTATTGCTGAAAAAACATATGAGCAATTTAAAAAAACTAATTACATGACTTATTCTAGTTTTTGTAAAAAAATGAGTTTTTCTGTTAATTCAAATACGTTATCACAAAAAGAAAAAATTTTTATTTGTGATATAATAGATGAAATTGAATTAATTTATGGGTTAAAACCTTTGAATATTTGGGATTATATAAATTATTATTTTAATTTAGATGTTGAAGGGTTTGGTGATTATTACAAGTATTTAAAAACAATGGAAACTAACTATCCGTTATTGTTTATTGATAAATAGGTATTGGTTTTATTTTACCTTCATTATATTCTGTTTTTTTAAATTCCATAAATTTAATCACAGTTTTAGTGATAAATTCAATAGTATACGGAGGACAAAATATTTCTGCAACTATTTTAATAACTATGTCAATAGCTGTCTTACGACTTCTTTTTTGACCAACACAATATAAGTAAATAGCTGGGTGTTCGTCAATTAATTCGTAATGTAAAAATTTGTATAAAATTATTTCGTCTGACATTTATTTTTGGGTATTTAAAATTATATTTATAACTATAACAAATTTTTAAAAATAAGTAAATGGCTTTAGAATTAAATGAAAATAACGTTGAAGAGGCGTTGAAAACAAAAAAGATAACAGTTTTAGATTTCTGGGCACCATGGTGCGGACCTTGTAGAATGCTTGGGCCGATTATTGATGAATTAAATACCGATAACGCTGATAAAGATGTTACTGTAGCAAAAATTAATGTTGAAGAAAATCAATCTTTAGCAGTAAAATATGGTGTTAGAGGTATCCCTACTGTTGTAATCTTTAAAGATGGTGAAGAACAAACTAGAAAAGTTGGTGTTGCATCGAAATCAGAATTTCAAACAATCATTGATGGGTTGTTGTAATTTTTAGTTATGTTATGTTAAAAAGGTTCGGTTTTCCGAACCTTTTTTGTTTTATAAAATATTTATAAGTATGAAAACAAAATTAATAATTACGGAATCGCAATTTAATAAAGTTAAATCTATTTTGGCTGAAAACACTATGCACGCTAGAATGGTAAAAGAAATGAAAGACTTTTTAAATGCAAACTACACCCCAACTGAAAATTATGTTCGCGAGGGTGGTGAGTATTTTGGTAAAACAATGTTTAAAGTTAACGCTGATGAAGAGTTAATCTCAGCTAAACAACTTTATGAATACATGCTTTATAAATACGGTCTTAGTGAATCATTCACCCAACAAGTTATAAAAGATTGGGTTTCTGGTAAAATTAGTGAGGATAATATGTTATCTAAACATGTACCTATGCGATAGTTATGGACCTCAAACCTAAAATACGAAAAATATTAAGAGAACACTACGGTGAATTTGAAACGTATCTAGAACACAAATACGAAGAAGTTTTGACTGAAAATTTAATCACTGGTTCAACAATAGTAAAAGAAGCTTGGGCAACTTACAATCAAGTAGTTTTAGAATTAAAAAACAGTATAAAAAATACTTTAAAATTAAAAGAACTACAATATAAATTAACCGATAACTCAAACCCAAAAGACATGTGTATAGAAGTTATTTCTGATATAAAAGACATGTCTCCAGAGCTAAAAAGACTCTATGAAAAGATAAAAAATCTGTATTGATTTGGTTATCAATATTTTATGTAACGTATTGATTTTCAATATGTTATAATCTAAATATTTTTTAATAGATAATTTCTATTGTTAGGTCTAACTGTAATGTTTAAGATATTTATAATTAAATAACATTTTTAAATTTTGTAGATTGATGGGCGTTAATATTTTTTTAAATACTACATGTCAAACTAAGAGAACTAGGTTAGACAAATTGTATTACGAGCACGTTAATTGTTTATTAAATGATTTAAACGAAGAGGACGAAATAAAGTGGGAAACTTATGGGTTAATTATAGATAGCTTACTAAATCAAGGGCACAATAATGTTTTAAAAGAGATTAAGTATAGAATGACAGATGGTGAAAACCCAAATGAAATTATCTTAGACTTAATACAAAGACATTCAGATACAGTTGATGGGATGATTTGGTTTTTAAAGAGAAGGGTTGAGGAATACTTAGAAGATGATTTTTTTAAAAAATTTTTTTAAATTATTGCTTTATTCAATTATTTTTAGTATGTTTGTATATTAAAGTATAAATATGGAAAAAGGTTTAACGGATAGATTAGTGTTTTTAGCTGAAACATTTGATGTTTTTGATTGTTCTTCAGATGAACTTCAAAAAAAGATTAGTGGTTTTGAAAAAGAAAACTATGAAGTTCAGACAGTTTATTATGAGCAAAATGTAATTGCGTTGGTTTCATCAAAGGTAAACAACAAAGACCGTATCATTAAGAAAGTTAGTGTTTGTATGGATGTTTTTTCTGAAATGATTGCTGCTGACCCAACTAAAAATAAGATGTATGTTCAGTGGATGCTTAACATGTTTTCTCGTTTTATGAAAGATGTTAAATCACAAGTTTATGGTATTAGGTTAGTTGGTGAAGATTTACCTCAAGCTGAGATGTATTTAAAGTTATTTGAAGATAACAAAAGAAAGAAAAAATTTAAAGATTTATGTCTTGGTAGCTATTCATTGAAAGGTATAACGGACCCTACTGATATTAACCAATACAAATCTCTTTCACAATTATTTGATTCGGTTGACCCGTTCATTGAAAGAGATGCTAGTGTAATTGAAAGAACCATTATGAAGTATGTAGATTTAGGTAAAGCGTATATTCCTGTTAAAGACAGAAAATTTACAGTTTATGTTCCTTTGACTTTAGACGCTTCAGTTGTGTTTGCAAAACACGCTAACTGGTGTACAGCTAGGGAAGGTAATGGTATGTTTAAAAGTTATACAGAATCATACAAAACACCAGATGGTAAAAAATCTAAGTTATATGTTATCATAAACAACAAATTTTTTAGTGGGGAGTCAGATGAAATTTTTCAAGTTCATTTTGAGACAAACCAATTAAAAGATAGAAAAAATAGTCAAAACGTTACAATTTTTGAAAACGTTATGGCTGAAAGTGAAGGGGTTGCAAATTTTTTTAAAGAAGAGTTGTTAGTTTTAGCTAAGAATAAAAAAACAGTAAAACAAAATACGTATTTAGATTATTTATTAAAATTTGGTTTTGCCGAATCATTATTTGAATTATTGGAAGAAGATACACCTATTATTAAATTTATGGACCGAGAAATACCTAGAATCCCAAATGTTTCTAAATTTAAAAATTTGGACCAGATAATTATTACTGGTGCTAAATTACAAGAGTTAGACCCTTCTGTTGGTGAATTAACTAAATTATCTATGTTAGTGTTAGCAAATAATAAATTAATTTCTTTGCCAAGTGAGATTGGTAGTTTAAAGAATTTAGAGTTTTTAAATTTAAAAGGAAACAATATTAAATCGATACCTAATGAGATTTCTAATTTAGATAAATCCAAAGGTGGTTCGTTATATCGCATAGTTGTTGATAAAAACGATATAGGAGATGAAAATTATAAAAAACTAAAAGAGTTGTTACCAACAACTAATTTTAATTAAAATAATAAGGCTCCATTAATGGGGCCTTATTTATTATAACACATAAAAAATAAATGTTATGGAATGGAAAAGAAATGGCAAGTTAATTGAAGAAAGTTTAGTAGATTACTTGGAAAAATTATTTGACGAACAGTTAGAAAAAAACAAAATGCTTAAAGTTTCAATTGGAACTGATTCACAAAAACTAAGTAAAACACTTTATAAGTTTGCTACCGTTATACTTATTTCAACTAGTGAAGATTTAGGTGGTGGTGTTATCGTTGGTCGTGGTGGTATGATTATCGCTTCAACTTATACACACGATTTCATGAAAAAAGGTGACGATGCTAGATTAAGAGATAAAGAATTAGTAAACGAAAGAATGGTTTTTGAGGTAGGGAAATCAATTGAAGTAGCAACACAAGTTGCTGAGTTATTAGATTTATATGAAATCCCTTTGGAAATTCACGCGGATATTAATCCAAACCCAAAACACGACTCAAATAAAGCTTTGCAGTCAGCAGTTGGTTACATTTTAGGTATGGGTTATGAATTTAAAATAAAACCAGAAGCATGGGCAGCCTCAACAGCGGCTGACAGAAAATGTTAAATTTATATTATTATTTGTTTTTTTACATAAATGTTAGTATATTTACATAAAAAGAAATCTTATGGCTCGTTACGCATTAAAAACTAAAAATGGTGAAGTTATTAACACAATTAACGCTGATAACCAAACAACAGCAGCAGAATTATTTGCTGAAATTAAAAAAATTAACACTGAAGATTTGTTAAATATCTATGATGTTGATATTTTTATTGGGGTAAAATAGTTTTTTTTTATTTTTTGATATATTTATTAGTAAATAAGATTTTATTTTAAACCAAATAGACATGTCAAACACTAAAAAAACTGTTAAAATCAAAGAATCTCACCTTGTTGATTTAATCGACAACATTGTTAATGAAGCTGTTGCTGTAAAAAAACAAGAGTGGATTAATGAACAAGCTAAAAAACAAAGTGAATCAAGCAAATTAATGGAAGCAAAAATTGCTAAATTAGAAAAAGCTGTTAGAAGACTTACTGAAGGTAGATAATTAAAAACTATCTAAATTAAAAAAAATAAGACTGGAACATATATGTTCTGGTCTTTTGTTTTTTATACTTATTGATATATTTATCTTAAAAAGGTTTTATGCAAAAAGTTATCGAAAAAATGGTAAAAACTCAAACACCATTAACATCATGTGTAATAAGAGATGAATATATTTCAGCTAGTGAAATTGCTTTTGATTGTATTTTTGATGGTACTTCAAAATTTTATCCATGGGAATTACCTAAATCATTACCAAAAGAATTTAAAATAGGTGTTATCGTTGGGTCTAGCGGTAGTGGTAAATCAACTATGTTAAAACATTTTGGTTTAGAGCAATCACCAGAATGGAATCCAGAAAAATCAATCATATCACATTTTGATTCACCAGAAGACGGTATAAAAAAACTAAGTTCAGTTGGTCTTAATTCTGTACCTTCATGGTATAAACCTTATCATGTTTTATCCAACGGTGAAAAGTTTAGAGCTGATTTAGCTAGAAAAATAAAATCTAATTCTGTAATTGATGAATACACTAGTGTTGTTGACAGAAATGTTGCTAAGGCTGCTAGCGTATCTTTATCTAGATATGTTAAGGATAATGGTATCCAGAATGTTGTATTGTCAACGTGTCATAGGGATATATTAGAATGGCTTGAACCTGATTGGGTGATTGATACAGATAGTGGTGAGCTAATCGACGGTTTTTTTTTGCCCGACCAGAAATCAAACTTGACGTATATCGCGCAAACAATGATAGTTGGAGAATGTTTAGCGACCATCACTATTTAGATTCTAAAGTAAATAAAGCCGCTAGGTTTTATGTTGGAATCTGGGATGGAAATGTTGTTGCTTTTGGCGCGGCCATAACTATGCCTAGTGGTACAATTAAAAACGCGTGGAGGGGTCATAGAACGGTTGTGTTGCCAGATTTTCAAGGGATGGGTATAGGTGTTCGTTTTTCAGATATAATAGCGCAAATCCACTTAAATGAAGGTCATAGATATTTTTCTAGAACTGCGCACCCGCGCATGGGAGAATATAGGGAGAAATCACAGCTATGGAAACCTACCAGCAAGAACAAAAAATTAAGAACCGATGTTAAACATGAGAACGTGTATAACAATCATTTTGCGGATAATAGACGAGTTTGTTATAGTCACGAATATATTGGTTTAAAAACCTAAGTTTTCTCTAATAAGTTTTTTAATTAATTTTTTTTGAGATTCTTTTAAATCTTTTTCCGCGTCTTTTTCCATTTTTTCAAGCCTGTCATAATAATCAGGGAATTCTGTAATGTGGTCCATAGCAATTTCTTTTGCTTTTTCTTTATCGTCGGTATGCTCCGATTCAATTTTAACCCCTTTTTTTAATTGTGCTTGTATTTTTTCAACAGATACATCGAATTTGTCGGCAATGTTTTGTAGTGACATGTTATCTGATTTACCGCCTTTAATTGTATTTTTCATAATTATACATAATCTTCTGGGTGGATTCTTCCCCATTTTCTCATTATTATTCCAGCCAACGCGTTAGCTTCATTTTCAATAGGACTACCATCAGCACCATCTTTTTCTGTATCAGTTAAACGGCCATCTAAATTTTGTTTGTGGTGTACAAGCTCGTGTGCAATTGAACGCATTATGTCAATTTTAGCTCTATCCTTAACGTATACTTTAATTCTGCGGTCACTATTGTGATAATAAGCAGTTGTTTTAAGGTCTGGTGTTTTTTCAAAGGCTAATTCAACTGTTATATCATCATCAATACCTAACAATTTTTTTGCAAAGTTTACAAAATCAGACATGCTTAACACGTCTTCTTTTTCTTTGGTCATTAAAGACTCTCTAAGTAGAGCTTTAATTATTGGTTTAAAATCTTCTTTCATACCTAGTGTTTTTGGGTAACGAATCATAGTATCGGTATATTCATAATTTTTATTATAACCCTTATTCATTTTGAATCCGAATTTTTTATAAAATTGAACCAACACGTTAACGCTTACACCGTCAATATTATCTGGTGTCAATGTTATTATTTTCATGTTTGCATCTGCATATCTAATCAAATCATCCATAACTTTGGTACCAATTTTAAGGTTATTACCATAGTTGTTTTTTTGATATCTATATTCTGGTTTAACTTTAATCATAGATAACCTTAGACTAGTTTTAGTTTCACTAATATCTAAGTCTGATAAATATTCACCATATTTTTCTAATAATTCATTTTCTATCATACATATAAATATAAAAAAAACCCACAAAATTTGTGGGTTTAATTAAAATTACGATTTTTTTGTTTTTTTAGGTTTTTCTATTACAAGACTTTCTTGTTCTTTAGAATAAACAATCTTGATTGTATCACCTTCCTCAAACACTTCAGTAAGAATTTCATCGGCTACTAAGTCTTCAACATAATGTTGAATCGCTCTGTTTAGCGGTCTAGCACCATACTCTTCGTCATAACCTTCTTTTGCTATAAAATCTAGAGCGCTATCAGAAATGTCTAAGTTAAATTTCAATTCAGCTAAACGACTTTCTAAGTGTTTAATCTCAACATTGATAATTTCTCTAATATTTTCTTTTGAAAGAGAATTGAAAATGATAGCTTCGTCTATACGGTTAAGAAATTCTGGTTTAAATTTCTTTTTAAGTGCTTTATCAATGATTGCTCTAGATTTAGCTTCTTCATTAAAAGCTGTTGAACCAGTATCAAACCCCATAGTCTTACCAAAAGAGTTTGCCTCTTTAACACCGATGTTAGATGTCATAATGATAAGAGCATTTTTAAAGTTAACCTTACGTCCAAGACCATCAGTTAAATGACCTTCATCAAGTAATTGTAACAATAAGTTAAACACATCATCGTGAGCTTTTTCAATCTCATCAAATAAGATTACACAGTGTGGTTTACGTCTAACTTTTTCAGTTAACTGACCACCTTGGTCATAACCAACGTAACCTGGTGGTGGACCAACCAATCTAGACACAGAGTGTTTCTCCATGTATTCTGACATATCAACTCTAACAAGAGCATCAGCATCACCATAAACATGTTCGGCTAGCAATTTAGCAAGAAGTGTTTTACCAACACCTGTAGGGCCTAAGAAAATAAATGAACCAACAGGTTTGTTTTTATCTTTGATACCAATTCTATTACGTTTGATTGCCTTAACAACTTTAACAACAGCATCGTCTTGACCGATTACTTTACCACTCAATTCTTTGTCCATATTCATAAGACGTTTACTTTCTTGAGTTGAAATTTTGTTAAGTGGAATACCAGTCATCATAGAAACAACCTCAGAGATTAAATCAACACCAACTTCAGTTACTTTAACATCTAGACTTGTTTGCCAATCAACCATAGCTTTTTCTAAACTATCGGTAATTTCTTTTTCTTTATCGCGAAGTTTTGCAGCTTCTTCATATTGTTGTTTTTTTACGACTTCTGCTTTTTTCTCGTTTATAAGTTTTTTCTCTTCCTCAAGTTCTTTAATAACATCAGGTTTTTCAACTGAAATATTAGTAGTAGCACCAGCTTCATCCAAAACATCGATAGCTTTGTCTGGCATTGCTCTATCCATAATGTATCTAGCTGATAATTTAACGCATTCTTCTATTGCTTCTTCAGTATATTTAACTTTGTGATGTTTTTCATACTTCTCTTTGATGTTCATCAAAATAGTTTTAGTTTGCTCTAAGGTTGGTTCTTCAACTAGAACTTGTTGAAAACGTCTAGTTAACGCACCGTCTTTTTCAATGTTTTCTCGATATTCATCAAGTGTTGTAGCACCAATGATTTGTATTTCACCTCTAGCCAAAGCTGGTTTGAAAATATTAGACGCGTCTAAAGAACCGCTTGAGTTTCCAGCACCTACGATTGTATGTAACTCATCAATGAACAATACAATATCTGGATTGGCTTTACATTCTTCTAATATGGCTTTCATTCTCTCTTCAAATTGTCCACGATATTTTGTACCAGCAACAATTGAAGCTAAATCTAACATGTATATTTTTTTACCTGTTAGTGTTCTTGGAGCGTTACCCTCAAAAATAAGTTGGGCAAGTCCCTCTACTATGGCAGTTTTTCCAACACCAGGTTCACCAATAAGGACTGGATTGTTTTTCTTTCTTCTAGATAAAATTTGAGATACACGTTTTATCTCAATTTCTCTACCAACCACTGGGTCCACTTGTTCGTTTTCAACAGCCTTAGAGATATCTCTACAGAAATTATCTAAAACTGGTGTTTTTGTTTTTGAATCTTTGTTTTTAGGTTTTCTAAAAGATTCATTTTCATCATTTTCATCATTGCTAAAAGCACTGTTTTTGTGTTCGAATTTGTCCATATTTGTAACGGTTTTTAAAAATTTGTTGTATGTTATACCAATTTCAGATAACATTTTAATTAACGGTAATTTAGAGTCTAAAATACTAAGCATTACATGTGTCGTATCTATGTAGGTATCATTTAGTTTATCACAATGTTTGTCTAAGTTTTTGATTATAACTTTCATTTCATCAGAAAATGGTAGACTTTTTCTGTTTGTACCTATTCTAGGGGTCAAGTCACTTTTTCTAACAAAATCAGATACTTTATCGTATACATCAAAAGTATCCACATTCATAATGTTTAACGCTCTAACACATTCGTTATCGTTGTCTATCATCATAGATAGAATCACATGTTCTGGTTTAATTTTATTATCATCATGGTCTTTAGCTTCTCTAATGGCTTGATTCATGATAATTTTAACTTTTGGGTCTATTCTTCTATCCATCGGTTATTTCTTTTTTTTGCAAATATACGAAAATATTTTTAAATAGCAATATTGATTGTTTAGAAAATTATTAGTATATTTGTACAAAACAAAAAATTATGATACCTACAGCACCTAAATTTGGAAAAGTTGAATTACTGGTTAAGACTGGCGGGGATGGTAGAACAAACATTACATTCGATGATTGTGGTCTTATGATTACAGGTGATTATATAATAGTAATCTTAGACGAAAAAGATGAGTTAAACCACACCCTTACTAGTACTGGTAAAATTTTTCAACTAAAAGATATTGATTCTTATAAAACACATGCAAAATAACAATTATTAAATAAAACAAATTATGCTTTTAAAAAAACAAGAAAACAACAATGTAACTAAGGCTATTTATAGTTCTTCTAATATCTGCGCATCGACGTATGATAAAACTTCAAAAGACCTAACAATTATTTTTAACAACGGTGGTCAATACAGATACTCAAACGTTTCTGAAACCGACTACACTCGTTTTGAATTAGCAGATAGTCAAGGGGTTATTTTTAATTCTCATATTAAAAAACATGACTTTGAAAAAATGGATAAAGTTGACCCTAGTGCAATCTTATTGGAAGTAACTGAATTAAAAGACGCTGAGAAAAAGATAAAAGCGCAGTATGTTACAAATTCAATGATAACAGCTATCAATGCAGTTTCTGTTTATTACGAAAAAACTGAAAGTATCGACCCAGCGTTGTATGCTAAAATGAAGTCAGCTATGGATGACTATGAAAAAATAACAGCATCAGCTGCTGCTTCTATAGTTAACGACTAACTATGGAAATTACAAACCAAACAACAATAAAGGATGTCGAAAGATGTCCTTTTATTGGTATTGTAGATTCGCCAATGTTTATGCATTTTGAACTTGATGAAGTTAGTAATTACGACCCATTTTCATTACATAAAGTTAGTAGAGTTGTGATGAACTCTAAACCCATACAAATATTTACATTTAGAGGTAATTATAGAGATTTAGTTACAAACACTCAAGGTAAGGGCGGTATGGTTTATTTCTACCCAACAGTTGATGGTAAAATAGTTCATAGAGATTGTGATGGTGAGTATGTACGAATGGCTCAAGTTAAACTAACCAATTATGCTTTCAATCGAAAAGTTTATGAAAATGTTAGACAAGTTTTTGAACCAGAAATTGTTGAAAACCCACAAAAGAATTACAAATACATTTTAATTAGAAGATAATGAAAAACAAAGACTATAAAAAATTAAGCCTTCTAAACTATGAAGGTGATGTGCTTAAAGCATATCACATTCCAACAGCTAACATTTTTCTAATCGTTGATGACCATGGACACATTGTGGAATCTTGTACTAAGAAACAATTAATAGATTTTATTGAAGGGAGAAAAGAAATTACAACAAGTTACGGTAAGACTTATAATTTTACCAAAGAACATGATAACGCTAAAAAATCACAAGAAGAAATTAACGAATTTTTAAGTTTACAAAAAGATGAGTAGTGAAGTAAACCTAATAGATGATGATTTATGGGATTATTACAGTGGGTTACCAAATCCAATGTGGTATCAACACATTAAAGAATTAGAAGATGAAGAAGAAGATACAAGTAATAGTAATGATACTACAGCTGCTACTGAATAAAATAAAACGTAAAAGAAAAAGCATATGGGATTTATGAACAAACTAGATAAAGATTACACAGACCTTCTTCAAGACATTCTTGATAACGGTACTGCTAAATCTGACCGTACTGGAACTGGAACGATATCAGTATTCGGAAGACAAATACGTCACAATATGAAAGACGGTTTTCCTTTACTTACAACCAAGAAAATGCCATTTAAAACAATTGTAACAGAACTTCTTTGGTTCTTACGAGGTGATACAAATATTAAGTATTTGGTTGATAATAATTGTCATATTTGGGATGGTGATGCTTATAAGAACTATTTGAATGTCGTTATGTTTGAAAAACCTGACTACTTACACGAAAAATATGGGCATCTTAATATGAGTGTAAAAAAAGAAGGTGATAAGTATTTACCATTTACCCAAGAAGAATTTATCAACAAAATCAAAACAGATGATAATTTCGCTAAGACATGGGGTGATTTAGGTCCAATTTATGGTAAGCAATGGAGAGGTTGGAATGGTGTAGATAAAGAAGCATTTTTCAATTCAGATAATTTGGATGAAAGAAATAAAGATGCAAGACACAGTATGTTCTATAAAGAATCTGAAATAGACCAACTTGAGGATGCAATTCAATTACTTAAAACTGACCCAGATTCGAGACGTAATAGAGTTTCTGCTTGGAATGCAGGTGAAATCAAAAACATGGTATTACCTCCATGCCACACCGACTTTCAGTTTTATACAAGAGAGTTGAGTAGACAAGAAAGAAGTGAATACTATTACAAACATGGTAATAGTGAAGGTATAGTAGAAGGAAGTTTAGATAGGCCAATATGGAAAGATGATGAAACTGCCCACAAATGGTATAATGAAAGAAGCGTACCAACCAGAGCAATCTCTTTAATGTGGAATCAACGTTCAGTAGATACATTCTTAGGTTTACCATTCAACATTGCTTCTTATGGATTGTTATTAGAAATAATAGCAAAAGAAGTTAACATGGTTCCTGACCAGTTGATTGGTAATTTAGGAGATGTTCATTTATATTCAAATCATATTGAACAAGCTAAAGAACAGATTGGTAGAGAATTTACTGAAGAGGAAATATTAGAACATTTACAACAATCAGGTATGGATGCTTTAAAGCATGAACCTAGAATGGAACACATTTCTAAATTACCTAAGCGAACAAGAGAACCCTTTCCGTTGCCAAAATTAGTTATGAACCCAATATTTTTAGCAAACTTAGAACATAAAGGATTTGATGAAGCTATAAATGGAGAGGTTAATTTTCAAGTAGAAAATTATCAATCACATCCAACAATTAAAGCACCTTTGTCCAACTAGCATGATATTTATTTATAAAATAGTATCATGTTTGAAGCGATTAAAAATCTTAGCCCAGCACATAGATTTCAAGCCTTTCTGGTTGTTGTTATCTTATCAACATTAACATCAATAGCAACAGCTTATATGTCTACAGATGATTGTAGTGGATTAGCTGGTCAGTATAATGTTCTTATTAAAAATTATACGGAAACGTTATCTTTAAATAATCAGTTGGTATCTGATAATAATCAGAAGCAAAAGGATTTTATGTTGATTAAGAAAATGCTTGATAGTCTTGATGGGTTGGAACCAGAGATTGTAAAAACAACAACTATGAGTTCTAAAACAGAACCTAAAGTTATTAAACAACACCATTCTATTGTGACTAACGATACTATAGTTGTTGCAGCTTATAGACCAGAAGTTGTTGAAACACATAAAACTAAAACTATAAATACTGAAACAACGATTACAAAAATGAGCGATAAACACAAAAAACTCTTAGGTAGTGTTTATAATGTTATAAATAAACATCAAAAACAATAAAATAAAAGCATCTTCGGATGTTTTTTTGTTTTAAGCAATATTTATAATAAAAAGTATAATGGCAATAAATAACGATATAAGTAATTTTATAATACCAGCACAATACGCTGGTTTATATGATTTAGTCTATACTAGTGTTGATGGAGGGCCAACGGGTTGTAATATAAACATAAACGGCGTTAATGTACAAATGGGTAGTGGTTCTACTATTGAAATTTTAGTTAGAACCGTTAGTGGCGGTGCTGGATGTTATTTATATGGTGATTACCCTGACGTTAGTGGTGGTATTAACACACCTTTTATCTCAAACCCAATTCAAATAATGGTAGACGCGTTTAAAAATAGAGTTTCTAATGATGGTGGTACTTTTGTTTCAGAAACATGTTTAATAACAGAATTAACAAATTTAAACAACATTTAATTATGAGTATATTAGATAAAGCTACCTTGTTGGTAACACCAAACGCATATAAAACATCAAAAATATATAGTATTATACCTTCAGATGGTAGTGGTGATTTTACATTTTCTAGAGCTAGTGGTGCAACTATAATTAATTCAACAGGACAATATGAAATTGTTGGTACTAACATGCCTAGGATTGATTATGATTTTTCAGGTGGTTGTCCTACAATATTATTAGAACCACAAAGAACAAATCTATTTAGAGATTCAGAACCATCTACAACACCAGTAGCAGGTACTATTAGTGGTGTCACTTTTAGTGCAAATGATTGGGGTATTGGTTTAAATGGTAAAGTAACATTTACTGGTAATTCAATACAAGCAACATATTATAATGCAGCTTCGATTGCCGCTGGTAATTCAATAACTATGAGTTTTATAGCTAAAAGAACGGACGGTCAAGAAGTTAGGTTTGGTTCTGGACTTGACAACGATATATATGTTAGTATGCAAAATACAGCTGGTATAGGTAGTATTAGCAAAACATATTTAGGAAACAATTTATGGTATTGTAGTGCTACTAGAACATCTAATGGAGCTAGTACTAGTTATGGTCCTATTAAACAAACAACAAACGATAATACTGCGGTTGAAGTAAGCGCAATTATGCTGGTAACTAACGGTACTGGTGCCGCTTCTGCAAATACAGTTACATTAAGACCAGAATCTTATATTAAAACTACTGGTTCTACTGTAACTAAAGCAACTGAATCAATGGTAGATGTTATTAGTGGTTTTACAGGTGGTGCAGCTGGTGGGTCATGGTATTTAAAAATAAATAATAACATAGCACAACATAGAGTCGCTACTGGTGGTGCTATTTGGGTTGGAACCAATTCTGGGTCGTCAGCTACTGGTGATTCAATACGTTTTGTAAATGATGGTACGAATGCTAGGTTAAGATTAACTAAAGTTCTAAATAGTGGTACACCAACAACACTATTAACCACAAGCGCCGACACTTTAAGTGCGGTAATGACTTGGGATGGTACTAATTTAAATGTGTTTACCAATGGGTCTAAAGTAGTAACTAATTCGGCTTTTTCTGGTTCTACATCATTAAATTATTTAGTTGGTAATGGTACTGATGTTCCTAAATATATAAAAACAATGGCTATATTTCCAATACCATTAACTGATGAAGAAGCAATATCTTTAACAAATATATAATATGAAAGCATATAAATTAAAATATGAAAATAGTGAATCAGCTATGGCTGATTTTATTAACAAGGGTATTTACATTAACACTAATGACGGTTTAGTTTATGGTGAAGGTGTATGTGCAGTTGTTGCCATTGGTTTAATAACTTTAACTGATGGTGTTTATGATAATGAAGGTAATGAGGTAACACCACCAACATACATTGATGGTTATCATTACGATGTGTTAAGCGAAATTGATTTTAATTTTGGTGACACAGAAATATTCCCTAAAAACCCAGTTCATGGTTTTTACGGATTCTAATATATTTTTAATAATATTAGAATAAATGAAAAAATAATTATATTTATAAGTAAAAGAAAAATTATGCCAAGAAATAACGATGTATATAGTATAATAGTACCCGCATTATCTGCAAATACAACAGCTCACACGTATACTACAATATATGGTGGTTCAGCTGGTTGTACTGCAACAATTAATGGTATTTCTGTTAGTGTTGGGGCGTCATCGTCAATTACTATAACAATAAGAACCATAAGTGGTGGTTCTGGTTGTTTTTTATTAGGCGATAATCAGAACGTATATTTAGGTTCGCCTAATTTACCATAAAAAAAAAAAATAATTTAATAAAACAAAAGAAAAAATAAAACTATGGACAAAAATTTTAAAATTAATCCAATAGGTCTTAAAGGTAACGAAATTAACGAACGTATGAGACAACTTATGGGTGTTACACCTATTAACGAGGGTTTATCTCGCTCAACAGTTGAGTTAACAAAACTTGGACCAGATGGTAAGTCATACGGTATTGTTAGAGAAAATCACGAATATTATATCAAAGTATCTGATAAAACTTCAAATTTAACTGTTGAAGATTTTAAGTATATTGGTGGTTTACAAAATAAAAAACAAGAAGCTTACCCATCATACGCTAAAGCTACTAAACATTTAAACTTAAGATTTAACTCTATTTGTGAGTCTTACGATATTGTTAATACATTTAATGTATTTGTTGATGATAAATTATTATCAGAAGGTGTAGCTAAAGAAGCTACAAAACACATTACAGATACCAAAGGTAAAGACTTAGACGCTAAGGCTAAAGAAGAAGGTGGTGATAATTTGGCTGGTAAAAAAGTTATGGATGAAATGGAAGAAGTAACACTTACTGAAGATGAGTTAGCTATTGATGCAATGCTTAATGAAATGGAAGAATTAGATGAAGAAGAATCTAAAGACAACCCATGGGCTATTTGTACTGCTAGTGTTGGTCGTAAAGACAAAGAAAAATACGAAGCGTGTGTTAGAGACGTTAAAAAAGAAAAAGGTATCAAAGAAGAATTAAAAGGTAACCAATCAAAAATCGATGCCAATAAAAACGGTAAAATTGATGGTGAGGATTTTAAAATACTTAAAAAAGGTAAAGTTAAAGAAAATTTTGGTGTAGAACCAGAACAAGAACCAACAACTGATGAGTTAATGGATAGATTAGATAATATGTCAGCAGCTGAATTTATTGAATTATTAGGTGATGCTGGTAAAGATGTTATGAGATTTGCTAAAAGAAAAATTGAAGCTGGGACTAAATTTATGTTAAATAAAATGGGTCACGAAGTTGATGAAGCTAAAGATTTCCCTGATTTAACAGGTGATGGTAAAGTAACTAGAGCTGATATTTTAAAAGGTAGAGGTGTTGATTTAGATGAAGAAATGACTATTGAGGAAATTCAAGAAGCTATTGCTGATTTAAAAAAAAAACTTTAACTGAAGGTAAAAAATACAAACTGAAGTTGGACAATCCAGCGCCAGCGGCTCCTGCCGTTCCTGCGCCTGCTCCAGCTGAACCAATAACAGAACCAGCTGATGACGCTGGTTTTGGCGATTTTGGTGGTGATGAAACACCAGCAGAAGAACCAGCAAATGATATGTCATTTGAAAAAGAACCTTTTGATGCTGGTGTTGATGCTGACGAGGAAACGGACCCTAAAAAATTTATTGAGCAATTGAGTGGTAAGTTAGGTCAATCTTTAAGACAATATACCAAGGACCAAGGTCAACCAGATTTTGAGTTGGAAAAATTTGCTATTAATTCAGTTATTTCGGCAACACATACAGCTGAAATGGATGAAGAAGATAAAAACGATATTATTAAAAAGATAAATAAATCAGGTGAAAATGACGCACAAGATTTTGATGGTGACAATCAAGGTGATGCCGATGGTGGAGACAATTCTATCGGTGGACCCGATAACGGGGATGGTGATTCTGATGAGCTTGATTTTTCATCAGATGAAGAAGTTAAAGAAAATGATTTCCATATTTATGAACGCGAAGATTTATTCTTAAAAAACCCAAAGAAAAATAATATGTTTCAACCAAATTCAAATGACATCTTAGATGAAATGAAACCATGTTGGTCAGGGTATAAACAAGTTGGAACGAAGGAAAAAGGTGGAAAAGAAGTACCTAATTGTGTTGCTGTAAATGAAAATATTGGTGAATCAAACAATTATATGTTCTGGCAAAACCTTAAAACTATTGTACATGCAGGTTCTGAATTGTTAAATATGGATAAAAATTCGTTGGACGCTTTATTATCTGATGGACATGGTTGGGCGCTTGACCACATTGCAACTTCAGCAGACGATGTTGAGGAAGTATACCATTTTGCTGAAGGTGCTTTAAATGAAAGACATGAAGATTCTGGAGAAGAGATGGATTATTCAAAATGGTCAGAACCTATGAAATTAAACAAACCAGTTCAAGTTTCTAAAGATTTAGCATACCATCTTGCAAATAACATGGCATTGGGGGAATCTATTTTTAGATATGGTTCAGAGAAATTTCAAACACTTTTAAAAGAAGTTACACAATTAAAAAATAAGGGTTTAATTGAGCTTAATGAGAATGACCAATTTATCGTTGAAGATTATGACAATGGTTTTATTGTTATTAACGAAAATAGAGTTAAATTAAATACGATATTTGAAGACTTTGATTCTGAAACTTTAAACGAAGCTGAGTATCAAGGTAAAAAAGTAGAAATAGGTAAACCTAAACGTGGTGGTTCTAAAAAATTCTATGTTTATGTAAGAAACCCTAAGACGGGTAAAGTTAAAAAAGTATCTTTCGGAGCTAAATCGGGTGGTGGTAATTTAGCAGTTAAATTAAAAGACCCTAAGGCTAGAAAAGCGTTTGCTGATAGACATAATTGTAAAACTAAAAACGATAAAACAAAACCAGGGTACTGGGCGTGTAGACTTCCAAGATACGCTAAATTATTAGGTTTATCTGGTGGTGGTACATGGTGGTAAAATTTATGAATATGAAACCATATAAAGAAACAGAAAACGGAAACATTATAAGACGTACATTTTCAGATAACATACCTGAAAGTGAGTTGGTGTGGCATAGAGACCATGAGGATAGAGTTGTTCTACCACTTAATGAAAATAATTGGATGGTTCAATTTGATAACGAATTACCAATGAAGTTAAATGTTGGTGAAGAATTTTTTATACCTAAAGAAACATTTCATAGAGTTATTAAGGGTTCTGGTGAATTGCAAGTTGAAATTATAAAAACTGATTTTGACGAAGTTATCGAAGAAGGTGAGAAAAAAGCTAAAAGAGACGCTTGTTATCATAAAGTAAGAGCTAGATATGATGTATGGCCATCAGCTTATGCTTCTGGTGCTCTTGTTAAGTGTCGTAAGGTTGGCGCTGCTAACTGGGGTAACAAATCGAATGAGGGTGAAGAAAATTTAGATGAACTGGAAGTTTATGAAGCAAAAAAAACTGATTTTTCAAAAGAAAAATCACAAGGTCTTCATGGATGGTTTTCTAGAAAAGGTGGTGAAGGTTCTAGTGGTTGGGTTGATTGTAACACATGCAGAAAAGACCCTGATACTGGTAGAAAGAAATGTAAACCATGTGGTAGACAAGATGGTGAAAAAAGAAAGTATCCTGCATGTCGCCCAACACCATCATCTTGTGGGACAAGAGGTAAAGGTAAAAAATGGGGTAAAAAAAGTACTAATGAAGGGTTGAATATATCAGAAAAATTTAGTATATTTGATAAAAATGAAATTAAGATGAGATTACACGAAACTTTTAACTATGAAGAACCGTTAGTATTACCAGCGGAACCTAAAACAAAACCCAAAGAATCACCTATGATTCAACCGTCTAGACGTAATAAACCTTTCTTACCAGAAAGAGAATCACAACCAGACCCAAAAGCTGAAGAATAATGGAAGAATTATATTTGATATATGTGAACTATGTGGGTAAAGATTATAAGGGAGATTACCTTTATGAATTTATATTTTCTGACACTACAGAAGATATAGATGGTGATGAGTGGGATACATACCCAGCTTCTGGAAGACCACAACCACCGCATGATTCTTTTATAAAAAAAGTTGGTAGACTTGAATCTGAGTTAAAATTAGATGTGATACAAAATAGTGACACATTTGCAGTTTGGGACGCTATTGATGGTGTAGTTGCTTTGGCTTGGGAAAATATTGACGATTATGACACGTATCCAGAAAAAAGAATTTGTTTTAAATTTGGTGAAGATTTATCTGAAGTTGAAGATAAATTATACGAAAAAGACCTAATATTGAATTATAATATAAACAAACATGAACACAAAAAATAAATTAAAAGAAGCCACATATATTGTCGCATCACCTAATGATGCTCAGACAATGGCTGGTACTAATAAATTAAAAAAAGACGACACTGTTATTATTGATAAAGCAGCGTCTGCTAAAAGTGCATCTTCAGCTTTGGTTGGTGAAATTGACAATGTAATTCAACCTCAAGATAGAGCAACGATAAAGTACTTATCAAATGTAAAAGATGCTGAATCTGGACAAATAGCTCAACCGTTTAACCTTGGTGATAAAAAATACCAAATGGTAAGAGGTATAACACCAGATAAAAATGTAGTCATGGGTGTTTATTGTTTTGATGAATTAAATGAAGATGGAAGTAACATGATTTACCATGTTGATGAATTTGAAAGTAAAATAGCTAGACCAATGCTTGAAATGGAAAAATTAACAACTGAAAGTGAAAATAAAAGCACTGAACCTGAAAGTCTTAACTTAGGTGAATTTAAACATTTTATTGTAAACGAAAAAACTGGTAAATTTAAAAAATTTAAAACAATTCCAGAATTGGCCGCTACTACTATGCTTGAAGATGAGCGATATATGGGGTTACATGAATTTAAAAAATTTTTTGAAGGTAGAGTGTTTGGTACACCTAAGAAAAAAGAGTTAAGTGAAGTTGGATTGACTGGCCAAGAAAGTGATGAAGAAATGACTATTAAAGCTAAAAAATTAATGGGTCTTATTCAAAAAAGAATTCCAGCAACTATCATAGAGAGTATTAAAACAAACAAGTTGGCACAAAGAGAAGTTATTGCTGCATTTGCTGAAATGATTGGAGTTCCTAGAAATGGACTTACTGGATTAGTCCAAGGTATTAAAGATTTAGCTAAAACTGGTTCACAACCACAACAGCAACCAGTTATGGAAAATAGAGTAATAAAAACTATAAAGAAAAAAGACATAAAGTAATATATGAGCAATTACAGAAAAATAGCTGAACAAGCATTATTAAAATCACTAAACAGAAACAAATCAAAATTAAATGAAGGTGTTGTTTATGGTGATAATATAACAGAAAGAATGCACCCACAGTTAGAACAAGAATTAGCTGAAAGAAAACACTCGTTAGGTAAACACCCAGCTATACCTGAGGGTGATGAAAATAACTTTGAACAAAAGATAATGGGTAAACGTTTCAGTGAAGTTGTTAACCGTTATAAACGCGCATTTGATGTTGATGAAATTGATAACACTAAATTAATGTCACAAATGATGCCAATGGTTCACGAAACAATGGTTTTGGAAACTAAACACAAAAAAAACTTAGAAAAATTGGCTGAGAAAATGATTCGCGATGAGTATGATATGCCAGAAGATATTGTTGAAATAAGAGCTACTTTGTCACCTAAGATTTCGTTAGAGGGTACTAAAAAACACCCAACACCTAAATCTAATGATTTTCAATTTGAAAGCCATGAAGATATGGTAAACGCAAAAGGTGAAATTTATAAAAGAAGATTTTTAAACGCAATGATTCAAGGTGCCGCGAAAAAAACAAATCATATGTTTCATATGGTTGATGATGAATTAACTAACATGGACCCAAGATTATTGAATCGTTATTCAAAGGTTATGTCGGCGGCTGATTATATGTATTATGTTATACCTAAGATGGATAACGGTACCAGTGGTGGTGTTGTTAAGGTAACCTTCCCAACCGCTGATAACCCTAAGGCTGTTATTGAAGCTGAAGCTATGATTTTCCCAGTACTTATTCATGAACTAGTTAAAGGTGTTATGGAATTGTTATCAGCACATGGTTTACCTAAAGATAAAAAGTTAGGTGATTATGTTGTTGATAAGGCAGATTTCTTATCAGCTGAACCATGGGATATGAGAATTGGACCAGCATTGTGGGATAGATTTACAGATTGTATTGATGCTGACGATTTTAATTTAAAACATCAATTGTACATGGAGTTAGCTTCTATGCCAGTAAATGAATTCAATGAAAATATGAGAGAAATTTTAGCTGGTACAAACAAGGGTAAAAAAATGGTAAAAGAAATTATGAGTAGTGTTAAACAAGAACTACAAGAAGAAGAATTTGATAACGCTATGAATGAGTTAAATTCTAAAGAAGATAAAGAATATTACACATTAGATGAAATAATGTTTGGTAACGATATTGAACTGGATGAGGACGATGATGATGTCTTCAATAGTGATGATTTATTCTAAGATAAGGGGCTTTTAGCCCCTTATTTATTTTAAAACCTTTATTTTACTTGATTTCAGCATATTTATAATATAAAAAGAAGAAATATGCTAACAGCACAAGAAATATTTAAAGAGTATTCTAAATGTCTTATGAATCCAGTTTATGCGATTGAGAATTATTTAGAAACTTTTGATAAAACACAAGAAGGATTTGTACCTTTTAAATTATTCCCTAGACAAAAGGAAATTATAGGTGCATATGAAAAACATAGATTTAATTTAGTTACTAAACCTCGACAAGCTGGTGTTTCGACTACAACCGCTGCTTATATGGCGATTAAAGTTGGTTGGGCTGATGAAGATAACCCAGAAGCTGTTTTGATTATTGCTAATAAGCAAGAATTAGCTTTTGAGTTTTTAGCTAAAATTAAAGACTTTTTATCTCAATTACCTAGATGGGTTTGGGGTCACGAATACTACGGAAACCCTAAAAATGATGGTAAAACAATTTTCCTTACTGATTCTAAAAAAGAAATTAGATTACCTAATGGTAGTCGTGTTAAAGCAGTTGCAACATCTAAAGATGCCTTGCGTGGTTTTACACCTACGTTTCTTATTATGGATGAGGCTGCCTATATTGACAATGGTGCCGAAGTATTTGGTGCCGCTCTTACGGCATTAGGTACTGGGGGTAGAGCAACACTTATTTCTACACCTAACGGAATGGATTCTTTATATTTCAAAACTTACGACCAAGCTAAAACAAAAAAGAACAACTTTAATATCATTGAAATGAAATGGTATGAGGATTTGCGTTATAATAAAGATTTAAGGTGGGTTAAGGGTGACGATGTAGAAAAAGAATTATATTTTTCATTTGAGTCTTACACAGCTAGGATTGAAGATGGGTGGAAACCTACATCTACATGGTACGAGCAAATGTGTATGGGTATGAACAATGATGCGCGTATGATTGCTCAAGAGCTTGATGTTTCATTTATAGGTTCTGGGGGTAATGTAATTAGTGAAGAATATATAGGTTTTCATGAAAAAAACAATGTGATTGAACCTAAGATTACTATGGGTCTTGAAAATGAAATATGGATTTGGGAAGAACCACAAGCTGGTCATCAATATATAATGGGTGTCGATGTATCTAGAGGTGATGGTGAAGATAGTTCTACGATAGTTATAATTGATTTCACTACTATGGAACAAGTCATGGAATATCAAGGTAAAATACAACCAGATTTATTAGCTCAAATAGCAGAAGAATACGGTGAGTTATATGAAGCATATACTGTTGTCGATGTAACTGGAGGTATGGGTGTTTCAACTGTTCTTAAATTGTTGGAATTTAATTATAAGCGTTTGCATTATGATGACGCTAGTGGTAAAATATTATCAGCTAGACAAAGAGAATTAACTAGTTATAATCAAAAGGATAAAATCCCAGGATTCCACGCCACAAATGTTCGTTTACCTATGATTTCAAATTTAGAATATAAAATTAGAACCAATGCTATTAAAATTCGTTCTAGTAGACTTATTTCTGAAATGAAAACGTTTATTTATAAAAATGGTAGACCAGACCACATGGAAGGTTATCATGATGATTTACTTATGTCGTTAGCGATGTGTTTATGGGTTATGGAACATTCGTTTAAAAAATTAGAAAGACTAGAAAAACAAAATAAAGCAATTTTAAATAGTTGGTTGAATGGAGCTACTTCAAGTAGTTTACCTACCGTAACAGAAAGAGACCAAAATACTGGTGTTGTGACAAAAGTAGTTAACACTAACCACCCAGCTTATAAAAACGTTCAAGACCCTAGAGGTCAATATTCGTGGTTATTTTCTAAACCAGCAAATATGAGGTAATAACTATTTAATTTTACAATAAATTTAATATATTAAAATAAAAAATACTATGGCAAAAGATAATTTAACAATATTTCAAAAATTAAACAGAGTTGTTAACCCTGATTATAATCCACCACAAAAACAAACAACACAAAGATTTAATTTGGGTGGTAATGAATTGCTTAAAACTACTAGCAAACAAGAATATGAAACAGCAAAATTACAAGCTCAACAAAATAAGTATTTACAAAGTACTTGGAAACGTGTTGAAAATGGTTTGTTTCAACAATCTATAAATTACGAAACTACACGTGTTGGTTCTTACGCTGATTTTGAAGCCATGGAATTTTACCCAACAATCGCAGCCGCTTTAGACGTAATGATGGAAGAATCAACTACTGTTAATGACAGAGGTAGAGTTCTTAACATTTATTCTGATAGTAAGCGTGTTAAGGGTATCCTTGAAGATTTATTCTTTAACCGTTTGGATTTACATACTACATTACCTATGTGGACAAGAAATACATGTAAATACGGTGATAATTTTGTTTATTTGAATATCAACGATAGACAAGGTATTATTTCCGCAAAACAAATGCCTAACTACGAGATAGAACGTAGAGAAGCTGGTTTATATGATTTAGTTAGCGGTAGAGAATATTCTGACGACCAATCTGAAAATAGAGATAGAGTTAAATTTTACTGGAGAGGGCGAGACGTTGAATTTAATTCATGGCAAATTGCACATTTTCGTTTGTTAGGTGATGACAGACGTTTACCATACGGTACCAGTGTTTTAGAGAAAGCTAGACGTATTTGGAAACAACTTATCTTATCTGAAGATTCAATGCTTGTATATCGTGTTACTAGAGCACCAGAAAGACGTGTTTATAAAATATATGTAGGTAACATTGATGACGCTGATGTTGAACAATATGTAAACGCTATTGCTGATAGATTTAAGCGTATGCCAATTGTTGACCCTCAAACTGGTCAAATTGATTTAAGATATAATCAGCTTTCTAATGACCAAGATTTCTTTATCCCAGTTAGGGATGAAAGCGCACCTAACCCAATTGATACGTTGCCTGGAGCTTCAAACTTAGACCAAATTGCAGATATTGAATACTTACAGAGAAATTTATTTACAGCGTTGCGAGTACCGAAACCATTTTTAGGTTTCGAAGAAGCAACTGGAGAGGGTAAAAATCTTGCTTTACAAGATATTCGTTTTTCGAGAACAATTAACCGTATTCAACAATCTATGTTACAAGAACTAAATAAATTAGCAATTATTCATTTATTCTTATTAGGTTTTGAAGATGATTTAGATAACTTTACACTTACGTTAAATAACCCATCCACACAAGCTGAAATGCTTAAGGTTGAACATATGCAGGTAAAAGTTTCACTAGTTAAAGATTCTGTATCTGATATTGGTAACGGATTTGGTGTTATGTCATGGACTAGAGCTCATAGAGATATATTGGGTTGGTCTGACGATGAAATTAAACAAGATTTACTAGAACAACGAATGGAAAAAGCAGCATCCGCTGAATTACAAAATACATCAGCTGTTATTAAACATACTGGTATGTTTGACGCTGTTGATAAAATATATGGTGATTACCAAGCAGCTCTTAAAGGTGCTCAAGGTGGTGATGAAGCTGGCGCTGAAGGCGGCGGTGGAGGTGGTAGCTTTGGAGGCGGCGGTGGAGGCGGCTTCGGAGGTGGTGGTCTAGGTGGTGAAGATTTAGACTTTGGAGCAGAAGCTGGTGGTGAAGACGCAGAAGCTGGTGGTGACACAGGTGATTTTGGAGCAGAAGCTGGTGCAGAAGAACCTGCGGCTGGAGCTGAGACAACACCTGATGCTGGTACAACACCTGAAACACCAGAAGCTTTATCGGAATCATTAAATAAAACACAAAAACTTTTAAGTGAACAAAAAATAAAATTAGAAAATCAATTAAAAGTAAGGGCTGAAAAATATCAAAAAAGATTTGTTGATGTGTTGGTAGAGTCGGTTAAAAAAAATGACAAAGAACATGATGTTAGAGTTAAAATTTACGATAAAAACGTAAAGATTAACGAAGATGTTAATAATATGATAAATGACATAAATAAAATGTTAGATGAATAAGCTTTTTGCTTAAATCTACCATATTTATTAATAAAAAATTAGTTATGCAAAATTTTGGAAAAATAAAAAACGCTTTTAGTGAAATAATTGCAGAAGGGATAGTTTCAAACGATGAATCTAAAAAGATACTCTTCAAAAAATATATAAAAACACTTAGAGAAAACAAAGCGTTAAAAACACAATTTTTGGTTTACGAAAATATCGAAAATAAAATTGAATCTAATAGAGAAAAAGCTACAGAATTTGTTAAAGAAAATATAGCTTTATTAAACCAATTTTCAAAAAAAGAATTACAAGAAGCTAATTTAAAGTTAGCTAAACCAATTTTATTTGAAGATAGTTCTGTGATTTCTAATGATACTGAAAAGTTACATGAGGATATTTCTAAATTAATTTTTACCGAAAGAAGTCCTAAGAATATTGATACTATAATTGAAGCTATTTCAGATATTGTTGATTACATTCTTGCAAATAAAGAAAAAGTGGTAACAGAATCTTATGGTGTTCCAAATAGTATGTTAAGTTCTATTCTTGTTGAAAAATATAATGAGAAATATAGTGAATCAATAACTGAAACTGAAAAAGAAGTTATTACTGTTTTAATTGAATCTACTGATGAAGAGAAAATAGAAGTGTATTCAAAAATATCTAGAGAATGTATTGATTTAATTGATAATAAATTAACAGAATCGGATTTAGAAACAAAAGACAAATTGTTACGTGTTAAAGATAAATTATTAAGAGACAAAGTGGAGTTAAATGAAGATTTTTCTAAAAACATATCTAAATTAGTTAGTTTAAAATTAACTTTAAATAACGATAACTAAACATAAAAAGTATGGGCGAGTTTCAAATGTCACCAAGTGAGAATATCTTAAAATTAAGAAAATTAACAGAAGAAATTTGTAATATAGAACCATCTGGGGACTGTGTTATTGAAAAATTGAGAACCGCAATTAAGAACGGTACTGAGGATATTTTATCTTCAAAAACGGAAAGAACAAAATTAAAATATTACGAAAAAATGTTTTCAGAAATTAAAACAATTATAAGCGAAAATTAATTAAAAATAAAATGGCAGAAAATAAAGATACTTGGGCTGATTATAGTAAATTGGTGTTGAAAGAATTGGAGCGTTTGAATGAGAACCATGAAAAAATGCGTACTGATTTTGATAGTAGACTAAACGAGATGAATCTTAAATTAAACGATGTTAAGGGTATTGAGAAATCTGTTAATCAAAACACCGATTGGATTCAAAAAGTTAATGAAATTTGGTCTCCAACTCAAATGAAAGAAGCTAAAGACGAATTATATAGACAAAAAAATCGTTGGGTCGCTGCAATTGCTATTATGTCTTTTATTCAAATTATTGTTGGTATTATAATATCGATTTGGGGTAAAATGGGGCATTAAGATGTGGTATTGACTTTTACCAGGTGTTTCATTATATTTGTATTAAAATACGAATATGAAATCAGGTAAACAAATTAAAGTCCAAGACCAACAAAATTATAACATAACTTACGGTTGTGTAGATAATAAAAACCCTAAATCAATATATGTAAATATTACAGCGTGGTTAGAACCATTATCAGAAAACGAAGAAGATTATAATAAGATTATAAAAAATCTTAATAAAAAAATTAGACAAAACCTTTATAATTTTTTATCTTCAGATAAATCAACAATTTTTTTAAAAGATAAGACTATTGTTGATTTAGATTTAAGAGAATCTGGTATTAAATTTGGGAAGAGGAGTTTCATGAGTTGTGAAATAACTTTATTTCAAAATGGTGAAATTTCCATAAATTCAGAATTAATGAAACAAAATTTAAACAACGTTTCTTCTTTAATAATAGATAGAACATTTAATGAAGATAAGGACTTTAGATTCCATAAAAAAAAAATAATCAAATTTAAACCCAGCAGTTGCTGGGTTTTTTTATTTAATTAACATATTTATATCTATAAGAGTTTAAACTATGGATATAAATTATAAAAATTTTAAGATATTAAAAAGAGGTGAAACTGGTTGGGGTGGCCTTATAGAGCATGACGCTGGTTATATATCACCTGATGAACCTAGAAACCAACCTTTCATAAACGAAATAAAAAAATTAGATACTGGAAATAAATTAGCCATTGTTGAACCTTTGATTGTTTATGTAGTGCTTCAAAAATACGGAATCCTAAACCGTAACGGTAGAGTATACCCAGAAGCTATTCTAAAATCACAAGACAAATTATACCAACAAGCCATAAAAGAGCGTAGAGCTGTAGGTGAATTAGACCACCCAGAATCTTCTATTATCGCTGGCGATAGAATTTCACACAATATTATTGAAACTTGGTGGGAAGGTCATACACTTATGGGTAAGATGGAAATCTTAATGACACCAGGTTTTATAAACTACGGTATTGTATCAACCAAAGGTGATGAAGTAGCAAATTTATTAAGAAACAGAATTAAAATTGGTGTTTCTTCTAGAGGTGTAGGTTCATTAAAAGAAGGTAAAAACGGTGAACAAATTGTGCAAGACGATTTTGAAATAATTTGTTGGGATGTGGTTACAGCTCCATCAACACCAGATGCATGGATTGGTCGTAGTGCTGAAGAAATGAGACCTTATGTTGAAAACGTAGAAGTTAAAAAACCAATTATAAAAGAAAATTTTAACGATAACTTAGATAAATTTTTATTAGAATAAAAATATTTATTTATTTTTTTTAATCAAAAATTGATTTTTGTTAAAAACACGCATATTTATTAACAAATGGGGTCAAACTCATGTTATTAATTTAATAAAAAAAACTTAATTAAAAAACAAATGGCAGATAAAAAATCTATACTTGAAGAAGCACTTTTAGATATTAACCATATCAAAAATGCTCTTAATGCCAATACCAAAGAAATACTTCGTTCTGTTGCGAAAGAAGAAATTAACGGTGTTGTGAAAGAGTCTCTAGAAGAAGAGGCTTATGAAGAAGAAGACTTAGGTGGACCAATGGATGACATGGGTGCGCCAAGCGAAGAAGAAGGTGATATTGAAGTTGGAGGTTTTGAAGACGAAGAAGGTCTTGAAGACGAAATGGGAATGGATGATATTGAATCATCAGACGAACTTGATATGACTGGAGCATCAGATGATGAAGTTATTGCTATTTACAAAAAAATGAGTGGTGATGATGAAATCGAAATTGTTGGCGATGAATTACGCTTAAACATTAGCGAACCAGGAGAATATGTAGTTAAACTTAACGGTGCTGACAACATGGGTGGTGAAGACGAAGAAGATGAATTAGAATTAGAACCAGCTGACGATATGTTAGGTGATGATGAAGAAGATTTAGATATCGACATCGAAGACACTGATGAAGAAGGTGACGAAGAAGATTTTGACTATGAAATCGAAATGGGTGACGAAGATGAGTCTGAAGAAGACGAAGAATCTGACGAATTCGAAGCTGGTGAAGAAGAAGAAGAAGAAGAAGAAGAATCTGAAGAAGAAGAAGAAGAATTGGAAGAATCTTTAGGTTACACTAGAGGTTATGCTGGTAGACAAGGTGCTAGAAAAAGTGGTGCTGCTCATTTACCAAAACCAAAAGCTGAAAGTGTAAACGAAACAGTTATGGCAAAAAAATTAGTTTCTGAAACTGCTAAAAGATATAATAGCTTATTAACTGAAGCTACTAAACTTAAAGCTGAAAATGTTGAATTTAGAAAAGCTCTTAAAGAGTTTAGAACTAAATTAGTAGAAACAGTCGTTTTCAACAGCAATTTAACTTACGTAACTAAATTGTTTATGGAGCACTCAACTACAAAAGGTGAAAAAGATTCAATCCTTAAAAGATTTGATGATGTAACTAGCCTTAAAGAATCAAAAAAACTTTATAGAACTATTGCGAATGAATTGGAAGATAGAAAACCAATTTCAGAATCTTTAGAAAATAAAATAATTAAAGAAGCTACTAGTGGTGTTTCAAAACAAATTGTAGAAAACACTGCATATGTAGACCCTTCAACAAAGAGAATCATGGATTTGATTAGCAGAGTTGAAAAAAGATAATAATAATAAAACAAAATAAAAACTTAAAAAACTATGTCACATTTATTGACTTCAGGACAAGTTGGTAACATCGGATTAAACCACATGAAGGCTATCCGTTTGGAAACACAACAAAAATGGGATTCTTTAGGGTTCTTAGACGGACTTAAAGGCCATGTAAAAGAAAATATCGCTCAGTTATATGAAAACCAAGCTTCTAGCTTGTTAACTGAAGCTACTACAGCTAATTCATCAGGTTCTTTCGAAACTGTTGTATTCCCAATTGTAAGAAGAGTTTTCTCTAAATTATTAGCTAATGACGTTGTATCTGTACAAGCTATGAACATGCCAATCGGTAAATTGTTCTTCTTTGTGCCGTTAACTTCAGAGCGTGTAAACGCTTCTGGTCAAGGTGGTGACCCATATGTTGACGGTGCTCAATATTCTGCTCACACTTCATTTGCAAATTACGGTTTACCTTCATGTGTTCAAACAACTGATGGTTGCGCTGTAACTCAGTGGATGGGTAAAAACTTATACGATTTATTCTACAATGATGGTTTGTTTGATAACTCTAAAGGTACGCTTACTATTAACACTGTATCTAATTTAAAAGTATATACATTATTAACTGGTGGTACTTTCTCAATAGTAACTGGTGGTTCAACTGTATTACCAATCGCTGCTGATGGTTCAGTTAGAAACGTAATTGTTGCTCTTTCTGGTTTCTCAGCTGGTGCTGGTACTAATGGTAGAGAAGTATTGACAGGTCCTGATGGAAACGCTATGGATACTGAATCATTCTTAGCTTCATTAAAAGTTGTTGCTCCTGCTACATTATTAGATAGAGATGGTAACGCTGTTATCGGTATTGGTCAAGAAGTTCCTTTTAGACTTGTTACTCAAAGATATGGTGTTGGTATCGTAACTGGTCCAAACGTTGTTACCGATGGTAACGGTGTATGTTGGTTAGAATTAGATTTAACTCACCCAGTTGGAACAACTGCTGTTGCTGGTGCTGCTGCTGCTGGTACAGCTACTTACGATGGTTATGTTGGTGCTTCTGCAACTACATTTAGTTCATTCTCTGCTTTTACAGCTGCTTACGCTACTTATGCTAGTTTAGAGTTCGAAACAGAAATGGGTGAAGTATCATTCAGACTTGATGAAGTTGTTGTTTCTGTAGAAGAAAGAAAATTAAGAGCTACATGGTCTCCAGAGTTAGCGCAAGACGTTAGTGCATTCCACAACATCGACGCTGAAGCTGAATTAACTGCAATGCTTTCTGAGCAAGTTGCTGCTGAAATTGACCGTGAAATCCTTAGAGATTTACGTAAAGCTGCTGCATGGCAATTACGTTGGGATTACAATGGATGGAGAAAAGCTTCTTCTGCTGCGAGCCCATATACTCAAAAAGAGTGGAACCAAACTTTAATTACTAAATTAAACCAAATTTCAGCTCAAATCCATAAATCTACACTTAGAGGTGGTGCTAACTTCATCGTTGTATCTTCAGAGATTTCTGCAATCTTCGACGATTTAGAATACTTCCACGTGTCAGACGCTAACCCAGAGCAAGACCAATACAACATGGGTATTGAGAGAATCGGTTCATTAGGTGGTAGATATCAAGTATATCGTGACCCATATGCACCAGCATACTCAATCATCATCGGTCACAAAGGGAAATCATTATTGGATACTGGATACATCTACGCTCCGTATGTGCCATTACAGTTGACTCCAACAATGTATAACCCATTCAACTTCGCTCCAGTGAAAGGTATCATGACTCGTTACGCTAAAAAAGTGGTTAACAACAGATTCTACGGACACTTGAGAGTTGACGGTGTACAAACATTCAACATCAACGAATTAAGATAATCATAATCTTATATAAATTTAAAAAAGGCTACCATTACGGTGGCCTTTTTTATTTTATGATAATTTATTAATTTCAGCTCGTATAGCAGTGCCTAATAATGTATCATTTGGTGTTGATTTAACCAGTTCAATAATTTTTTCTAAAAGTTCTTTATTTTCCATATTTTTTTTTTACAAAGATACTAATTTTTTTATTAATTTGCAAATATTTATAAGTATGAAAAAATTAATAAAAAAGTTAATTAGAGAAAGTTTAGAAGACATCGCTGGTTTTACAAACATAACACCAGAGGAACGCAAAGAAATCGATAGAAGATATAAAGAGTTTGTTTTATCTGATACTGAAAGCGCTGTTAAAGCTAAAAAACAACTTGACCATTACAATAAGGTAATAAGCGACCCAAAATTTGCCAACCAAGAATGGATTCCAAAAGCTTTTAAAGACCAAATTAGTGCATTACAAAATACAATTAATGCTGCTAAAAATAGAGATAGAAAAGCTGTGTATCATGAAATAGCTAGAAATTATTTATCATGGAAAAGATATGAAGATGATATAGTTAAAGCTAGAGAGTCTAGAACCTTTGGTAAAGAAGACATTATAAACCTATTTGTAGACGCTTTAGAAGGAGGTTCTAACTATTGGTATGAGATACGTCATTTACCTAACGAAGTTCGCTATAAAGCCAAGGAAATGGGTCAATCAGTATCTGAAGCTATAGGTGAGTATATTCTTAAAGGTGGTTATGTTCAATTTTATGATGCTGAAGAAGAATATGACGAAGATGATTATACTGAAACACATTCAGATAATGGATTGTTGGGTACAGTAGATATGGATTCAATTCTAGAAGCAATAACAATAATAAAAAGAGATTACCCAGATGTTTGGGAAAATATACTTGATGAGCAATACGATGCAAACGATGCTGATATATTTTTACAATTATGCGTTATGGGTGATGTAGTATTTGGTTAATATGAAAAAAATATTTTTAATAATAACATTGTTCATGACAATGAACGTGTTTTCACAAACAGTTACAACAGATAATAAACTAATAATACCTCACGGGGACATTACGTTGTATTTAACGAAAGATACATGTGCTTTGTTATCTAAACATGTTTTAAAGTATTCGAGCTTTCTAAAGCTTGATAAAGAGCGTGATAATCGTTGGTTTCAAGATACGTATAAGGGTAGATATTATAAAGACGCATATTTGAAAACTGGATATGATATTGGTCATCTAACACCGTCGCACATTACATCTTATGATAACGAATTAAACCATATGTCTTTTAGCTTGTTCAATGCAGCGCCACAGTTGGCTGGATTTAACAGAGGTAAATGGGCCCAGATGGAAGGAGATGTTGAACGCATAATATCTGATAACAAACAAGATGTTGTTATTATTACTGGTGTTATATACGACCCAAACAACATAAGGTTTATGGGTAAATCTAGAATTCCTATACCATCAGCATTTTTTAAGGTTTTATTCATGAACGGTAAAACACAATGTTGGGTTGGTTCAAATATTAATGGTTTGATAGTGACTATTACTTTAAAGGATTTAAACGAATTATTCAAAAAGAACAAAATGAATTTAACAATACAATAAATGAAAAATTTGATTAAACAATTACTTCGAGAAAATCTTTTAAGCGAGGTTAGTGATGATATTTATGAAATAATTAGAACCCAATACCCTAATGCTAGAATTATGATGGAAGCTAGAGGTTCTGTTGATGGTGATAAGATAATATATAAACCTAAACAACAACCTGATAAACCTATGGCTAAACCTTTTGGATTATGGTATTCTATAGGTACTGAATGGATTGATTGGGTAAGAATGGAAATGCCACAATGGGAACGTGACCACGCATTTCTTTTGGATATTGATGATAGTAGATTATTAAAAATTAATACTTATGAAGATTTAAAATTATTTAATGAAGAATATGTTATTGATAATTATTATGTTGATTGGAAAAGAGTTAGTGAAAAATATGGTGGTATAGAAATAGTACCATATATTTATGAAGCTAGATATGAAATGCTTTGGTATTATACGTGGGATGTAGCTTCTGGTTGTATATGGGCACCTAATATGCTTAAAAAATCAAAATTAATACAATAAAAAAGGGCCATATGGCCCTTTTTATATATACGTTAACTCGATTAATTATTTATTATGCTTTTGTACCGCAACTAGCACAGAACTTGTGTCCTTTACCTAATTTGGCACCACAGTTTGTGCAATATCTTTTTACATTGATATCTTCAACTGTGTTAACTTTTTGAGATACTGGAAGCAACTTAGCTTCAATAGTATAAAAAGCAAAATATTCAAAATCTTTATTTACTGTTTTGAATTTTTGGTCAGAATCAGAACCTTCTTCAACTCTACCAGTTTCAATTGATTTAGATTTCTTAGCAACCCCTTTAGTTAGATTTAAAGGTGTTTCAACACTTTTTTCAGTTTGCATCCAATCCATCGTTGCTGAACCGTCATGTACGCTTGAACTATAAAACGCGCTAGTTGATAAATTACTACTACCTCCAATGATTGTGTTAGTGGTTGTGAAGGTGTTAGTTATTGGTGTAGTTGAACCATAAACGTAACCACCAGTGTTAGTGTTATCGTAACGGATAATACCTTGGTCGTAGTTTTGTCCACCCCAGATATCTCTAGTACCACCAATTCTTAATATTGGGTTTCTTGGTCTAGGTTTTGACTCTCTGTAAAATTGAACCTTGAAATCACCATTATTTACTATTGCTTCTTTCACTTCTTGAGTGTTAGCTACTTCGTATGTGTCGAATAAGAATTTTTTGGCAACGTCTAAGTATCTATCTAAGAATACACGTTGACCTGGGCTCAATACAAGACCACCCTGTGAGATAACATTTCCGTTAAGTGTAATTTTAGCAAGTACAGATTCCGTAGTTGGATTGAAAAGTTCAATCTGGAACTCTTGCCCTTTTTGTAAATAATAAGTTGGCAAATCACCTTCTTTTTTGTAAAGTTTAACTCTACTTTTGTTCACAGCAATGTTTGCTGTTGGCATTTTTGGTGCCACATAGTTTAATTGTTTCATTTTTAATTAACTTTTAATTTTTGTTATTATTGTACCAATTTCTTTATTGCCTAGACAACTCTAAAGCCTATTAAGACTCGAAACCAATACGTGAGTTAACGTATATAATATAAATATAATAATTTTTTTTTTATTTGTCAATACTTTTATTGAAAATCTGAACCCATTTCACATAATGTTGATTGGATTTGGTGCCAATAAGTATCAGCTTCATCTGGCATTGAATCCCCAGACATACCATATTGTTTTATTTCACCATCAATTTCAATTTGTTCGTTTTTTAAATTTTTCAAAGGCGCGTAAATTCTTTTCATTACTTTTGTCTTTGTCGCTTCATCCATATCTTTTGTGGCAGCTTTTACATATCTAATTGCTTCGGTGTATGAACCTATAGTCATTTTATTACATAGTGATTCCATCGCTGAATTCATTTCTTGACCATCAATAAGTTCCTCTCTTAGTAATTTTTTTATAAATTTTTTCATTATTGTCCTTTTCTTAATTCTACTTGATTAACAATATTAAATTGACAAACATTTTTAAGTGTTGTTACTTCTAAATTTGATGTTGCTAATACATCTAAGTAATATGTGTTAGGGATAAGACTAGGTGTGTCCAATAAGAAATAATAATAATTATTGGCCATTTCTACAGGTTGAAAATCAATCACTGTTAATTCAGCACCACCTTCTTTTACATATAATCTATATTGTAAGTTATCGATATATTGTGTTTGTTCTACTGTATATGGTATTCTAGCAGAAACAATAACCCTTCTAACGTCACCTCTTAATATGTTCTCTTGGTTTCTAACACCGCTTATATTTACAGCAACTTTTTTAGGTAACATATCGTTGGTTCCTATATTATAATATTCAAAAGAGGATTTAACTACAAAATCTAATGATAATTCTGGTCTAGAAACTCCGTTAATTACAACATTTTTCCAAACATCATTAAACATTGTTTCTACATTTCCACTATTAGTAGGTACAATTATATCAATACTATACACACCCTTCGTAACATGGTTAACATCTGAAGAAGTATAAGCGCTAAATAAATTACCATTACTATCGTATACATCTACATTAGGTATTTGGTCTAAATTTGTTGGGTTTCCGCCAATATTTACGTAAAGATATAGTTTGTTATTCTTATCTAAGAAAAAGTTGTTTCTATCGTCTTTAATGTGGTTCTCATAAGTTGTTTCAATATATGGTTCGTAGAATGTTTGCGTGTTGTTAGTAAAGAAACCAACATATTGAAGTGCCGTTGTGTTTAAAAGTTCGTAACCTCTAGCAAACGCAATCCCTAAACCATAGTTCGTATTACCAGTTAACACACCATTAACATAATCAGTAATGTCCATTTCAATATTTTCATTACCCTTGTCAAAATGTTGTGTTGTTACTGTGATACTAGAAGGTGAACCAGAATAAACACCAGTACCGCCACTCCAATTAAAACCTGTTTTTGGGTTAACCCAGTTTGATGGTCCTGTTGAGTACAGATAATCACCGCTAGTTAATATTGGAACTTCGTAATCATAACCAACACCGTTATCCCAATCTTGGTTTATTTTAAAGAGTATTAAGTCAAACGAAGTAGCTCTATCTTTGGCAGCCATAGTACCGTTTAATAACCCAGTATCAAAAGATGCAGTGTTTGTAAGTCTAAGTGTATGTTTTAATTTCGATAAATCAGTATAAGTACCACCAGTGTACAACTGTTTTAAATTAGTTTCATCAAAATGAAATAAAAATCTGCTATATTTTTCAATACCATCATAACCACCATAAAACAATTCAGTAACAGGATTTAAACCTGTGTTTGCTATTGTATTACTGATTATAGTATTATTTTTGTCGAAATATGTACGTATTACCATGTTTTGTTTTTATTATAAATATCACAAAACTTAATAAAATTAATTGATTCTAATGTTTTTAGATAACATAGTTTCTTCAAGTTTGGCAGCGTTCTTTTGAAATTCAAAAACAGCTTGTTTATTACCATCTATTGTTAAATCAGTTGGTGGTTTACCGTTACCGTTATGTACGTGTGATAAGAAAGCTTCTTTAAGTAAAATAAGGTATTGTAATAACACGTCGCCAAATGGTAATTGATGAGCGGTGGTTAATATTTTTTCCAATTCATCTGTTGATATTAAATCAACGTTATTTGTAGTGTTAAAATTAGGTGAACCACCATGAGTTATAAAATTTATTTTATTTGATACGATATTGGTTACGCTACCTACTCTATCAGAAACTTCAGTTTCAGTTAATTTTGGTAAATTAACTTTGTTTTTGATTTGAATATAAGCTTGAGTTTCCGTATTAAATTTAATAGGGTAAGGGTTTGTTTGTGTGATTTGAGACTCCACAAATTTACCAGCTCTAATAACTATTTCATTATCTTTTTGTGTGATGTCTGTATTGTATCTACCTTGAATTGAAATATCGTTTGGGTTCGGGAAAACACCTTTTAATTCAGGAATATTAGCTGGTGTAACGTTTGGTGCCACTGGACCAAAGGTAAACCCAGCCAACGCAGTTGTTCTGGCAGAATCAAAACTAAGTTTATTTAACTGAGAAATAATTGGCCCGATATATAAACGGTCAGCGCTTTCTTTTTGTTTGTTTAGTAAAAAGATTAACACCATTTCACCCACTTTAGGTTTTATTGATAAGTGTTTTGGTAATAAAGGTAAACACCATGGTAAAGCGTCATATCCACTAACACCTTCACCTAATAACTCGTCATCACCACCAGTTGTGACTGAACCTTTTACCCAAACTTTAACTCTATCTAAACCCAAAGGGTCATCAACGGCCATAACCTCACCAAATTTTAAATATTGAAAATTTAATGGGTCGTTGTCGTTGTTTTTTACACCTCTAGTTAATCTATTACTACCTTCTAACATTAAGCTTCGTTTTTAAGTCTTTTTAAAATAATTTTATTAGCACTTTCAAATCGTTTTTCAATTTCGATTAATTTATCGTAATCTTGAACCATTTTTAATTTTAAAGCTTCATAATCAGCTTCCATTTGTTTTATTTCAAACAAGATTTCATTGTTTGATTTTTCTTCTAAATCTTCATTCATAATATTATCTAATTATTCCATTACCAATACCCATAGTTGTTGTAACACCTTGTATTAATACTGGCGCACCTAAGTTTCCAATACCCACACCCATTATACCAACTCCAGGTGGGATGACAACATTAACAACACTTTCGGTTAATATGGCATTTATTATTTCCTCACATTGAATCGCTAACATAGCTTCAGAAGTGTTTGGACCGTCAGCAAAAACATCACCAACAACTAAACCAGCTTCTGATTGTCTAGAGATAATTCTAGAAGCAATTTGTTTACTTGAAACCCCTGGTCTTAAATTACTACCAACCATAATCAATGGTGGTGGTAATGGTTCCACTGGTGTTTCTGGTAATTTAAATGCTGATAAAATCATATTTAAAACACCGTATATTGATGTTAAATTAAAATTACTTTCTTTGTTTATTCCAGTTTCTGAAAATTTTTCTTTTACATTTTTACCTAAGTCACTCATTATATTAAACCTTTTATTGTTCTTAAAGCCTCTTGTGAAACACCTACTAGGCTTAATAATTGTTGTTTTCTATTTTGGGTTTTTTCATTTAATTTAATTAACGCTGCTTCACCTGCTAACCTAGTCACTTCTTTCATAGCATACGCCATTAATTCTTTAACAATAATTTGAGTAACTTCTTTAAATATTGCTGTGAACAAACTTCTGTTCTTTTTTATAAAATCTTTAGCGTCAGTGTATTCAGCGTTTTCACCATATAATATTTTAAAATTAATTAAAAATATTATAATAATTTTTGGTGAAATAACAACATTAGCGATTGATTTGATTAAACTTTTTATCATATCACCAACAAAACTTATTTTGATAGTTTGTTTGTCTTGATTGTCTGGTGTTTGAGACGCTAAGTCTTCAGCCATGTTGTTTATAGAATTTGTGATAACTGTTCTTTTTTCAACTAAACTTGATGTTTGATTGTATTCATCAGTAAAACTAGTTAATTGTTCAATTGGCATCGACCCATTAAACGAAACGCTAGTTTTTAATTTTATTATACCATTTTTTCTATTGTTAGCAATTTCTTGTTGTCTAGCAATTTCTGAATTTGTAAATGTAAAATAATCATCATTTATTTCACTATTAACATCAGCATTTGCTAACCTATCTATAATATCATTTATCTCGGTTTCTTTTTCTAATTGCTTTCTTGTTTTAGGAGTTTGAACCGTAATAGAACCAAATAATATATCGATAATTTTGTTTATGATATTTTGCGCGCCAATTATATTTAATGAACCAACATAATTATCGTTTAATTGATTAATTGATTTATTATTATAACTTGGATTAACTTTTATGATTAATGAATTGTTTGGGTTATTTCCTGTACCGTTTTGTTCAAATTTAACATCTAAAATATTTTGCCATGTATGTGTTACATCAGGGTCTTGGATAACACCATATAAAAAAGTGTTAAAATCACTACTATCAGTTAATGGTGATGTTATATCATTATATAATAAACCACCGACAGGTGTGTTAGGGTCTATTTTTAATTGGTCAAAAAAATCTATTTTATTAACACTAATCACCACTCCGTTACCAGATGGTGGTTTTAAAAAACTAGGTATACTTGGGTTTAGACCACAAGAAACCATACTTTTTAAAACTGTTTTTATTGTTTGTTTTAAATCTTTTTCAATTCTATCTAAATATTTTGTTAAAGTTTCAACAATCACCTTAACAAATTCTTTTTGACCCACCAAAGATTTAACCAAATCGCTTAAAAACAAAATAATATCGTTCCCATTGTTTACCGATGGGAACGAATTAGTTGTTTTTAGTTTTGGTAACCCAGAAACCATTGTTTTTGCAGCGGCAATTTCACCAAAAACTTTTTGTTTTTTATCTTTGATACTCATCGTGGTTATTCGTCTGTTTCTGTGTTGTCGTGTTTATTCTTAAACAGTTCTCTAATTGATTTGAAATCATCTAAAGATACTTTTCCATCACTTCTTTCAGCGATAGCGGCATTAGCGTCCCCTCTATTCTTAATAATATCACTTTGTAATTTAGCAATTTCTAATTTTACTCTTATTGCAGAATCTTTAACTTTAAGTAAGTTACCTTTTTCTTTTGCTATTTTAGTCAAATCATCAACCCCATCTGGGTTTACACCAGTTGTTAATTCGTTGATTGTTCTTTGAACGTCGTTGATTTGTAAACACGCGTCATTATAAGTTTCTTGCATAAGACCTTCTAATGATTCGTTATTGTTTACTTTAACATCATGTTTTCTTTTTCTAGGCATTGTTATTAGTTTTTATTATAAATATCTACAAGCCTCGTTTTGTTAAGATTTCATACAAATCTTTAAATCTTTTCATCGCAATACGTATGTCTTTGGTTGAAAGATTTGTGTAATTTCTCATAGTTTCTAAAACAGAGTTTTTATTATATTTTGAACCACCGTCAAAACCTTCAAAAGCAGATTCCCAATTTTCCAATATGTAAATTAAGGCTAAACCTACTTTCTTTTCGTTTTCGTTTAGTTTCTTTTTTGGTGGTAGTTTTTCGTCGTTCATTTCTTCTTTGATACCTTCAATAAGGTTTAAGATGAAATCATCCATAACAAAACTATCATTATCAATTACATAAGTTAAATCTTGGCGTTCCTCAAAATCAGTCATCATATCTTCGTAAGATGATGTTTGTCTTAAGTGTTTTTCGTCTTTGATTAATAAACCTAATATATAATTTTTACTAATGGTCCCGAAGTATGAATAAGCTTTTTTACCTCGTCCAGCTTCAAATTTATGTACTTTCGTCATCAAGAAAGAAACGGTGTCACTATGAAGTTCTTCATAAGTTTCACCCTTTCTATATAATTTATATCTCCTGATGATTGCTTCTATCATTTTATCCAAAGGGGCTTTTAACCATTCATTGAATATTAAATTTCTTTCGTTGGAATCTTCTGATTCTAAAAATCTGATAACTGCTTCTTCTTCTTCGGGACCAAAATACATTTCATTTGTTCTTTTGCGTCCTCGTTTAGTAGCCATTTATCATTCTTATACTTCATACGTTATTTTTCTATCATTAGCAAAATAATATTCTTTTTTAGCTGTTTGTAGCCACCATTTTGCTTCGGCTGGGTTCATAGTTTCTTTGTAACTAGAAAATAAAGATTTTGGTCTTTGATTTACGTGTTTATACCCAAATTTTGGTACTGTCATGATTCTAACATCTTTAAATGTTAATCTTAACAAGAATTCATAAATAAACGTTAATTTGATACTAGGTTTAAGTTTACCCATATCTTCATAGGTTGATTTTCTAACCACCATTCCATCAATGTTAAAGTTTTGATAAGCTAACAAAGCGTTGTTATCTAAAACACCTAATTCATCTGAAAAACTATTAGCCCAAACAGCTTCGTTTGTAAAACCAATAAAACGACCTTCAGAATCAACATCGATAACAATTGGTAAGAATAAATCTACATTAGGATGAGCTTCTCTGTATTCAACAGCGTTTTTAAACCAAATCTTAGCATATTCATCATCATACTCTAAGATAGAAATCCATTCTGATTTAGCAGCAGCTACACCAAAGTTAATTTGTGAACAAAAATCTGTTTCACCGTCATTTTCGACAATAGTTACAATGTCTTTAATTTCACCAAAATCTAATTTTTTAACATATTTTGAAACATCGCTACCTTTAGGTGTAACAATGATAAGTTCATCAGGTCTAACAATTTGTAGTTCAACACTTTTAATTGCGTTAGATAATGAATTTTTAGTCACGTCGTCTAATTCGTGAATTGGTAAAATTACCGAGATATCTGTTTTTTTATTTTCCATTTTTATTAAGCGTTTGTAGTTTCTTTTAGAGCGTCTTCAAATCTCTCTAAAGTTATTTTTAATTCTGAAGTTCTATTTTCAAAAATAGCCCCATATACATCAGTAATTGCTTGTTTTTGGTTTTCTAAAGTATAAAGACCTTTAGATTCAGCCATACCTTCTAATAAATCACTTGGCACCGCGTCTTCTAACCATATTTTTAAGTAAGTTGCAATTAATTCAGGTATGTTTAAAGTTGTGTTAGTCCAAACACCATTATTTTTTACTGAAACATCACCGTTTTCATCTACACTTTCTAACCACTCTGGAACCATATTAGGTATTTTTCCAATTACTGGTGTATTACATTCAATAGCTTCTAAAGGGAAGGTACCAAACCCAGCTTGGTCATCAATCCAAACAGCTAAACAACATTTTTCTAATTCTCTAGCGAATTTTTCTCTAGAAAAACCTCTTAATTCTTTAAAAGTAACCCATTTGTAAATAGGGAATTGTAAATAAAACGCTTTAGCTAATTTTGTTGCATCACCAGCATTTCTAGTTAACAAAGCAACAACTGGTGTTTTAGGTTTATCTGAAGGTTTAAAATATTCAGGGATTGACACTGGAACAACGTGTGTCATAATTGAAGGGAAAAGAGATTTGATATAATCTGCTTGTTTTTTTGAAGTTGTAATAACATCATTAAATCCAAAATCAAAATCCCATTTTTTACCAATAGGTAAAAGTTCTAATAAATAATCATAACTTTGTGATAATACAATTTTTTTACATGGGAAGCTTTTTACTTGGTCCATAATATTCGCGAAGATTTCTGGGATTATAATAAAATCTGAAGGTGTAATCATTAGTTCTTGACCTTCAATAGATGCATGTGGTAATTGTGCGTATTCTTCGCCTAACCAATCTGCAACACCTTGCCCGTTTTCGTCACCTCTAAGTTTATAATCATTTTTTTCGTGTAAGATACTTGCGTTGTAACCTAATTCGTTAAGAATTTTTACATGTTCGTAAATGTTAGCAATACCTGCTGTTGGGTTACCTTTAGTATCCAACGTGAAAAAATACATTTTAAAATTTTTATTTTCTAAATTACCGATAATTTCTTTTAATTGAGAAATTTGGTTTTCAATTTGGTTTTTATTTTCTTCCATTTTTTTTATTATTAATTATTATTGTACCTCTACTAGTATTTCGTAGTGTATTAGTGTGTTAAAAGCTATTTTATATGAAATACTCATTTTATCTAAGGCTCTTTCAGAACCTAATTCTTCATCCATTTCATCTGTTTCATTTAAAACGATATCAATCATTTCTCTTAGTAGTTCGTACATTGTTTGTTGAATGTACATCTCTCTTTCTTTTTTTGTTGTTACAACTTCAGATGTAATTGTTTTACCCTTTTCATCTTTAATTTCTTTGGTTACCGATTCGGTAATGAAATTACCGTTTGGGTGGTCTATTTTAATAATTTCTGTGAACTTGTCCACGTCAAAATAATATACCGAACCACCAAAATCTAGCAGGTTATCATAGTTCTTCATAAGTAGTGATTTTTGTGTTTAAAATTTTATTTCTTAAATCTTCATCGTTAATAAATTCTAAGATTGAATTTAGTTCATAATCACCTTTTACATCATGATTATACGATGAATTAATTTTAACAGATATTTTACTGTTAGGTTTTTTTGAAAGCGAAATTGGGTTTGATGTGATTAAAACATCAGCGTCTCCCCATTCATCTTCATTGTCCTTAACAAATCTAATTTTATCAATTAAACATGCTGTTTTAGATAAAAAGAAAAAGGTTGATGGGATGCTTTTATCGACTTCTCGACTTACTAATTCAATTTCATGTTCTTCATCATCTTTTATGTCTGATAAAAAACGATTAAAGTGAATCATCAACCCATCTGACATCAAATCAGCGTGACCAAAAATTTCTAGAGGTGCTTCTTTATAAAGAAACGTATTGAGTCTGTTGATGTCACCAAACTCAAAATGGTCTAATAAATTAAAACTGGTTACATCTTCAATTTCTACTTCTGAATATTTTTTACCTTCTTTTTCTAATTCTGGTACAATGTATTTTTCATAAGTATAAATGAATTGGCCAATATAATCTCGTAAAACCTCATTTATGCTAATAGCTATTTTCATAAACGAAATTTACTGGCTAAATACCTATAAGTAAAGTAAAAATAACTCTTTATTTAAAAAAATTAATAATTTTTCTAATAAACGGCGAGCCACCCTCATTAATAACACTAGGTTGTGTTTTTATTACCTTATCAAGTTCAGGTACAAAATGTTGTTTCTTTTTATAGTTAGGATGTTCAAAAAGTCTTACGAAATACTTTGTAAGTCTGTGTCTAACAATTTCATCTTCAACAAATTCTACTATTGAAACACCTTCTTCTGGTAAATCTTTAATCATTTTAATTAGTTCACTTAAAGAACTATCTTCTTTCTTTTTAAGGTCTATTTGATTAGTATCACCTAATAAAACTATTCTAGTGTCTTCAGAAAAACGAGTAAGGAAAGTTTTAGCATTACCATCGTTTACGTTTTGAAATTCATCAAATAATAGAATGGTGTTGGCTAATGACCTACCTCTCAAAGAACCAAAAACTTCCATTTTAATATAACCAGCATCTAACATTTTATTTGTCAACTCTTCACCAATCAATTTGTAGAACGCGTCAAAAAATGACATCATGATAAATTTTAATTTATCACGCTCATCACCTGGCAACGTACCTAAATCTTCGTCTTTTAATTGAACTATTGATTTAACTAGTTTAATGTCGTGGTATTTATCTGGGTTTGTTTTAAGTAACAATAAAGCTTCAGCTACACTAAGAAGGGTTTTACCAGTACCAGCTGGGCCAATACAAACGGTTACATCACCATTTTTAATAGAATTAGTTAATTTCTTTTGAGTTTCGTTTTTGTGTTTTAAATCTATTTTAATTTGAGACAATAAATCTTGTTTAAGGTTAATTGTTGATTCTTTAGGTGAAACCGCTTTTTTAGCTCTAGTGGTTTTTGTGGTACCACTTTTTGGAGCTGGTGTAACTTTTCTAGTCATACGCTTTTTTTATTAATAAATATCTTATTGTTTTATGTTAGGGTAGTTTTTTTCAAACCATTCAACTGTTTCTTTTATACCAACATCAAAAGGTGTAAATTTAAAATCTGGTAAATAACTCATTAACTTTGAGTTATCACTAGGTTTTCTAAATTGTCCATCTGGTTTTGTTTTATCAAAAATAACATTACCTTTAAAATTCATAGCTTCTACGATAACACCAACAACATCTTTTATTGAAATTTCTTCTGAAGTTGATAAAATGATTGGTTCTGATTCGTTATAATTTTCTAAAACCCATAAAGTTAATTCAGCGACATCTTTAGAATATATAAACTCTCTAAGTGGTTGACCAGAACCCCAAATTTTTAAATCGGTACCGTTTTCTCTAGCCAAATAACATTTGTGAATCAAAGAAGGTATAACATGTCCGTTTTCAATGTCAAAATTGTCATTAGGACCATAAATATTTGTTGGTATTACCGAAGTATAGTTTAAACCATATTGTTCTCTATAAGCTCTTATTTGAACTTCTGACATTCTTTTAGAATAAGCATACGCATCATTTGAATTGTGTGGTGGTCCTAAATGAATTTTAGATTCTGTTAATGGATATTCAATATCGTTAGGAAACACACATGTCGATAAAAAGGCTACCAACTTTTTAACACCATATTTTCTAGCTGCTTCAATAACATTGGTATTAATCATGATGTTATCGTAAAAAAAATCACCTTTGTATTTCATGTTACCACCAACACCCCCAACTTTAGCCGCACAATGAATAATTTTATCAACAGCAAAATCTTTTTGTGTTTCTATATTAGTGTAAAAATTAAAAACGTCTTCAGTCTGTTTTTTATCTCTAAGGTCACAAACTTTAGATGTAATCGCAATTAAATCTCCTTTGAATTGTGAGCCAACTAATCCATTTGAACCTGTTACTAATAATCTACCCATAATTAACTTAATTTATTTAACCAATATTCTATCATTTCATCTAACATACTTTCGAAAGTATATTTAGGTTGCCAACCCAATTTAGTTTTAGCTTTAGTTGCGTCACCTCTTAGATAATGTAATTCTTCAGCTCTTTCAAATTTTTTATCTGATTTAACATATTTTTCAGAATCTAATTCTAATTTATTAAAAACATACTCAACTAAATCTTTAACTTTATTTGACATACCAGTCGCTAATACATAATCATCTGGTTTTTCTTGTTGTAACATTAACCACATACCTTCAACATAGTCTTTAGCGTGACCCCAATCTCTCATAGCATCTAGATTACCCAGCACAAGCTCATTAGAGAGCCCTAGTTTAATCTTTACCGCTTCAAGTACTACTTTGTTAGTCACAAAATTTATCCCTCTTCTAGGGCTCTCGTGGTTAAATAAGATACCAGAACTTATAAACATATTGTAAGAGTTTCTATAGTTATGGCAAAGACTGTGAGCGTAAAGTTTACTACAACCGTATGGTGATACTGGAATCATTTTAGTGGTTTCTCTTTGGAAATAATCTTGGTCTGATTGGTTTCCGAACATCTCAGAAGTTGCAGCGTGATATACTTTAGAATTAGGTGAAAATTTTCTTACAGCTTCTAAAACAGCTAAGGTTCCACCAGAATTAACATCTAGCGTATACTTTGGTAATTCAAAACTAATTTGGACATGACTTTGCGCCGCCAAATGATAAATTTCATCTGGTTTTAATTCATTTATAATAGACTCAACACTTATTGGGTCTGTTAAATCCATATAATGTAATGTTATTTGGTTTGAGTCTCTTAAATGCTGTATTCTAGTAGTTTGAGATTCTGGTACTGAATTTCTTCTAATAGTACCATGTACCACATACCCCTTTTCTATCAATAATTCAGCAAGATAAGAAGCGTCTTGTCCATTGGCACCCAATATTAAAGCTATTTTATTTTTCATTATAAATATTTTTCTTTAAACGCTTCTATTGAAATTAAATTTATTGCCTTTTCTCTATTTTTTTCTAAAAAACTATAATCATAACAATTTTCACCATCATTAATTTTTAATAATTCTTGAGAACCCTTTTTAATAATACCACAACCTTCATCAGTGTTTACGGTAAATATTTCCAATTCTGGGTTTTCCATTCTTAATTGTACAATAGCTTTCCACACATCACCATGCCATGCATCACTCGCGCGCTCTCTTCTTTGAGTTATTTCGGTAACTGGATTACAATCGTGTACAACAATAACACCATTGTCATTTAAAAATTCTAAGGAATTTGTTATGTCTCTATAAACTTGTTCATGTAAATGTAACCCATCAACAAAAACAATATCATATTTTTGAGAAACATGTTTTTCAAAAAAGTCATCCGAGGTCATTTTGTAAGTTGTATCCACATTTGGGTCGACACCGTGTTTAGTTGGAACGTTAACACCAACCCAATTATACCCAGGTTGTGCTGGTGTGTTTACACCAATCTCTAAATAAGAAGTGTATTTATTTTTTTCAATTAATCCGTTTATTATTTCTGTTCTTGTCATTTTATTAAATGTTTATATTTTTCTAAATTATTTTTAATGTATAACGGTAGATTGTCATTATCAATTGTTAATATATGATTTCTACCGAAAATGTCAATAGAGCTTTCCATTCTACTTGATATCCTTGATTTGATATCTTCTCTATTTAATTCTTGGTGACCATAAGATTCTATTTTATTTTTTATCATAGTTTCACCACCTTGAAAAGTAAAATGCCAACCAGCGTTTAAAACTTCTTCGTAAACATTTCTGTTTGGTGTTCTTATATGGTTAATACTGTAGTTTTTTAAATTAACATATTTTGTAGCTACGGTTCCAAACCAATATTCAGAAGAACGAATATTTAAAAAATATGTGTAGACTTTTTGGTTAAGTCTAAATATTTTACCCGATTCCATATCTAATTTTATTTCTGGTAACCAAATTTCATCTAAATCAGAAACATAAATAAAATCATTGTCAGAAGCTTCTCTTAAACCTTGTTTTATTTGTTCTTTTTGATAAAATTCTCTTAACCAATGTACCTCATTTTTTGGTACATTAGGTGTAGTTAAACAATCATGATGAATAGATTTATCTAATTCATCACCACTTCTAGATATTAATTCATCAAAAGAATCTGGCATATCATTAACTATAATATGGATTATTTTATCATTAAATTTTTCAAATCTAGCTTTATTTTCTAGGTAATATAAAGGTTTATCTTTACCAGTAAATGTTTTAGTCGCTTCAACTAAAACGAAATAGTCAACATAATCGTTAAGTATGTTTAGCCTAATTTCTAACAAATCCAATTCGTTAAAAAAAATAAATGTATCATAAATTTTTGCCATATTAAAATGATTTATGTATATAATAAGAGTTGTTTTTGATTATACCCCTATATTTTTTATTGGTAATTAAATAATTGGTTAATCGATATTCAAACGAATTAACACCATATGATGGAAAATTATGTAATGGACTATCGTTGGTAAAATCGACCGACATACCTTTATTTTTTGATATGAAGTAAACTTGGTCGCTAAAAATTTTAGATAGAAAAAAATCATCGTGTTTTTTATCTATTGTTGCCTCTTCATGTTTTATTGTTTCAGGTAAGAATTTTATGTTATCCCAAAATAATGTGGTTGATATTATATCATTGTCGTTATCAATGGTTTTTATTGATTTTTTAAAAAAACCACTTAAATCTTCTGAATAAATTTCACAATCAGGACCAACATAAAAAATATATTTCGTTTTACCTAAAAGTAACCCACAATAATGTTGTACTGAGTAATAATATGATTTTTCGTTTTGATTGATGTTTAAGTTAAAACACTCATTAATCTCATCCAAATATTGGTTAGTATAATAGAAATCAAAATGTTTATCAAATTTTTCTTTTAACAAATTAAATTTGTCTAAACTTTCTATATTATTTATTAATACTATTTTTTTAGTAATCAAATCATGAGAATAATTAAAAAACCAACCATCAAAATTTAAAACATGTTCAAAATCTTTTTCGTAAACAGTAGTAATTAAAGTAATCATTGTATTTCTTTTTTACATGTTTCATAATCACTAACAACTCCATTAACATCAATATAATTCCATCTATCAACTAAAGATTCACCGCATGACCAATAACCAGCATTAAGTTTATGTGCAGCCCAATATTTTGGTGCTATAACATTTGGGTTATTTTGATTTGTCCAAACTGGCCACCAACTAAAACTTGATGCTGATATTATTATGTTTTTAGCGTTGTTTAATATTGCATAATCCAACCATATTGGTCCACCTAAATGATGTGAAGCTTTGTTAGCATCTGTATAATTAGTAACGGACGAACCTATGATTTCAACTGATGGTAATATTTGTCTAGCTGTGTTGATGTCATCAGTAACGATATAAAAAACAATGTCTTTGTTTTTTTCTCTAAAATAATTCATTGCATTGGTGTAATAACTTGAATACAACATAGCGGAACTATTTCTAAAATCACCACCTCTGATATGTATAATACAAACATTATCATCATATTTTAAAATTTCACTAGGGTAAGATGTTTTAAAATAACTAACTATTTTATCCCTATCATTCTTAACATATTCAAAGGATTGCATCGTACCATCAATTTTAGTGTTATCAGGTATTGCTATTAAGTTATCATCTTTTGGTGAAATATCTAAACCACTAGTTTGATGTCTAATTAAATTTTCTTTGTAATAATTTACTATACCGTCAGGTAATGATGTTGGTGGACCGCCTTCTGGACCTGAGCCGTTAATAACCGTTTTACCAAAATCTAAATTAATAAATTCTTTACCTTTAAATTTGTTAGTTGACATAATACCAAAATCATAACCATTTTTTTCAGCTATTAACCTAGTTACCGTGTAACACCATAATTGATTACCTAATCCTTGACCATCATATAGTTCTGTAATTATCATAATATTTTTTTAAGTTCGTTTGTTTTTTTGTCGTTATACTCTTTAGTTGTGAAACCTAAGTAATTAGAACCAGATTTATAGTGAACAACAAAATAATCATCGCTACCAATAAAACCAATAAACCCAATATGTTTTGGGTTTGGTAAATCCACACCATATTTGTCCAATATGTCAATAATCTTATTCACCTTACTTAAAATATACGAAGAGTAATCTAAAAAATCTGGTTCGTGTGGGAACGATTTGTTGTCAAAAACTTTATCACCACCTATGTGTGAAAAAGATAATAAATTATTATTTTGGTCTAACACCAAATTATAGTTTATATTCCCATTTAAAATGAAATGTATTTTTTTAGTAGACCCGTCATTTAAATAATCGTAAATACAATATTCTTCCATTATACTAGCGTCTAATTGGTTTTCAGCTAAAAAATGTCTGGTTTTTCCACCGACATCTAAACCTATCTTACCAACATAATCACAATTCCAATCTAAATTTTTTAATTTTTCGTTTCTTTCAAAATTTAAACAAACTAAAGCGTTCCACATATATTTTAAATTATTATTATCTCTATATTGTGGTATATAAGCAACGTCTTTATCTGCCATTAATTCTTCAAAATTAATATCTTGTATAAAAAACATATCTGAATCTATGATACAAATTTTTGGTTCATCAGTTAAATAATGTTTAAATGTGTAGATAATAGGATAAGAAGTTCCGACGTTTGCGTTACTATATTGATTATTTGATATATGACCCATTATTAATGACGATGCAATATTTTGGTCAATAACAATATCAACACATTTAACGTTTAGTTCTTCACATATTTTATGGATTTCATTATATTGTTCAATAGAATCAATTGCGTTGTTAAAAACAACGTATTCATATTCACTTTTAACATGTTTTTTAATAGACTCAAATTGAAGTTTTATAAAATCTGGTCTTTTATGTGCATAAGTAAAAATATGTATCATAAACTTTTATTTTTTAATAATACGTCAGAACCAAAATCTCTTATTAGCTCCCAATTATCACCCATTAAATTTAATAGGTTTTCTAATTTTAACTGACCTTCATAATATTCTTTATTTGAATATTCGGTATACAAATACCTAACTTTTGCGTTTAAAGTATTTAAACCACCTAAAATTAAATTTTCTTCAGCTCCTTGTACATCAGCCCAAATAAAATCTATTAATTCAATGTTTTTATCTTCACAGAATTTATCTAAAGTAATTGATTCAACGGTAATTTGTTCGTCAAATTTAATAAAAGACCATTCATTTAAATGTTCTTTCGGTTTTTTAATACTTCCAGAGTAAGATAAATCATCTGGGTTATCAGTTCTAGAACGATTAAACGTTAATTGACCATTAACATCAGAGATAACACCTTCAAATAAATGATGTTTTGGGTAATTGATTCTTTCTTTAACTAATTTTATGTTTTTTGGTTCTGGTTCGAAACAATAAATTTCTAAATCGTTAAAAGTGTTTATAAATTCTAGTGTGTCACCACCATCAGCACAACCTATTTCAAATATAATAGGGTTTTCTTTGTTAATTAAATTTTTAATTTCTAATTTGTTCATAATTTATTTTTTATATTTATGAAAACCAAAAGGTTCGGCAACATCTTCATCGCAATTTGTTTCATGACTGAACATAGCCGCAATTTCTGGTGTTGCAAATTTAACCCCATAGTTTTCTAATTCTCTTCGATAATAATTACATAAAACACCATCTTCGTTATAGAAGCCAGTTCCATTATCGGTAAATGGTAAATTAAGTTCGTTTAAACAATTCATTAACTTTTTACTTCTTAGAGTAAAACCACCGTTACCAACTCTAATATTCAGGTCTCCATTGAAATGAATATTTTTAGGCCACGGCGCGCCAATGTAATCATAATTTAAAAACTCATCAATCCATTTATGTGGTCTTAAAACATAACCATCGTATTGTACTAACATAGCATAATCTGTTTTTATGTACTTTGCTAAATCATATAAAATAAACTTACTATATTCATCAATATTTTTAAGTTTATCACATTTTTCAAACCTAATTCCATTTGGTAGGTTTTCAGGACATTCATCAGATATTAATATAACATCTCCAAATTCAATCCCAGTCATTGAAGAAGTTAAAGCAAAAATGGTTTCTTCTATTTTAACTGAAGAAACCGAAACTAAGGTTATATTTGGTAATTTAATCATTAAATTTTTGTTTTATATATTCTAATTCTTTTATTTCTATTTCACGATTCACTATTGAATTTGTGACTTGATGTTCTCCTATTCTATTAACAACAGTGACAGCATTAAGTATTTTTGGAGACCCAAATTTTAGATAACACCTCTTATAATAATCACAATCCATTAACCATATCAATTTTTCATCAAAAAATAATGGGTTGTCATTTAATATCGTCAAAACCGAAGGTGAACTTATAGTGTTCAACCCTAAATGGATGTTATCGTTATAATGTGGTTTAAAATCTCTAATAAATGTTTGACCGTCAGTTGAATGTTCACATCTACTCACTAACCACGTGTCTTTTTCTATGTTAAAATTTGAAACAGTAATTTCTAGGCTATCTTCATTAAACAAAAAATCATCTTGAAACAATACTTTTATTAGTTTACCAGATGCGTGTTTTATAGCGTTATTTATGTTGGCTGAAGAACTACCTAAATTATCTAAATTTTTAACATATTTTATTTTTATTAAATCACTATATTTTTCACAAATTTCTTTTATACCATCGTTTGACGAATGGTCTGATATCACAACTTCAAAATCTTTAAAAGTTTGTTTACTTAAAATATTAAAACTATGGTCTAAAAATATCGTGCCAATATTTTTCATTTCGTATGTCGGTATACATATGCTTAAATAACTCATAGACAAATATAGCGTAAAAAAATTTATTTGTCAAGTATTATCCAATCATTAGGGTAGATATCTTGAATATCTTTAGGGCCCGTTAAACCAAACCAATTTTTTGGTGCGATTACTCTCTTGTTTTCATTTTTATTTAAATAAGCTCCCCACCAACTAAAACTACTATTGGCTATTATATTATTATCACATAAACTCATTAAAGCCATATCTAAGGTTTCATCGTAGTTATTTGAATATAATATGTTATCACCTTTGAAGTTATCTTTAACCCAATCCATATCATCTGAGAAAAAAATAAAATTACCACCTAACATTTCCATTGCGGTTAAATAATATTCCACACTTAAAACGTTATGATAGTTTTGTAACTTTAAATAATCACCTCTTCTAACATGCACTGATGTTAAATTGTTAATTGGTATTTCTATTTTATCTGTGGGTAACTGAAATAAATCGATTATTTCTTTTTTGTAATCTGAAAAATATTTTTCAGACTGAAAATAACCGTTTAAGTGTAAATTATCTTCATATTTTATTTCATCAAAAGAAAATTTAGGTTCATTGTATATTTTTTCAATGTTTAAATTTTTAGTGTTACATAACTTAGAAAACAAAGTGTCTGAATACATATTCGCTTCATTCCCTTGTAATGGTGTGTAACAAGTAGATAAATTAAAACACGCTAAATCATTGTTTCTTAATGCCAACGCATGCGCAGCTGATATTTGAAACATTTGATTTCCTAATCCTCCTTGTAATTTACAACTTATCATAAGGTTTTTTACTTCTTATTTTGTCAGCTATCACGTTTACTATGTCCATATTAACTTTGTGGTCATTTAATGGATTTTCACCATTGTAAACGTAATTTATTTTATCCATAAAAACATAGTGTTCATCACCAGACATTTCTAACATTGGAAACATGAAAGCAACGTCACCACTAACTTTCCAAAATACACCATCCTCGTCTTTAAGGTCTTCTTGTTTTATTTTTCTCCATAAAAATGCTCTCCAAGTTCTTATGTGTGATGCTGTAAATCTTTCGAACCTTAGATTTGAAATATTTTTTTGTCTACTTGAAAAACCTAAACTTCCATCAGAATACCTAAAACTACCATTCGCTATCCAAACATTATCATCTGAATAAACTTCATTGATTCTTTCAAGTGTTTTACCGTCTGGTAACCAATCATCACCATCTATTTCAACCACAACTTCATTATCATCTATATCGGGATTATTTCTAATTACTTGGTCGTAATTACCAGGTTGGTATAATTTTTCAGTATTTTCAATCAATATAAATCTATCATCACCCTTAATCATCTCTTTAACAACATTTTTAGAATTGTCCGTAGATAAATCATCAGTTATGTAGCATTTAAAATTGGTGTACGTTTGTCCCATTATTGAAGCTAAACATTGTTCAATATATGGTTCACAATTATATAATGTTGTTACTATTATCATTTTTAAAACGCTTTAATTCTTTTATTTAAATAAGAACGATAATCTTCTTCTTGTTCTTTTTCACTTATTAAATAATACAAACCGAAACCATGTTGTTTGTTAAAACTACTAAGACGTTCAGCTCTTATTTTTTGTTTGTATTTATGGTCTTCCATACCTAAAAATTTATAATGAAGCATTTTTAAACCATTATGTTGATGAACAACAATATCACCTTCTGGTCTAGCGCTATGACAACCAAAATTATAATTGATGTTTGATATTTTATTACAATCAAACATCATTGGTTTGTCTAGCACAGGTGTTCTAACACCTTCTTTAACTTTTTCAAGTAAATTTAATTCTGGTGAAACAATGAAATCTTCGTCTGCAACCATATGGTAACCTTCTGGTACAAAAAAAGTGATATTTTTTTCTTTTGATTCTTTTAAAAACTCAACCATGTTTTCATGATATAAAAATTCATCAGTATCACCTAAAATAACATAATCAGCAACACCAACGCTAGACTTCCAAACATGGTTTTTTAATTTAACATGTAACCCATCGTGAAACTCACCTTTTGAATCGAATGGGATTATATCTGTATTTGAAAAAGATTTAACTATTTCAACACTGTTATCTGTTGAATTGTTATCTAAAATAGTTACTTGTTCGCAAAATGACAAATAATGTTTTAATAAATGTGGTAATATGTTAGCCTCGTTGTAACATAAGAAAAAAGCGTGTACTATAGGTTTTTTCATTTTTTTAATTTTTTTTCATATTTTTTATCTAATTCTTCTACTTTATGTTGTTCTAAAATATCCTTACCATTTATAACAACATCAGATTTAAATTTAATAATATAAAAACCATTAAACTCCACAATTTTATCAAATTTAATATTTTCATATCGATACAATAAAAAATCTTCAGAACCGATTGTTTTAAAAGTTAAAAATTCAACAGCTTCAAAATCTAAAAAAGTACTATGTTTACCGTTAATAACTTTTTTTATTGCTGATAAAAGTAAATTAGTTGTTTTGTTGTATTCGTCTGGGTAACTACTAATATAGAACTCCAACATTTTTTCTTTTTTATTTATTTTTCTAACATTTAATTTTTTTGTGTAATTTTCAATTAAAAAATTTGGGTAATCGATTCTTTCTATTTTTATAGGTCTATCACCTTTTTGTGTTGCCATGTGTTCTGTAGCACCTATAGTAGCATGGGAAACGCTGATTAAATTCCCATCATCATCATAATTTTCTAAAACACTATCTAATATAGATAATTCTTCATTACCCATAACGTCAGTAGTGTTTAAAGCAATTTCTGTGTTGTCTAAAACCATTTCTAATTTATAATCATCGTAATCGTCAACTTTTATTTTTTTAAGACCTAATTTTGGATTTTTTTTCGTTGTTTTAACAATTGGCATCCCGTCTTCATCATAACCAATAATTGTCGATTTAACACCTTCAGTCGCTTTAAGGATTTTATATGTTCTCCATTTTAGATTTAAAACTTCTTGTGTAACAATATTATTTTTCAACGAATGTAAAAGTGTTCCAGTGTCTTTTTCACTAATAACATTTATATTCTCTTCTAATGAGTTTTTACTTGATAAAATATTTTTTTCTACACCATAAAAACTCATTAATAGCCCCACTATTTTATTTTTTACCCAATTTATCATATTAATCATTAAATAATTTAATCCATTTATTTATTATTTCTTTGTTTGTTAAACTAGACACTTCATGGTCTGTATTTTCGTTACCATAAAATACAGTATTTGTCATGAAACATTCGTCTTTAACTAAACAAGCAACTTCACTTTTAGACGAATGATATACACAACCAATCATGTCATACATATCTTGCTTATTATTTAAGAACCCTTTTAAAATAACTTTATCACTCAATAATGGTTTTACCATATTCTCATAATAAACACCATAAGGTTCACCAAATAAATAAACCTTATCACATCCGTCAGCTAATGCCCTTTCTATTGAAATATGGGTTTGTTTGTTATCATCAAATGAACCTATGATACCAGCAATTTTTTCTAAACCAGTTTTGTTTGATGGTTTTAATTCTGTTTTTAAATTAGGTATAATTTCATAAGCGTCATTATAACCACTATGATAATTTTTATGTTTTTCATTTAAAAATACAGCCACATCCCAAAATTTGTTTATATTAGAAACTTCATATAAGTTTTTTTCATGACAAGTAAGAATAACTATACCAGCATTAGGTCTTACTGGTGGTACCATAAAATGCATTATCAACCTATCATTTTTATCAACAACAAAATTTTTACTGTCATATAATTCAGATTTACATTTATCTAAATGCCAAGTATGTGGTCCATAAAATGTCGCATCATAACCAGATTCATTTAATAAATTTGTTAAATTTATTAACGCTTGTGTCGAACCGCCTTTATCTGACCAACCAGAAACTATTTTTACTTTGTTACCGATTAATCTATTTTTTAATTTAAAAAAAGTTTGTTTTTTTAAATTATTAAAATTTTCATTACTTTTTAACGTTTCTATTAAATCGTCTTCAATTCCATATGTTTTAATTAAATTATCTTTTATAGAATCATTAATCGCTAAATATTTAAAAACATTTTTGTTTTTTATTGGTTCATCTGTGTTAAAATCGTTAGATGTGATTACGTTAACTACGTCAAAATCTGGGTACAAGTTAGTAAAATGTTCACTTATTTGTTTTTTAATTAGATATAAAAAATCAAAATTAACATCTGCTATTTTATACAATGTTTTTTCCTTTGATACCATATCACCATTTTGAGTTTTAAGAACCCATTTCCCATCACCTAGCTTAAATGATGGTGGTTCTTCAAACGAATATAATTTAACCCCTAATTTTTTAAATTTATTAGCGTTGTTTATATTATAATTTGTTACTAGATGAATATCTGAATTATTTTTAAAACTTTTTATTATGTCAATAATATTTTTTTCATCATTTGGAGTCATGATAAAACCACTAACCATAATTTTAAGTCTCTGTCCTTGTCTAATAGTTTTTTTTATATTAGCTGGTAAATTATCTTTAAATTTTTCGGAGAAATTAACTCTGTTTTTTTCCCAAGCTTCGTTAGTCATCCCAATAGATTTGTGATTAACTCTTACTACAGTAGTAACACCAACCTTAACCCCTTCTATAAAGTTTTCAAACGCAAAAGTTACATCATAAAAATGAAACCCTTCTACATTTTCGTTAAATTGTTTTTTAATTCTATTTTTATGTACTGCAAACCAAACACCATCAACAACAACAACTTCTTCTAAGTTTTGACCTAAATCATCACTATAAGTAGATAACCAAGTCTTTCCTTCGTGCGTGTGCGCGACTCTACCAAACATTTTAGACCTATTTTCCCACCATTGACCAGATACTGGCATGTTTTTACTACCAGCAACACCTATGATGCCATATTCTGGATTTTTACCAAACAATTTAACTAGTTTGTTACCCCATTGTTTAGTTTCCACCGTCAAATCGTCGTGACAGAATACTACTATATCGTATTTCGCTTGTTTTAAGCCACGATTATACGCGTGAGTTAATGATTCACCATTATTAATGATTTCTATCACCTCGACGTGTTTATGTAAGCCAGAAGACTTAATTAAGTGTTCTTTATGTTCTGGGTTTGTTTCTCTTGTACAATATACTATACTTACCATGTATTATTTATTAAAACGATTATAAGCGTTGTCGCTTATTTTTATTGTATCAGCTTTCCCAATAAATTGAGCTAGGGTTTTAGTATTAGAATAACTCATCGCTGAACGAAGATAATCTTCAAAATTATTAACCCATTGTTTTAGGTTATATTCAACCTTTCTAAATCTAACAACACCTTCAGACGTTGTTAATTCTTTTTTACCCCATTTTTTTTGAACTTCTTTGGTACTCATACCTCTGAATTTCTTATATACAGTAATTTTATTTTTATAACATAAATTAGCAATTCTTTGTGGTATCCATATTTTTTTGAACAAATAGTTTTCACCACAAGAATCGATAGCTTTGTTAAAAAGACTACCAACCATAACAAAGTTAGCACCTAACGCCAATGCTTTTATAACATCTGAATAATTTTGCATACCACCATCTGCTACAATATACGCTGCATCATCATATGTTTTAGCTATATCATAACATTCTTTAATCAAAGACGCCATAGGGTAACCAACACCAGTATGTACTGTTGTACTACAACCACCACCATTTCCGATACCAATCCTAACAAAATCAGCGCCAGCTAAGGATAATTTTTCATAGGTTTTAGGGTTAGCAACATTACCAACCATTAAAATCAAATTAGGATAATTCTCTTTTGTTTTTTTAACAGTTTCTAAAAGCTTACCCATATGACCATTTGCAATATCAATTAAATAAAAACCAGTTTGATTTAATTCTTTTTTATCAAACAATTCATCAAATTCAGATAATGAAAAAGACATAAAACCAGTTGTGTTTTTTTCACCTCTAGGTGAACATGTGATAATTTTTAACCCATCATATAGTTTTTCATTATTTTCATCGATAACAGAATCCATTGGTGCTGTTATTAGTGGTAAATAACCATTAATAAACGGTTCTACTTCTTTTCTACTATCTATTTTAGATGTTATAGAAGGTTTGATTAAAATATCGTTAAAATCGAATTTTGTTGCCATATTATTTTATACCTGTACTACCAAAACCACCAGAATTTCTTTCAGTGTTTTCATTTATTTCTTTAACTGTATTTAAAGTTAACACATTTTTACCAATAACTGAAGCGATAACACCTTGTGCTATTCTATCTCCATTTTCAACATAAAATTCATTTAAACCATGGTTGATTAGGATTACTTTAATTTCACCTCTGTAATCAGCATCTACAGTTCCTGGGGAATTCAAAACACAAACTTGATTCTTAGCAGCTAAACCACTTCTACTTCTAACTTGAATTTCAAACCCTTCTGGTAATTCAAAATATAAACCAGTTGGTATGATAGCGAAACCTCCTTGTGGTGACAACTTAATAGTTTCTGTTAAATTAGCTCTAAGGTCAAACCCAGAAGACCCAGATGTTGCATATTCTGGGTCTGGGTTTGTTGATTCGTTTTTAAAATTAACATTAAATTTAAAAGGGTTTTCATTTGTTAAATTTTTTTGAGAAAACTCTGAATTAAAATCTTCTTCAGTGTATGGGTCATTAGGGTCAATCATCCTAAGAACTTTTTCACGCATGTATTCTATATTAAACATATTATTCAGATTTTTCGTGTTTAATTGCAAAAATGTTAGCCATTTTTAATAATTCACCAAGAGTGGTGTTATGATATTGTGCCATTTGGTCATCAGTTTTATCAAACATTAAAATAGCAGCGTATTCTTCATCTGTAAACTTAACACCGTTAGATAACGCATAGTAAATACTTCTTTCACTAACACGCATTGAAACTAAGTTATTATTAAAGTCATACATTTTACCTTGGTTTTTTCGGTGCCATTCTGAATCACATGGTACGTATAAATTTGCCTTACCAATTTGGTGAAGTAAACAAATTTTAAGTAATGATGCTTGGTTTACTTGTTTATCCTCAGGTAACGCATTATTAAAACGGACAGCGTAAAACGCGACTCTAAGTAAATGGTCAACAAGACCACCTTCAAAGGCATTATGTAAGCTGTCCATTGTAGATGCTGGGGCTTTTATGAAAGATTCACCCAAAAATTTCATGAGTTCATCTGTCATGAACTCATACTTTGTTGCTGTTTCAAAATATTTTTTAGTATTAGAAACAATTTTTTCTTGTGTTAAAGACATTGATTTTATATTAAATAATTGTTATTCGTTTTTACAAATATACGCATAAAAAACATAAAAATCAATGTTTTTTTTAAAATATTTATTTAATTAAGACCTTGTCATACCAGATGTGACAGTATCCCCATCCTCTTCTAATTTATCTTGTTTTAATGTTTTTTGGATAAAAGATTCTCTTAGTTCTTCAATTTCTTTTTTATAGTCTTTAGCTTGAGTATTTAAAGCGTGCTTAACAACAGCGTTTTCATGACCTTTGATTTCAATTTTATCCATAATATTTTTAATTCTGGATGGGTCAAAAGAACCAAAGTTTGTTGTTTTTTGTTTTGGCTCTTCAAACAATAAAGGTCTATTTGATTTTACTTCTGAAATTTTAATATCTTCTTTTTCCTCATCTTTTAACATTTCAATCATGAAATTTAAAAGCATTTTTACATCATCTTTTCTAGACATAGTTCTGATTTTTTATTTTTTGTTAATTGTAAATATAATTCTCTTCTTTGTCCAGTAACACTTTCCATTGAATAAACATCTTTTACAGTATTGTATAAGTTTTCTTGTAAAACAGAAATCATATCTGGGTTTTGAATAAGTTTTTTAAGTGAAGAATACCAGTCTTTGTGGTTTTTTCTAGTTTCAATAAGAATACCGTTGGCTGTTTTATCAAATTCACCACCAAACTTAATCGCGTTGGTTAAATCTAATTTATAAGGTCCAAAATCTTGTGCAATAATTGCTTTATGGTGAAAACCAGCTTCAATTACTTTTAATTGACTTTTAACTTTATTAAAAACATTTTCTTCTAATGGTGCCAAAGAAATATCAAACAAATTATAGTTTGAAGCGTAAGTTGAAATTGGTTTTGTCCAAACTCTTCTATATGGTTCGTTAGCGATATTTGGGAATTCATCCTGTGTAAATCTCATTAAAAAGTTTTTATATTCTGGACTAACAATATTGTAATTATCAGTAAAGATTTTTTCATAACGATACCAAACGCTTTCCATAGGTGTTATTGCTCTAACTTTTTGTTCACCAGTATTTGTGTCAATATCAGTATGTGTACCTCTAGTATCAAAACCACACAATACAAATTGTACTTTATCGATAAGGTTATCACTTTTTAATTTTGAAACAACACCACTAAGAATTTCTAAATCTTTTAAGTGAGAAGAACCACCTAACCATCCAATTCTAATTCTATCAGATTTTTCTAAATTGGGTGTAAATTGTTTTTCTTTTGGGTCAACAGCGTTAGGGATTACAAATACATTTTTATTGTATTTTTTAATCTCATCAGCAAATAACGGTGTTGTTGTCGTTACATTTCTAGCAACTTTAATATTATCTAATATTTTTTTATCTAGACCAGCTGATTTAATAATATGATAAGCTGGGTGGTGAGTACCTGGAGCCCAATAATCATCCAAATCCATAATACTAATAATCCCTAGACTATCTAATTTATCTAACAATTGAGGCATTGTTTCATAAGACCCTAATGTTCTATGGTAATGAATAACATCATATTGTTTTAACCATTCATCATCATTTAATTGTGGTTCATAATCGATATCGATTGAAAATTCATCTGAATATAATGTTTCTAATGCGATGTGTGGATTTGTAGAACGAAAATAACCAACCCCAGTTCTATCTGAGGGTACTACTAAAACTTTAATTTTTTTCATAAAAATATTTTAAAACTTTTTTATTAATTTTAAATATATTAAAGTTAAAATAATAGTAAATAAAAAAGGGGTAAAATACCCCTTTTTTTTAATTTTTTCTTTTTGTTTGTATTTTACCTTCTTTAATTAAAGTGTTTATGGTTTTTTTAATAGTTTCTTCTGTAACTGTTTTATCATAAACTTGTTTAAAAAATCGGTTAATCGATTCGTCAATCATATTTTGTAAATCAACTCTACTAATTGTTATCATTTCAGAATTTTCACTTTCTCTTAAAACTTTTCTTTGTCCAATTTCATTAGGTTTTCTAATAGTAGCACCTGTTAATTTAGCTATTGCTTCCGCGCTAACTTTTGAAGGTGGTCCACTAAGTCTAGGGATTGGGTTTTTTAACATAGCTTCTTTTACAATTGGTGGTAAATTAGATGCCATGATTTGTTCTGCTGTATAATTATTATTTGAGATAACACTATTGGTATTAGTTTGATGATTTTCATACAACGGTTCTTTTTCATCAGATTCATTATATATTGGGCTATCATCAAACATAGATTGATTATAAGATTCTCTAGGGTCAAAATCCCTACCTTTAGTCGCTTTCTTTTCAGGTTCTCTGGATTCAACGACATTCATCACTTGTTTAGCTTTATTTAATATACCAAGTCTTTCTAATGCACTTACGTCAACTGGTTTTGGGTCCATATTTTATTTATTTAATTCTAAATTATTTTCATCATCTTCTTCTGGTTCAACTATTGGTTCAACTGGTTTAGGAACTGGTTTAGGTACAACTCTTTTCATTGGTCTAACCACTGGTTTAGGTTGTTTGGCTGGTTTAGTTTCTGGACCCACTTGTGGTTTTGCAGTTTGAGATTGTGTAACAGGTGTACCAACTTTTGGAAATAAACTTTGTTGTGTTTTTTCCATTTTTTTGGTAGTACTTGGTGAATACACGTAATCAAATTGTGCTATAGTTGGTGTTGAAGCAACTGAACTTGAGCGATTACCATCTTTATTAAATTTAAATTTAGGTTGATAAAAAGGAACTTTAGTTATTTTTAAATTCGACATTTTAGCTAAATTAAATTTTTTCCAACCTTCAAAACTTTCAATATTACCAGTTCTTGGGTTGACACCTCTTTCCATCCCATCTCTACTTATTTGATAAGCATCGATTAAGTCATTAGCTATGGGTTTTTTTGTTGAAATGTTTCTTTGATGTATTTGAACGAATCTGTTTGATGTGTTACCGTAATCATCAGTATAATCAAATGAAACATGATAAAACTTACCATTATCACCAGCCAATATTTTTTCAATATCACTAACAGGAACCGCTTCTAAAAGCTGAACCGCATTAAAAATTTCTTCTAATATAATGTTTTGATAAATATTGTAAAGTTTCATGTTTTATTTTTTTTAGATGATTACTTGTCCTACGTTTAACGCCGTGTTAGGTGTTACATAGTTTGAACCAGCAATTTGTGTTGGCCCGTAACCCCAAGTACCTGCATTTAAAGTAACTTGTGGGTTACGTCCAGAACCGATGATAGCTGTTGCGCCATTTATATCTTCAACGTTACCACCGTTATAATTAAAAATAGCACCATAAACACCATTACTAACACCATCACCAGTACCTCTACCATTGTAAGGTGATAAAGTATCAGAAACAGCATTTGTGTGACTTAAACCGTATTGGTCATTGATGTCACCAGTTATTTGTGGGTTTTTATAAGGTCCTTGAAACGCGTATTTTGTCGTACCAATTCTAGATTGTTGGATTATTGAAAGACGACCCGAACCTGGGTATAACGGATTACCGTTTATCGCGTAATATTCTAATGGTGACTGAGCACCGTTATAAATTTGTGGCATAACTTTATATTATTTTATTTATGTTATTGTTATTCATGTATTCTATTAAATATTTGATATTTGAAATTTCTTCGGTTAAGGCTTGACTATTCGAAAGAATTTTTTTTGTTTCCCCACCAGAGTGGTCAGCTTTTTTAGTAACTTTAGCTATACTAACTTCAGTACCGTTTTTTTCATCTTGATATGTATTGTTAGGGTCTGTAGTATTTGTTATTTTTTTAGATAATTTATCTTTTTTTCTTTCAGCTTGTACTAACCTTTCAATTTCAACATATCTATTTTGCCCACCTAAATTATTATATTCAAAACAGTTTCCGTTTCCTTCACAAACTTTTTTAGCATTCTTTAACCTAGAAAATTCCATAGCATATGCTTGATGAGCTTTTGTTTCACCATTTTTACTATTAATTTGCTTATCGGCTATATTACTATTCATTATATATTTTTATTTTTAGGTTTATTTTTTTTAGCTTCTATAGCTTTTTTTAATTCATCTAATTGTTCATCTGATAAATTACTATCTTCTATTGAGTCAACAAGTTTAGCTACTTTAGGATTATAGTTTTTATCGGTAACGTCATTTGTTAACTTTTTTTTAACCAAATCCTCAATAATTTCATCTAAGTCTTTTTTAGATAGAATTTTTTTATCTTCACTTAATTTACTAATTTGACCATAGTACATAGGTAAACCACCTGTAGTTGAACCACCAAAGCTATAAACAGCAAACCATGGTATGTTTTGTCTATATCTAGAAAAAACTTTATCTGTTGTTGTTGACTTACCTTTTTGATAATCTGAATAATCGTTAAAGGGTTTATCAACTGGTCCAGTCTCTATTTCTTTGTCTTTTACTTGGTTTCTATCACCACCATCTGAAAATATATCACCACCAACTAGTTCGTCCAATTGTTTTTTATTCATAAATCTACTCATAATTTATCTTTTCATATAAATATATTGAAAACATAGAATATTTATAATAAAACATATAAATATGCCTTTTAGAACAAAATTAGACTTTTCAAGTAATAGACAAGTTAAACAATTTGAGAAAACAAAAACGATTTTATCGGGTGGTACATCATTTGGTTTAACATTTAACGATTTAACAACAGGACCAAACCCTTTAACAAGTGGTGAAACAACTAGTCAATCATTTGTTGCTAGTACATTCTCTGGAAACAGTGCGACAACAGTTTTCAATTGGTTTAACCCAGCAATGGCTTTGGCTGAACCTTATTTTTCTGCGTTAACACCTTCAAACTCAGCGACAACACAAACAGTTGATTCTGTTTTTGGTGTTAGTAGCACAACGGTAATTGATGGGAACACAGTAGCGCTATCTTATTCTGGTGTTGGTTTTGATATAACAGCTATAGCTATGTATAGTTTAGGTGGTGGTGCTTATTCTGGTACAGTTGAAACCGAAGAATTGGTTTTTTATTCTGCTACTAGTTTAGATTATACAGGTAGAACTATATGGGTTGATGTTTCTGGAATGACTAGAACTGAAAGACTTATCGTGACTAACAGTCCACAAATTGGTTATGTTTTAACATGTAATGATTCCGAAGGTATGGCAACATGGAGCCCAGTTACTGGTGTTACTATTAGTGGTGGGTCGATATTATGGTCTTCTGGTACTGGTACTTATTCTTTAGCAGCTAAAAATCATGGTTCTGTAGCTAGTGGAGATTATTCAGTCGCTTATGGTTTTGGAACGATAGCTAGCGGTAATTACTCACATACGGAAGGTTATTTAACTGGAGCTGGTGTTTATTCACACGCTGAAGGTTATTCTACAGAAGCTAAAGGTGATGCATCACATGCTGAAGGTAAAGAATCAATTGCTAATGGTGATTATTCACATGCTGAAGGTAGCGGTACAACTGCTGATGGTGATTATTCACATGCTGAAGGTGTTGGTAATTTTGCTATCGGTATTGGTAGTCATGCTGAAGGTGGGTATAGTTTTAAAACTGGGTATTTACCAACTACTGCAACAACTGATAGTTCACACGCTGAAGGTGTTGGAACAATAGCTAGTGGTGTTGGTAGCCATGCTGAATGTTACAACACTAAAGCAACTGGTGATGCATCACATGCTGAAGGTGGTGGTACAACTGCTAGTGGTGAATATTCACATTCTGAAGGTTTTTTTACTATAGCTAGAGGCAATAATTCACATGCTGAAGGTTCAAATACTATAGCTAGTGGTAGTACAACACATGCTGAGGGTCAAGGGACAATAGCTAATGGTGATGCTAGTCATGCTGAAGGTTGGTATACGAGAGCGACTGGTACAACATCACACGCTGAAGGTTGGAATACGATAGCTAGTGGTTTTGCATCACATTCTGAAGGTTTTTTTACTATAGCTAGTAATACTGGTTCACACGCTGAAGGTTCTGGGACAACAGCTAGTGGTATTGCTAGTCATGCTGAAGGTGGTGCAACAATAGCTAGCGGTAATTATTCACATGCTAGTGGTTCAGGTTCAACAGCTAGTGGTAATTATTCATTTGTTGGTGGGTTAAATTCTAGGGCTTTAGCTGATTTTTCTTTTGTGCATGGTGAGCAGTCAGTTGTTGATAGCGGTGCGACGAATTCAATAGTATTAGGTGCTGGTATTTCAGGTACTACTTCAGATACTTTATATACTAATACTTTAAATTTACAGTCAGTACTTGTTGCCGCTGATAACGCAGCAGCTATAGGTCTTGGTTTAGAAGTTGGTACAGTTTACAGAACATCAGCAGGTCAATTAATGATTAGATATTAATAAAAATAAAATGGGAAATATTAAAAATTTTAACTTCGACAAACTAAAATTACAAATCTCTAATAGTGATTATTGGGATTTTTATTTGGCCAATGATGAAACATCAGGTGGTTGTGATTCGTTGTTGTCAGGTTCATGTTTTGTTGTTTGGTATGATTTTAATAACCCAGATACGTTTTTAAGCGGTTCTACTAACAACATACATAGTCTTGTTAGTTGGTCTGGGGCCACAAATTCTGGTTATACGTTAAACACAATAGGTCTTACTGGTATTGATAACGGTTTGATAACTTTTGATAAACAAAGCGGTGATACAACGAACCAAGCATTATTATCAGCATTAACAACTAGCACTTTAGTAATAGAATCTGGTGACAATGGTTTAATTATGAATAGGGTTACTGGAACAACATCTGGTTTAACGTATACTTTATTACCTACATCTGGTCCTGAAGGTGAATATATTCAATTTTTAGGTGGTTTTTATCAAGGATTCTTTAAGTTAGATGGTTACACTTATGAAGTATTACCTACTAGAGTAAATCAATCATGGGGTGCTGAATTTTGGTTAAAACCTGAGGATATTGACCCAGTAGGAACAACACTTAATGACTTATACCCTAATAATAAAGGTTTTTTCTTTTATATGGGTACTAGAGCTGAAAACAAATTTTGGAATCAATTTTACGGTGCTGATACAGGTTGTACTAGCGCGTGTACTGCAACCGCGTGTACTAGTGGAGAAACCGTTAGTGAATGGTGTACAATACCTAAAGAAACAGACATTACAATTGTGGGTGATTTTGGAATCGGAATACCTTTATCACCACCTCAAGTTACAATTGATTTAATAACAAATCAATTCCTTATATATGGTAGAGGTTCTGGTCGAAAAAATTTTGAAACGTATACTGGTGACACTGGTAGTTTAGTTATACACGATGAAAGTCATGAAATATATAACCCTAATTGTAGATGTAGTAGATGTAATGGTCCTATGGATGGTTTGGGTTCTAAGCATGTTTGTAATTATGATGGAAAAGGAATAGCTGTTGCTAGAACTAGAATGGTGATTTCAAATGAAAATAACCCATTTTTAGTATACGGTAGAGCAGCACTAAGTGGTGGTTGTTCAACTTATTGTCATGGCCCTAACGATGGTTTTGGTAATCAAACAGTACATTCATTTAGTGGTTTTTCTAAACCTATGACTGAATTAGATTATAAATTAGACATAATAGATAATGCTTTAGGGTTCAGAATTACTGATGATGGTAAAATAGGTTATAGGTTATTAACTGTAACTGGCGGTTGTCAAACAATTAACAACGAAAGAGTATATGTTAGTGGAATCACTATTGAAGAAAAATACTCGCTACCAGATATGGTTAATTTCGATGAATGGAATTATATTGTTATTAAATTTGTAACAGATTATAAAGATGATTGTGATTTAAAAACAGCATCTAGGCGTAAGGGTAAACTTATGTTTTATGTAAACGCTAAACTTAAATTTGTTGTTAACGATTTTGATGAATTTATCGCTAAAAGACTTCAAGAATATAAGGATAAACAAATTGGTGTTCCTTTTAACTTTAGTCTTGGTGGTGGTTCTCAAGGTCTTATGGAAAGTCAGACCTTTGATGGGTTAGACCCAAGAGACAGGGATTTACCAATCGAAACAAATTTTGCTGGTACTTTTGTTGGTTCTATTTCTCAATTTAAATATAATATATGTGAATTGAAATATTGTAATATAGTAGAAAATTACAATGCTGGGTTAAACCAATATGGGTTAAGTGCAACAAATTATTTGTTAACTGAAAACGAATTTGATATAGTGACTGAAGACGATGAAAATATTTCGTTAGAATAGAAAAAATTTAATATTTATATAAAAACACATAAAATGCCAAATAGAAAAATAAGTCAATTACAAGCAAACGCTAATCTAACAGTTAGTGATATATTCCCTATTGTTAACAGTGGGACAACAAAAAAACAAGACATACAAGGGTTATTAAATTTTTTAACACCTTATTTTAGTGGTAACACAGAACTTTATATCACAGGTGGTACATATTCTGCTGGTACTGCTGTGTTTACCAACAGCACTGGCGGTACATTTAGCGTTTCTGGGTTTAGTACTGGTAGTTCATTTACTGGAGGTACGGTATCTGGTGCAACTAGATTTACTAACGGATTAACAGCAAGTACAATATCAGCTACTACATATCAAAATTTACCATCATTTACTGGAGGTACGGTATCTGGAGCAACTAGATTTACCAACGGATTAACAGCGACTACAATATCAGCTACTACATATCAAAATTTACCTTTAGATATTAGAGTAACTGGTGGTACTTATGATGAAAATAGTCGTGTTGCCACATTCACTAACAACACTGGTGGTACATTTGAAGTTCCTGGTTTTTATAAACCTTTATGGTATGCTGAACCTAGTTCAGCACCTGGCGCCTCACCAATTGTGGCTGGTACTAACAGTATTGCAATTGGTGATAGTGCAAATGCATCGGCTGAACATATGTTTGTTGTTGGTAATAGTGCTGGTGTTGCGGCTAATGGTTCTGCTTTCTCTAATTTTATTGGGACTTCTGCTGGTCGTGATGCTGGTGAATCTTATTATTCTAACTTTATTGGTAGAGAAGCTGGTGATGGGTCTAATGGTTCTAATCAATCTAATTTTATTGGGTATCAAGCTGGTTATAGGGCTACAAATGCTAGAAATTCTAATTTTTTAGGTAATAGCGCTGGTATTAGAACCGATGTTGCTGAATACTGTAATTTTATTGGATATCAGGTAGCATCTGGGGCTACTAAGACTAGATATTCAACATTTATTGGATATCAAGCTGGTTATAATACTAATTCAGATTATTCTATTATAATCGGTCACAAAGCTGGTTTAAATTCAGCTGGTAGTGTTAGTGACAATAACATTATCATAGGTACTAATATAACATTACCACCAAATACTAAACGTCAAATTAACATTGGTGGTATATTGTTTGGTGCAAATGTTTACAATAACACTGAAACTGAACCTATTTATTCAGCTAGAACAGATGGTGCTATTGGTATAAATGTTGTTGAACCACGAGCTAATTTACATATAGGTCCATCAACAACAGACCAAGCTCTTATGAGACTTGAAGTTGGACCAGCACCTTCAAGTCCAAATGACGGTGATATTTGGTTAGAAAGTAATACTTTAACTGGTTTAAAAATAAGAATAAGTGGTGTAACAAGAACAATAAATATAACTTAAAATTATTTTTATAATTATAATAAAACAAATAAAATAATTAAAAATATGGAATTCTCAATAAATAAAAACTCTACACTTCCTGTGTTAAAATTAGAATTAATACAGGACGGTAGAAACGATTTTCAAAAGTTTCACGAAAAAGTGCAAAACGCTAGCATTTATTTTACTATGACAGATGTTATCACAGGTGTTAAACGTATAGCAAAAAAACCTACTGGAATTGAACAAGTAGAACCAACTAATTGTGTTGGTGATGAATTTTATCTAACTTATCAATTTACTGAAAGAGATTCTTCAGTATCTGGTAGATATGTTGGTCAGTTTGAAATTGATTTTTTAGACGGTACTGGAACCCTTATAGTTCCAATTAGAGAAGAACTTTTTATTAACATTTTAGAAAGAACAATAAAAAAATAACATTAAAAACTTGCTTTTTTAAAAATAAAATCATAACTTTGTGTGTCACAAAGTTATTTTTTTTTACACTCATTTTACTTGTCTAATAATAAAATGTTTAGTATATTTGCAATAAAAAATAAATTATGAGCCATACTGAACAAAAAGTTAGCAATGAAAGAATAGAATCTTTCTTACAAGGTAGTGACCCTCAAAAATATATTGTCGCTGTTGAGTCTTATTATGATAAACCTTACGTATCATTAGTAGTTAATGATGTAGAGGAAGGTAATAAACGAATAGAGGAACACAATTTCCAACCATTTCTTTGGTTTAAAGAAGATGTGACACAATATCTTTATCAAGGAAAACGAATGAAAGTTATTGAGGCTAGTAAACATTTTGGTGTTAAAATCACCAAATTAAGAACATGGTCTGAAGATGGTTTTATTCCTGATAGGATGGAAAATGGTTATATTTATATGGCTAAGTGTAAAAAAAACTCTAACGATTTAATTAATTTTTTTAAAAACGGTGGTGTCGATATCTTTAGTAAAGAACACCAAAAATCTTTTATCATGTTCAGCCCTACTGAACAATTTTTAATTCAATCAGGTAAGCGTTTATTCAAAGGGTTTGAGGATTACGATGATTTGCATAGATTACAATTTGACTTGGAAACCGAGGGGTTATTTGCAACTAGAGATGCAATATTTCAAATCGGTGTTAAAGACAATAAGGGTAACGAAGCGGTTATAGAAACAATAGGTGATTCACCTAAAGATAAACGTGAAAGTGAACGTCAAAATATTATTAAATTCTTTAAAATAATAGAATTTTTAAAACCAGACATTATTGCTGGTTACAATTCTGAAAATTTTGACTGGCCTTTTATATTTGAGCGCGCCGAAAGACTTGGATTACCAGTTACTGAGGTTGCAATTACTCTTAGCAGAGCATCAAAGATTAAAAGAAAACCAGCAACACTTAAATTAGGTGGTGAAACAGAAGCTTATAATCAAACACATATGTTTGGTTATAATATTTTGGATATTTCACATGCTGTTCGTAGAGCAATGGCTATCAACTCTGAGATTAAGTCTTGGGGATTGAAGTATATTACACAATATTCTGAAATTGCAAAACCTAATCGTGTTTATGTGCCAGGTGATAAAATAAACGCAACATGGGCCGATAAAGAAAACAAATACGCGTTTAATGATACCAATGGTGATTGGTATAAAATAACTGAGACAAATCAAATACAAGATGGTTATGTGGTTAAAACAGGTGCTTTCATTGTTCAAAGATATTTGATTGATGACCTTTGGGAGACTGAACAAATTGATAATATTTTCAATCAAGCTAGTTTTCTTATCGCAAAAATTTTACCTACTACGTTTCAACGTTCATCAACTATGGGAACGGCTGGACAATGGAAACTTATTATGGCCGCATGGTCATATGAAAATGGATTGGCTATTCCAGAAACACAACCTAAAAGAGATTTTACTGGTGGTTTGTCACGTTTGTTAGAAGTAGGTTTTGCTAGAAACGTATATAAATTAGACTTTGCTGCATTATACCCTAAAACACAGTTAACTTGGGATATTTTCCCAGAATTAGATATAACTGGTGTGATGAAAGGTACATTAACATATGTTGTGGATACGCGTGATAAATACAAGTTCTTAAATGGTAAAGAGAAGGGTGTTTTTAAATCTTTGGAGAAAAAATTAAAAGAAGAAAGTGCTAATATGTCACAAGCTGAGATTGATAAACTTAAAAAAGAAATTCAAGAGCATAAGGCTTTGGCTAACTTGTATGATAAAAAACAGTTACCTCTTAAGATTCTTGCAAACTCATGGTTTGGTTCATATGGGGCACCATATATCTTTAACTGGGGTGATACAGATTCAGCTGAAGAAACAACATGTCGTGGTCGTCAATACTTGAGGCTTATGGTACGTCATTTTACGGAAAAATACGGATTTAGAGCGCTAGTATTAGACACTGATGGTTGTAACTTTGCAGCTCCTGATAATTTAAACGATTTTTCATATGTTGCTAACGGTACTCATTGGAAAACTGAGGGTGAAGGTGGTAAAACACTTTATGGTATCGATGCTGTATTGGCTGAATTTAACGAAACATTTATGATTGGCCGAATGGGTCTGGATTTAGATGACGTGTGTACCTCTACAATTAATTTTGCTAGAAAGAATTATGCTAATGATATTGGTGGTAAGATTAAATTAGTAGGAAACTCTATTAAATCTAAGAAAATGCCAGTTTATATTGAGGAATTCTTAAATAAGGGTATTAGAATGTTATTAGATGGTGATGGTTATTCATTTATTAACCATTATTATGAATACGTTGATAAAATATACAACTATAAAATCCCATTGATTAAAATGGCTTCTAAATCTAAGGTTAAATTATCAATAACTGATTATAAGAAAAAAGCAAAAATGAAAAACAAAGCTGGTAACCCTATGCCAAAACAAGCGCACATGGAATTAGCTATGTTAAATAATTTGGATACTAGTTTAGGTGATGTATTGTATTATATAAACACTGGTACTTCTAAATCTCAAGGTGATTTGCAAACTATCTGGGAAAATAAAATGACCAAAAAACAGCTTGAAAAATGGTATATTAACAATGGTCAAGACTCTACTCCACCTGAAGCTAAAAGCACTCTTAAAATAAACTGTAAGCTAATCATGCCTGATACGGTTGAGCGAGATTTTGAGGCTATTAAAGAACTTGAAATGTTGAAAAAAGCTGTTGAAAAAGTAGGTGAAGAAGGTGGTGATGTTAACCAATTTGATGCTAGAATAAAAGAACTGGAATCTACTTTATTTACTGATGAATACAACGTTGCTAGATATTTAGAAGCTTTCAATAAAAAAGTTAAACCATTGTTAGTTTGTTTTAGTCCAGAAATCAGAGACCAAATTCAATTATCTATAATTAAAATTAAAGATAAGGAAACTAAAAAAACATTTGAGGTCTTAAAGGATAGAATTATTTTTACTAAATCTCAATGTAGTTTAATTTCAGGTAAACCTTTTAGACCAGTCGACCAAGATTCATATGAGGATTTAATGGTTATGGAAGATAAAGAGATTAAGTTCTGGGAACGCGTTAATAAAGTCCCAAATAATATGGAACTATCTGAGTGGGAAGAAATCAAAATAGATTACTATGAAAGAATGAGAATAGCTAAAGAAGAGGGTGTCGTAGAAGAAAAAGAAAAATTAGATGAAATCTTTAAAAGATTAGAAGTTAAGGATTTTTCACTTATAAGAAAAAAAGGTGAATTACCTATCGATATTTTTATATTATGTGATATTGGTGAGAACGGAACTTTGATTTCTAGAAAGTGGGGAGAAACTTTGTGTCATATTAGAGAAATCTTTAAATATGAAAAAGAATCTAGAGAAAGAGATAATTTTTACAAACTTAAAAAATATTCAGATGGAGATAATCGTTATGATTTATGGCTTGATTATTTAGAAGAATGTAGAATCATGAGTGGTGAAACAATTAATATTAACACAGAAGAAGTTGAAATTGATGATTTGACTTTATTGGGTAAATTAAAAGAAAAAGCTGATAGTATTGTAATTGAAAAACCAGTCATTGAAAAGAAAAAGAGAACTTACTCTGAAAATGAGGATGATGAAGAAGAATTAGAAGAAGATGAAGAAGGAAACCTTATCAGAAGTGATGAAGAATTATTGTTAGATGATGAATTTGATGATACATTCAGTGAAGTACCTGAAGGTTACGTTGTGGATGAAACAGCAATTGTAAATGTTATGGATAAAGAAGCTGAACTTCATGAAACTCCTGAAGTTGTAGTTAAAGAAGAATCAGAAGAAGATTGGGGTTTTTAAAAATAATAAAGGGGCTTTCGCCCCTTTTATTTTTAATATACCCAGAACCCTAATGGTCTGTATTTCATAGCTTTATTAAGACTCTCAGCTTCTGTCGCACCTCTTTCTAATTGTTTTGTACTAGAAAGTCTTTCAAGTCGCGCGTCTAGTCTTTCCAGAACTGCTTTTTTCTCTTCGTTACCCTCAGATATCAATGTTTCATAATCCATAGTTCTTTCAGCCTCAGGCGGTCCTACAATACCACCAAATTTACCTCTAGTTCTACCCAACGCTCTTTTAGCTTCAGCAATAAATAATTGACGGATAAGAGTTTTTGTTGGTTCGTTAAAATCAGCAAAATCCAGTTTTGCCAACGGAACTTGGTTAGGCATTTTTATAATATCTGGGTTGTCTTGTCTACATTGGTCAATATTTTCTGGTGTAGTATCATAATAGTGGTACCATACTTGACATCCTGTCATGTTAATAGAACTACCAACACCACCAATACCTTGACCGAAAGAAAGTTTAGAACCTGGGGTGCTCATTAAATGTAATAATTTAGTACCTTCAGGTCCAGCGGTTATTTTATAAACCAACTCACTTCTAATGATTCTGTTTTTTAAATTCATATCAGCAGCGGTAAGTAAAATATCAAATGCTGGTGCAACATAATACCCCATTCTTCCGTTAGGACCACCAGTACCAACACCACCACCAACTTGTGAAAAACCACCACCAAAACCATAATCGATACCACCATAATTAGCTAACAATGCTTGACTAGTCGCTGGAGGTGTTATCCAAAGAACTTCGTTTATTTCACGGCCAGCTGGTATTTGATATACTTGACGACCAGATTCTAATTCAACATAGTCTTTTTTAAGTTCCCATGGTCCTCTAGTTTGTAAACCAACTTGTTTTGAATACGCATAAGTATATTGTGTCATAAAATCAAAATTTCTAACACTTAAAGCAAATGCCATATCAATAGTATCCATGTTTTGACCTATAATTGATTGCCATTGATGTTCTATAAGCCATTCTTGCACATATTGTGCGTAGTCTTCTATTGAAATCTCCAATAGAGTACATAGTTGTTCATCTGTCAATTCTATTTGACGGATTGGAGCACCTACTGAATGTCTAAATTGTCTAAAAAGTTTATCTTTTTCTTCTAAACTAACGCCCATATTTTTTCTTTTCTTATAAATATAAGAAAAAATCAAATTAAACTAAAAACTTCTTAGTTAATTCGACGGCTTCGGTAATGGTTTTAAACGAAACGTTTGGTACAAATAGTTGTTTTTCAATTCTAACAATCGGCACTTCTTCGGCGTTAGATACTTCTAATATTTGTTGAAATTCTTCTTGATTTTCTGGTAAATCTATATCAACATTTCTATATTCAATATTTTCTTGTTCTAACAAGTTTTTTAATTCCGTACAATAAGGACATTCACTCATTGTGTAAATAGTTACTTTATTCATATAATTTTTCTATTAATTTTTCTGTTATTTCTTCTTCGGTAAATTCTTTTTCACCCATTATAATTGATATTACATCTTTTTTAGTGTTAAGCATATCCCACATTCTAGTTGATATGGTATCATCGAATAATTGATAGTAAACATTAACATCGTTTTTTTGACCTATACGGAATGCTCTATCTTCGGCTTGCTCGTTATTCCCTGGCACCCAATCAAATGAGTTAAAAATAACAACCGTACCCTCAGTAAGTGTAATCCCAACACCAGCTGATTTAATATTACCAACAAAAACTTTAACCTTATCATTGTTTTGAAAAGCGTCAACAGATTTTTGTTTCATAGAATTAGACATAGGTCCGTTATGTTTAACAGCCGCTTTACCAAAATGGTCAGCAATTGTATTTAATTCATCTGTGAAACTTGTAAATACAATAACCTTACGACCCATTTCGATTGCATTTTCAACCATTTCAATTGTGTAGGGTATTGCTTGTTGTGCAATAAATTGTCTAAGAAGAATTAATTCTACTAAATCCTTCTGTTCTTCTCTCACTTTTTTACCAGCAGCTTTTTTAGCCAATATGTATTCTTCCCATAAATATTCATATTGTTTTTTTTGCTTACTATCCAACAAATGATACATTGGAGAAACAACTTTATCTGGCATATCCAAAACTTCTGTTTTAAGTCTTCTAAGAATAATATTTTTAGTCTTAGATGCCAATTCTTCTAAATTACTAGCACCATCAGTAAGCCATATTTGTTTTTTTTGACCATTTTTAAGCGTTCTAAAGAACTTTCTACCTTCACAGTATCTAGTTGCATAGTGTTGCCAATTATTAGCTATAGGAGACTTTATAATCTTTAATAAATTAAAGAAATCCATAGGTCTGTTAGCAACTGGTGTACCAGTTAATAACCAAACTTTTTCTATATTATGTTTAGTTGATAGTTCGACCATAATTTTACCTCTAATACTATCATTATTTTTAAGATAGTGAGCTTCATCTATTATACATAAATCATAACCAGCTTCAGCTAATTGTCTATGTATTGTAGGGTGTTCGTTTTCTTTACCTTTTTTTACTAGTGTGTGAAAATTTTTAAGGATATCAAAGTTTATTATCGTGAATTTAGAATCTGAAAATTTCTTTCCATCAATAATTGTTGTTTCATTAGAAAAAACGTTTATTTCTCGTTCCCAGTTAATCTTTGTTGATGATGGGCATACGATAAGTATTTTTTTTGCACCACTTTCTATTGCAGCGATAATTGATTGGATAGATTTACCTAGACCCATATCATCAGCAAGTATACACCCGTTTCTAGATAATAAAAATTTTATACCTTCTTCTTGGTGTTGATATAATTTTTTACCTAATTTACTTAACACATCATTGTATTTAGTAAAATCAACATTGACATTTATGGATTCAAAATATGGGTCATCTGTTACTTGTGTTTTTGGTAACCAAAGCAATTTAGATTCACTTTTTTTAGTTAGTTTCCCATAAACGTGGTAAGCTTTTTCTGTTTCAGCTAACATAAATTCGATAAGAATTCTTTTGGGTGTAAAATCTAATTCCATTTTTGTTTTTAATTCTTCACCTAAATATTCGGTAATATTAACCACACGATTCATGAATTGTGGGTCTCTATCTACATTATCTATAATATATCTTGATTGCGTGTCAGTTAACAGCAATTTTTTTGTCTTTAAATATTCAGCCTTAAGTGTTAGTATGTATGGATTATACCCATCATATGTTTCTAACATATCTAATGCTGAACGACCTTTTATATCGTCTAATTTAATCAATCTACATATTCTTTTTTTTTACGTTATAACATTTAAATATAATAAAAAAATAAATAAAAATCAAGGGTTTTAAGTTATTATTTAAAATATAAATATTTATAATAAAAATACATATATGAACAATCAAAATAACAATATCACACCCATAACTAGAATCAATAAATTTTTCTCTGAAGAAGATTTTAATTTAGAGATTTCAATGGGTCGCGAGGCAATTGAAGGTGATGGAAATTTTACAGTTATCCTTTATAGAGTTGACCGCGATATGACAGAATTCGATAATGTTTATGGTGAAGCATCGGCTGATGGTATAAGATATTTCCCACCAGTTGAGTTAAAGGTAATTCCTATAATGGCTGAAGCTGAAAATAAAGCGTATAATGGAAACGGTAGCCTTAGATACTTACAAGATGGGCAATTGACTTTTGGAATTTATGATGCTCAACTAACTGATTTAAAAACACAGATAAGTTATGGTGATTATATTGGATACCCAGTTACTGAAACTGAAATAAGATATTTTAGTGTTGTTAATGATGGTGTGAAAAACTATGACAATAAACATACAATTATGGGTTATAAGGGTGCCTTTAGAACTATATTGTGTGCAAGTGTTGAATATAACGAATTTAAAGGAGTTTAATAATTATGATGCCAAAAGGATACATAACAAATATAGATATTACCAATGGTAAGATTGGTCCAGAGAGACGTCAAGAAATTCTTGACGGTATTGCTGACCAAGGTACTTTTTTACCTAGGGGTGTAAACGCTGAAGATATGGATTCTTCAGTTGTTGATTTTTTTAATTCTGAAGATGGTTTATCTATCAGTATTGATGGAGAGAAGGTACCTGTTATATTTTTAACGATACAAAGATGGAATGAATTTACTAAAACATGGAGTTTCACCGATAAGTATAAAAATATAAGCATGCCATTTATAACAATACTTAGAAAACCAGATATACAACAAGGTCAAAATCAAGCTGGTTTATGGAACATCCCAGGTCGTCGTACTTACACTTATATGAAAGTACCAACATGGGATGGTGCTAGAAGTGGTGTTGATTTATACAAAGTACCACAACCAGTCTCAGTTGATTTAACTTATGAGATTAGAATCTTTACAACTAAAATGAAAGACTTAAATTTATTTAATACAGCTATTCAATTAGCCTTTCAATCTAGACAATGTTATATAAACGTAAAAGGTCATCCGATGCCATTGCATTTAGAGTCTATAGGTGATGAGAGTAATATTGATGACTTTGAAAATAAAAGATTTTATGTTCAAACTTTTGAAGTGACTTTATTGGGTTATTTGTTAGATGAATCTCAATATGAGGTAATTCCAACTATAAATAGAACTGTAATGGCTTTAGAAATTGATGAGAGAAAAATATTTAACGATGTTTTATTTGATGCGTCTAGAAAAGATAATATAGCTAATTATGCTTTTATTTTTAAACCTAGGTCTAATAATCAATTTAGTTTTACTTTACAATATGATGTAAACTTTACTCAATTAATAGATGTTAAGAATATATCTAGAATAACAATTATATCTAATGGTTCAACGATATTTGATGGTACAATAATGAACACACCTTTAATATTAAGTGCAAATGATATTATAACAATAAAAGTCACTAAAAACTATTTAGCTGTAAGTGAATTTAAATTAGTAGGAACAACAATTACATCATAATGAATAATGGAACAAAATCTTTAAGTATAAACGAAACGTTTATTATAGAACCAGTAGACGGTGTTGAAGTGTATAGTGCATGTACAGCATTTTATACTAACAACCTTATATCATGTAGTGGAAACACTGAAATAATTATGGGTATTGGTGGAGTGAGCACTAATTTAGCTTTTAGTGCTGTTACTTTTTATGGTGATGGTTCAAATTTAACTGGTATTTCAACTCAAGATACGTATATTACTGGTGGTACATATTCTGCTGGTACTACTAGATTATTTGATAGTAGTGGAAACACAATTACAATTGGTGGGTATTTTACACCGTCAGATGACATATATGTTAGTGGTTTAACGTTTAATACGTCTAATTATGATTTAACAGTAAAAAGAAATGATGGTGTTAATTTTACGCAAAGCCTTTCTATTCTTGCAAGTGACCTTACTATAACTGGTGGTACTTATAACCCATCGACAGGTACCGCTACTTTTACTAATAATACTGGTGGAACCTTTAATGTTACTGGTTTTTTAACTGGTTTTACAGATATTTTTGTTACTGGTGCAACATTTAATAATGATAATTTAAGGTTAACTAGAAACGATAACAACAATATTAATGTAGCCATAAATAAATTTGATTCATTAACTGCTAACACAATATCAGCTACAACATATGAAAATTTACCAATAAAATACTATGCTGAATTTTCTGGTTCACCAAGCATTAGACCTATAGTGTATTCGGCTAATAGTATTGCAATAGGTGATGGCGCTGAAGCCTTAAATGAAAATATGTTTGTTGTTGGACAATATGCTGGTAGTGGTACAACTGCTAATAATTCTAACTTTATAGGTTATGAAGCTGGTTTTGATTCAACCGAAGCGGAAAGTTCTAACTTTTTTGGTTATCAAGCTGGATATAATGCAACTACTGTAAGTGATTCTAACTTTTTTGGTTATGTTGCTGGTAACAGTGCAACCAATGCGTCTAATTCAAACTTTTTTGGCAATGGTGCTGGTCGTGAAGCAACCGATGCAAGTAATTGTAATTTTTTAGGTAATAGCGCTGGTTTTTCTGCAACTACTGTAAGTGGTTCTAACTTTATTGGTAATAGTGCTGGTTATCAAACAATAGAAGCAAATTATTCTAACTTTTTTGGTTATGCTGGTGCTCTAGCAACCGATGTTAATAATTCTAACTTTTTTGGTAATCAAGCTGGTGTTTATGCAACCGATGCAAGTAATTCAAACTTTATTGGTGAAAATGCTGGTTTTTATGCAACCAATGCTAATGATTCAAACTTTTTAGGTCAAGAAACTGGTCGTGAGGCAACTAATGCTACTTTTTCTAACTTTTTTGGGTATAGAGCTGGTTATAAAACTATAAATTCAAGTAGTTCTAACTTTATTGGTTATCTAGCTGGTTCTCAAGTAACAGGTGCCAGTTATTCAACACTTATTGGTTTTAATGTTGGGAGTGCTACTGGTGCTAGTTTATCAATAGGTTCAAATAATATAATTATAGGGACTAATATTAGTTTACCAACTGGTACACAAGATAGTATCAATATAGGTGGTGTGTTGTTTGGTTCTAACACATATTTTAACAGTAATGGTAGTACCAATCCATTTACTGGTGCTTTATCCACTGGTAGAATTGGTATTAATGTGGTGCAACCAACACATTCATTACATGTATCTGGTGATACAAGGATACAAGGTGGTCTTACTGCGACAACATATAACGGATATAACCCTTTACCGACACAAGCGGCAATTAGTAGTGGTGTTACATTATCTTTTATTACAGATACTGTATATGGAACACTTTTAACACCAGAAACTAGCAGCGCTATTACAGCAAATGTTACTGGTGCTCTTTTGGGTGTTACAAACATTTTAATACATAGTGGTAGCACTACACCTACATTTGAGAGTCAATATAAAAAATTAAGTGGTAGTGGTAATTATTCTGCTGGTACGATAAATTATATTTTTTGTACATATATAGCACCAACAGAAATTATTTATTCTATAAATCAAAGGTAATAAGTTATGAGTTTAAGAAGACTGATGTTATTTACACTGACATCAAAAATAAGAAATATTATTCTATTGTTTAAAAATAGAATTTTTTCAGATTTAGGTAGATTTGAAGCTGAGAATTGTTTGTACACACAACTTAATGGTTTAGAATATAAGGGGTTACTAGATTCGGCAAGTTTAGTTATAACACCAAACGGTTATGAAGAGACTAAATTATTTAGTGTTGTTCCAAATGATGGAACAACAGATTTTGCAGTTACAAGAGCTACAGTAGCAACAAGGGTTAATTCACAGGGTCTTCTAGAAACCGTTCCGTATAACCAACTTCAATATACATCTCAATTAGAAAACTCAACATTTACAAAAAGAAATGTAACAATAACTAATAATACACTAACCGACCCTAACAACAGTAACACAGCTTATAATATAGTAGGTAACTCAGGTGTTACTTATAGTTACGCTGGAAGTACTTCAATAACATCGATAATTTCAGAAGGGTTTGCAAATACATTATTCAATCCATTTATCGGTAATGCTTCAGTTTATTTAAAATACAATGGTTTAAATAGTGTCAGATTTATTTTATCGGTTTCAACTTCTCTAAACCTTACTACATTAGTTTTTGTTCAAGTAAATTTACAATCAGGTGAAATCACAAATTCTCAACTTACGTCATCTGATGGTTTAACAAATATTTCTAATAGTTTTATTGAAAATGTAGGTAATGGTTGGTTTAGAATAGGATTTAAGATACTCACAGCGTCATCAACTACAAACAATAGATTGGCAGTATCTCTAGGTGACACAATAAAAACAACAGGTAATGGTGTGGATGGTGTGTATATTTGGGGTTTGCAACTTACAGTTGGGGGTAATGTACAAGACTATTGGCCAACAAGTACAAGAATAAATATACCTAGATTGGATTATAGTGGTACCACATGTCCGACACTCCTTACTGAACCACAACTTACAAATAGTTGGACAAATAACAATATTACATCTGGTTATACAAATAACACAAACGCTATTCAAGTGGCAACAATACCTAATGCATTTGGGGAAGGTTTTGATGGGTTTGATTATAATTTCAGTAGTGGAACGTTTTTGTCGAGCACTTTTAGTATAAGACAATTTGATACTAGAGGGTTTCCAATTCAACGTTTGTGTTTTTTTGTTAAAAATCCATCATCAGATTTTTTTGGAATAAACTACACAAACGCAACACAAGTTATTTATCAATTTAGTACATTAACAGCAAGAGATTATTATTTAAGTGGTAATACAGGTACTATTACTAAAATAAATGAAAACACATATGCGTTATACATGCATATGGATAACGCCTCAACTGGACAATTTTCTCAAGTTAGGGTAGGGTTTGTAGGGGACTTGACTAGTCAAGTCCCAATTACGGGTAGTACTATTTTAGGGTTAGGGTACCAACAAGGTGCGGCAGCAGGTTCTACACTACCTCTAACCTATAACCCAATAACAACAGGTGCCTCATCAGTTACAAAAAACGCTGAAACACTTACTAAGGTAGGTATTGAAAATCTTATAGGTCAAACAGAAGGTACTTTGTTAGTTAAGGGGTACCAGTTTGATAGAGGGATTGTTTTAAGAATAAGAAACAGTGGAAGTACAACACTTAACAGAATCGCAATATTCTGTGCAAGTAATGATGGAAAAGTTGAATGCGCAATAACTAAAAATGGTACAGCTGTAAATTCAACTGTTCTGACATCACCAATTGTTTTTAAAAAAAACATTGCCTTTGTTTATTCAAATTTAGGTTTTAAAGTTTTTATTAATGGTGCTATAATTTTTACACACACATACGCAACACAAACCGATTTTACCGCAGTACTAAATGAACTAAACTTAGGTTCAGTAAGCGAAAGAGCTACAGCTAGATTTGAATTAGTAGCTTTATGGAAAACACAATTAACAGATGAACAAGTAATACAATTAACCACATTATGATAAAGATATATAAATTAAAATATAATGATAGAGAATCGGGTATAAACGATTTAATAAATAAGGAAGTTATAGATAGTGACGGATTGTTTGGTACAGGTATAAACGCTGTAGTAGAAGTTGGTAGAATAATATTACTAAATGGAGTTTGTGATGATGAAGGAAATGAGGTTGAACCGACTCAATATTATGATGGGTATCACTTTGATGTCATGAGTGAAAGAGAAATAGATTTTGGTTATAATGAAATAATTGTTAATAACCCAAAACACACTTTTTACGGTTTTTAAATTAAATTAAAATACTCATGATATTTATTTATAAATAAATAAAATATGGGACAAAAAATTAATTCAACACCAATAAGTTCAATATATTACCAAACTGGTAATGGTACACCATCACATATAGCTACTATAGGTTGTGTATATACTGACGTTGATACTGGGAATATGTATATAAATAAAGATGGTTTAGTTAATTGGGTACCTTTTTCAGATTCAAGTTCATCAATATTTGGAAATTATTTACCATTGTCTGGTGGTACTGTATATGGTAATACTATCTTTACTAGCGGTCTTACTGTTAATTATTTAGATTTTGATACTACACCAATAGTTCCATCACCAACTGGTGGTACACTATATTTTGATTCAACTGAAAACGCTTTATCCTATAAACCTGTTACAAATCAAAATGATGTTACGGTAAATTTGGGTCAAGAAAGTTTAATTAAAATTTACAATAATTTAGGATACCAAATCAACAATGGTCAAGTTTTACATATTACAGGGTCTACTATAACAGGTGGTACACCAACAGTTGCGTTGGCTAACGCATCAAAATTAGGAACCGTATTTACTGTAGGTTTAGCACAAACTTCAGGTGTTGCAACTCACGATATACCTAGCGGACAATATGGTTTTATGACAAACTTTGGCGTAGTTAGAGATTTAAACACATCAGCGTTTACCGCAGGGCAAGAGGTATTTTTATCTGATACTATTGATGGGGCTTTAACCAACGACCCAAATGATATTGCATACACTTCAAGGGTTTCAACCGTTGGTTATTGTTTGGAATCAAATGCAACAACAGGTAAAATATTAGTTCAAATTACTAATGAAAACGCTGTACAAAGTTTGACACAACTACAAGTAAATGTGTTGTTGGGTAATACAATATCGACAGGTGTTTTTAATTTTACTGGAATAACGTTGGCGTCAAGCAACACGTTTAACGTTGCACCAGTAGATGCTTGGTTGGTTGACAATACAACAAATCCTTTAGTTCCAGAAGTTCTTTATGTTAAGTATTCTGGTCAAACAAATATTCCATCACTTTATTATAATACGGCAACAGAAACATACCTGTTACTTACTAGTGCTGGTACTATAACACAACAGACAACATTTCCAACACCGCAACAAAGAAGACAAAATATTTATTTGGGTAAAATGGGTCATGGTAATAGAACTAGTCTTATTAACGCATTTAACGAACCCGATTTAGACGTATCACCATTATCACAACTTCGTGATATGTTTACACCGATTAAATTAATAAATGAAAATATTTATCCAAGCCCTAATTCAAATCTAACATTTAATACTAGTAGTGGAACTTTATTTGGGTTAGGTATTGGGTTTACGACAAATCAACTTAACCCAAGTAGTATAAGTGTATCAGGAAACTCACCAACAACATTTCAATATAGAACACAAACAGGTGGTACAGCAACCAATAGAACTACAATAGACCCAGCAAATTATGATTTAAATGGTGTAGTCACTTCAATTGGAAGTCCAGCAAAACAAGCGACAAACCAAAGAATATATTTGTTACAAAATGGTCAATTTAGGATACAATATGGTCAAACTAAATATGCTGATTTAACAACAGCAATTGCAGCGGTTAATACAGAAGCATTTACAACATTTTCAAACTTTAGGGATAACGCAGTATTAATTGCAATATTATCTGTTAGGTCAGATGCAACAATTTTAAGTAATATAGCACAAGCCAAAATTACGTTTGCATCAAAATTTGGTGAAACAGTAGGTGGAACTGGTGGTATTTCAACCACTACACTTCAACAAGCGTATGATAATTCAGCAACACCTGAGATTGTAACAAATTCGGCAGAAGGTGCATTATCTATTAAAAATGGTACTGGTAATGCTGATAACGTAACTAGATTACTTGAGGGTCTTAATGCTGCTGGAAATGCAACTAGTTTTATTAGAGCTGATGGTGATATATCTGGAACAACAATACAAACAAATAATTTAACAGCTACTACAATTTCAGCTACAACAGTAACAGCAAATAATCTTAATGGTTTATCGTCTTCAGCAACAACCGCGGTAAATGTTAATATCACAGAAATTACAAATGCACCTATTGATTATAATATAACTTTTGTAGGTAGTGTCTCGGGTAGTAATGGTTTAGGTGTTGATTCAACCACTTTAACTTATAATCCAAGTATTAGTACTTTTAAAACCCCAGTTATGTCTGCATCATCAACAATAAATTCTGGTACTCTTACAACAACTACAATAAATGGTTCTAATAACCAATCAGGTATCGTTGTTGTTGGTAGTAACACAGTTGGTGGGTCTGGTTATGTAGATTTCATAAAAGTCACAAATACGTCTGCTGGTGCAACAAATATAAATAAAACAATTCGTGTAAACAACACAGGTGCTATAGAATTCATCAACAGCACATATCTTGCAACAACATTTAGTATTTCAGATAATGGTATCATAACAATTACTAGCCCAGCAAGCGTTACAAGTAATTCTGCGACTAACAATGCGTTGAATGTTGGAACTAAAGGTCAATTATTTGATGATGGTAACTTTCATATACACAGTAATAGTGGTTCTGTATGGATTAATTCATTGGATGGTAATCCTATTCGTTTAGGTACACAAACCAATACAGGTAACTCGGCTGTTATTGTAGATACAACTACTGTTGGACATAGTTTCTTCACAAAAGTTCAGAGTGGTTTTAACGTGGCTTTTGGTACCGAGATAACCATGGATAACTTAAAGATTCGTATTAACGGAACTGGTGGTTCTGGTGGTCTTGTACAAGCTGGTGCTGTGAGTGGTAGTTTTGCTGCTTATACAACTTTAGTTGGTAATGTTGCTGGTGCAGCACTACAAGGTGATACTAATTCTGGTGGTATTACATTTACAACAACTTATCAAAACATAAGTGGTGTTCAGAAGACTTTATCCGCTGGTGGTGACACTACAACGTTACACCTTATTGATACCACAAACAGTAGAATATATAGAATAACAGCGATACACTGTCAAGGCACAACTGGTGGTTACACTAGTATTGAACGTATGTCATAAATTTATTCACCGTATAAGTCTTTTTTAGGTGTGCAACCCTCTCTAATCAGTTTTTCCACAAACTGAAACATCTTTAACCCATTTTCTTCACAATATTTTTTAAGAAGTTCATGGGTTAAAGGTGTTATTTTTATGTTTTTATCCCTTTTCATATGTCTTTTACCTATAAGTATGATAAAAATATGAAAAAAATCATACTAAAAGTGATTATTATTTTTTTACAAACCCACTTTTGAAAAATCAGTGATATTTATTATAAAACAAAACATTAAATTTAATAATATCACTTAAAAAGTAAAAAAATATGGCAACAAAAGTGTTCGTAAGTCCAGGGGTTTATACCTCAGAAAAAGACTTATCATTTATTACACGTCAAATCGGTGTTACAACTTTAGGTTTAGTTGGGGAGACTACAATAGGTCCTGCATTTCAACCAATTTTTGTAGGCAATTATGGCGAATTCCAATCTTTTTTTGGTGGCCAAAATGCTACTAGAGTAAAAGATAACGGTGCACCAAGATATGAATTACCTTATATCGCTAAATCGTATTTATCTCAATCAAACCAATTATTCGTAACTAGAGTATTAGGGTTTTCTGGATATGATGCAGGTAAAGCATGGGGTATAACATTACAAGGTACATTAGACCCTGATACTGTTGGGGTAACTTCATCAGGAACCACATATAGTCCTATAATTTCATATACAGCAATAACTGCTACTAATGAGGTTGTTAGTGTTGTTTCAAACGTACCTTTAATTCAACAATTATATAATGATGGTACTTTAGTAAATCCATTGAATATATTGGGTACTTTCAGTGCTACAGGTAATGTCGCATCTATAGATGTAGAGTACAAAAAAACAGGTGCTACTTATAGTGGTGTATCATTTAATTTATTTGTTAATTCAATCGGTACTACTGGTTTATATACAACTGGTACAACAACAGGTGCTACAGTTACTTATTCTGGTTCAGCATATTCTGATGTTGAAAACAAGTTGGTAACTTTATTACGTTCTAGAGGTACAATAAATTCAGCTACACAGTTACCTAACTTTGAAGTTAGTGCGGCTACAGGTAATTTAGGTTTTAACCCTACTTATACCGCTGCAAATAGTGACGCTTTAGGTGATTTCGCGTTGACTGGTACATCTAATACTCAAGGTGCTTTTAGTTATGTATTATCGTTTGATAAAACAAAACAAAACTACATTACTAGAGTATTGGGTAGAGAAGCTCAAGATGGAACAACAGCAATTTTTGTTGAAGAGTTCTATAACAATATGTTTACTGATTTAAACGCTGCTGAAAAAATAGCTGGTATTAATTTAAGTCTTGTGAATTATAGTGGAGAATTTTCTGATTATCAAAAAGAATACCAACCAGCAGTTACACCTTATGTAGTTTCTGAATTACGTGGTACTAACTTATTTAGATTATTTAGATTCTGGACAATATCAGACGGTAACGCTGCTAACGAACAATTTAAAATATCTATTAGAAATATTAATTTAGATTCTGGTGAATTTGATGTTGTTGTTAGAGGATTCTACGATACTGATGCTCAACCAACTGTATTGGAAACATTCAGTCGTTGTACTATGAGCCCAACATCTAATAATTACGTTGCTAGAAGAATAGGTACACTTGATGGTGAATACCCATCTAAATCATCTTATGTTCTTATTGAGATGGATACTGATTCAGATACTAGCGATATGGTTCCAGCTGGTTTCGTAGGTTTCCCAATTAGAGATTACCAAGAAAATAGCAATACAACAGTTGTTAACCCTGCTATTGAGTATAAAAAAGCTTATGGTACATTTGAAAATAAACGTAAATATTATTTAGGTTTATCTGAAACTGTAGGTATTGATTCGGATTTCTTTGATTATAAAGGGGTTCCTGTAGGACAAACTTATGATATGTGGACTGGTCTTACAAAAGGTTTCCATATGGACGTTAATGCTACTGGCGCTACAATCGACAATGTATTTGTTGTGATTAACAATAGTGGTGATACATATAATCCAATATTCTTATTTGATACTGGTGACGCTGCGTTTAACAGTACTGCTGTAGCAGATGCTAATAATCCATATAATAAAATATATGCGCGTAAATTTACATTTGCACCTTATGGTGGTTTTGATGGATGGGATATATACAGAACTAGAAGAAGTAACTTAGACTCATTCTTAATCAACGGTACTAATGGTGTTAAAGGTTTAAATAGTGGTGCTTTTACTAATAGAACACTTACAAACGGTGATTTAGGTATTAATTCAGATTACTACGCATATTTAGAAGCTATTTGGACATTTAAAAACCCAGAAGCAGTTAATATTAATGTGTTTGCAACTCCAGGTATTGATACGTTTGATAACAGTAACTTAATTGAGGCTGCTATTGAAATGGTTGAAACTGATAGAGCTGACTCATTATATATTTTAACAACCCCAGATACAAATGCTGGTGGTGAGGTTATGTCAGCTGAAGAAATTTCAGATTTCTATTCTGATGGTTCTTTCGATAGTAACTACTCATGTACTTATTGGCCATGGATTCAAGTAAACGATACTGAAAATAATGTTTACATTTGGATGCCGCCAACAAGAGATGTAGTTAGAAACATCGCGTTAACTGACAACATTGCATTCCCATGGTTTGCTGTTGCTGGTATTCAAAGAGGTGATGTTGACTGTATTCAAGCTCGTAAAAAACTTACTCTTTCTGAAAGAGATGCGTTATACGAAAATAGAGTTAACCCAATTGCAACTTTCACATCAGATGGTGTTAAAATCTGGGGTAATAAAACTCTTCAAGTTAAAGAATCTGCTCTTGACAGAATCAACGTTAGAAGACTATTGTTACAAGCTAGAAAACTTATCTCTGCTGTTTCTATCAGATTGTTATTTGAACAAAACGATAGTGTTGTAAGAAATCAATTCTTATCATTGGTTAACCCAATCTTAGATAATATTAGAGCTGAAAGAGGTCTTACAGACTTTAGAGTGGTTCTTTCAAATGACCCAGAAGATATCGATAGAAATCAACTTACAGGTCAGATATTCTTGAAACCAACTAGAGCGTTAGAGTTCATCCAATTAGAGTTCGTAATTATGAACACTGGTGCATCTTTCGATAACATCTAATAAAAAATAAACAAAACAAAAAGGCTTCCTTAGTGGGAGCTTTTTTTGTTTTATAAGATATTTATGTTAAACAACTATTATGAAGCTTATAATTACAGAAACACAATACAATAGACTTTTTTTAAACGAAGAAAAAGAAGTATCATTCAATTTTGATAATGACACCATATTGGCGTTCGGAAAATTAATTGGATTACCAATGAAAGGTCAAAACGGTTTTTTAGCTGATAGAGCGTTAGATAACCAAGAAGTATTATCTAAGATTTATTCAATTATGACAAATGTTAATGAGAAGAATAAAATTATCGATGATTTGGGGAATAAAGGTATGGTTGATTCAGATAAAAAACTACATGATAATATTGAATCAATCGTTACAAATTTTAACAAATATTCAAAGGATAAAACATTAAATTTGGATACCGTGTTAAATAAAATACTTAGAAAATAAAATAATTTTTATTTTTTCTTCAATTTTTTTTCTTTCATGATATTTATAATTAAATAATAATTTATTACCAAAAAAAAGGTACTAATACATATCTTAAAAAAAACAAAAATTATGGCTGATTTATTAATGAAAATGCCCCTACCATACGAGCCTAAGAAAAAGAATCGTTGGTTAATTACATTTCCAGCTGACTTAGGTATCCAACAATGGTGGTTATCTTCAGCATCTAGACCTTCAATAACACAAAATGAGGTTGAGATTCCTTTCCTAAACACATCTACATGGGTTATTGGTAGATTTACTTGGGAAGCAATTGACGTTACATTCCGTGACCCAATTGGTCCTTCTGCTACTCAAGCAATTATGGAATGGGTTCGTCTTCACTCTGAATCAATCACAGGTCGTCAAGGTTACGCTGCTGGTTATAAAAGACCAGTTGAGTTAGAAATGCTTGACCCGACAGGTGTTGTTATCGAGAAATGGTTATTAGATGGAACTATGCTTACAAATGTAGGATTTGGTGATTTATCATTTGAGGATGATGGTATCGCTGAGATTACAGCAACTCTTAGGTTTGATAGAGCAATCTTATTATTCTAATATTTAAAAATATATTATCCTAACCCATAAAAAATAAATATAAAAACCATCTTTTTAGGTGGTTTTTTTATTTTATAGTAATATTTATAATAAAATAAAAATGCGAAAATTAGATAAACTAAAAAATATTAGAAAAGTTAATTTATTAATAGAACAACGATATTTGAGTGAATTTAATGGTGGTGAGAATGAAGTTAGACTTAAACAGTTATACTCTGGTTATTTAGATACTATTTTCCCTAATTCTGATATTAAAAAAATACTATACCATGGAACAAAGTCTAAAGAACTTGAAGGTGGGTCTTTTAGGGTATCTCAGGATGGAACATATGGTTCAGGTGTATATTTTTTTGATAGAAACCACAAATATAGTGTTGGTGAGTTTGGTGATAATACGATATTTGTTAAGATAAATTCTAGTATGGCGTTTAATAATATATTACTTAAACAAGAATGGAGTAAATTAGCAAATAAGTTAAAAGATAGTCCAGATTATCACCATAGGGATTCTTTGAGTGGTTTTATCAACCAATACATTAGAAAAGAAGGGTATGATACTATTATTGATTATTATGGTTCAGATATAGTTTATGTTGCTTTATATTTAGAAAATATACATATTTTGGGTGATGAAAAAGACATATTATCTTTTAAAAAATACGTTGAAGCAAATAAAAATAACCAATTAAATAATGAAATAAAAGATGGTGTTGAAGATTTATTTAACACTAAACCTAATTTAAAAAATATAAAAATAAATAATTAAATAAAACTATGAGAAGATTTGATAAAAAAATAAATTTAAAAAAAGCAAATATATTAGCAGAACAAAGATATTTGGTGACTAAAGGTTTGATTAACGAAGGTCCTATAACAGATGTTGATGGGGTAACCAATGATTTATTAAAAGATTATATTTATGCTTATGATAACGATAAAGATTTAGGTATGGTTGATGCTAAAATATATGATTTAATGAAAAAAACACTTAGTGTTCATGGTGCTGAACCAGAAATTAAAAAACAAATGTATTTAACCATGGCTGAAAAATTAAAAAATACAAATATACCTAAATTACAATCGTTTGGTCAAACCTATAGTATGATTGGTAGGTCATTTGGTACTGAAAGCCCTATTGGTGATACTAGTGATATGGTAAATCATATAAAAAGTCAAGGTGGTTTAGAATAATAATAACAAACTAAAATAAAATGAGTTGATTATTTAATTTAATTTAATCAGCTCATTTTTTATTTACAAAAAAATTAACTTTCTTATATTTATTTTTAAATAGTTTTAAAATGAATAAACAAGTTAAAAATAAAAAAGAAATTTTAAGTGGAGACACCTTAGAGATTAAACATTTAAATGGTGTTAAAAGTTATTTAAAAAAAACACCACCTATTGGGAATAGACATGAGGATGCGAAAAGTATTAAAGGTGATTATCCTAAATCAATTAATGAATATTTAGATAAAAGGAAAAATGAGGTTCCTATGTATGACCCTAAAACAGGTGAACCAAATCCTTATTATGAAAAGTTAACTGGTAATAAAAATCCTTTGTTAGAAACACCTAAAATGATAAATCCTAATATTAAAGAACCTAAATTAAAAAATAGGTTTTTAGTTCATTTACCAAAAGAATTTGGTATTGATATATGGGATGTTAAAAATATAAACAGACCTACAGTTATTTTAAAACCAAAAAAAATTTTAGGGTTAACTTATGGTTATGAAAAAAATTGTTCTCAAATAAACATTGAATTTTATGACAAAATACAAAATAAAAATAAAAACCTATTAAATTATTTAGAAACCCAAAAAAAATTCTCATTTTATATTGAAGAGTTAGACCCAACTGGTGTTGTAATCGATAGATTTGAATTAAGTCATTGTAATTTAACTTATCTTAGTTTTGGTGATTTAGATTATAAATCTAAAGAAATAAATAATATTATCTTATCAATTAATATTGGTAAATTAGAATTAAAATAAATAAAGTATGTCAGATATTAAACCAAATGTTTTCCCAAGCAATCAACCACAAAAACCTAATTTAACCGAAGCTGAAAAACTTGCAGCGTATGAAGCTGAAAAGATGATGGTTACTAACGAAATTTATTCGTCTCAAATGCAAACAGACACACCTTATGAACATATGAGTGCGATTGAACAAATGAGATATAGAACTGAAGCTCAATTAAAACAAAGACAAGACATTGGCGTTGTTAAAGACCCTTCATTATCAGAAAAAACCAATTCTAGAGTATTTCAACAACCAACTAAAAAAGACAACAACGAAGAACAAATTAGACTTAGAGATGAGCAGTTAAAAAATAATTTACAACAAACTCAGAACTATCAACGTTTATCTCAAGAAGCTATGGATAGAAATAAAGAATATTACGAACAACAAACAATGGAAAATAAACCAAGTTATCAACCACAACCTAGTAGTCCTGTTATTAAAGATAAGACTACTTATACATCACAACAAGCAATAGACCCATACATATTAGAATTGAGTCAACCAAATTATAACGCACCTTTTGATGTTATTCCTTTACCTTCTAAGGGTAAATTATATAGAAATAAAAAACAAAATGTAAGATTAGCTTATATGACAACGGCTGATGAAAATATCCTTACTAGCCCTAATTTATTAAAAAGTGGTGAGTTTTTAGAAATTCTTATAAACAGAAAATTATTAGAACCTGAATTACGTTATAAAGATTTATTACCAGGGGACCGTAACGCAATCATGCTTTGGCTTAGAGCGACAGCTTATGGTGAAATGTATCCAGTTACTTTATTGGATGAAAACGACGAAGCTTTTGAAACGGAAATAAATTTAAATGAACTTAAAACAATTGATTTAAACGTTGAACCAGATGAAGATGGTTTATTTAATTTTACAATGCCTTTAAGCAAAGCAAATGTTAGATTTAAATTATTAACATGTGGTGATATTGATAATATTGAAGAAATGTTAGAGAGAGATAGGGAAAACAATATTTTAGTTAACAACGCGAATACTTACAAATTAGAAAAAATGATTATTGAAGTTAATGGTGATACCAATAAAACTATGATTAGAGATTTTGTTAATTATATGAGAATACAAGATTCAAAAGAATTCAATAAATTTGTTGAATCCATTGAGACTGGTATTGATTTAGATATTGAGGTTGGGACTCCTGGAGGTGGGTCCATAAAAACCTTTCTTCCCCTTAACGTCAGATTTTTTTGGCCTGACTTCCGAGTATAAACCAATTGTTTTGGAAGAAACTTTTATCGTTATGCAACAATTGAAAACACCTTATATTGACGTAATGTCAATGCCAGTGTATGAAAGAAGGTTTTTTATTAATTTATTATTAAACCAACATGAAAAACAGCAACAATACATTGAAGATAATGCGGGTACAACAAATTCAAACGCTAAGGGTTCTAGAAAAACAAAAATATCTGGAGATGCTTTAAAATCAAAAATGAAATCTGGAGAAATCCCATTAAATTAATTAATCCCCATTTTGGGGATTTTTAATTTATAAGATATTTATAAATAAAACTTATCATGAAAAAGAAAATAATTTTAACTGAAACACAATATCTTAAGTTAACTAAATTTTTATTGGAAGACATAAATAATGATTTTAAATACATTAAGAATGGTGATATTTTAAGTTTTACGTTAAAAAATAATCAAAACGTAAATTTAAAAATCACTAGCGTAAACATACCTAATAATGAAATTTTAGCTTATGGTCCAAAAAATGAAAAAATAATGTTAAGGATTGGTGAATTCAACGAAAAAAACGATTTTTTAACTTATCATCAATTTGATGATGTTGCTAAAAAATACATACCTAAAAAAGTTTATGTTAAAGATATGAATATTTGGAGAGATAATGATTTATTTGTCGCTCCAGAAAATATTACTAAACCAACAAATAATCAGTCAAATAACAACATAAATGTAAATCAACAACAAAATAATCAATCTAAAAATTTAAGTGGTTTAGAAGTTAATAATGTAATAACAGTTAAAAATCAAAATGATGAAACTTATTCTATTACAATAACTTCTATTGAAGGTGATGATGTTTATGGTAAAGACCAAGATAATTTTGATGTTGTTATTAAAAATATAGATGATAAAAATAAAGAAATGACAATTATTAAAAATGATGGTGATAATCAAATTGAAGAAATTATAAAATTTGAAGAGATTAACATAGAAAAAAATAAAAATAAAATTAACCCTGATTATTATAATGATTTATTTAATAAGTATTATAAAGAAATCATAAACGACCCTAATTTAAAGAAAGCTTTTTATAAAGCACCTTCATTTTGGAATTATTTCACGTCTGCTTTAAATAACGAAAAAGCTAGAGGTAAAGGTATTTTTCCCGCATATGAAATAATTAACGGTTATTTTAATAAAAAAATTGATGAAAAATTACCAGGATTTGCTAATAAAGAAAATAAAAGAGCTAGTTTTTATTTATTTGATGATATTAATATAAGGTATAAAAAAATAAATGAAGAAGAATTTAAAAATTTTACTTTAAACGCTGGTTATTATAAAGCAACTGTTAGACAATATGAAGCTGGGTTAGGTGACGTAAAAGTTTTAACATATAGAAGTAGTGGTGGGTCTTTTGGTTTCAAGATAATTGTAAAAAAACCAACTGGTGAAAGACCTGATGAATATTTTTGTGACGTATATGTTAATAAAAATAATGTCGAGGAAAATAAATATTTTGTTGAAAATGTCAGAATTAAATTTTTAGATTCTGAAGGTTATACATCTTATGAAAAATTAAAAAAAAATAGTTAATAATGGCTGAAATGAATGAAGAAGAATTAAAAGCATTCGAAAAAGCTTTAGCTAAGGCTAGGGCTGAATTAAAAGAAATGTATAACATCCAGAAAGAAATAAATAGTGGATGGGATGGGTTTACAAAGGGTGTTAAAGATGTTAGTAATTTAACTTCTGATATTAAAAATGTTAATAAACAAATATTAGAATTAGAGAAAGACCAAACAGAAGAAGGTAAATTAAAAGTAGCCGCATTAAAAAAAGAACTTGCTTTATTAGAAAAGAATAGAGATGTTATTAAACAAACTATAAAAGACGTTAATAAATTTAAATTAGCTGGTGGTACAGCAATGGCTGGTGTTGTTAAAGGTGCTTCTAATCTTGATAAAATACCTAATTTTATTACAGGTAAATTAGGCCTTTTAAAAGGTCTTTTTGAAATGGACAAAGCCATTAGAGTAACCGTTAATCAAATGGGTACTCTTGGTAAACAAAGTGATATAGTAAGACAAAATATAAAATCAGCCGCTGTAAACACAGTATCCTTTGGTGTTGGTATTAAAGAGATTGCTGAAATTCAAGCACAATACGCAGAGTCTTTAGGTAGAAATGTATTAGTTTCTCAGAAGGGTCTTGAATCAATTGCTGAAATGGGTAAATCTAGTGGTCTAGGTATTGAAGGTGCAACAGAAATGGCTGCTCAGTTTGACAAAATGGGTGTGTCAGCAGATAGGACTGGAGAATTTATGGAAGAAACTTTAAATAATTCTAGCGCTATGGGGTTAAACACTACCAAAGTAATGAAGAATTTAAACCAAAACTTTAAAATGCTTAATAAGTATCGTTTTAAAGATGGTATTAAGGGTATCACTAAAATGGCTCAAATGGCGACTAAATTAGGTGTTGAAATGGATTTTGCTGCTGGTATGTCTGATAAGCTTTGGAACGTTGAAGGTGCTGTTGAGATGTCGGCACAATTAAATGTTATGGGTGGTGCATGGGCTCAAATGGCCGACCCTTTCAAATTAATGTATCAAGCGCGTAATGACATACAAGGTTTAACAGAAGATATTGCTAAGGCTGCATCCCAATCAATGACTTTCGCTAAAGATGGTAGTATTGAAACTAACGCTATGGAAATGCATAGGTTAAAAATAATTGCGGAGCAAACTGGTCTTGAATATGAAAAATTGGTTGAGTTAGGTAAAACTCAATTTAAAATGGGTAAAATTGAAATGCAAGCTTCTAACTTACCTGATGACGTAAAAGAGTTTGTTGCAAATACAGCTGAATTTAAAAACGGTAAAGCTTATATCCAAGTTGAAAGTGGTGATAAAAAATTATTAAGTCATATAACAAAATCTGATAGAGATTATTTAAAACGTCAAGTAGAAGAGAAAAAAACAATGAAAGAAAGGGCAGATGCTGCACAATCTTTTGATGAAACGTTAAATAACTTGTTAAACATGGTTAAAATTTATATGATGCCAATTGTTGAAGGGTTATCAAACGTATTAAAACCAGTTATAGATGATTTAATGGGAGAAAAAGGTACGGCCTTTAAAAACGAATTAAAAAGTTTAGGTGAACAACTTGGTAATTTTATTTCAGGTGCAGCTGAATGGGTTAAACCTTTAATACAAATGGCTGTCGCTTTAGGTCCTAAAGGTATATTTTATACATGGTTAACAGGTAAAGCTCTTATGGGTTTATTTGAAGTGGGGAAATGGTTTTTAAATGGATTGTCCTTATCTAAAGGATTTTTAATGGGAACTAAAGGTTTTATGGGTGGTTCTGGTAATAGTACACCTAACACCACTACTTCTAAAGGTTCTGGTAAATTTGGAAAATTTGGGTCAACAAAGGGTGGTATGTCTTTTGGTAAATCTTTAATGAGAGGTTTAGGTAGTGGTGCTGTTTTAGGTGTTGGTGGTGCCGCTATGGATTATGGTAGAAGTAAAATGGATAACCCAGAAAGTACTGGTGGTAAATGGCTTGGGGCTGGAGCTAAAGCAGCTGAGTTTGCTAGTTATGGTGCTATGATAGGTAGTATTATACCAGGTTTAGGGACTGGAGCTGGTGCTATAATAGGTGGTTTGATTGGTGGTGGTAAAGGTATCTATGATGAATTTTTTGATAAACCACAAAACGATGTTAAATTTCCAAAATTAGGACCTAACCATTCTAAAGGTAGAATGTTAACACAAGGAGGTAAAATAACACCAATTGATAACAAAGATGAATTATTAGCTATGAAACCTGGTGGTGTTGTTGATAAGACTCTAAATAACACAAACACTGGGATTTCTTCGACAAAAATTGAATTTGGTGATTTAAATATTACTGGAGAAATCAAGATTAATTTACCAGGTGGAACACAAATTGGTTCTGAATTGTTAAAAAGTTCTGAATTTAAATCATCAATTACTAGAGTTGTTCAATCTCAACTTGAAAAAAATATAAATGGTAAAAATTCTGATAGAAAATAATATTGATTATCAAGTAGTTATAATATAATATAAAAAAATAGTTTAATATACTTGATTTTGTCAAAAAAAACCGTATTTTTGTATATATAAAATTTAAAATAAATAATAATAAAATATATAATTATAATAATAAAATATATAATAATAACTTTTTAATAAAAATTGGCACATATTGTGCCTTTTTTTGTTTTAATATGTTTTAAACATTTATTTTTATAATTTTTTTGGTAGTTTAATATTTATATATAAAAGAAATATTATGCCATTATTTTATGACACGGCTTCGCCAACACCAACTTCTAGAAATACAATCAATAGTGTTTCAATTGATATTAGAGATTTTCTATTACAAAAAAATTTATTACCAACATATCCAACATTATCAACTAGTTTAAATGGTAGTCCACGTATTGGTCAACCAGTATTAGATACTGAAACTAATTTCCTTAATTTTTACCCTCAACAAAGACTTGAAGGTAATACATCAAGTTTAGACATACTAGGAAGCATTTTAAACGGTCAAGGTGTTGGTTTGGGTGCTGGAGGTTCAATCGAACCTAATTTTGACGTTAGAGGGTCTCTATTAGGTCGTGTGTTAGGTTCTACAGGTATTTTAAGTGATACTAAGATAGGTACTATTGGTGCAAAGCAATTAGCGTTAGCTTTAGCTAATAATGCAGCGTTCAATGTTCAACAAGAAATATTAGGTACATTAAATGTAAGAGAAAACATTTATTCACTTATCAAAGATGGAGATTTAGCTGGTTTCAGACCTAATTATAAAATCACGGTACCAAAATCTACAGGTGGTCAAATATTAAATGGTATCACAAGAGTATTAGGGTTTCAAATACCAAGAAGTTATTTAGATGAAAGTGGTTCTATATTCCAAACAGAAAATGGTGATGCGGCAAATATAGTAAGAGCTAATGCTATGATTGAAAACACTGGTAAGGGTCAAGTAGCTGCGTTAATTTCGTCTATGTTGAATAATTTAAGTGCTAATGAAGTTAATGGAAGTGTAGAAATAAATCCTTTTAGAAGTGGTTATTCACCAGCATTCAATGATAAAAAAGGAGAACCGATGAGTGACCCTAAAATTTATGCTTATTATCTAACCAATGGTCAAGGAACTGTTAATGGTGGTGTAAGTAAATTATTAGGTAATATAGGTGATTATATGCCTAGTCTTAGTTATCTTAGAGAACAAATGACTAGTGATTCTGGTTTTAAATCACCTGAAGAATTGTTTATTGGTACTGGTCAATTTTTTAATTCTGGATACGATAAAAGAACTATTAGTAGAATAGGATTTTCATGGGCTAGTGAACAACCAGATGCTGTTAACTCTTTAGCTGGTTTAGATAATACTTCAGATTTTGAATTTTTAACAGGTGTTGATACTAATAACATAAAAGGTGATAAAAAATCATTATTGGTTAAAACACAGAAATTATTCAATAGTAAAGGTATGAAAAACATTGTCACTGTTAAAGGTGATATGGAAAAAAATTCAACACAAATACAAACAGCTAATGGTAATGGTTTTTCTAAAGGTAGCGCTGTTTTAAAAGCAGAAATGTATGATTTAGAAAAAGGTATTTATATAGGTAAAGAAAATGCCACAGCTGATGAAACATATTGTAGAAGTTGGACAACGTTAGACAGATATGATAGTGTAAGTAAATTGATTAGAAACAAGGCGTTATATACAGACCCAAATGTTGCGTATAGATTTCAAACACAAAACAGTGTGTTAGATGGTCCTTTTGTTAAAATAGCACCATACGCAAATGAAATTGAAGACCCTAAAAAATTCATGTTATCAATTGAAAATCTTGCTTGGAAAGATGAAGTTCAAAATTTACCAGAATGTGAACAAGGTCCAGGTGATTTAATATCAGGTGAAAGAGGTAGAATTATGTGGTTCCCACCATATGATATCCAATTTAGTGAAAATAACACAGTCAATTGGGAAGAAACTAATTTCATTGGTAGAGGTGAACCTATATATACATATAATAATACAAAAAGAAGTGGAAATTTATCTTTTAAAATAGTTGTTGACCACCCAAGTTATTATAATGCTTTTAATGCTAGAAAAAACCAAACAGGTTCACCTGATGATAATTATATAGCATCATTTTTTGCTGGTTGTGTTGATGTTGATAGAAGATGGGCAGATAAATTAATGTCAACACAAACCGTTAATGAAATAATATCTAATAAAATAGAAACCCCTCAAAAAAGAGAAAGCCCTAAAAATCCAGATGCTCCTAAACCATGTAATGTTTATTTTCTTAATGACGTTAGGAAATATAATTCAGATTATGAAGATGGTTATTTATCTGGAACTACAACACCTATTAATTATGTTACAAACCCACAAGGTGAAGGACAAGGTGTAGGTTATTATAAAGCTGATATTACACAAAAATTATATAATGGTATAACTAGGTCGTGGTTAGATAATAAAAACTTTGGGTTAAACGCTGGTAGAGACAGCGAATGTGAAACATCAGTTGTTAATGACTTTAAATACAATGGTTATAACGACCCTAATTGGCACACAGCTATGGTTGAGTTTTTAAAATCTTGTCCATGGGCTGTTGTTAATGTTACTGGATATGCTAGCCCACAAGGTTTTGAAGAATCTAATAAGAGATTAGCTGACCTTAGAGCGGATGGTATAATAGAAACGCTTAAAAGTACATGGGGTTCTCAATTAGGTCTTAACAGTACCCAAATAGAACAGAGATTTAAAAAAATAGGTGCAAAAATACTTAAAGAAAACTCTTTTGGTGATAAAAAATGTGTTGTCCAAACAAAATCAAACCCAAATCCACCAACAGATACTGAAGGATGTAAATTAGGTAGAAAAGTTGAAATTTCAATTGTTTTTGATGAGAATTTAAAAGCTGAAATTGAAAAATCGTTAGCGCCTTTACCACCTAAAATAACTTATAGTAACACTAGACTAACAGGTGAGTTAAAAAATAAATTTTACACTGAGTGTGATTATTTTGAACGTTTAACTGAAAACGACCCTTTTGTTTTTGATAGTATTAGAGAAAAAATTAGATACTTTCACCCAGCGTTCCATTCAACCACACCAGAAGGTCTTAATTCTAGACTTACATTTTTATTACAATGTACTAGACAAGGACCGACATTAGAAAAACAAGGTGCAAATAATTTAGCGTTTGGTAGACCACCAGTTTGTATTCTTAGAATTGGTGATTTTTATAACACAAAAATTGTTATTGATAATGTTAATATTAGTTATGAACCATTGGTATGGGACCTTAACCCAGAAGGTGTTGGTGTTCAACCTATGATTGCTAATGTTGATATAACGTTTAACTTTTTAGGAGGTTCAACTCTTATGGGTCCATTAAATAAATTACAAAATGCGTTATCGTTTAACTATTTTGCTAATACACATGTATATGACCCAAGAGCTGATTATATTTCTAGAGGTAAAGATGTATTTAAACAAGAATTTGTAGATGACGAAGAAGGTAACCCAGTTTTAGTTGCAAAAAAAATACCTTCATATAATATAATAGATGGTGTGTCATATAAAGAATATACTGATATAACTAATAAACTAACGGAAACTGATTTAGGAGTTACAGACCAACCATTAGACCAAATAAAAGATGAAGCTTTTGTTAATTCTGGTACAATAAATAATGAAACTGAAACACCTACAACTTCAAATGTTGATGATAATCAAATTGTGAATAGTATAAAACTTGTAAATTATTTAAAATATACTACAACAGACGATATTTTAACGTTATTGTTAACGTATAATAAAGAATTTGATATACCTTTTAACCTTAAAGATGAAAACCCTAAAACGTATAAAGGACAAGTTTATTTAATAAATGGTATGTCTAAAATTAATATTGGTTTTGTTTCAGTTGTTTCTAATGGTTTAAATAATGGTGTTTTAGTAAGTACTAATAGTGGTGCTGAAATATCAATATCACCAAATATAAAAAATGACCAAACGTTTAACGTTATTTTAGTTTTTGATGATGAAACAATTTCAAACAACGTAAAAGATTTGTTTACTAAATCTGGAATCATGTTAAAACTTGAATGGGAAACTGGTGGGTCATCACAATGTAACTTTAATAACAACAATGGAATATAAAAAATAAATTATGGCAGAATACTACGATAGATATAAATCATTTAGAAATAACTCTGGGGTTGAACCAATCCCAGGTATTACAATACCTTTTTCAAGTTCAGATAAATCGGTTGTTTATAAAAAAGGGGAAAGTAGACTTGACAAAATAAGTAATGTTTATTATAATAACCCGTACAGTGGTTGGTTAATAATGCAAGCTAACCCAGAATTTGGTGGTTTAGAATTTAACATACCAGATGGTGCTGTTATTAGAGTACCATTTCCTTTTAACGAAGCGATAAGTCGTTACTCAACCCAAGTTTTAAATTATAAACAATTATATGGATAATCAACCTAAAATAGGGTGCCGTTTTGGTACTGGCACTGGAGATAGAACAAAAATTATAGACCCTAACGCGTTTTATGGTGAAACAAACTCATCTAGAAACATACCAGTTAGGACTGAAGATTTAACAATTTCAGTTAAATTAACAACAACAAAAAAATCTAGAACAACTATTGCTACTAGTGAAGATGAAAACACCGTTGTTAAAGAACAAAAAGGTGCTACTATAAATTTTATTGAAGGTTCTGATATTAATGGTAAAAAAGTGTTAACAACAAAGTACACTCAATTAACAACAGTATTTGACAAAGATGAGTTTAACCCAGAAACATTTGGTATTACTAATATTGATATAGATTATAATACTTCATACACACCAGTAATTAAAATTGATTTTGTTGATGTTAAAGGGTCTTCTATTTTTCAAAACGAAGAATCGTTAACACAAGATAATTCACAAAATAAATATACAACATTTTTTGAATTTCCTTATCCAATGTTTGAGTTGGAAGTAAAAGGTTATTATGGTCAACCAGTAACGTATTGTTTACATATGACTAAGTTTAACTCTAAATTTAATTCACAAACTGGTAATTTTGAAATTAGTTGTGAGTTTATTGGGTATACATATGCCTTATTATCAGACATGCTTGTTGGTGTTTTAAAAGTTATTCATTTAACAAATATTGGTGAGACTATATTTAATAATTACAACACAGAAAGAACAGACAAAGGTAAACAACCTATTTTAAATTTAGTTGAATTAAGAAAAAAAATAGCTGATATAAGTGAGGAAATACAAAAAGCTGCTGCAACTTCATCTGAATCAAAAGATATAGTTTCGTTTCAAGAATCTAACAATTTATTATCTAGTTTAAATTTAAATTTAGCTAATTTAAACGACCAATTTTCTATAACAAAAAAAGATAATACAACAGAAACGACTGAATATAGTTTTGTTGTTATGGATAATACACCTTTTTCTAATGAAAAAAATGCAAATTATAATGCGATAAATGCCGAGATAAAAGAAACAATAAAAAAATATAACGATTTAAAAATTAATGGCTTATCAATAAATGAAAATGAATTTGCGTCACCAACAATTATAACTGAATTAACTTTAGATAAATTAGAACCAGACTATGATTTACAAATTGGTATTTATAAAGACGCCTCGGAAATAGAATCTTTTAAAAAGGATTTAAAAAATTATATAAAAAACAATTTTAATTTAGCATCAAACGTAACATTTAGAGCGTTTGATTTAAGGTCTAGATATAAAATACTTGAAATTCAAAAATCTTTATCTGAAACTAGTTTAAAAGACGCTAATAGAGCGTTAGCTATTCAGATAAAAGACAAGGTTGCTGTTACTTTAGGTTTTGAACCAACTGTTAGAAATATGGTTGAAATATTCACTAATTTAATTGAAGTTTTCATGGAAACTATATGGACAGTTTCAAATAAAGCTGAAAACAATGTCAAAAGAAAAGAATTATTACAAACAGCTTTTGGTCAAGATTTAAACAAAAGTGATTATACCGAAAAAATTAATTATTGGCCTTGGCCAGATTATAGAGAAAAAGATAGTAAAACAAACGCTTATGTTGATACGTATTTAGGTTCATGTCCTGAATTAAAAAATAATATATCAGACATAGACGAATTAGTTTTTATTGACGATTTATTAAAAGCGTTCCTAACAGCTAACAAACAACAAAAAGAATCAGATTTATTAAATGCTGGTGATGAAACATTATTTATACCAACAAATCCTTTAGATACTAAGGTTTTTGGTGTTAGCGGTAATCCTTATGCTAAAAAAGATATAATAAACACACAACAAGCTTTAAGAACTGTTTTGGTTAGAGCTATGACATTTTTAGGTTATTCCAATGACCAAGATTATTTAACTGCTGGTGAAGATGGTGAAATACAAACAATGGCTAAATTAGAAGCTAGAATGTTATATGATGCGTTATTAAATCCTACAGTAAAATCATTATTTAATAAAATAGAACAAGATAACATAAAAAAAACAATTGGTAAGATTTCTGGTAGTGATAGATATGTGATTGGTGAGACAACGCGAGGTGATTATTATTACAACTATGTCAACAAAGAAGATGGTGGTTTATTAAATGATTTTAAATTATTACCTATTGGTTTTGATATTGAAGGTGAAGATTTAGAAACTGCTTATCAAAGTGAACCATTTGCTAGGACTTATATTGAACAAGATAAATTAAGAGAATATGCTAGTTCTGGTAAAATATTTTTAACAAACTATGGTGGTGGTTTAAACGCTTTAGGTTCTGATTCTGTTGATAACGCTAAATCTAATGATGGTGGTATTTATATAGAAATAAAACAACCATCAGATATAATCCCAACTACAACTGAAAGCTTATATGATACAAATTTAAAAACAGAAATGGTTTTAGATTTAAAAGCTTTAAAAGAAGATTCAATTGCTAGTGCAGGTTTTAATGTTTTTGGAGGTAATTATGGAATTTCAGATTATAGTAATATTAATTTTGGTGAAGAGTTTAAAACGAGTCAACCAAAATCAATGTTTATTTTTTATGAACAAAATAGTATCCTAAATGGTTTAGGGTTATCTAGAAAAGCGTCTAAAAATTTAAAAAGTGATTATGATTTTAATAAAACGGGTAATATAAATTTATCTAATACATACGAAGAAAGAAATATAGATATACAAAGTATATTAGAAACAGGTAAATACAAAGGTAGCTACGCTAAACCTTTACATAAAGATTATGGTTCTAATTGGAGTTTATCTAGAAATATGGATAGTAGTGATGTAAGTTATCCTTTTATAAGTCAATATTTAGATATTAGCGATGGTAGAAGAAAAACAATTTCTCTTTTTGGTAGTAAATTTTATTATTTTCAGAAAAATAATGTTATTAATTTTTATGATAATAGACAATCATCGATTGCAGAAAAATATGTTAGAGGTTTATTGTTTTTAAACACATTACCGTTTAAAATATATGAAACTGGTAACGTTGTCAATAACCCAAGTGGTACAGTAAAAAATAATAAAAACAATCCTTTTCAAGTACCTGAAATACGACATTTATTTGACATAAACGCTGGTTTTATACATACACCTAAATTATGGGTAGCCTATGTTGGTGGTTTATTGTGGTGGTTATCTGAAGAAGACCCAAAAGTTTCTGGAACTAAAATAATTGGTGGTGGTAGAGGTAAGACGGACCCTATTATTTGGAGAAAAGATTGTGGAAATGATTCAGGTAATTGGGCGTGTAAACCTACTAAAAATCAATATTTACCTAAAATGTTAATGTTAGACCCTGAAGATATTGAAAGTGATAGTATACTACTTAATTTACCTAGACAAGTACAAGATAAATTTAAAGAAGTATTTTTTGAATTTATTAATGGTGAAGGTGAAACGTCATTTACTAACATAGCGTCTAAATTAGAAATTTACGATGGTACTGGGTTAGGATTTTGTAATTTAGTTAATAGATTTTCACAACCAGATTTACCAAATACTTTTATAAAAAAAACAAATGTTTCTAGTAATTACGTAAAAGGTAGTGACATAACAGATAATTTTAAAAATTATGATAATTATAATGTTATTTTACCTGTTTATAGTGATATAGGTGGTGCAGAGTATTTAAGTTCAATATATTTGGAATTAAAAGATGATTCAGATATTGTAGGTAAATTAAAAGACATTTTTAAAGAAGAATTAATAATTGTAAACACTGGTTATAAAATTTGGAATCCAAAAAAATATGCTCAATACAGACAAGGTGTTACAATAAAAAAAGATGTTTATGGTGAATATTTTAAAACGTTTACAGAAGAAATAAAAGCTTTAACTGAAGGTACGACAATACAAGGTGAGGAAGAAAAACAACTAAATGAAGTTTTCGGTATGAGTAATAAAAACGACATTAAATTAATGTTGTATAAACACTGTAAAAACATTTATGATAAATGGGTTGGTGGTGTTCAAGATATTAACAACGTTATTTTCCAATGTGGTGATAATTCTAGAACTGATAGTAATAGAAAACAAACAGACACGGCTTTATCTGATAAATATGGTTCAGGCAAACCTAGATTAATTGATAGTTTTAGATTTGTAACTAGGTCTTTTAGAGATATTGGTGACGAATTATTTATCGACCCTAGACCTGTTGAAGAGCAAATATCAGATTTTCCTAACACATCTAGTTATAGTGTAATTAGTGGTTTATTAAATGATAATAAATTTGAGTTTCACTCGTTACCAACTTTTATCAATTATAGAGATGATAAAATGTTAGAATCTGTTTTTACACCGCAAGAATATAATAATTCAATAACATCATGCGGTCCAACATTTGTTTGTGTTTATACAGGACAACATTCGAAAAGTTTAGATATTAAATCTGGAAGATACCCAAATGATGGTTTTGATATGCGCTGTAATTCAACAACAATTCCAGACGATTTTAAAAACGCCTTACAACCATATGAGGACCCAGTTGCTGTTTTTGAGGTTAATTATTCGCAGCAAAATCAAAATATATTTAAAGACATAACTTTGGACCAAAGCGAATTTTCTGAAACTGAAGAATCTTTAAAGATTGTACAAGATATATCTATGAACGGGTTTGAAAATAAACCAACATATGCTGGTCAAAACATGTATAATATATATGGTGTTAGAAGTTATAGTGCTGAAATAGAAATGTTAGGGAATCCAATGATTCAACCTATGATGTATTTTCAATTAAATAACATACCAATGTTCCATGGTGCTTATATGATTATAAGAACTAGACATAATATTAAACCTAATCACATGACAACATGGTTTACTGGTAGTAGGATTAGAGCTATTGAAACACCATTATTTGATGTTGCCGATGCGTATATGAGTTTAATCGAAACTTTAAACTTATCTGAAGTTAAGGGTGGTTCTACTACAGTTAGAGGAACTGGAGGTATGGTATTTGGTCAAAATTGTGGTGAGTTTAAATTAACTAAACCTATTGTAGATGGCGCTGAAGGTTTTTATAAAAGTAAACCAATTAGAGATTTAGTTGCAATTGTTGAAAGTAGAGGTGATTATAACGCTTATAATAATGGTATTGCTGGTTCTAAAGGTACAGGAAACTATATACCATCACAAATGACCGTTTCTCAAATAAAATCAGCACAAGCAAAAACAGGTAACGATAGAATATTTGCAGTTGGTAAATATCAATTAATACCTAAAACTTTTGACACCATGGTAAAAACTTTAGGGTTTTCTGATAGTACAGTTTTCAATGCTGAAAACCAAGAGAAAGCTGGTGAATGGTTAATATTAAAAGGAGCTGGTTATAGAAATGGTTTAATAAACTATTTCAAAACAGGTAGTTTGGGTAAAGAAAAAGATTTACAAAACGCCATAACTGATTTAGCGTTAGAATTTGCATCTTTTCCATCTTATTATGGTGTAACTACTTCACAAGCGGCCTCTAGAGTTAACCCAATTGGTTATAATTCAAAAACAGCTTTATACGGTGGTTCAGCTGGAAATGCGGCGTCTGCTGTTTTTTGTGCATACGATGTTGCTGAAGCTTTAATTGAAACTTGGAAAAATTATAATCCTAATAAAACACCAGAATTTACTTTAGAAAAATTAAAAAATACGTCAACAATACAAACAGATAACGATAATTCTATAAAATTAACAGCGAATGATAAATCAACAGCTATTATTATGGGTGATTCAACTGTGGGTGTGATTAATTCTGTACCTAATGGTTTACAAAAAAATAAAATAGACATTTCTTTTAATAAAGTTGGTGAAACTGTTAATTGGTTAATCAGTAAATTGAAAGAATTTGGTAAAGATGGTAAAAAATATGGTAATACTAAATACGTTTTTGTGTCAATAGGTACAAATGATGGTTATGTTGTAAGTGATAGTAGTAAAAAGAAAATTAGTGAATTAAATGAATTGATAAAAAAAATATACCCAAATGCTAAAAGAGTTGTAATACCAGGTACTTACGGTTGGGGTAATGTAAATGATAAAACCAAACAGAATCAAGATAATTATTATAAAATATTTACTGATTTAGGGTTTACTTATCAATATCCAAACGCTAGTGCTTTGGCGTCTACGGATGCTAAAGCTCATGATTCAAAATCTGATTGGTTTGTTAAATCAACTAAAAAAATTGTTGATATAAAAAATGCGTAAATTAAAAATATTTTTAGTATATTTGCAATATGAAAATTGCCAATATAGTTTCTACAACACAAATTAATCTTTCAGAAGATTTTAATGTGGTACAATCCATGGATGAAATAATCCATGGATTACCTACATTGATAATTGGTTTTGACGTTACAGACAAATTGTATCCAAACTATGATGTTGGTGAAATAAAGGTTGAAGATAATGTTTATTGGACAACAAAACGAACAGAAAATAGAGATAAACACAATATTGAATTAGAATGGTTTAAATATTTTGTTTATAATGAATTAATAAAAGATATAAATTACATATTTGTTGACCCAATACAATACAAGAGAAAATCTTTTTTAAAAATCCTTAAAAAAATATATTTAACTTCAAATAAAATTACCTATCAACATAAAGACATGTTGTATATTTATGGTGATAATTTTATATTTGGGGTTGATTTAAAATTATTAAAATACATCGGGTTAGATATCAACAAAATAAAAGACAAAATATTTAAGCTAAGCTCAGTGTTTTTGGGTGAAACCGACATATTTATAGAATATAAAAATATAATCGAAGATTTAGATAATCAAGTTCGATTTTTACCGTTTTTATATTCTATTAGAAATGAATAAAGAAATATTATTAGCCTCGTTTATTTTCCCAGAAAGAGTTGATTGGTTTTTAGAATACCTAAAAACCAGTTTTGATATTGATAAAGTATTTTGCTACAAAAACCTAGATGATGAATCTAAGGTTATTATGACTTTTAGAATAACTGTAAACACAGAAAAACCACTTAAATTTAAAGATTTATTTCCAAATGCCGTTATCATACATAAAAAAGGTGATGCGCTATACACTATAAATGCTATAAATAAATTAATAGAAGAAAAATATCCAGAGTCTATAGGTAATATAGATAACAAAAACGTAAAAATAGATTGGTCAGAATATCAAAATAAGTTTATATTGATTAATAATGAAAAACTTTGTATTTTTAATATAAAAAGAGTTTTTTAATTAGTTTATGATATTTATAAGTAAACATAAGAGATTATAAACTATTTTTATTATGGAAAACAATAAAAACGAAAAGAAAACAGCTGAAGATTTAAACAAAACTTTAGATGGATATTTAAACACTCAAAACCAAGACATGGATTGTAGTTCAGGTGTTTGTGTAATTAAAGGTGATAAAAGCCTTATTGAAAGAATAAACAAAAAAATCATAACAGAAGACGGTAGACAATTATTATTCTAATGAAAAAGAAAGTTACGTTTAACCCAGAATTAATAAAAGAGGAAGCTAAACGCTTTAAACTTTTAACCGAATATTCTTTTTATCACGAAGAAAATGTTATGTCACCATCAGCCACACCAGAAAAACCTGTTATCTTAGGTGGTGAGTTAGAAGAGGCTGAAGAAGAACCACAAGCAGGTGAAGAACAAGAAGAATTAGGTTTTGACCAAGCGGCAGGTATGGAAGACCAAACTCCAGCTGAAACTGGTGGTGAAGAAATGCCAGCTCCAGAAGAAGATACAGATATGGATTTCGGCGCACCAGCTCCAGAAGGTGGTGAAGAAATGCCATTTGAAGAACCAGCGCCAGAAGAAGACGATATAGAAATTGACGTTACTTCTTTGGTTGACGGAACTGAAGATGCTAAAAAAGCTGCTATTAAAGCAATGAAAGTATCTAAGAATTCTAGCGAAAAATTAATGGATAAATTATCTGATTTAGAAGCTAGGTTGACTAGAATGGATTCTGTAGCGGATAAAATTGAAAATTTGGAAAAAGAAATCGTTAAGAGAAACCCAACACCAGTTGAAAAATTGGAAATGCGTTCATTAAGTTCATACCCTTATAATATTAAATTAAGTGATTATTGGTCAGAAAAAGAAGGTCCTTATGATGTTATGGATAAAAAAGAAAAAGAATACGTGTTAACCAATGATGATATAGATTCAAATTATAATTATTCACAAATAAAAGACACTTTCGATAAACCATTAGAAGACCAAGGTTATGAAGAAGAAGAAATGTAAAAATAATATAAACCCCTAAGAAATTAGGGGTTTTTTTATTTATAAAAAAAATATCATAAAAATTTGTTATATTGTTATTTTTTTAGTATATTTGTATATAAAAGAATTTAAAAATATAAAAAAACGTATAAAATAACGATAAAATTTTTAATTGTAAACACTTGACTTTTATTATTTTTGTTAGTATATTTGTATAAGTTTAATATTAGTAAATAACGTAAATTATATATATTTAAAATGAGTGAACAAATGAATGCTTTAGACGCTATGTTAGCACAGTACGAGAAGAATAATGCTCCTAAGTACGAAAAACAAGAAGCGAAAACCTATGATTTGAAGAATTACTTCAACACTTACATTCCAGAAGGTGTTAAAAGTGGTACTAAAACAATCAGAATCTTACCAACTAAAAATGGTAGTCCTTTTGTAGAAATGTATGGTCACAAAGTAATGGTTGACGGAGAATGGAAAACATTCCCATGTCTTAAACATGAAAAAGGTGAGGCTTGTCCTTTCTGCGAAGCTCGTCAAGAATTGTTAGCGACTGGAAAAGACTCTGACAAAGAATTGGCAAAAAAATACAATGCACGTTTAATGTACGTTGTAAAAGTTATCGATAGAGATAAAGAAGAAGAAGGTGTTAAATTCTGGAGATTTAATCACGACTACACTAAAGGTGGTGTTTATGACAAATTATTTGCTATGATTAGTGCCTTGAAAAAAGACGTGACTAGTCCAGAGACTGGTAGAGACATTGTGGTTACTATTTCTAGAAACCAAAACAATGTTCCTGTAGTTTCAGGAATCCAAGCGTTAGACCCTTCTGTATTATCTGAGGATGAAACTAAGACTAGCGATTGGTTATCTGACGAAAGAACTTGGGAAGATGTTTATTCAGTTAGAACTTATGATTATTTAGCTATCATCGTAAGAGGTTACACTCCAGTATGGGACAAAGATGAAAAATGTTTTGTTGCCAAAGAGTTAATCAACGAAAGTGAAGCTAAAAACAAATTAGAATCTGAGTTGACTATGGGTATTGAGAATGTTAAATCTAACATTCAAGCTCAAGTAGCTACTGAAACATCAACACAAGCTTCTACTGAAGAAGATGACGATGATTTACCTTTCTAATCTAAGAAAGCGTATTAACCAAAATGGAGTGAGAAATTGCTCCATTTTTGGTCTAAAATAACAAGGGAATAATAATATTTAAAAATGGCGGTAAAACCTACCAAAACAAGTAAAACAACAATTGCAAAAAAAGAATTTAATTTAGATGATTTTAAAGAAAGTGAAGGATTAGACAATGTTGTCAAAGACAAAGAATTATCATGGATTCCATTATCAGAAGCATTCCATGACGCATTAAAGATTCCAGGTATTCCAATTGGATTCTTTACCAGTTTTAGAGGTTATTCGAACACTGGAAAATCAACTGCAATGTATGAAGGTGTTGCTGGTTGTCAAAAATTAGGTATCCTACCTATTATCTACGAAACAGAAGGTAACTGGAACTGGGAACATGCTAGAAACATCGGAGTTAAATACGAAGAAGTTGTTGATGAAGAAACAGGTGAAATAACAAATTACAAGGGTGATTTTATCTTTATGAGAAACTCAGATTTGTTAAAGCGTTATCAAAATTATGACCATCAACATAGCAAAATGGGTACTAAACCATTAAGATATGAACCAGTAGTTGAAGATATATCAACACACATGCATTATATCTTAGATAAACAACAAGAAGGTGTGTTACCAAGAGACGTAGCTTTCTTTTGGGATTCAGTAGGTTCAATCAACTGTTTCAAAGGAGCTACTTCAAAAACAACAAATAACCAATGGACTGCTGGTGCTTTGGCGAATTGTTTTAAATCTCTTATCAATTACAGAATCCCAGCGTCTAGAAACGAAGATTCACCTTATACCGCTACATTTGCTGTGGTACAACAAATATGGCTTGATAATGAAAATAAAGTTATCAAACACAAAGGTGGTGAAGCTTTCTTCTATTCTCCAAGACTTATTGTTCACTTCGGTGGTATATTAACACATAGTACTGAGAAACTTAAAGCTACATTAGGTGGTGAGGAATATGAATTTGGTGTTGAGACTCGCGTTAGATGCGAAAAGAACCAAGTAAATGGTGTTGTTCAGAAGGGTAAAATCGCTTCTACACCACATGGGTATTGGGCCCCAGATAAAATTAATGATTACAAAGACCAACACAAAGAGTTTATCAAAGCTCATTTGAATACTGAGTATGATGATTTTATCATTGAGAAAGAAGAAATTGGGTTAACTGGCAAAGACATGTCAGCTTAATAGTATTAACATTTAAAAAGAAATGTCGTGAATAAAAGACCACCTAAGAATGGTGAAATAAGACAAAAAATACAAAACACTTTATTGGTAGACGGAAATGCCCTGTTCAAATCAGGGTATTTCGGCGCCAAAGGTGAGTACAACTACAAAGGAGAACATATTGGTGGTATTTACCAATTCCTAACCATGGTAAGAAAATTATTAACTGAGAACATGTATCATAAAGTATATGTTTTTTGGGATGGTAATTTTAGTGGTAAATTAAGATATGAAATATATAGCCCCTACAAGAGCAGTAGAGGGAAAGACTACTTAAATGGCACGCAACCAATAGACGAAGATGAACTTCGCGAAAGAAGAGTTGTGATGCAATATCTAGAAGAATTATTTATTAGACAATTAAAACATGAGGTCGTTGAAAGTGATGACTTCATAGCTTATTATTGTCTAAACAAAAAACAAAATGAAAAAATAACAATATGTACCAATGATACGGACATGGCGCAATTAATTTCTGAAGATGTTAGAATTTATTTCCTACGTTTAAAAAATTATGTTGATAATGTCAATTTTTCTTCGTATTTTTGTTATCATTTAGAAAATGCCGCTTTGGTAAAATCAATGGTTGGAGATAATTCAGATTCAATCAAAGGTATTAAGAGTTTAGGTGAAGATACGTTGGTAAAACACTTCCCAGAATTAAAAGAACGAAAAGTAAGTTTAACCCAAATAATTGAAAGAGCAAAAGAAATACAAAAAGAAAGAGCTGAGCAAAAAAAGAAACCTCTAGCTGTATTAGACAACATTATCAATAGAGTAACGGATAGTGTATTGGGTGATAAAATCTATGAAATAAATTATAAATTAGTAGATTTAAAAAATCCATTTATGACAAAAGATAGCGAAAGAGAGTTAGAACTTCTAATTGAAGGTGATTTAGACCCAAATGGTCGAAGCATCAAGAATGTTCTTAGTTACATGGAAAAAGATGGTTTAAGAAAATTGATAGGTGAAACTAGATATGAAAACTACCTTATACCATTTAAAGAATTAATTACTAGAGAAACAAAAACAATTTAAAAAATGAGCGATTATAATAAAAACGAAGAATTGAGATATCAATTCATTTTATATATCAATGACCATATTGTGTGTCAAAGATATTTTAACATTTTTGATTTTAATGAAGAATCATTAGAATCTATGGAATTAAAAGAATTAATGGCATCTATTGCTGGAATGAATAACGGACAACATGGTTCTTTAGGAATCATACCGCGTTATTTACAAAAAAAGTCATTAACTTATTTGTGGGACAATTACAACCCATATATGCAACAAACTGAAGACAACATTAGAAATGTTGTTGATAGAAAAGACAACTTTCAATTTGAAATTAAAATTGATGATAAGTGTGTTGCTAAAACTGAATTTAGTGGAAACAATTTTCCACCTAAAATTAGATACGCTGTCGATGTTAGAGAAATAATCCCAGAGATTATGAGTGAAATCAGAACGTATTTAAGTCAAAAAACTTACACGATTGACAGTAAAACAAAGCCTTGGAAAAAATCTCAAAAAGAATTTTTGGTAAAGTAGTTATTCATACTACTTTACCATATTTATAATTACACAGTTTTAAAAACTATATATAAATGGCAAAACAATTAAGAGAAGATTTTTCATATTTAGGTAACGAATACCAATACAAATTAATATTACAATTACTAACGGACCGCAGGTTTGCTAACTCAATTATAGACATTATTGACCCAAAATACTTTAAAGATACAAATTTAAGTTTAATAGTTTCTACTATAATTGATGCAAAAGAACAAGACGATACGATTATAGATAAACAAGGTTTAGAATATCGTTTATTGGAAAAAATTCCAGACGAGTTAAACAGAAGAGCCTTGATTTCAGAATTGAGAAAAATAGAAAACTCTAATTTAAATGATAGTATCTATGTTCAAGAATCAGCTATGAAATTCTGTAAACAACAAGAATTAAAAAAATCAGTTGGTGAAATTTCTAGAATTATTGAAAATGGTGATATTGACAGTTATGATGAATGTGAAAAAATACTTAGAAAAGCTTTAGAACATGGTGATTCTAGAGATGATGTAGTTGATGTTTTGGAAAATGTTGATAATGTTTTAGTTGATGATTTCCGTAACCCTATACCAACAGGAATTGAAGGTTTAGATGAAGTTATGGATGGTGGTTTATCTAAGGGTGAATTGGCGGTTATCTTAGCACCTTTTGGTGTTGGAAAAACAACAATGATAACAAAAATTGCTAACACAGCTATGAATTTAGGTAAAAATGTATTACAAATTTTCTTTGAAGATAATCCAAAAGTAATTCAAAGAAAACATTTAGCTTGTTGGTCTGGTTATGAATTAAACGATTTGTCTTTACATAAAGACAAACTTAAAGAAATGGTTGAACTTATGAAAAGTAAACAAGGTGTTCTTAAACTTAAAAAGTTTTCAAGTGATGGAACAACTATACCAGTAATAAGAAATTATATAAGAAAGCTTTCAGCTCAAGGGTTTAGACCAGATATCGTATTATTAGATTATATTGATTGTGTTGAACCATCTAAAAAATTTACAGATGCTAATGTCGGTGAAGGTAGCGTAATGAGACAATTTGAATCATTATTATCCGAATTTGATATAGCTGGATGGACAGCCGTTCAAGGTAATAGAAGTTCAATTAAAGCCGATGTTGTTGAATCTGACCAAATAGGTGGTTCAATCAAAAAAGGTCAAATTGGTCACTTCATAGTATCGATAGCTAAATCATTAGACCAAAAAGAAAGTGGTACTGCTACAATGGCAATACTAAAATCTAGATTTGGTAAAGACGGTATTGTTTTCCAAGACATTAGATTTGATAACGCTAGAATTCAAATTGACATGGGTGAAAACAAAGGCGGTAGAACGTACTCAGAGCAAAAGGAACACAAGAAGGTTAGTGAACAACAAAGGGTTAGAGAAATTTATGAACAAAAACAAAACAGAGATAACATCTTGAATAAAGAGGTTGTTTTAAACACATTAATTAACGAGAATTTAAACAAAGAAGAAATTTAAACATGTATTTAAAAGACAGTACCGTAAAAAAAAGATATTCTATTTTCCCAATCATACATAATGATTTGTGGCAAATGTATAAAAAAGCTGAAGCCCAGACTTGGGTAGCTGAAGAAATTGATTTAAGTAAAGATGATTTCGAGGGTCTAAAAGACGCTGAAAAAACATACTTAAAAAACATATTGGCATTTTTTGCCATATCGGATGGTCTAGTTATTGACAATCTAGCAACTAACTTCTTAAACGAAGTTGAGTTGTTAGAAGCTCAGTATTTCTATGGTCATCAAACATTTATAGAACAAGTCCACGCAAATGGATATTCACTATTAATTGAAACCTATATTAAAAATTTAGTCGAAAGAGAAGAGTTATTCGATGCTATGGAAACTAACCAAGCGGTTGCTAAAAAAGCAACATGGGCTGAAAATTGGATTCACCATCCGTCTTTTGGTCATAGATTAGTTGCATTTGCTTGTGTAGAGGGTATTTCATTCGCGAGTGTATTTTCTGGAGTGTTTTGGTTTAGAAGTAAGAATAAAATGCCAGGTTTAGGTGGTATGAACGAATTAATTTTAAGAGATGAAACATTCCATTACGAGTTTGCACTTAACTTGTATAAAAATTATTTGAAAGATGATTACAAACTTTCAAAAGAGGAACTTAGAAACATAATTTTAGGTTGTTACGAAATAGAAAAAGTATTTGTTGAAGATAGTATGCCAGATGGGTTACAAGGGATGACAAAAGATGATATGGTTCGTTACGTGCAATATGTAACAGATATCGTTCTTAATGATTTTGGTTGCGATGTAGAATTCAATGTAACAAATCCTTTAGACTATATGGCTAGAATTGGTTTATCAGCTAAAAATAATTTCTTTGAAAAAAGAGATGGTGAGTATACTAGAGTTGAAATACCTACAACCACTGAAGGAATGTTTGACGCAGATTTTTAATTAATAATAAAATATGAAAATAGTAAAAAGAGACAAAACGACACAGGCGTTTACGCCTAACAAAATTCTAACTAGAATTAAAACACAAGCCAAGGGGTTAAAAATTGATTCTGATGTGTTGTTCCAAGAAGTAATTCCGTTAATTACAGATAATATTACAACAACTGAAATTGACGAAGTCATTGCTTTCAAAGCTGCTGATAAAATTATACAACACCCAGATTATTCGTTATTAGGTGGTCGTATATTATTAAGCCGCCAATCAAAATTAATAGGTAAAGAACTACAACCAGTAGACTTAACTTATGATTTCTTTGCAGCAACAACATTCTTGAGTAAATACTCAATGAGAGATGAAAAGAAAACACCATTGGAATTACCGTCATGTATGTACGAAAGAGTAGGCATGCACTTACACGGTGATAATGATATTGACAGAGAAGAATTATTAGAAGAATTAAAATCTAAAAGAGGTAACTTTGCAACACCAACATATACAAATGCTGGTATTGAAAAAAGAGGTGGTATGATTAGCTGTAACCTTACACATTTAGAAGATGATTCTTTCGAAGGTATCGAAGAAACGCTTAAGAAGATTTCTGCGGCATCTAAAGAAGGTTCTGGTATTGGTTTATTAATTGACCCACTTCGTAGCAAAGAGAGCATGGTAGAGTCATTTCAAGGCAACGCTGGTGGTGTTGTGAGACTTGCCGATATGGTTCAATCTAAAATGAGATTTTATAAACAAGGTTCTCGTTCTGGAAGTTGCGCGTTATATATATCTTTATGGCATAGAGATATTATGGATTTCTTAGAATTAACTTTACCAATTGGTTCAGCTGAATTAAGAACCAAAGATTTATTTACGTCAATCATTGTAAATGATTTGTTTATGGATAAATTGGAGAAAGGTGAAGATTGGTATTTGTTTTGTCCTAACGATATTAAAAAAGCTGGTTTAAAACCATTATATAATTTACATGGTGAAAAGTTCAACGCTGAATATCAAAAAGCTGTTGATTTAGGTATAGGTAAAAAAGTTAATCCTAAGGATATTTTTGATGCTATCATTAAATCACAAGTTGAAAGTGGTAGACCTTATGTTATGTTCAAAGACAACGCGAACAAACGTAATATGCAAGATAATATCGGGCCTATAAAACAATCAAACTTATGTATTGAGGTAATGCAAGCGTCTAAACCAAAATACACACCACAATGTACATTAGCATCTGTTAACTTAGCTGAACACGATACGTTAGAAACTATCGCGCAAACAACTAGAGTTCTTGTTAGAGCACTTAACAAAGTGATTGACAAAAACAAATGGAGTGATAATTGGAGCGAGAAAGCTGGTTTAGACCAAAGAGCGTTAGCTATTGGTGTTGCAGGTTTAGCTGATTTCTTTGCTAAAAAGAAAATATCTTTTGAGAGCGAAGAAGCTAAACAATGGAATAAAGATATATTCGAAACAATGTACAAAACAGCTGTTATTGAATCTATGTTATTGGCAGAAGAAAAAGGTGAGAATTATCCAGCATGGGAAGGTAGTCGATACTCTAAAGGTGAGACATATATTGAAGGTTGGTCACCAAAACCTGAGGGTGAACCAATTCCTATGTATAACAGTTTGTTATTAGGTTTGATGCCAACAGCTTCATCAGCAATTTTGTTAGGTGTGTTTGAATCATTTGAACCAGCAACTGCAAATTTGTTTACCAGAAGAGTTGGTCAAGGGGAATTTTTAGTTGTTAACAAATATTTGGTTAATGAATTAATTGAAAATAATCTTTGGGATTCAACCATAATTGATAAAGTAATTAAAAATCAAGGTAGTGTTCAAAACATTGTTGAAATTCCAGAAGAGATTAGAAATAGATATAAAGATGTTTGGGAAATTCCACAAAGAGTATTGTTAGATTTATCGATAATTAGAAATAAATATGTTGACCAATCTCAATCACTTAATGTTTATCATTCTGATGCAAAATACGGTAAAATAGCCAGCGCGCTTATGTACGCATGGAAAGGTGGGCTTAAAACTGGTGTTTATTACACTAGAACTAAATCTAAATTAGAAGCGAATTCTAAATTAGCTAGTAATCAAATAGCAAACCAAGTTGAAAAACCAAAAGATTCTCAATTTGAATGCTTTGGGTGTTCAGCTTAACGATTAAAAATAAAGATATAAAAAGGAGCTTATAAGGCTCCTTTTTTTATTTCACATATTTACTAATAAAAATAGTTTATTATAATATTTATGAAATAAAGAACATTATGGCCAACGGAGTATACATAAACATTAATTACCCCTTCAAAGATAGTCCTAAAGGGTTTTTCTTAGACTTAACGGAAACTGATAACAAAGCGGTTAAAGCTGATTTGTTACACTTACTATTAACTAGAAAAGGACAAAGACTCTATAACCCAGAATTTGGGACTAGTTTATTAGAATACATATACGAACCCTATGACGGTTTAACATTTAATGATGTTAAAAACGAAATAGAAACATCGGTTAAAAAATACTTACCACAAGTTAGGTTAAATGATTTGACAGTAGAACCATCACCTTTGAATGAATATGCTGTTTTAGTTACAATAGATTACACAATAACAGATGATATATTTGAATCATCTGACTTAATACAAATAAATTTATAAAATGGCAAACCAAGGAATAAATTACGGTTACAGAAACTTTGCAGACATAAGAAGCGGTTTAGTCGATATGGCTAGACAATATTACCCAGATATTTTTAATGATTTTAATGATGCGTCTGTAGGTATGATGTTATTAGAATTAAATGCAGCTGTTGGTGATATGCTTTCTTTTAACACTGATAGAATGTTTCAAGAAACTCAAATAGATTATGCACAGCAAACTAAATCCGTTTTATCTATGGCTAGAACGTTTGGTTTAAAAATTCCTGGTAAAAGACCATCTGTAACAATAGTCGATTTTAGTGTTACAGTTCCAGTTCTAGGTGATTCATTTGACATTTCATACGCACCAATCATTAACGCTGGTTCTCAAGTTACAGGTGCTGGTAAAATATTTGAAAATTTATACGATATAGATTTTTCAAATCCATTCAACACCAATGGTATACCTAACAGATTAATTATACCAAACTTTAATTCAAATGGAACTCTTATAAATTATACTCTAACTAAAAGAGAAATAGTTACAAATGGTTTTACTAGAATCTTTAAAAAAGTAATCAATATTTCAGATGTAAGACCATTTTTAGAAGTAATTTTACCAGAAGATAATGTTTTATCAATAGATTCAATTATTACCTTAGATGGTACTAATATAAACACAATACCATCATTAAGTCAGTTTTCAAACCAAAGTCTTAGATGGTATGAAGTTGATGCGTTAGCTGAAAATAAAGTTTTTGTTGAGGATTATAATAAAATAACTGATAATTCAGGTGTAAAACCAGGTAAATGGATTACAGTTGATAAAAAATTTATTACTGAATATACCGATTTAGGTTTTACAAAAATAATATTTGGTTCTGGTACTAAAGACACTAGTAGTTTATGTGATTTTGATTCAAACATTCCTTTAGTTAATCAAATAGGTGATTTTATAAATAATTTCTCTTTAGGTCAAACACCAACAGCAAACACAACGATGTTTATTAAATATAGAGTTGGTGGTGGTTCAGATACAAATGTTGGACCTAATGTTTTAAAGAGTGTTGGTTTATTAAACTTTACAATAAATGGTGCTAATAAAAATACAAATTTAGCTGTTAAAAACTCTTTAACTGTAAATAATTCATTCCCAGCACTTGGTGGTAGAAATGCACCTAGCGTTGATGAAATTAGATACATGACAAAATATAACTTTGCATCACAGAATAGAGCGGTTACCATTAAGGATTACCAAGCTATTATTTCTAAAATGCCGAGTCAATTCGGGGTACCATTCAGAATGGGTGTAATGGAAGAACAAAACAAAATTAAAATTTACACAATAGGTTTAGACCAGTTTAATAAATTGAATAACAATTCAACTAGCGCGCTAAGAGATAATATGGCAACATATTTATCAGATTTTAGAATGATGAATGATTACGTTCAAATAACTGATGGTAAAATCATAAACTTAAGTTTTGAAATAGATTTATATATCGATAAAAAACAACCTCAAGCACAGATTATTTCTGAAGTTATTAACAATGTTACTACTTATTTAGATGTCAATAAATATGATATGGGTGATAATGTTTATTTATCTCCTATGATTGAAACAATTAATAATGTTGGTGGTGTTTTAAACGTAATTGACGTAAGGGTTTATAACAAAGTAGGTGAGGGTAAATATAGTTTAAATGAAATTTCACAACCATATTTAGACACTGAAACTAGACAAATAGATATCAGTGGTAAATATACATTATTCGGAGAACCGACTTCAATGTTTGAAATAAAATATCCAACAACAGATATTATGGTTAGGGTTAAATAAGTATTTCCTTATATTAAAAAAATCAATATATTTAACCATAATATTAAATAAAATAAATGAAAAATGAGTTGTAATTGTAAAACAAAAAATTATCCAACAAATCAAAAATCTTTAAATAAAACATTAACTAAAAATAATACAAATATTGTTCTTAGAATATTTGCCTTCAGTTTAGGATTATTGTTATTACCAATAATAATGATGGCTGTAATATGGTTTATGTTTGAATTATTAATGTTGAACAAAGAAATTGATATGAAAAAAATAGCCAATATGATGACTTCAAAAATAAAACCATTTAACGAAGATTATGAAGACGATTATGATGAAGAAGATGATGATGATGAATTTACAGAAGAAAACTATGAGATGTTAGACGTAGAAGAAATAACACCAATAACAAGCAAATAAAATGTCAAATAACAGTATAAGAATAAGAACAACAACAGACAATAAGGATAAATTTGTCAAAGTAAAATTAGACCAAGAATTTGATTTTATTGAAGTTTTATCACTTAAAATCACACAAGAAGAAGTTTATAGAAATTTTTGTGCTGATTATGGTGTTGTTGTTGGTAGAGTGTTTATAAATAATGGGTTTGGTATCCCTAATGCTAGGGTTAGTATTTTTATACCTATAGATGATATAGATAAAAATGACCCAATACTAAAAGGGTTGTATCCTTATGAGCTAGTTACCGATAAAGATATAGATGGTAAGAGATATAACCTTCTACCAAAAAATAGTGAAACTGACAATGATTGTTTCACACCAGTTGGTACTTTTCCAAACAAAAGAGAAGTTTTAGACGACCCAGAAATGGGTCATGTTTATTGTAAATATTATAAATTTACCACATCGACAAACTATGCTGGTGATTATATGATATTTGGCGTACCAGTTGGTAATTATACTGTTCATGTTGACGCGGATATTTCTGATATAGGTATAGCCTCACAGAGACCTTACGATAGCATTAGTCAAGGAGCACCTATCCAAATGTTTGATAGTCCAACAAAATTTAAAGGCGGTACTAATTTAGATAAACTAGTACAAGTAAAAACAGTAAATGCTGGTGTTAATGTTCAACCATTTTGGGGTTCTGTTGAAAATTGTGAAATCGGTATAAGTAGAATAGATTTAGACTTAAATTACACTATAACACCTTCAGCTATCTTTATGGGTGGTGCCTTTGGTGATAGCGATAAAAATAGTGTTAACAAAAATTGTAGACCTAGAAAAAGCATGGGTAAAATTTGTGAACAAAACACTAGTGAAGGAACTATTGAAATGATACGAAAAACCCTAGATGGTAAAATAGAAAAATTAGATATTGAGGGTGGTCGTTTAATGGATGAAAATGGTTCATGGGCCTATCAAGTACCTATGAACTTAGATTATTATTATACAAACGAATTTGGTGATTTAGTATTATCAGAAGACCCAAATAAAGGTATACCTACTAGAGCTAATGTTAGGTTTAAAATTGCTATGGATGAAAGTGGTGGTTTAGGTAGACTTAGAACAAAAGCGAATTATCTAATCCCACACAACCCAACAGCTGGTAAACCAGATGAGATTGATTATGAATTTGGTGAATTAACCAAAGACAGTAGTTTTAGAGATTTATATTGGAATAAAATTTATTCAGTTTCTAACTTCATATCTAGATATCAAAAAAATAAAAGTTTTAGCGCAGTTAAAAATAGAAATTTTGTTGGGTTAAAAGATGTTGATGATTGTGTTGGAGATAAATTACCTGTACCTTTTAATAGGGTTAATACAGTGTTTAACCCATTGTTTTTTATTATATGTTTAATTATGAAGATTATCGAGTTTATAATGTTTATTATAAATTCGACTATTATTGTTATAGTAAATGCAATTGTAAGTGTAATTAGAAGTATTTTAGGTCTTTTATGTAGTGCGCATAGAAAATTAAAGAAAATTGGTATTAGATTTTTTAAAATTTTCTGTACTTTATATGATAGGGTTAACTATGTCCCATGTTTATACGCTAAATGTCCTTATGAGGAATCTTTTGTTTATTACTTTGCGCCAGGTTGTTCAGGAAAAGGTAAAGATAGAATAGATGACGATGGCGTACCAGTAAAAACAACTTTAGGGTTATTATCTAATTGTGTTGCTGCTTCTATGGCAGAAGCTCTTAACTTATTTCAATTTGATTTTTATAATGATTGGTTAAATGGTTCGTTATATTATTATTTAATAAAATTTAAAAAAAGACGTAGACAAGAAAAATATTGTAATTATGATTGTTCTGGTGGTGATTGTAAATCAAGTATGCTTATAGACACATGTTATACCGATGAAAATAGTTATAAGAGTACAAGTTTTAGAGAAGGTGTTGTTAAAAAATACAACAACGAATTATTCTACGCCCCATCTAACAAAACAGCAACAGTTAAATTATACGCAACTGAAATTATTAATCTAGGTTCTGTTTTTAATTGTGATTGGCAAGGAGTACCTAAAATTCAAAATTATCTAGTACCAACAACATATATTATCCCACCAATAATCGATGAATATTCTGATGAAAACCCTAGTTGGACAGAAACTAGTGGACAAGTAGATATTGGGCGTGGTTTTGGTGGTGTATTTTTTGATATATCATGTGCTGGTTTATCTTCAGATAAACAACAATGCTTAAATATAAGGCATGCATGTGAATTTGGTGTTGACTTAGACGAAATAGATGAAACTGATAATGGAGTGGTTTTACAACCAAATCACATTATAGGTTCTGCTGAAATAAATTCAGAATATGGTAAATACGTTAGAGATGTTTTCTTTTTATTAAATAATGTGACAAATAATATAAACGTAAATTTAAACCCATCACCAACAACTAATTTTAATACAAATAATGTGGGTGACTACAATTTCGCATTAATTGGCGACAATGGTAGTGATTATGTTAATTTTAGAGGTTATTTGGATAATAGTTCGTTTTCGCAACCTAAACATTCTTATTATTTCTATTTTGGGTCAACTCCAGGTTCAACTGGTTTAGACAAAATGAATAACAATTTTTTCACTAAATGTTTTCCAACATTAACCGTTGAATTTTTTATTCGTATTGATAATACTGATGCTATTAGTGCTAACAATGTTAATGATGGTAGTGCTACTTTTACAATAGTATCTGGCGTTGGTCCGTTTACTTATATTGTAAGTGGTCCTAATGGGTATAATTCTAGTGGAATATTAACAGAACCAAATCTAACACAATCGTTAAATGGTTTAGCACAAGGTTCTTATATCATTAACGTTACAGACTCTTCTGGCGTTTCTATTTCACAATCATTTGAAATTTCAGGACCAACACCTTTATATGCATCGGCAATTGTTAGTGAAAATAACACAGCAATTTCATCACCGTATAATGGGCAAATAACAATAACATCTGTTGGTGGTGGTAATGGTACTTATACTGCATGGTTATACAATTCTAGTAATTCATTAGTATCGATAGGAACGTGTCAAGCAAACGGTGCTTCATCAAATCCAACTTCAGTTACCCAAACACCTATAAGTTTTTGTGGCTTACCTTCGGATATATTAACAAATACTAGTTCAACACATAGTGGACATACTGGTTACTATATTATTGTGAAAGATACAAGTTCACCACAACAACAATATATTATATACGATTTAAATGTTGGTGGTGTTACTGGATTAAATATTGTAATAACTTCTGTAAACCCAACTTGTTTTGACTCAAGTAATGGTAAAATAACCATGGCAATTACAGGTGGTATTGAACCATATTTAATTGAAACAACATTAAATAACGAACCATTGTTCAATGGTTTAACTTCTAATATTTTAAGTCAAGGTATTTACACAACAACTGTTACTGATAGTTCATCACCTGCTCAAATAGTGACAAGAACCACAACTCTTTTACCTACTGAACCAGAAATGAAACTTGAACCAGACTTAGTTTTATTACCACAACAGTGTGACCCTAATAATTACACAATCTATTTAGATGTAATTAACGGTGGTCAAAATAATCTAAATCAAAATTACACACAAGTAAATGGTGTTACTCGTTGTTATTTACAATTTAATTATGATGGTAATGAAAATAGTGAGGGTAACCCAATTTGGACTTCACCACTACCGTTTACATATTTAAATAACCCTACAGCTTCTGGACCTTTTAGAGTTAAAGTGACAATACCTAGAAATAGTATAACAGCAGGTGTTGCTATTAGGTTATCTAACTCACAAGGTACATGTGGTAGTAATTATAGTGAAGATGGGACAGATTTTGATGTTTCACAAATGAAATTACCACCAAACGTATTATCTGTTGATGTTAATAATGTGGATAATACTAGACAATGTGAGATTAATTTTGTTACATTCAAATTTAATATAAGTCATTTAAATGTGTTTGCAACATATAGAGCACCATATATTTTGGAATATCAAATAGCTGGACAAACTGGTGTGTTCGGAACACCGACAATATATCAAACATCTATAACACAAAACCAACAACCTATTAGAATTTCGGTACCAAGTAATACATCAAATTTACCAAGTAATAAATGTAGTATTAAATTTAGAGTAACAGATAATGTAAATTGTCAATCAACATGGTTAACGATAAGTAATATAACTCTACCAACAAATTCAATAACACCAAACTGGTCTCAAAGTACTGTAAGTGGTCAATGTATTAGAAGATATAGTTTATCTGGAGGTATCGCACCATATACGGTAACTAATGGTTTCTTACCAAACACACCATACGTAGTGTCATGTCAACCAAACGCTACTAGTGTTAGTGGATTAGATAATGTTGGTTGTCCATTTAATTTTACATATACACAATAATATAACATGAGTACAGAAAGAACAAAACAAAGATTAGGTAATCAAACATCAAAACAATCGGTAAATACCGATACATACCTCAATATAAACATTGAAGGTAAAGAAAGGTTATTACCAACGAATCAAATAAACCATATTTTAAATGTTGCTGAACAATTTAATAAAGAAAGACAATCTTGTAGTTTTTATAAGGTTTTAGGTACCATTAACTCTACGGTTAGTAATTGTTTGTTTAATCTAACTGACACTAGTATAAACAATTCATTTACATATGCTGCGTTTAACACATTACCATTTTTAAGTAGGTCATATCCTCAAGATTTAGATTTAAACGATGAGGAAGACTTAACTTATTCTAAATCTATTGATTATTACTTAAAAGAAAGAGATGGTTGGTTTGGTTATTATGACCCAGATGTTTCTAAAAAATCATTGTGTAGTTTTTTTGATATGGAACCAAAAAGAGAAAGGTTTTCATTTTTATTAGATTATAACCCATATAAGAGTACAAATAGCTCAGATAGTGTTAAGAACTGGGAGTTAACAATAACATACCCATCTTCATCAGACACAGGACATACCATGGTAAGAAATGGTTTATTGGTTGTTGATTCTAAACCAATAATACTTTCTGAAAGACAAATGGTTTGTTTTGCAGTTACATGTAAACACAATTTATCTTCTGGTGATGTAGTTGAAATTACCAACACTAATGGATATAATGGTGAACATGTTGTTTATAGTGTAGGTTTAGAAAATGGTGATTTAAAAGATTATTATTTTGTAATAGACTTACCAGCAAACGGCACCATCAGTAACAACACTAGAATAAATAAAATAGTTGATAATGTTAAGGTTAATTATTATTTTAGAAAATTTTCTAAAATAAAAACTAGAAATTCAAATATAATAGAAACGGATGATTATGAGACTTACCAAGCTGGTTTTAGTGAGAATTTTTATAATGACCCTATTATCCAATTTGTTTTTAATGAAGAAATAGATGTTTCTGGGTTAAAAGATAATTTAGGGAGACCATTATCTGAATTTTTTCTAACGATTTTTAAAACAAATAGTAATAATTTATTTACTAGTGTTAAATCTGGTATAGAAGCACCTTTCATTTCTAATTTGAATAATAGTGATGTTTTAACATATTTGAGAGATATTCCAGTAATACAAAAAATACATAATGGTGGTAATTTACCTTATATTTCACATAACCCATTAGAAACATTAAATGGGTTACCAGATAGTTTTTATGGTGATATTGTTGAATATAACAACACAACATTATTAGAAACTGTTTTAGCTGACGTACAACATAGGTTTAATACTATCAATAGAGAACAAACTAATAATATTCAAGAATATTTTTCAACAACAACTAGTTCAACTCAATTAGCTCAAACTAGGTCTTTAAATTTAGGGCCTAGACAAGAAGGGTATTTTTATAAACCTCACCATTCTATTAAAATAAGAAATTTTTCTAATTACATAGAAGAAGCCGATAGTTTAGTAGACGGTATTCCAACGTATGCAACACTTAGAAATGATGGTAAATACGTTTGGAGAGATTTACTTTCAATAGGTTTTAATGATGGTGATGATAATAGTTTAGATTACCCATTCTTAAATGGTTCGCATTATAGATATCAAAATTATTGTTTTAATTTAAAAAGACAAGACCCTTACGCGCAATGGGGTTTATTATATACAAAATTCCCTTCAGACGCGACAGGTGATAGAATAACAGATAGATTCACAGTAAAAAGTTCAGACGATGTTTGCTAATAAATACAAATTAAATATAAATAATTTCAATACGGGTAGTACTGAACAATACATAACAATCCCAATTGGGACTCAATTTCAAATTGTTGATAATTCAGAATTGATTGACAGGGTGTTTGTTGCAACAGAAGTAGAAAATTCTATTAACAAAATATTGGATTATGATAGAGTTAGATACATGCCACTAACACAAAACGATGAATTAGTTTCAGAAATAACTTATGATTTAAGTTTATTAGATTCAAATAATATATACACTAGTTTTTATGGTGGTATTGGTTTTCAATATGATGATGTTAAATTTAGAAAGAATGCTTTTAGCAACAGTTTTTTAAGGTTAGGTATTTATGATACTGATGACCCTATGACACAAAATTTAGTGGGTTATACTACATTGTATAGTAGACTTAGAACGGTTGATTTGGAAAGTGGAACTACGACTACGATAGCTGGTTTACCTAAACCAATAAATCAAATACCGATTAATTTTACGGTTGAAAACCCTATTATTAATAAAAGAGGTTTTTCAGAAGGTTTCCACATTTATTATTATAAAGATTCTTTAAATATTGGTGAAAGTAAATATTTATATATAAAAGCTAATTTTAATAATGCCAAGACAGGTAAGTCAGTTAATTTAATGGTTAAAAACGCGCCACAAACAGTTAGCAACTTAGTGCATGAATTATATACTAGAATAATAATAACTAGAACAACAACTGGTTATTATTATAAATTTGATGAAACATATCAAGGTAATACGACAACACCAAACATAACAAACAATATAACAATAGACGGTAATAGTGTTACTGTTAAATTATACCAAGTAGCTGCATTGTAATGGAAGTAATAAAAAGAAAAATATTATTAGAAGAAGGGATTGATAGAAACTATGGTAGTAAAACATGGGGTACTGTCACAGCTACTACTTTTTATTTAAACATTCAACTAAATCAAACTATAGATGATATGGGAATGTTTACTGATTTACCTTTTATATCTAAGGATGGTAGTTCTGTTAATTATGATTTGTTGGTTGATAAATTAAATGAAGAAGGTATATCGTTCCCGTTTATGAATGGTGTTATTCCAATAAATTTTGATAGCTTATTATCACCAACCGATAAAGTTACATTAAAATTACCACAAAAAACATTACCACAATATTATTTATATGGTAACAACCCATTAACTGGTTCTACAGATTCAAAAATAGATGATGTTCGTTCCTATAAACAAAATCAACCATACATAGTTGGTTTTGATATCAAAAAAGAAACATATTCTAATTACTTAGGTAATTCAATAAATGGTGTTAATAGAGTCACTAGCGTTGGTGAACCTAAAATATATGTCTTTGACGCAGTTAATGATTTAAACATAGGTACGGACAATCAAATTTATGGTATTCAATATAAAGATTTTTCTGCGGCAACAACAACAATATTAAACAGTGAGGGTATTGACTTTCCAACATCATCTTTTAGATTTATAACACAAGGTTGGAACCAAACAAATACATCATTAGCAGCGTTAACTAAAGAAGAGTTTTTATTAGGAATAATTTCTCGTCCAGAAGTTGAAAACGATGTATTTATTGATAGAGGTGTCACACCAGTATTAGATTATCATTTGAGGTTATCTGAAATAAAGAATTTAGGTCAATTACAACAATACGGAAACGGTTATTATAGAATTGATACGATATAAAATAAAAATAAAAACAAAAAAATGGCAACAGGAACATACGGAATAGTAAGACCAGCAGACGTTTTACCAGAAGACGTGCAAATATTTTATAGTTTTTCTCCAACTAGAGAATCACAAGGTACGGAATTAAGGGAGTTAAACCCAAATGAGGTTTTAATACCAATAAGTAACCCTAATTACAGAAACCCTGATTTAAACACTAATAATACAAACACTGGTTTTGAAATATTTGGTGGGTTATACACACTTAAATTACCAGTAAACACTTTTGGTGTTAAAGGTTACTATACTATTATGATTAAACCAGTGGAAATAAGAACAACTATTGTAGATGTGGGTGTATTATCTGCTTACCCAGACATTAAAGGGTTAGTTTTTGATTTATCAACAGTTGAGTCTAGATTTTTACCTAAATTTGAAAACAATGGATTGGTTGGTTATAGAATAGAATATATTAACCCAAACCCTACTGGGGACAACATAAAACTTAATAATTTTTTTAGAGTAATCACATCTAATAATCGTTCAGAACCTGTAAACCAAAATTTAACTGATACGGTTCAAAAAGCTATTAGATATCGATTTAACGATAATTCAACTTTAACTTTTTGTACTGTTTCACCAGCATCTGCTTCAAATGTTAAACCTAATGTATTACCGTTTATCGGTCAACCAAACCAAAATGTTATTATAACAAATACATACTTCAACCCAATTATGATTGAAGTTGAAATGGTTGAGCACGATATTGAAACACTTGCATTTGCATTATTTGGAAATCAATCGAAATCACTTGAAGACGGTATTTATACTATATACAACTTCACTAATCAAATTTATAAACAATACAATTTATACGAAGTTAAAGACCAATTTACTGGGAAACCATTATTTGAGGTTAGAGAACAAAGAAACAATATTGATTTTTCTAAAAATTTTAATAATATATCACAAGTTTAATATAAAAAATGGCTAACGAAAACATAAAAGTTGCTGGGTATGTTAAAAAAACAATATACAACGGTAACATAGAATATAGAAATTACAATCCAGACCTTGTAGGTTTACAACTTACTAGCGATGGTGGTACTCCATTATTTACAATGGGTAATTTCAATATTACAACTAATGTAGACCCTAAGACAGATAAGAATTTTATAACAAAACAATTTTCTGATTTTGTAACATTAGATGGGTTAAACTTGACAGTTAGCCAAAGTGAAACATTATTAAATAATAACGCGACAGTTTTTTTAAATGTTGATAAATCAAAATTATCATACTACGCAACATTTGGTTCATTAACTGAATTTATGCGTGTTGGTTTGGAAAATATAATAATTAACTGGCCAGCATCTATTTATACGTCACCAATTAAAACCTTAGACACTGGTTTTGAAATAACTGGTAATACTTATGAAAATTATTCTTACAATGAAATAACAAACGTAGCATCATTTAGAATACCTACTAATTTTATTGTTAATCCATACAATATAAATTATTTAACAAACGGTGATATTAGCGGTACTTTTAACGAATCAAACACGTTAAGAAATTTGGTAACAAACTATGATTCATATGCGTTATTATATAATACAGTAGAATATGATGTAGTCGGTTTTACTGGTACAACTAGTACTGTAAATGACTACATATATTTTGAAATTAAAAACAATCCATTTACCGCAACTAGTAGTGCGTTTAGTTTTCACATTAAACCAAAAAGTATAATTTGTGATAACTTTTTTAACACGTTAGATGAATTTGAATATTATTTATTAAATAGACAATCATTACCTATATACACTGCAACATTTAAATATCCGTTAAGAACGGATTTTGGTGTTTTGTTATACACAGAAACTTCTGTAACATGGCCTACAACGGATGGTTATAACTTAGATTATTCAACCGATTATTACGAAACGTATGCTACTTCATTATTTAATTTAGCCAATGACAGCGATTTAATTAACAGTAATTTAATGACTAGATTTTTAGTTAGTGAATCTATTACTGGTTTTGATACGATGCCATATTATTTATCTGACGAAGACCAAGATACTTCTGGTGGTAAAGTTAATAAATTACTTAACATTTATGGTGTTTCTTACGATGATTTAAATAGATACATTGAAGGTATTTCATTTGCAAATACCGTTACATATAATAAATTAGATAACACACCAGATGTTTATTTAAAAAACATAGCTAGAGTTATGGGTTGGGAGTTAATAGAATCGGTTATAAGCAACGATTTATTAACAGACTATATAAAGTCTAGTGAATCATCTTTTAGTGGCCAATCGGTAGGTTTAACACCAGTAGAAGCTGATATTGAATTATGGAGAAGAATAATACTAAACACACCATGGATTTGGAAATCAAAAGGTACTAGAAAAACTATTGAGTTTTTACTTAGATTTATAGGAACCCCAAATGGTTTGATTACATTCAATGAACATGTATATAAAGCAGATAAACCAATAGATATGGAATTGTTCTTAACAATTTTGGAATTAAATGGTTTAGATACTGATATTACAAATTATCCAGTTGACAGTGAAGGTTATCCTAGATTTTTCGCTGATACAAATGACATGTATTTTCAAGGTAATGGTTTATGGTATAGAGAAACCAGTGGTGTTAATTCTGTTTTAGATATAACAGCTGGTAACAACCCACATATAGGTCCTTATGATAGAGGTTATAAATACTTTAATCAATTAAGAACGCTTATCCCAGATTTTACACCAGTAACTATAACATCAAATACAGTTACTACAACATCTCAAGATTTATTTACAAATTATAACACAGGTGAGATTACTGATTACGATGGGGCTATATATGTAGATGTTCAAAATTTAAATGGTTCTAATTTATCTGATTGTATAACATACACAACAGAAATAATTAAAGACCCCAAACCAGAAGATATAATAACCGAATGCGGTTGCCCATGTGAATCTATAAAAGATGAATCTTTAAGTATTTGTTTAAAAACAGAAAAAACACCAATAGTTGAAGATGAATGTTATGCTAGTTATACTGAAGACCCAAAAACAGGTTTATATGTATTTGTACAATATTATGAAGACAATCAAGGTAATGATACAAATTATATCTATAAGACAGAATTTATAGATAGGGACTGTTGTTCAGCACCACCAATTGAAGGTTTTTCTATGTATAATGATGTTTATGATAGTGTTGAAGATACTATTTCTTCAGGTTATGTGTGTTGTAAAAAAGGTGTCGATTGTGCGTGTAATGTTGCTAAAGATTGGATTATTTCACAATCTCCAATACAAATAAATGGTGAAAATTATTTAAAATTTATAACACTTAACGGTTTTGGAAATAATGTTGTTGTTGGTGCCGACTCTAGTCTTTGTCCATCTGTTAATTCAGCAGGTTACGGTCAACTATGGGCAACACCTGTAAATAATATTATAGACCCATACACTGGTTTAGTTGGTTTTGGTTGTAAATTAACACAATATGGTTTAGCGAATATTAATATATTATATACAGCTTATCAAGACAAAATTAAAAAAGACGCAGGGTGTGGATATGTTTTCCCAGATGTAGAATCAGAACCAGAACCAGTAACATGTATAGCTCCAACATTAACCCAAGTGGCATGGCAAGACTATGGTGGTTATAGATATATATGGACACTACAACAAAGACCATGTAATAGAGGGACACTTAGATTACAATATTCTTTAAACGGCATTGATTTTAGCGATTTTGAGATTGAAACCAGCACAAACCCATCAATCGATGGTTCATTAGCTTATACAGTTTCAATTGATGATAATCTTTTTGATGGTTTGTTTGTTTATTTTAGATTAAATGTGACATATGAAATAAGTAGCGACTGTAACGAACCGTTTACTGACTGTACAGTATCTTCAAATATATTAACAATTGATAATAGAAAAGAAAAAGACTATGTAAGTATAAAAAGAGGTGATTTTTCAGCTTCTGATAGTGAACTTGGTGTGGCAACAGGAATACCTACCCCTACACAATTAGGTGTAGTTTGTAATAACACTAATAATTACTTTGATTGTATATTATATCCACAAAATATTGGACGATTCACAATAGGTGACAGGGTAAAAATTTCTGAAAATGAGGTGTTTATAGGTAACAATAAATGGGTGGTTTTAGATTATCAAGACCAAGGTTATTGGAAAAGACCTTGCAAAGTTGATAACGACGGTTATATAACACTTGTATCCCAAGTTTCATGTTAATAATTAAATTAAATATATTTATAATAAAAAGAAAAAAATGCCTTTAACAAAACAAGATATTAGTGATGTAAATGCTAAATGTACTAAGATTTGGAATAACATATTAAACTATGGTGGTGGGAATATAGTGTATGTACCAGATGGTACAATATATGCTGATATAGCTAATGGTGATGGAACGTTTACTAATTACGAAATAACACAAACGTGTTGTAAAATATTAGCAAAATCAGCTACTGATAACCCAAACACACCTAGCAACGTAAACCCACAGAACATATACTTTGATTTAGATGAACAAAAATGTAGATGGTCAGAAGAACCTAAAAATGCATGCTCAACTGAAAACACACCAATTAAAATAGTGTTAAACCCAGTTGGTAATGATGGCGCTTTTTTTACATTAACTGAAAACGATATATGTTCTTTAAAGGTAAAATTTAATTATTTATTTAAAATAAATTGTGAAGTGTTAAAAGATATTATAAGCGGTCCAGCCGCCAACCCATCTTTTAATGTAGCGTCAAATGATGAGTTATTAATTTTAAGACAATCAAAATTTGAATTAGAATCAAATTCTTTTGATATAAATAACGAATTAGATAATTTAGTACAACAAAACGCTAAATTAAATTATTCTATTGTATGTAATGAATTCCCAACAAACGATGAAGTTCTTCAATCAACACCAGAAACAAAAATAAGTGCTTCACAAACTTTACCGTTTACTAACACTGGATTTGGTTCATTAACAAACACAACCGATTTATCGTTAACAAATACTAAAGTAGGTCCAGTATACAAAACAAAAACTGTTAATTTTTGTTTAACTGAAATTGGTTTAGATAGTTGGAGACAAGTAATTGGTGAAGATAATTATTCAGGTTTTATAAACGGTATTGCTGATAGTTACACATGTTTAGATGTGGTGTCTATATATGAGTTAAACAAAACTGCTGTATTAAACAACCAACCAGAATTATTATTTGAATGTAACACACCTTTCGGTGAAAAAACTAGAACATTAAATAGAATTGAAGAATTATCTAAACTTAAAATAGAAAACAAAACAAAACAAGACAATGTTGATGTTAAAATTAAAAATATAACAGATATAAAAGACACAAACGTTTGCTCAACATTATTAGGTCAATTTGAAAATTTAAGCGCAACAGTAACCTTAGACTTAGTAAATGATAACGGCACAACAACTCAAATTTACTCACAAACTCTTTTTAATCGAATAGGTAACTTATATAATTATTTAAGTGAAAATACAGATAACAGTGGGTTTCTTGTATGTGGTGAAGCTTCAGAAACAGAAACATGGGCATCTGGGTGTACTGGTTTAATTTATCCAGAATTTACAAATGGTGTTTTAACCGTTGACCCAGAATCAGACAATATAAATGTGTCTATTTGTCAAATAGTTAAAGAAACATTATATAGTGAATTATACAATAACTCAGGGTTAGTCTCAACATCTGATTTCAATCAATCATTATCACCAAATGCGTTTAATTCAAATTGGTTAACATATGAAACAACAATTGATGACCAAGCTATAATAACTGGTATCACAAATAATCAAATAAAATTAAATGTGATTATTAACAGTTCATGTGGTAATTTATGTCTTTTAGTTGACCAAATTAATATGACAAAAGTTTGTGAAGATGCTAATAGAACAAATATATTTATTAGCCAATCACCAGGATTTAATTTAACTAGAGTTATCGATAATAAAAAATCTTGGCTTCAAGCTGACTCATATACCGAAAGAGATTTCCACATTGGAAATTATAACGATGCTAATCAAATTCGTCAAACAGAATACACTGTTGATGAAGAAAGGTTAATATTAAACACTAAAGAAATAGATTTAACCATGAATATGGCGTCAGCTATTGAAAATGATGTTTGGTGTTATTTGGTTGATAACCCTAATTTATTAACAGGTCAAACATGTAGTTCAAACACAAGTTTAACACCAACAGATATTTATGGTAACCCAATCATTTTACCTACTGCGCAAACATTAACAGATGTGTCGGTAATTATAGGGGATGCTACAAACTATTTATATAGTTGTATTGCGGCGGCGCCTTATCCAAAAATAGATATATGTTATCCAGAGATAGAAAACCAAGTATGTGGTGATACTTTAAAAATTTTATTAGATAATGGTAATAAAAGTCTTTGGGTTACATGTCAGGATGGGCAATTAGGTTTTTATTATATAAGCGCAAATACAAACACACAAAACACTATTTTTAATATAACACAATCTACCTTAGACCCAATAAGTTTAAAAATAGATTTATTTAAATTGCGTGTTAGTGATGATGGTGGTATGTTTTATTCTGAAGATTGTTTAAGTGATATTTTAGTTAATTTTGTATTTAATGGTTCTAGTTTAGGTGCTTTAACTTCTTATATAGAAGTTATAAATGATTTTATAGTTAAAACTAATTCAGACCATCCGTTATATGAAGCTTTTTGGAACTCAGATGGTACGTGTAATTTTTGTAATAATACATGTGGTGATAAAAGAATTGATTTCTCTGGATTTATGTCAACAAATATATCTGAAATTAAAACGTTAGAATCATTTGATGATTTAATGATATCAGAATTGATTGATGTTAAAAATAGAAAAACACTTTCTAGCTACCCATCGCTTAGAGCAGTATATGATAGGTATATGGATGCTACAGAATATGGTTTAACAAATAGTAATGAATTTGATTACTATAAGATGGACCAATTTACTAGTCTTGTAAAAACATATTGGGATGATTTGATTGAACAAGTTGTTCCATCAACAACTATTTGGGGTAATGTTAAAGTTTATACAAACACCCTATTCGACCAACAAAAATTCAAGTATAGAAGCTATACTACATTGTTATGTAACAGTCCTTTAAACTTCACAACATTACCAAGTCCGATAAATGGTTCTGATGGTCAATGTAAAGATATTGAAATAATAGTTCAAAATGTACAAACAACGTCAGGTGTTACATCTTACACGTCAAATAAACAAACGTTCAATAGTGTTTGTATATCACAAATGAATTGGGGTTCTGAGTTTGTTGGTAATGTTGATATAAGAGATGGTAGTAATAATTATATTAATAACGATACTTTTTGTAATACCTGTGATAAAAATATTAGGTGGTATAACATGGTTGATAGACCAGAATTTATAATGGAAGCTTTAGTGTGTTACCCTATTGGTACAACCGCGGTTACGTTTTCAATCAGTACTTTAACAGTAAATGATACATCCTTCGTAACAACACCTTTAAGTTCAACAACGATAACACCTAATAATGTTAATCTTGTCAGAGCTGAAAATAACATCATATCTGGTTGTACTAGTGGTGGTATAACTGGTTGGACATACACTAATTTTGTTGATTTCTTAAACGACACCTTTACTAATTTAGGTTTAACTGAATATAAAGCAATAATTTCCTTAAAAGAAAAACAAGGTGTTGGTAATGAGTGTAGTATGAATGGTTTTTATATAAGTTACCCTAAAAATGATGTTTTTTCAATTGTAATTGAGAGTGATAGTGATGTTAGTACAATATGTAATTATACAAATATAGGTCTTTTTCTTATAAAAGGTAATAAAAATTATTATTGTAGCACTGCCGACAATATAGGTTATGACTGTTTAAAAAATATCGTAAATGAATAAAACAATAATAAAAGGTAGAGAAAGATTAAATAGAGGTAAACTTAATAGTTTTGCTGAATTACCTATTGATAAACAAGAAATTTTTAAAAAAATAAAAGAAAGTTTAAAAAAATATTTAACTACTGAAGTTTTTGTTTTTGGTAGTTATAATCATGGTTATTGGGATGAAGAATCTGATTATGACGTTATTGTATTTAATGAAATACACACCGACATTAGAGATAAAATTAGAGAAGAAGTTGGTGTTAAAGTGGATGTAATGTTTGGTAAAAATAACATAGGATATATTCCAATACCATAATATTTATTAGTATGATACAATTAATACAAAACATACAAGGTAATTTTATAACCGAAATAAAGGGTGAGATAACTTATGCAAAAAGTATTGAAGCTGATATACAAAGAGAAGATTATATAAATATATACGCTTTTACCGCTTTTTTACAAAATTTATCACAAACACCAATCACTAATAGATTAGCTAAACCGTTTACGTTTGGTTACACTCCACCAATTGGTATAACAGAACAAAACATAGACATCAATTATTAATTAAAATGAGATATCAAGAAAGAATATACCCACAAACAAATGTAAGTGCTTTGAGAAACAAAGATATAACCATATTTAATATGAGTTCAGATATCTGTGTTTTCAATGCACCATCATATTATATTAGTGGTGCGACAACCTTAGATTGTACTGTATTAAGTGCAACATCTGTTAGTGGATACTCTCATATAATTTCAGGTGAAACTCAAAATATACCATTAAAAATTACTTTTACCTCAAATACTGAAAGCTTTACAATTAACAACGCAATTTTTAATTATAAATTATATAAATTTGAAGAAAATAATAATAGTTTTACTGCAATACCTAGTTATTCGTCAAACAATATATATTATTCTTCATTAACTAGTAGCGCGACAACACAATTAATTCCATCATCTGGATTAACACTAGATGCTGAATATATGATAAAAGGGTTCTATAGTTTTTCAGCATGTACTGATTACATGGGTAAATTAGGTTATACAATAGACACATCTAAATATGTTGGTGGTTCAGAATACGGTATCTATAATAAAAATTTTGATTATTATTTTGCTGTTATTGAAGCTGCTGCTACACCACAATTCAGTTATAATGCTAGTAATAGTGTGGCCAACAGTTCTTTACAACAATCTTACTTACCAATAAATTATTACACAATTTATCCTGACATTGACCAATTAAATATTAATTTTGATGAAGAAGAATTTGAAGATGGTAACGAATTAATACCAGAACAAAATAACACAATGATAGGGATACCTGCTCAAATAGACACACCTTTTATATTAACTTTAAATGGTTTAGTTCTAGCACCAAATGCTGATTATACTTATTCTGGTAATAGTATTGTGTATTTAAATGCACCTTTGGACCCTGAAGATGTTGTGACTATAATTTATACTTCATCTTCACCAAACACGTTAAAAAATGACATTATTGAAATAAATAGTGTGATACCTAGTGGAGCAACAAATGGACAAGGGGATTATTTAGTATACTACAACACCACTACCAACAGATACGAATTATTCACATCGGCTAAACCAATAGATTTTAGTAAAGTTTTACTTATGATTAATGGTGTTATGTTGGCGAATGGGATTGATTTTTACCAATCAACATCAAACCCTAGAAGAATAATACTTAATGGTGATGTTGTTTTAAATGACATCATAACTATATCTTATTTTCCAGATGGTGTTGTTGGTGATATAATAACTGAAAGTCCATCAGCTTCATGGTCAGTCACACCAACACCAAATAAGGTTAATGGATATTTTACATTACAATTATCTACAGATGTTGATTTTAAAAATATTGTTTATTCGTCAATAACTGACTATTACGTTGGTTCACCTTTTTATAGTGTTGATTTCCCAGTTTCTGGTTACACTTATGGTGATAGGTTATTTTATAGAGTTAAAAATGATAAAAATTATGAGACTATTTGTGGCAACATTATCAATAGTTATTCATATAGTGATATAATACCAATAACAATTGCAACGAATTCGATAAATTCATATTAATATTCTTTACAATTGCATATTTATAATTAAAATAAAGATAAAAGACAAAACAAAATTATGAGTTATATAATACAAAGTACTAGCCCGTTTGTTAGCATTAAATTAACACAAAAAGGTAGAGAACAATTAGCACAAGGTAAATTAAATTTTACATATTGGGCTGTTGGTGATTCTGAATTAAATTATGTTAGGGAAGCTAACGTAGACGCAAACCCAACAGATGTTTCATTATCTGCAACAAGTGTTGTTATGAGACCAGTAGATAGAGAACCTAATCTTAAATATTTTGTTAAACCTAGCAATGCGTCTAGTCCTTTAAACACTATAGATGCAAGCGTTTTAAATGTTATCAAAGCACAAGTAAACAATGCTGCGACAGAAAGAGGGTTTTTCTCTAATTCTGGTGGTACATATACAACTTTAACTGGTAGTACTTATACACCATTCACAACCACTGTGTCAAATAATGTATTAACTGGTGGCACTGTATTAAACATAACAATACCAACTGGAAGCACAATTAACGTTGGTGATTTAATTTTGTTAAAATCGTCTAATACTAGTGCTGGTAACATAACAGTTAACGCGAACACAAAACCACTACCTAATTTATGGTATAAGGTTCAATCAGTAGGTACGAATACTTTAACTTTAGATAGAAACTTACCTAATTTTTCTTCACAAACAACCACTAATCAAGTTATTGTTTATAGAGGTGGTGAGGTTTATAATACAATAGCAACTGGTAATACAACAGCTTATTGGGATACTGGTACTTTATCTTTTGATTCAGCTAACAATGTAACATGTTCAGATGTTCCCGTTTGGAATATGAATAATGTTTGGTGTGAAAATATAGCTGGTATCACTGGTTTAACATCTACAAATTTATATGAAGATTACACTAAATTTGGTTCTTATAATTTCTTAGGACAAAAACAACCATATTTTGAAATTGATTGTGAATCTGATAGCACAACAGGTCCAGCAACATGTGATGGTGTTGGCTTAAGTTATTTAGACGATGTAAGCAAATCTATATCAATAGTTCATTATACAAATAACACAATTTCTAATTTATATGGTGAATATTTTTACACCGATTTAACGTCAGGTAAATATTTAAACATTACATTACCTGACTTGATGTATCATAGAACAACAGGTGCCACTGCTAGTGGTACTAGTATGGGTATGAATTTTATAGGGTCTGGTAGTACTAAATACATAACAAATACTGATATTGAATATATTGATTTAATAGAAGACCCAACAAAAATAAACACTGGGTTAACAGCTAATGTTGTTGGTAAAGTATTCCCACAACTAAAAACAGTTGTGTTTACTGATGATGAAATTGTTTCAGCTATGTCATACAAATCAAATAGAAACTGGACATTACCAGAATTATCAGCAGTGTTACAAGCACCATCTGGTGGTACTTCTACAGGTGTGTTAGCAGTTGGTGAAACTATGTATATTTCATACGCATTAGAAAACAATTATAATAGCGGTTTAACTACTTCACTATCATGTCAAAAATACATAAAAATTACAAACAACACATCAACAGCAAAAGATGTTGCATTTAGAATAAATGGGACTGATTTATTAACTTATATGCGTAAGATAGAAAACGTTGGTTATGATGGGTATGGTTTTTATGCTGATACATTTAAGTTATTGTATCAAATAGTTGCTGAATCAACAACAAGACCAGCATCTGGTAGTTGGAAACAATATGATTTTACATCAACAGCTATCACATCTGTTGCTAACAAAACGATAGACCCTAAATTATTAGAAAATCAAAACTCTAATATTACTGGTTTTATTTTAGATAAATTAAAAGATAACAACGCAACAACATACAATGCGATACAATCTTTAAATTTACCAGCAAATACAAACCCTACTTATTTACAATTTGGTGATGAAAGATTTTTCTATGGTAATTTAACAACGTACATTGGTGCAACAATTTACAAAACAATTTTTAACATTACGGTAAATGCGGGTCAGTTTAACTCTACTACAAACCCAACTAGAAGTACTAATCCAGCTACTAACCCAGCTACAATAAAAATAACTGAGGTTGGTATTTATGATTCTAGTAATAATTTAGTTTGTATTGGTAAATTATCAACACCTATTCCTTTATCTGGAGGTAACACAATAATGCTAGAATTAAGTATGGATTTTTAATATAATAAAAAAATGGGATATAACAATACAGCCACAACACTTACATTAACTGCTAAATTAACACCGATAGGCAGACAAAAAATGATTTCAACAAATAATGGTTTAATAAAAACTTTTAGTTTGGGTGATTCAGATGCTAACTACTACACCAATCTATTATTAGGAACAGGTGAAGTACCTAGTATAGCTGGTGATATAGGTGTTAATAACACTAACAATAATAGTACAACTAAAGTTACAGGTATTAAAAATCCACTTATAGTTAATACTAGTGGATTACTAACTAAATCTGTAGGTACACAATCTACAAATATTTTAACAGAATCAGAATTAATTGGTTACACAACAATAAGTGGTAGTAATTTAAATTTTTCTGTTATCAATAGAACAGATTATACTACTGATAGTAAAACAAATTTATATTATTCTTTCGGGTTACCGATAAACGATACAAACTTTACCACATTTACATCAACAACGGCAACAAATAACGGATACGCGAATACAGCATTTAGTGGGTTCGCGGTTAATAAAATTGTGGCAATTGCTATTAACGATTCTACTTATGGTGAATTGATAGATGGTAAATCTTTAAAAATTGAATTACCAACTAGTGCTGGAACATATACTATTTATTCTACTTATCAGTATAACACACAACCATTAAATATAATGGATAGTTTGTTAACCGATGGTAACCTTAAAAGTAGTATGTTTGGTAACAATGTATCTATGTTAGTTTGTGATTCAATAAAAAAACCAAATGGTGGTGATTCTAGTTTAAGTTGGGCTACTGGTTACAACACAAACAGACCTTTTAGTTATAACGGTAAAAAAGCATATAATTATCAAACAAATACAAATTTATCATTAACAGCGGATACCTTAGTTGGTATAGCGTATTTAGATAAAGGTTTTATCGTTATTACGGACCCTACAATCGTTAATAATTTTACATCATCAGCTAGTACAGCAACAACAGTTAGTTTCGATAGTCAATCAACAGGTGTTTACCAAATAGTTAATTGTATTGCTGATAGAGGTGAATTTGGGTCATCAACTAACCCTACATTTGAATTTGATGATATCCCTAGAATTTCTGAAGTTGGTTTATATGATGATGTTGGTAATTTAATAGCTTATGCTAAACCTGACCGACAAATATCTAAAAATATAAATGAATTTTTAGCTCTTTCAATAAAAATTAGTGTTTAAGACTTTATTTTTCACAATAAAGTCTTAAATTACTATAAAAAAGTTATATGGAAGAAAAAGAACCACAATTTTTATTAGCATTGGATGTATCTACATCTACTATAGGTATTGCACTTTTTGAGGACAAAGGTAATAAGGGTGATATTAAACTATTACACCATGTCAGTCCTAAAGTTAAACCAAAACCTACAGATAAAATGGAAGAACTTTTTAGAAAAGTTGAAATTTTTGAAAGTGAGTTCTTATCAAATTATGCTGATTTTGGTATAACTAAAGTAATCATTGAAGAACCTCTTCTTCAATCAAATAACGTATATACAATTGCAACTCTTTTAAGGTTCAATGGTATGATATCTAAATCGGTATACGATACATTGGGTGTTGTTCCAGAATTTATTTCATCTTATGATGCTCGTAAATACGCTTTTCCAGATTTAATGGCGGTTAGAACTACTAAAAAAGATGGTACACCCTTAACAGAAAAACAAATATCAAAAAACACACCAGTTCTTTTTGGTGGTTACCCTTTTGATATTGATAAAAAATATGTTTTATGGGAAAAAGTTGCTGAATTAGAACCACAGATTAGTTGGTTTTATGATAAAAACAACAAACTTAAAAAAGAAACTTTTGATACTTCAGATGCCTACGTATGTGGTCTAGCTTATTTCAACAAAAGAAATTTAGAAAATGAAAATAAATAAATTATTGTAAATATAATTTTTTATTAGTATATTTGCTAGATGAATTACTTAGCTAGCATATTTGAAAGTTTTTTAGGTGACCCTAGAAAACACAACCACGATACTGGACAGATAGCCTTTGACTGTCCAGCATGCTCTGCTGATAAAGGTTTATATAATGGTGATGGTAAGGGTAATTTAGAACTCAATTACCATAAAGGTGTATATAAATGCTGGGTTTGTTACGAAACAAATCACATGTACGGTTCTTTAGAAAATCTAGTTAAAAAATACGGAACTAAAAGTCACCTAAGAGAATATAATTTATTCAAACCAGAATACAACTACAATGGTTCTAAAAATTCAGAAAAAATAATTGTTAGATTACCAGAAGGTTATAAAAAATTATCAGAATGTACCAAACTTGATTACAAATCAGATTTAGCTATAAAATATTTAAAAGATAGAGGTATTACCGATGAAATTATAAAAGAATATAATATCGGTTATACAATATCTGGTGACTTCCAAAATAGGATAATAATACCTTCTTATGATTCTGATGGTAATGTTAATTATTTTATAGCTAGATGGTTTTTAAATAAAAAAACCAAAGTAAAATATCTTAACCCTCATGCTGAAAAATATGAAATAATATTTAATGAGAATAAAATAAATTGGGACACAACGATTTATTTAGTTGAAGGTGCGACTGACCATATTGTTGTACCTAATTCAATACCATTATTAGGTAAATTTATTAGTGATAAATTAAAATATCTATTACACGAAAAAGCTAAAGCGTTTGTTGTTATATTATTAGATAGTGACGCTTATGATGATGCTGAAAGACTTTATTGGGAATTAAATACTGGTGATTTAAAAGACCGTATAAAAATATGTACACCACCAGATGGTTATGACCCTTCCAGTGTATTTCAATATTTGGGTAATAGTGGTATTGTTAAGTTATTAATGAGTAGTCACAAATTAAAAGAATAATTTGCATTTGGTATAAAAATTTAGTATATTTGTAATAAACTAAAAATTATGTCAAATGCTAAACTATGGGTTGGTCCAGTCTACTTGGAACCAATTGAACACAAATATCATCACAGAGAAACTGGTAAAATTTATAAATCAGTTACAACTACACTTACATCAATCGAACCACACTTTGACTCTGAAGCTGTATCGGCCGCTATTGTCAATCAACCAAACAATGTAAAACAAGAACGATATATTGGTTTAACGCAACAACAAATACTTGATTATTGGCAAATGCTTAATGATGAAGCGAATGTGTATGGTACAAAGGTTCACGATATTGTTGAAAGATATTTGTTGGCCAACAAATGGTATTTTCCAGATGACACAGAAGAAGGTAAGTTTGAACAAAAAGTGATTGATGGTTTTAATGACTTGAAAATTGATGAAGGTATTGCAATGTGGCCAGAAAGAATTATGTTCTCTGAACAATATGAATTAGCTGGTATGTCTGACCTTATTATTGATATTGATGATACTTACTTTGATGTTTGGGACTGGAAAACCAACAGAGAATTCAACTTCTTTAACCAATACGGTTATGAAACTCTTTTCAAACCATTCGACCACTTACAAGCATGTCAATGGTCAATTTATACATTACAATTAAGTGTGTATGCTTACATGTATGAATTAGAATTTCCACATAGAAAATGTAGACAAATCTGTATTGGTTATTGGGATAAAGAAAAAATGAGTTTCCAAAAAATACAAATAATGTATCTTAAACATGAAGCCAAGAAGCTTATTGAGATGCACCACTATAACTTAATGAAAAATGCATAACAGAAGTTTATATGAACCCTTTAATGATGAACAATTATATAAAATTGTTCATGATGGTTGGTCAGAATTTAAAGTTGCTTTAACTCATGAATTAAAACATGGTACCGACCAAGTATTAACGTTATTAATGCAAAGCACTGCTAGTATTCTAATAATGGATAGAGAAGAATTATTAGATATGATAGGTTTAATGGATAAATACATTTACAAATTAAATAAATACAACGAAGAAAATGGTAAAGAAGATAATACATCTCGCTGATATTCACATTAGAACTTTTCGCATGCACGAAGAGTATATGTCAGTATTCAAAAAATTAATTTCTGATTTAACAGATTTGTTAACAGAATATAAAAAAGAAGAAATTAGGGTGGTAATTGCTGGGGACTTAGTTCACCAAAAAATTGTAATCTCGAATGAGCAACTTATGCTTGGAACATGGTTTATTAGAAAACTTGAAGAAATAGCACCAGTTATTATAATAGCTGGGAATCATGATTTGTTAGAAAATAATAAAGACCGTATGGATTCTATATCACCAATGGTTCAATTTTTATTCGACAAAAATGTGAATTACTTCAAAGAATCAAAGTGTTATTTAGATGATAACATCGTATGGTGTGTTTATTCTATTTTTGAAGAAAATTCTAGACCAGATATTGAAGGTGCTAGAGCTCAATTTGGTGATGACAAAACATATATCGGTTTATATCACGCACCAGTACTCAACGCTAAAACAGATATAGGTTACGAGATTGACCATGGTGCTGCGTTGGAAGAGTTCGAGGGTTGTGATATGGTTATGCTTGGTGATATTCACAAAAGACAATCGTTCAACCATAAGGGGATACCAATAGCATATCCATCAAGTCTGATACAACAAAACTTTGGTGAGAATGTAAGTAAACATGGATTCTTATTATGGGATGTTAAAACCAAAACATTTACAGAGCATGATGTTGAAAACAAAGCACCATTCTATCAATTTAAAATAAAGTCCCTTGAAGACCTCGATAACGGGACAGAGGTATTAACTAATTTATAATGACATTAAACGAATTAAAAAAGTTTGTAAATGGACTACCAGAAGAAATGGGTGAATGGTCTGTTGTAAACGGAGAAGTTGGGTATTTAGACCCTAGTGATGATAATTCTATGGTATATAGAATTGACAAACCAATAATTGCTTTGTTTGTGGACCAAAGCTCACAAGAGATATGTTTATTCCATCAAACGCAAGAAGATGTAACAAATATGTTAGATGGAGGTGAATAAAGAATTAAACGATGAAATCTGGAACTATTGTAGAGCAAACAATATAACGAATATAGATGAATTTATGTTGAAATGTTTAAAACAAGGTTTCACATCTGAAAAGTTTGGTGCAACACCAACCACAAAAGAAAAAATTGTTGAGAAAGAGGTTGAAAAGATTGTAGAAGTACCTATTGAAAAAATTGTAGAAGTAATTGTTGAGAAAGAAGTTTTCATAACTGATAACAAAGAAATGAAAAAACTAACCAAAGAGATTGATAAGTTAAACGGTGTGATAAAAACAACAGCTGAAAACAAAGATAAAGCTATAGGTGAATTAGCTGCTCTTGAAATTGAACACAAAAAGTTAAAAATAGAATTAGAACAAGAAAAAAAGAAAAAGAAAACAGATTTGTATGGCGAATAACACACAACACATGACTGACAATTTAAATTTGTTATCATCAAACGCTAAGATTAAAATCTATTGGGATGATTTACCTCATAATTATAGTCGCGAAGCTAAGAATAAAATTAAAAATTATTTTGCTTCTAAGTATGGTTTTAACAAAAACAATATAAATATTGTTTACCGTCCAGTTAAAAGAACGGCAAATGGTGACGTTATTGAAATTACTGGTGCTGGTATTGAAAACATCATGGATGTTAATTACCAAAGAAGTCTTATGCGAGAGTATTTAGACAGAGAGGGTAAAAACATTGATTTTAATAGAATCGTTGCTTTAGATGAGAAAGTAAACGGTGAGTTAAATATCGATTTAAATAATATCCAACATAAGACTTGGTCTATAAAATGGATAATGATTGATAATTTTTTATCTTTTGGTGAACAAAATTATGTTCCATTTACAAAACTTAAAGGGTTGACTATTGTTAATTCAGTCCCTAGTAATCAAGGTGGTAAAACGTCACTTACAATTGACGCTATTAAATTTTTATTACATGGTAACACAACTAAGACCGATACCAACGAACAAATATTTAATCAATTTTCAGATAAGAATGAATTGGTTGTTAGAGGTATGATTGAAATTGAAAATGAAGAAACAATCATTGAGCGTAAAATGAGAAGAACCGCCAAAAAAGGTGGTGGTTGGACAGTTACCAATAAAGTAAACTACTATAAGATTTTACCAGATGGTGATGAGGAAGAATTAAATGAAGAGGACGCTAAACAAACGACTAAAAAAATAAAAGATAGTATTGGTTCTGAAAAAGATTTTGAAATGCTTGTATTAGCAACTGAAAAAAACTTAGATGAACTTATTGGTCTTACAACAACTGAATCTGGTAAAGTATTAACTAGATTAATTGGTTTAGAAGTTTTAGAATTGAAAGAAACCATTTCTCGTTCAATGTATAATGAATTTGCTAAAAAGAAAAAATCTAACGAATATGATGTTATTACATTAAAACAAGAAATTGAAGACCACGAAACTAAAATTCAAGATTTACAAGATTTAGAACAAACACTTAACGAAAGTCTAGAAACTTATAAAAATAAAATTAAAGAGCTAGAAGATGAACGAGATGGGTTATTATCAAATAAACAAACAATTGATGTAACTATATCAGAAATGAATCCAGAGTCCCTAGAAGAGACTATTAAGGTGTTAACTAAAAAAGGTGTCACGATTAACAATAAAGTGTCTGTAATCAAAGAAGAATTGGTTAAAATAGGTGATATAAGTTTTAACGAAGACATTCATCACCAGCTAACAAAACATTCAGCTTCTTTAAATACAAAATTAGCTTTAAAAGAAGCTGAGATTAAAAGATTACAAAAAGTTATTTCAAGTTTAATAGCTGGTGGTATATGTCAGTCATGTAATAGAAAACTTGATGATGTAGATAATTCAGAACACATAGCGAGTCATGAGTTAGAGATTGAAAAATTATTAAAAGAGGTTGAACAAACCGAAAAAGAATTAAAATTAACTGAATCTGAACTAACATCGTTAAACACAACTAAAAAATTAGTTGATGAAAAAAATAAAAAAGAGTTAGATATTGATAGGTTTGAGGTTGAAATGGGTGGTTTAAGAAATAAAATCATAGAAAAGAAAAATGACCTTAAAAAATACAATTTAAATTTAGATTCAATTACTTTGAATAGAAAATTAGATATTCAGATTACTAAAATAAAAACAGATTTGAATGTTGAGAATTATTCTAAAGATGAAACTATTAAAAAAATTGAAAGAATCCAATCTGACTTAAAAATTAACGCTGAAAGCATAGTTAACAAAAATAAGTTAATAACAACGATTCAGAAAGAAGAAGAAATTGATAAAATTTTCAAACTATACATTGAATTAGTTGGTAAAAAAGGTATTAGTAAATTAGTTTTACGTTCTGTATTGCCGATAATTAATTCTGAATTACAAAGATTGTTAGAAGATGTTGTAGATTTTGAAGTTGAGATATTTATTAATGATAAGAATGATGTTCATTTCATGTTAACCAAGGATAATGTTCAAAAATTATTAAAATCTGGGTCTGGGTTTGAAAAAACAGCTGCTAGTTTAGCGCTAAGAGCCGTATTAGGTAAATTATCAACATTACCTATGCCTAATTTTATAACCTTTGATGAAGTGTTAGGTAAAGTAGCGCCAGAGAACTTAGAGAAATTAAAAACATTATTTGATAAAATAAAAGACATGTATGAGATTGTTTTCTTTATAACACATAACGATTTAGTTAAAGACTGGTCGACAAAAAATATCACGGTAGTGAAAAACAATAACATTTCAACAGTTAAGATATCATAATTTACACTAAAAAAGTTGTAAATTAAAGAAAAAAATCATATCTTTGTAAAAAAACTTATATTATGAAATTCAGAAATTATTGTATTGTTGTTATTGGTGATACTAAAGCTGTTTATCCTGAAGTTGACAAGGTAAGTGAAGGTAAACCAAATTTTTTAGATGGTAAGGGTATGATTATATCAACCTTCACTTCTTTTATGGACCCAATAGAATTAACCGATTATTTTACTTTTAATAATAGGAATTTTTTATTATTTGATTTAAACAAAGATAATTCAGGATATTGTATAAACAAAAAAGATATTCATGAATCTTTATTTGGTTTTTTAAGGGATATGGATGAAGAAACATTAAAACATAAATCGGAAGATTTTTTAAATGTATTAAAAAATGAAGATGTTATCGTAACAGCGAAAACAGAAAATATAATAACTAAATGTGTGGTCACTGAGAAAGAAATAGAGAAAATGACCAAAAACCAAAAGCAAGCATTATTCGACAAGATAATTGATGCTGGGGTTGAAAATCTAACAGAAGAAGATAAAAAAATATTGGATTTGTTAGTAAAATAAATGATAAAACCCTTGACTTTTAAGGGTTTTATCATTATAATTTATTGTTAAATAACAATAAACAGAAAAAAGAAAAGTATTAATGAGTAAAAAATTTTTAAACTACAATGCAGATGATACCATATCAAAATATTTTAAAGAAATAAAAAAATCAACTGTGTTAACTCCAGACAAAGAAGTTGAGTTAGCAATAAGAATAAAAAAAGGTGACCAGTTAGCGATAGATGAATTAGTTAATGCAAATTTAAAATTTGTTATTTCAATTGCCAAAGATTATCAAGGTCAAGGTTTAACGTTATCTGATTTAATAAGTGAGGGTAATTACGGATTAATTAAAGCTGCAACTAGATTTGACCATACAAGAGGTTTTAAATTTATATCTTATGCTGTTTGGTGGGTTAAACAATCAATAATTCAAAGTTTAAATGATAACGCTAGAGTTGTAAGATTACCAGCAAATGTTATCAATAAAATTTCAAAACTAAATAAAGAGTTTGGTAATGGTGAGGATAATGAAGATGAATTAATGCGTGAAATGTCTAGTTTTGATGAGTCGTTATTAAATTACCCTAAAACATCATCTCTTAATCAAAATGTAAATGAAGACGGTGGTGAGATAATCGATTTAATTATTGGTGATGAGTTAGAAAATAAATTAGAAGATGTTGAAATATCAGACATAGTTAAAATAGAATTGAACAACATACTATCTATTTTAGATGAAAGAGAAAGAATGATAATTGAATCTTATTTTGGTATTAATAACGAACATGATGGTATGACACTTGAAGCTATCGGTGACAAATATGATTTAACGAAAGAAAGAATCAGACAAATCAAAGAAAAAGCAATAAGAAAATTAAGACATAACACAAAAAAGTTACAAAGTCTTATTAATTTATAACAAATAAGTTTAAATCTATATTTATTAAATATGAAGTTCAAACTTAAATATGTCATGTTAGGTCTAGCTCTCGCTGTTGCTGGTTGCGCAGCATACTTTTCAGTATGGGGTCTTAGCCAACTATTTGCAGGTGCTAGCGTGTCTGTTATTATAATGGCGTCAGTATTAGAATTAGGTAAATTAGTAACAACAACAGCCTTACACACTTATTGGAACAAGTTAGCCAAAACACTTAGAATTTATTTAGCGATAAGTGTTGTTATATTAATGGTTATCACATCCGCTGGTATCTATGGGTTTCTTTCAAACGCTTACCAATCAACAGCAAATAAGTTAGAAATCCATGAAGGTGAGTTAGGTGTTTTAGATGCTAAAAAAGCAACCTTTGAAAAAAGTGTAGTTGATAATCAAAAATTAATAGACACTAAAACAAAGCGTTTAGACCAACTATCTAACTTAAGAAGTAGTCAAGAATCTAGATTAGATAATTCTGGTTCTAATAGAGCTAAAAATAGCGTTAGAGGTGATATTAAGTCTGCTGATAGTGAAATACAAAAATTAAACACTGAAATAGATGTGTTAAATGCTAAAAACATTGTACTTTCAGATTCTATAAACGCATACAATGTTAAAGCAATTGAATTGAAATCTGGTAGTTCAGTCGCTGCTGAAGTTGGTCCTTTAAAATACATTGCCCAATTAACTGGTATCTCTATGGCTAGTGTTGTTAATTATTTGATATTACTTTTAATTTTTGTTTTTGACCCATTAGCAGTTGCTTTGGTTCTTATTACAAACAAAGTTTTTCAAATTGAAAAAGAAGAAGAAGATGAAACTAAAAAAATATTAGAAGATATAGTTGAAGTGTTAAATAATGAAGATGAAAAAAATGTTGAAGTACAAAATGAACCAAATTATAATAAATTCGAATATAAATCACCTGGAGTATCTACTAGAGAGCATGATAACGATGTTTTAGAAGAACCAATCGAATTTTCAGATGATGAAACAATTGAACAACCAATTTTTGAGAATATAATAGACCCAGTTGATGAACTTATCATAGATGGAGAATCTGGAGAAATTAAATTCCCAGAAAAACCTTTAGAAATAAATCAAGAAGTGTTCTTACCATCACCACAAGAAAAAGAAGAAGATGAGGAAGAATATGATGAATCACATGCGTTAGATATGGTTATGAACCACATTTTAGGTGATTATGAAGAAGTGGTTGAAGTTGAAAATGAAGTTGCTAAAGTAGAAGAAGAAGTTGCTGTAGTTGAAGAAGAGATTTTACCAATTGAAGAAGAAAATTTAAACGCTAAAGGTAAGATAACCTTAGAAGAAATTAAAGAAGTTAAAGAAAGAAATAGAGGTTTTTCGGTAAACATTCCAGAACCAAAAAGAAATAATTTAATTCAAAGAATAACTGGGAAACGTTAATGGTTTTAGATGAAAAAACATATGTGTTATCTGAAAATAATTATATTAAAGAGGAAACAAAAAAAACACAAATAGTAATAGGTCATACGTTTAATGACCAAATGAAACATTTTTTTGGGTGGAAACACCGATATAATGGAAAATATAAAAAAACAGCTGCATTTACTATAGATGCGGCTGGTTTTGTTTATAAACATTTCGAACCAAAATTTAAATCTGATTTTTTTAATTCAGACGATTTAAACGACAAATCAATTATAATCCTTTTAGAAAACTATGGTTCTTTAAGCAAAGTTGTTGAAAAAAATCAATACATTACGTGGTTAGGTGATATTTATAATAAACCAAAAGAGGTAATAGATAAGCGCTGGAGAAATAACAAATATTGGGATTCATATACTACAGAACAATTTAATTCGTGTTTAGAATTAATTAAAGATTTGTGTGATGAGTTTAATATACCTAAAAAAGTTATTAGTCATAATACAAAAATAGATAATTTTTTTGATTATTCTGGTGTGTTATATAAAAGCAATTTGGATAAAAATTTTACAGATTTAAACCCATCATGGGGTTTTGAGATATTTAAAGAAAAACTAGAAGAACTATGAAAGAACGTATAAACGAACATGACATGACAAAAAAAATGATGTCTATGATAAGAGGTGGTTATCAAAATGTTTTGGTAAAAGAAAATAGCGATGACGTTAAAGCTGTCGAGATTGAAAAAAACACACCGATTTATAAAGATGAGTTAAAAAAATTAAAAGAGATAGTTTACCCTATTGCTGTGATAAAATCTATCACGGTTTCAAAACAAGGTGATTCTAGAAACGTTAACATGAAAGTTGTGTTTTTAGAAGGTGATGAAGGTAGTGGTGTAAACAATAACCAATCAGACAGACAACAAATGCCAACTTGGGTTAACCAAGATAATCGTTCTGGTGTATATTTTGAAATGGATTTAATTAAAGGTTTTGAGGACCCTATTGTTAAAAACGTTTCTAACCCTAAATTACCAGAAATATTAAATAAATTAGAAGGTTATTATGATGTTTGGGCAACAGAATGGGCTAAACAAAATATTGATGATTATTTAAAATAATAGTATTATGAATTTATTACAATTAAACAAACAAAACGTTTTATTAGGTATTATAATCGTTTTAGCGTTATACAACATTATTAACACCAATGGTATTAAAACAGATGTAAAAGCGTATAAAGATAAAATAGAATCAATACAAACAAAGGTTGACTCAGCTCAAGTTGTTGATAAAAACATATCGACCAAAATAGATTCAGTAAAAGAAAATGTGATTTCTATTACAAAAGAAATACAACATATAGATAACACAATAACAATAGTAAAAAATCAAACAAATGAAAAAGTTAATAATATTGATAAGCTTTCTAATGCTGAGCTTGAGCAGTTTTTCACAAGTAGATACAACGAAAACAATTTTACCAAATAAAATTCTAAGGTTAGTAGCTAAGGATTTACTTAGATACGACGGTTGCAAAATTGAGTTAGAATTGACTAAAGAAAAAATCTTAAAACTTCAAGAAAGAGAAGCTCAAAAAGATACTATAATTTCATTGTATAAAGATAAAGATGAAAACAATAAGTTTATCATTCACCAAAAAGATTTGCAAATAAACCAATACGAACATTTAACTGATGATTTACACAAAGAATTAAAAGGTCAAAAGGTTAAATCATTTTTTTGGAAAGCTGGTACTTTTTTAGGTATTATAACAACATCTTTCCTTTTGATAAAATAAAATTAAATGAAAACAAAAATAAAGCCCGTTTTGGGCTTTTTTTATTTATTGTAAATATTTATTAATAAAATATAACTATGAATAAAAATAGTAAAAAAATAAACGAAGATATTACCAAATCTGATATTTCAAAAGAGATTAAGGTCTACATGGATTCAACAACTTTTAAAAATAAAGTTGAAAAAATAGTTAAAGATAGACTTAAAAATGATAAAGAATTAGAAGATAAAGTTGTTGAAATTACTAAAAACGTATTGACACAATTATATAAAACTCTTTGGGTTAAAAGAGGTGTCTGGAGAGACTCATTATCAAATAAAAACGCATAACCATGAAAAAAATAAAAATAACAAAAGAACAATATGAGAACCTAACTAAAATAGGTATCATAAAAGAAGGTGAAGATGTAATAACTAAAAGCTTTAGGAGAAGTATGGCTGGTAAGGATATACGTAATTTAAAATATGTACCAGAAGAGAAAGTTATTTTTGGTGATAAACTTAATTTAAAAAAACCATTACCAGGAATAAAAAACTCAATACATGAAGAAGTTAATTCTTTATTAGAATACATCTACGGTTTAAATGAAGAATTCTCAACATTTTGGGAAAATCATAATTTAACCTACGAAGACTTATGTGAAGCATTAGAATCTAAGGGTTATTTAGTAAAAAAAGAAGGTTCTTACAAAGTATCTAAAAAAATGGGTGATGTTAATTCCGTAAAAGAAGCTATATCACAAACACTTTCAGAAATGATTACACCAATCGATGAAGATTATCCAGCTGGAGCTGAATTTGATTCTAAAGCACCATACAATAGAGGTGAATTAAACAAAATGTCAGGACAAAAATCTACTAAAAAATATGTTGATTTACAATATATGAACTTAGAAATGGCTATATTAAAAGATTTAAACACTGGTGAATTATATGTGTTTGATTATGGACAAATGGACCCAAAAATATTTGAACCATATGTTGATAAATATGGTGAATTAGATTCTGTTGGTGATATAGAATTTAACGATGATTTTGATATTGATGATGAGGTATTAGAAAACTATGTTAACGATAATTTTCAAGAAATGTCTAAGGGTGAGGGTGTTGAAGACTTTGAAAAAAACAGAATGGATTTAGTGTTAATTGATGAAGAATTAAAAGATGAGTTATTGTATTTATACGACAAAGACAGTAAATTAGTTATGGTTTTAGAACCGATAGCTGAAAGTACTGGAGCAGCATCTTCTGGTGCTTATACTGCTTTATTCTCACCTTCAAATCAAAAACCAGAAGAATACAATGAAAAAAAATTACCACCAGTAGTTACTGAAACAGACACAGCAAGTGTTGGTAATATAGGTTATGATAACCCAGGTTTTGTTGGTATTTCAAGAGATGGTAAATTCCCAACCAACCCAAAAAAAACTAAAGCTCAAAAAAACACACAATGGGCTGGTGGTTCATTTGTTGAATTCGATGATTGTACGAAGTTAAATAATAACAAAGAAGCGCAGAAGGGTAAATGTAGTACAGGGGCTGCTAACAATGTTGTTAAATTAAAGAGCACCAAAAGTAATATTAACGCACCATCATTATCTGAAGGTAAAAAATACACGATTTATAAGTTAGATAGACTTGTTAAAAAAAATAACATATAAAGTATGATATCACAGTTTTTATATAAAACTGTGATATTTATTATAAAATACATTGAAATGGATAAAAATAACATTAAAAAACAATTAGTTAAAAGATTTGTAAACGAAGCTACTCCTGGTATTGATGTAACAAAAGCTATTTTAACTAAATCTAAAGCGTTTAATGATGAAGGTTTAAAAGACATCGAGAAAAATCTTAAAGCTGCTGATAAAGGTCAAAAGAAATCTGCTTCTAAAACCAAGGACATGGCGCAAAACAAATTCAACTACAATTCTGATTTTGAGAAAGAGTATCACCAAGAAATGGAGATAATGAATGGTCCAGAAATGAATGAATATGATAGAGACCCAGACAAAATGTTCAAAGAAAGAGCAAAAAGAGCAATAGAAGGTCACCCAACTATGGGTAATAGTCCAGACTATGCTAATGTTGTTCCAGAACAACAAGGGTTTACAGGACCAACTTTTGGTAAAAAATTGGTTCAAGCTATTAAAGACTCAAATAAAAAGAGAGAAGACGCTGTTAAGGGTATTATTAGTTTTGGTGACGACATTGAAACAGTACCAGATAATTATGCACCAATGGCTAAATTTTCATCTTTGTCTGAGAGTGAAGACAAAACAAAAATGGATGACCCAGATGATATGTCACAATCAGACGCTTCTGGTGATGACTACGAAAAAGCTAGCAGAGAAATCGCTATGAAAGATAAAACTAACAATAAATCACAAATAAAAGAAGGAATGAAAAGATTAAAATTCAAACAAGAATTCAAAGGTGTTGGAAACGCTTTGAAGCTTATCCCTGAATCATATAGAGTTGATAACAAAGTATTTGAAATGACTGACGGTGTTGAGTCATATAGAATGCGTTGGGAGGGAACACTTACTGAAGGTAAAGCGATTGTGCTTATGGCTTCTGACAAAACCTTGGTTAACGAGGATATGCAAAAAATGAAACACCTTATGGGGTATAAATCTCAAGATACTCTTGGAACAGTTAAAGGTAAATCTAGAATTGATGAAAATGTTATTTTCTCTGATATCTGGAAAAAATCTGTAGTTCTTATTGAAGGTGAAGATATTGAATCACAAAAAGCTCCAGAGAAAAAAACTGACGAAAAAGTTGCTCAAGCTGGTGAAGCTAAAAAACATGTTAAGGGTTCAGAAACCACTGACAAAGGCACAAAAGCACCTGCTGCTAAAACTGGTTCAGCTGATTCATTAGAAAAAGTTAAAAAACAAGCACCAGACGCTAAAAAACACGTACAAGGTAGTGTTGAGAAAAAAGTAGGATTAGGTCTTGGTGACCAATCTGAAGGTGAAGGTGAATGGGACCAAATAGATGTACCACAAGCAGCTGCTCATGGTAATCCATCAAAAACTACATATGCTGCAAAACCAGCTACAGGTGAATGGGATAAAGCTAAACCAGCTCACGCGGCAGACGCTAAAAAACATGTTCACATGAAAGAAGGTATCCAATTAGGTGAAAGTTATTTCGCACCAATGGATGAAGCATGGATGGAAGAAATGATGAATGGTGGTATGGGTGAAAACTACATGGGTGAAGAAGAAGAATACGTTGATTACACAATGGGTAGAGACGATGAAGACCAATTACCAAACCCTCCAAGAGAACTTAATATCCCTATGGATGAAGAAATGGATTCTTTATATGAATTTGAAGAAGAAGAAAAAGACATGGATGAAATGGATTCATTGATGGAAGGTGAAGAAGAAGACGAAGAAGACTACGAAGACGAAGAATAAAAAAAAATTAAAACCCTCTAAAATTTAGAGGGTTTTTTTTGTTTTACAAAATATTTATATAAAAACAATATATATTATGAGTATCTCAAAACTACAAGAAAAAATCGGTGTACAAGCCGATGGAGCCTTCGGGCCTAACACGCTAAAAAAAGCAATGGCGTTTTATAACATGACACCAGAAAGAGCAGCACATTTCTTTGGGCAAACTTCACATGAAACTGGTGGTTTCGCAAAATTCAGCGAAAATTTAAATTATTCAGCACAAGGATTACAAGGTATCTTTGGTAAGTATTTCCCAGGTACGCTTGAGGAATCTTACGCTCGTCAACCAGAAAAGATTGCAAACAGAGTTTACGCATCTAGAATGGGTAACGGAGATGAGAAATCTGGCGATGGATGGAAATTCAGAGGTAGAGGAGCGCTTCAATTAACTGGTAAGGATAATTACAAATTATTCTCTGAAAGCCTTAAAAGACCTGAAATTATGACAAACCCAGATTTAGTTGCTGGAGAGTTAGCTTTTGAATCAGCTATTTTCTTTTTCAATAAAAACAAATTATGGGATATTTGCGACAAAGGTGTTAACGATGCTTCAATTTTAGCGTTAACCAAAAGAATTAACGGTGGAACTCACGGTCTAGATGATAGAACTGAGAAAACAAAAAAATACTACGGTTGGTTAACAGCATAACCAAAAAGTATTTATTTTTCTAATGTTATTCATATATTATAATAAAACATTAGAATGAATGAAAATTACGATAAATCTAGATTTCTAGCGTACATACATCAGCCCATGAGTTGGGAAGCCATTCAAATGATATACACTAAAAATAATATACTATTTCAAAAGTGTGAACTCTTTAATGATTTTGTTAAGAGTTTATTATTGAAGGTTTTCGAAACTTACATGGGCGATGATGTTACGAATCAAAACGAACAACTTAACCATTTTAATTGGTGTTGGGTTAAAACCCTTGAGGGTTTTGAAGGTGAAGGTTTTTTATTTAATAATGATAATCTATATCATTATTTTTTAGAATTTTGTTTTGAAGTATTTTATTCCAATAAAGATAAATCAAAACAAGGATTTGAAATAGGTATTTTAAATATTTGGAATGACCTATTTAATTACAATAAAACAAAAACAAATTCAGATGTTGATGCGTTGGTTGAGATATATTCATTAATGGATATTTCATTAAAAACCAATAAAAAATGAGTTTTACTATTTATTTTTAAAAATAAATGTTTAGTTTTAGGTAATTATGGAAACTAATAGAACAATACAAGCTTTATTGATGAGTTATTCCACTGACCAACTTATGGTTGAAGATGATTTGGAAAGAGCTATCAATGATAAAAATAAACCTCTAACTGAAAAATTAATTGAGGTTAAACGATTGTTGGTAAAATTAACAACAATTGAACAAAGCGTGGTTAAACTACAAGCTATGCTACAAAATAACAATAATAATGATTTAAAAAAAGATTAAAAATGGAAAATTTTAACGAATTAAAAGAAACATTATTAGCATTAGAAGAAGATGTTAATAAATTTTATGAAAAAAACAATAAAGCAGCTGGTGTAAGACTTAGAAAAGGATTGCAAGATATCAAAGCTATGGCTCAAACTATTAGAGTAGACGTTTCTACTAAAAATAAAGAATCTAAATAATAAAAATATGTTTGAAGTTTTACTTAATAAATTATTTATGTTTTTGTTTTTCGTTTCATTACTAAATTCAATTAGACATGCATATTATTTTATCCAAGCAATTGTTTCATCAACTGAGGAACAACAATTAAAATATGTGATTTCAAAAACATCATTAATATTGTTAGGTTTATCAATAGGATATATTTTATCTGTTATTTTTACAGGTATTAAAATTTAAAAATATGTCAAGTATTCAAAAAGCTTTAGATTCATTACAGCCTTATGTTATAGGTATTAGGTATCTAGAAGGATTACCTTTAATTGATACAGTGTTTAAAGAAGGGTGGACAGTTCCAGAGGACCCAGCAATCACTAAAGTTAAGGGTGATGAAGGAATGAATTACTATATGATTTATAGTGAAAAAAAAGGGATTGGGATTGATGAATTATTGTCTTTTGTTGATAAAACAATTAAATTAAATCTTGAAAGAGAAAAAAAACATGAATTATTAAGAGTTAAAGTTGAAGAACTTAAAAAATTATTTAAAGAAAATTCATTAACAAAACTTTCTAGATTAAAATTTAGTTTTTCAGAAGAAGACATAGTGCCGTCTTTAGGTGAGTTTGATTTAAACATAGACGAAGATGTTGAACCACAAGACATCCAACCAAGTGAAAATTATCAAGAACCTATTATCTATACTTCTGAAATGATAGACAATATGGGTGTTGAAGAAATGTCTGAAACAATGACAACTCCACAATACTTAGATGAAAACGGAAAACCAATTCAATTTACAGAAGAAGAATTGGAAATGATGGAAGAAGAAGCGAGAGCTGAAAGAAATCGAAAAATGTTTAAAAACAAAAAAAACGGGATGGCTAGCAAAATAGAGTTACCACCTAGATAAAAAAAAGCCTTAGAAATTTCTAAGGCTTTTTTAATTAAAACAATAACATTAAGAAAATGCTCTTTCAAGTAACTCTTGAAAAGTATGTATCAACCAGACTCCTCCAGCTGATAATAATCCGTTTAGGAAAATCACTAAATAAAAATCGGTTACGCCCATAGAGCCAACAGGTGTTAAATCTGAATAACCAAAATAAATAAAAATGAACGATATCGCAAAACCCATCCATGTACCTAAGCACATAAAACAAGTGAATAGTTTATGTAAACTATAACCACCAGTCCCATATTTACTTAAGAAATTTCTGAAACTTTCGAATAAAGACCCATAAATTAAATTATTACATGCCCCATAACAAATCAGTAAAAAAACAATTGTATTCATAATTTTTATTAAATATAAACATAATATATAAATTAGTCAATATTTATAATAAAAAAAAACATGAAGAATTTTATAAAAAAATTACTTAGAGAAACCATAGATAGAATCATAAAATGTAAAAAATGTGGTTGGTCTTGGAAAGAATCTGAATCTTCAAAAGAAGATTTGTATGTTTGTCATAAATGTGGGTTTGATAATGAATCAAATTATATTGACAAAAACAAAAATAACTAGTATATTTAATAAAAAAAAATATGGACGATAAAATAATAAGTAGAGAACAGTCGTTGGCTGATAAAGATGTGTTGGTTGAAAAATATAAAACAGCACTTAAAAAAACACAATTTATAAACGAAGTTAAAAACGGCCTTGGTGATGAGATTAAAAAGAACCCAAAACCTAAAGTGATTAAAAAAAGCTTCACATCAAAAATAATATCAGCAATAAAAAAAGTGTTTACTAAATTTTAATATGAACTTTGATAAATTAATTGAAACAGTTTCCGAAATATTCGAAAATGAGAAAATAGAAAAAAATGGTCTGGTGCTAACCTACCAATTACATCCAAAAGCCCACTTGTCGATGAACTTAGAATTACTACAAAAAACACAAGGTGTTAATACCAATTTTGAACCAGTTGATGAATTTGAAGTTGAAATTAGTGGTATTTTAATAAAATTTGTTAAAAAAAATTACGAAGAATAAAAAAAAGTAGTATATTTGCCAAAAATAATTAATGGCAAAGACAAAGAAAATACTTGAAGACTTTGGTGATTACGATTATGTAGTCGGATTAGACGAGGTTGGTCGTGGAGCTGGCGCTGGGCCAGTTGTAACAGCAGCTGTGATAATGCCTAAGGGTTTTAAATCAGAACTAATAAGAGATAGCAAACAACTTACCGAAAAACAACGCAAAGACGCATACAAATTAATTATGGATAATGCGATTGATGTTGTATGCGAAGCTGTCTCAGCCATTGATATCAACGAAATAGGTATCAACCCAGCAACATTCAAAGCAATGCACCTATGTTTAGATAAACTAACCAAAACACCAGAACACATACTTGTGGATGGCACCGTATGGGAAAAATACTCAGATACGCCAGTAACAACAGTACCTAAGGGTGACGATACATACACATGTATAGCAGCAGCTGCTATAGTAGCTAAAGTTAGACGTGATGAATACATGGGTAAAATACACAAACTACACCCACAATACGAATGGAGTGGTAATAAGGGTTATTTAAGTGCTGGACACATAGCCGCTATAAAACAATACGGCTCATGTAGGTATCATAGGACACAATATATAAAAAACTTTGTATCCTAAATCACTGAAAATCAACAAACAAAAAAATATTTTAAAAAAAGTTGCAAAAAAATTTGACACGGACTAAAAAACTTCGTATCTTTGCATCACTGAAATAAATAATAAACTTTAAAAACAAATATTATGAGCACTTTATTAAAAGCTATGCAAACTAACAATTCTTTAACTGAAAACGGAATGACTACAAATTCAAGTTCTTTGAATTTATGTGTTGATTTATTTTTTCAAATTGGTGCAATGAGAGGTCAAGATAAAACTAGACTTATCAATGTGTTTACCAAAGCTTTTGGTGAGAACCCGTTAAACGCTATGCGTTTGCTTTTTTGGGCTCGTGATGTTCGTGGTGGTGCTGGTGAGAGACAAATTTTCAGAGACATAATTGAATATTTAGGTAAAAACCGTACAGAGGTTCTTGCTAAGAACTTACATTTGATTAGTGAGTTTGGTCGTTGGGATGATTTATTTATGATGATTGGAACACCTTTAGAAACACAAGCGTTAGGTTTATATGCTGAAGGTTTGACTAGTAAAAATGGTTTAGCTGCAAAATGGGCTCCACGTCCAAATGTTGGTAATCGTGAGAAAAAAAGATGGGCAACCACTTTAAGAAAATATATGGGTATGTCACCAAAAGACTACCGTAAAATGTTAGTTGAAAATTCTAACACAGTTGAGCAATTAATGTGTTCTAGAGAATTCTCTTTAATTGATTACTCTAAATTGCCTTCAAAAGCTATGAGTGATTACATGAAAGCGTTCTCTAAAAACGACTTAGCTCGTTTTCAAGAATACTTAACAAGTGTTGAAAAAGGTGAAACCAAAATCAATGCTGGTGCCGTATACCCATACGACATCATCAAAAACCTTAAACAAGGTAATACCAAAGGTGCTGATGTTCAATGGAACGCGTTACCAAACTACATGGAAAACAACAACGAAAGAGTGTTGCCATTGGTTGACGTATCTGGTTCTATGGAAACACCAGCGGGTAGTAACGCTAATGTTACTTGTATGGATGTATCAATCTCATTGGGGTTATACATTTCAGAAAGAAACGTTGGTCCATTCAAAGACGCGTTTATTACTTTCCACGAATCACCATCATTAGAAATAGTGAAAGGTAGTTTGTCAGAAAGATACCGTCAAATGGCACGTTCAAAATGGGGTGGTAGTACTAATTTAGAAGCAGCTTTCAAGTTGATTTTAAATAAAGCTGTTGCTTCTAATGTTGCACCTGAGGAAATGCCAACAATGATGTTAATCCTATCAGATATGGAGTTTGACTCTGCTGTAGGTAGTCGTTGGGGTGGTCAAGGTTCTTGGAACCCAACTGCTCAACAAATGATTGAAAAAATGTATAACGATGCTGGGTACGAAGTGCCAAAAATCGTTTTCTGGAACATTCAATCAAGAGGTGATAACAACAAACCAGTTCACTTTGATAAAAATGGAACTGCGCTTGTATCTGGGTTCAGTCCAGCTTTACTTACCAACTTGTTGGCTGGTAAAGAAATGACACCATTAGCAATGATGATGTCAGTTATCGGCTCAGAGCGTTACGCTAGCGTAACTGTTTAATAAGGGTGAGGTGGGAAACTGCCTCATTTTTATCAAGATTGTCATTGAAAGATGTATACCGCAAGCTATCTACAAATATTTATGATTCAGTACTTAGTTAATGTAGGTCTTCCCAGCAACCTCTAAATTTATTTTTAATGTTGGGAAACTTCAAACAGGGTTTAGAAGTAAAAGCCCCAACATCTTGAGACAATTAAAATAAAACCTTCCATATATGGAGGGTTTTTTTGTTTTATATTATTTACATATTTTTTATTTTTCGGTATATTTAAAATAAAATGAAAAAACTATTAATTAAAGAGGTAGACCGTTATTATAGTAGTAATAAAAAAGGTAAATATATTAGTGAATTTTTAATCTATGTTAAAATTGATGACCAAAATTTAAAATGTGAAACTGCTATTGGTGATAATGAAAAAAAAGAAATTGTTAACGAACTAATTTTAATACATTTTTACGATTACAACACAAAAGAAATCCTTAATTCAATAGAAGAAATAACATTATTTAATAAAAACTAAAATGGAAAACAACCACCCACTTATCCTAGTATTTTACTTGGACGCTGAAATGATGCAAAACCAACAAATTATTCAACCATTTGCCGAATCGGTAAATCATATGATTGAACAAAAAAATTCTAACATGATGGCATTCTTTTTACCAACTACTGGTGAAGAACGAGTAGAATGTATCAACCCAGTAATGCTTTCAGAACCAGATATGGAGAAAGTACAACAAATGATTAAAGAGATTCAAGAACAGTTTTCAGTAGGTGTTGATATGGATATTGAAGATATTGAAATTGAAAATAATCCATGCGAATGCGGTGGAGATTGTAATTGTGGTAAATATGAATAATCAAGATAAAGCAATAATATATGACAATTGTCTTAGAGAAAGTGATTCACTTCAAAGACAAAATTCTAAATTAAAATCTGAATATGCTGGTAATATACCAAATAATATTCAACAACAAATAGATAGAAATGATAAGAGAATAGCTGAGTTGGTAACAAAATTAGAAAACTTATTTAAATAAAATTAAACCCAGAAATTTTCTGGGTTTTTTAATGTAACGTACTTTGTCTTCGTATTTTAGGGTAAGGCCAACCTGTTTCATCATGTATCACATCATATAATCTACCTATATTAGACTTAGTTGCTGTCCCCATAAATAAAAGACTTTTTATTTTTTGTTTTTTAGCTATTTTAGCAAGTGTATGGTGTAACCTTTGAGCTTCTTCTAAATTCTTACATAAAACCATATCAAATTGGTCCTCATTATATATTAACAATTTGTTATAAACAACTATGATTTGTTTAACAGTTTTTTTAGAATGTGCGTTAAGCATAAGTCTTTTAACTATTTCACGTATTGTTGGTCTTTCACCGTTTTTATAACCAATACCATAAATCATAAATGTTTCTTCAAGCTCATAATCTTGAGATGTTAAAATAGTCCAATCACCCAAGGGTTCTTCAGTGTATAACTTACCATAACCATCTCTAAGGGTTCTAAATGTATCACCCTCTTCAGTTGGTTTTGTCACAGCAATCTCGTATTTTACAGGTATAATTTTATTACTATTAACAAAACGTTTAGGAAACAAAACATTATTTTCTTCTTTTATTTTATGGTAACGTGTAAAAATAGTTTCTAGGGTTCTAGCTCTATGAATTGTCTTTTTATATTCGCCGTTACACAATAATACAACTCTATATGTCATCTATTTGCATTTTTAATATAATTTAAGTATATTTGCTAAAAAATAAATACAAACTATGAGCAAAAAAGATTATTATGAAGTTTTAGGTCTTAATAAGGCTGCTACTGCTGAAGAAATCAAAAAAACCTATAGAAAATTAGCAAAAGAACACCATCCAGATAAGGGCGGTGATGAAACACTATTTAAAGAAATTTCAGAAGCTTATGAAGTTTTATCTGATAAAGATAAAAAAGCCAAATACGATAGATTTGGTCATTCTCATGATAATATAGGTGGGTATGATGATATGCAAAATGGTTTCCATGATATGTTCAGTCAATTTTTTAGACAAAAACAAGCTAGAGAACGCGTTGGTGAAAATATGACCTTAACTGTAAAATTAACACTAGAAGAAATTTTTACAGGTGTTAAAAAGAAATATAACTACAATAGAAATGTTTCTTGTACTGACTGTTCTGGACATGGTGGTTCTGAACCACAAGAATGTTCTACATGTAATGGAAGTGGTCAGATTAGACAAGTCACTAGAACACCTTTTGGTTTTATGGAAAACATAAATGATTGTCATGTTTGTAGTGGTACTGGAACAACTTTTAAAAACGAATGTAAAACTTGTAGTGGTAGTGGTTTAGTAAAAAAACAAGAACTAGTTGAAGTAGACATACCAACTGGAATCCAAGATGGTATGGCATTTGTTATGGGTGGTAAAGGCCATGGTGTTAAAAGCGGAAGAGAAGGTGATTTAATTATACGAATATCCGAATTACCACACGAAAAATTCACTAGAGTTGGTTCGGAACTAAAATTAAAACTTAAATTAGAATACCATCAGTTGGTATTGGGTGATAAAGTTGAAATAAACACCATAGAAGGTGGTAAAATTAGAATACCAATATCAGAATACAGTCAAATTGGGCAAAACCTTAAAATACCGTTTAAAGGTCTCAGAGAGCTAAATACAGACAAACGTGGTGATTTAATTGTTACTTTGGATGTGAATATACCAAAAACTCTAGATGATAGCTTAAAAGCTATTATAATCGATTTAAAAGAAGAGTACGAAAAAAAACAAACGGAAAGTTTGTAAATTAGAATATTAATTAGTATTTTTGTAAAACAATAACATTATATAAAATTTTTTAAAAACAATGGCTAGATACGAAGAACCATTTGAAGACACAACAGACTTGTATACTAAACACATAGAAAGAGCAGGTCTATCTAATTTCATTAACATTACTGTGTTAACTAACAATAAAGCTAAAGACGTTTACAAGGTAAACAAAGCTAACGAATTGTTAAAATACAGAACTGGTGATGATATCATCATCGTTATCAACGAAAACGTCTTAGATAAACTTGATGACGCTGATAAAGAAATGGTGATTGAAGAATCTATTTCTTCAATCCACTATAACACTGAAAAAGACAGAATTGAGATTTCTAAACCAGACGTTGTTACGTTTAGTGGTATTTTATCTAAACACGGTTTCGATAAATGGAATCGAGTTAGAGAAACTATAAGTTTGTTATTCGAATCAGAAAAACAAACAGAGGCAGAAAACGCTGAGTAATGTTCAAAGAACAGATTGCTGAAATAAACCCAGAAGCGTTATTAGTTGATGGGTTTGACGAAGCTATTATAGGCATGGCCGAGAGAATAAATCTCGGCCCTGTTGTTGCCTATGACGTAGAAAAAATAATCGAAATACTTGCTAAAGACATGGAAGTTGATATTGACGACATTACGGATGGTCAATCAATTGAAGAAGTTCAAATTAGTATGGCTTACGAATATTTTTATTTTAATATCCAAGGAGCTTGGATGGGTGACTACACACCAATTTTTATTAGTAAACTACAAAATTAAATAAAATGAATTACGCACAAGAATTTAAAGATTACGCTATCAAACACATGGGTATTAGCTCATGTCAATTTCAAGCATGGGAAGATGTTCAAACTAGAATATATGGTCCATCAGCTTCACTAACACCTTACATCTTAGAAGAAAGAGAATTGCGTGTTACACAAATGGATATTTTTTCCAGACTTATGATGGATAGAATCATTTGGTTAGCTGGACCTGTTAACGATAGAATGAGTACTGTTGTTCAAGCACAGTTAATGTTCTTAGACAATTTAGAAGTTAAGGATGTTACGTTACATGTTGATACACCAGGTGGGTCAGTAAAATCAGGTCTTTCAATCGTTGATGTAATGAACTATGTTTCATCTGATATCATTACAGTAAACACTGGTATGGCTGCAAGTATGGGTAGTATCTTATTAGGTGCTGGTACCAAAGGTAAACGCTTCACATTACCAAATAGTAGAGTAATGTTACACCAAGTATCAACAGGTGCCCAAGGTAACATTCAAGATATCAGACGTTCAATCGCTGAGGGTGAAAAATATAACACAACATTATTTAACATGCTTGGAGAATTTACTGACAAAACACCAGAACAAGTTCTTAAAGATGCTGAAAGAGATTTTTGGATGAATGGTGAAGAAGCGTTGGCTTATGGTATTGTTGATGGTGTTATAACAAACAAAAAGAAAAAATAATTATAAATAAACTTGCATTTTATAAAAAATGTTAGTATATTTGTAAAAAGATTTAGGATATGCGGGTTTTTTAATGTGTGCCCGCATATTTATAAATCACAAGTTCTTAGAAAAATATGGGGTTGGTTGGTTTTGATTGGGTATAGTCGTAAACTGTAAGCATGTAGTGCTAGATTGGAAGCACTTTAATCTGTCTATTAAACATTGAATTGACAACGATTTTATCGTATCTGAAAATTTCCTTGATGAAGCTGTAATGGTTTCTAACGGAGAGTTAGCAGTAGCTTAAAACTGCAAATAGTGGTAATCCACTTGATAGTGATAATTCACTAAATAATGGTACACCATTCATCTTTATTATTGGATGCCATCGATAATATATTCTGGCGCTAGAAGAAAAATTGTAGCTAAACATGTAGAAAACATTTGAAGAATACTCAAGACGCGGGTTCGATTCCCGTCAGCTCCTCGAGTACTTTTTTGGGTGTATTAGGTTAATTCTTATTATACTCAACTCTTTAAAAAGATTCAGTTAATTTTACCGAAAACATACTGAAATAAAAACCCCTAGTAAATTGTCGCTTACTAGGGGTTTAACTTTTTAATGCAATACCTTATTTTTTAGGTGGTTTGCATCCACATCCTTTGTTTTTCATAGTACTAATTATTTAATGAAGTGTTATAACAATTATAAATATCTTATAAAAAATATTAATTATGTTTTTCGATAAAAAATATACTGTCACATTCCTAAATAGTAAATGGGAAATTGTAAAATCTAATGTCAAATTAATCTCAATTCCACAAAGAAACGAATATATTTACATTAATAATAAATATTACGATGTTATCAACGTGATTCATTCGATTGATAAAACACATAAAATACATATTGTTATAGAAGAAACTGAGGAAAAATATGATTTAAATAAAAAAAAATAAAAAAAGTTGTAAAAAAACTTGACATGAGTCGAAACTTTTAGTATCTTTGCATATATTTATTACAATACGTTCTTAAACAACATATCTAAAAAGATGATTTCTGCAAACAGATATCTACAACTATGAGAAGGAGTAACTAGTCTCCATCGGACATTACTGACAACATTGAAATACCATGAGTCGCTATTGTCACACGAAAGTGAAAAAAACTGGGAGTGTTGTGAGGACACTTTAAATCTACTACCGTGAGCACGTTAGTCACGTAAAACAAAGCGAACTATCATCTTGAGATAACTTATATGGTTAAAGAATCTTTTCAGCAAACTAAAACTCTATTTTTAATTTGATAAAAAACACAGAAAAAAAGAGATTCTGACCAAAAGTGGTAGAAGTTAAGTCTTTATCTGAAAGATTGCCTTAAAAAGCATTTTCTAGGATAGCTGGTTCATAGCCAGCCTACCGCACTAACATTGCGGGGTAGAGCAGTAGGTAGCTCGCAAGGCTCATAACCTTGAGGTCGTCCGTTCGAGTCGGGCCCCCGCTACTGGAGACTTTTTTGTACTTTTCAGTTTTCTGAGATATTTATTATTAAAGAAATTGAAATGGCAAGAAAAGAAAAAAACATACACTACATTTATAAAACAACGTGTAATATAACAGGACGATGGTACATCGGAATGCATAGCACGTATAACTTAGAAGATGGTTATATAGGTAGTGGTAAAACATTAAGACGTTCTATTAGAAAATACGGTAAAGAAAATCACACAAAAGAGATTCTAGAATTTTTAGAAAATAGAGAAGAATTAGCTAAAAGAGAAAAAGAAATTGTTAATAAAGAATTAATTTCAGATTCCAAATGTATGAATTTGGCTCTTGGTGGTGAAGGTGGTGGTTTTATCAATGAAGAACATATGTTTAAATGTGTTAAAGCTGGTAGAAAAAAAACTGACGAAGTTTTAAAAGAAAAGTTCGGTGGTGATGAAAACTGGTTAAGTAGATTCAATTCTCATGTTAATAAAATAGCTTGGGAAAATGAAGAATACAGACAGAATAAATTAAAAAATCTAGATTGGACTGGTAAAAATCATGCTGAAGAATCTAAACGTTTAATCTCTGAAAAAAGAAAAGGTACTGGTATTGGTGAAACAAATAGTCAATACGGTACGTGTTGGATAACCAGAGACGGTGCTAACAAAAAGATAAAAAAAGAAAACCTTGAAACTTATCTGAACGAAGGTTGGGTTAAGGGTAGAAAATAAAATACATCGCGGAATGGTGGAAATGGTAACATGCTAGGCTCATAACCTAGAGGAGCAGTAACACTGTGTTGTAGGTTCGAATCCTACTTCCGCAACTAGAAGAATAGATTCAGCAATTTAATGTTTAGGATACAAAAAAGACTATTCTGTAAAAATTAAAACCCATAGCAATATGGGTTTTTCTATTTAAACTAATAATTAATTTAAAACACAAAAACCAATGGAAAAGATTAAACTTGAAATTCGTGGTGCAGAGGGCGGGACCGATGCAAAGCTATTGGTGTGTGAAATGAAAGACATTTACACCAAAGCAGCAAACATTAATAACATCGGATGAATAACCGATGAAGAAAGAGATGGCTATGTTAGCATATGACTAACTGGTAAAAATGTCAAAAAAATCTTCGAAAACGAAATTGGTAACCACAGGTGGCAAAGAGTCCCACCAACCGAACGTAAGGGAAGAGTCCACACTAGTTCAATAACAGTAGCACTTATGCAAGAAAACGATTACAAAGAAGTAGAGATACATCCAAGTGAATATCGTTTAGAAACAACTAGAGGGACTGGTCCAGGTGGGCAGCACCGCAACACTACTGACTCTACAGTAATTGTAACTCATGAAGCAACAGGTATTAAAGTTGTAAGAAACGGAAGATGCCAACATAAAAATAAAGAAGAAGCTCTTGTCGAATTAAAAAAACGAGTAAACGATTTTTATAGAAGCGGTCATGATAATGAAGCTAGTGAACAAAGAAAAGACCAAATCGGGAAGGGTGATAGAGGTGATAAACGAAGAACCTACAGAGTTAAAGATGGTGTTGTAATCGACCATATCACAGAAAAGACTGCAAATATAAAAGACATATACAGAGGTAAAATACAATTACTATCGTAATAAAAAAAAAAGGGTGAAATTTTCACCCTTTTTTATTTGTACATAAGTAAAAAAATCGGTATCTTTGTAAAAAAATCTTTAAATATGAAAAACAATCCTTTAATTATTGTTATTTTTTGGATATTATGGGTGGTTGGGTTAGATTACATTTCCGAGTATGTGATTAGCAGACCAACAGACGGTTCTGTTCAATTCTTATCCTTAATCTTTGTATTAGCAATGACTGTATTGTTAGTTAAAAAGACTTATTTGTATATTATTAACAATTTAAATAAATAAAAACCATGATTTCAACAATTATTATTGTTTTATCGCTAATAATGGCGATAGTAATCGCTCTTTCCACAAGGGAATCGAGCACAAAACAAACCAACTGGGGAACAGAATTTAATAGTGTTTGGTTAATTAAACCAATACTAATATTAGTTTTGGGCCTTACGTTAGGTTTTACTCAACCTTACAAATTAGATAGGGTCGATGCTGGTAACGTAGGTATCAAAGTCAACTTATCTGGTGATGCACGCGGTGTATCAAAGTATGAATACAAAACTGGTTGGGTAGTATTCAATACATGGACTGAACAACTTTATCAGTTTCCAGTTTTCCAACAAACTATTGGATATGAAAAACAACAAGTTATAACCAAAGGTGGTTTCCCAGCGACAATTCACCCAAGTTTTAACTATTCATTAAAAGCTGGTGCTGTTGGTGATATGTTCCAGAATTTACGTTTGGATATTAAATCAGTAGAACAAGGTTGGTTACAAACAGCCATAGTTGGTGCTATTAATGACGTTGCTAATAAATGGGAGGTTGATAAAATCTTTAACGAGCGTGAACAATTTGAAGCTGCGATTAAAACTGAATGTAACAAGCGTTTATCTAAATGGTTTACCGTGTCACAATTAAGAACAAACATTGTTCCACCACAATCCTTACAAGAAACAATTATAGCTAAAACTAGAGCGATTCAACAAGCACAAGCTGAGGACCAAAAAGCTCTTACAGCTGAAGCTGAAGCTAGAAAGAAAGTGGCTATTGCTAATGGTGATGCACAACAAACAATTATCGCGGCTAAAGCACAAGCAGAAGCTATGAGAATTAGAAAACAAGAAATCACTCCGTTGTATGTTGAATACTTAAAATGGATTGACATCAACCCTAACACACCAAGGGTACCACAAGTTGTGGGTAGCACAGCAGTGTTAAACCAACTTAAATAAACCAAGAACTCTACTGTGAAAGGTAGGGTTTCTTCTAATTTAAAAAAATAGATATGTTTAAAAAAATGCTTATTATAGGTCACGCTCGCCACGCGAAAGATACGTTAGCTGAAATATGGCGAGATAATTATGGTCTTACGTTCAAATCATCATCACAAGCTGCTGCTGATATTTTCTTGTATGACACCTTAAAAGACAAGTATGGTTATACAACACCAGAAGAATGTTTCGAGGATAGAGTAAACCACAGAGCTGAATGGAAACAATTGATTTGTGATTACAACAAAGACGACAGAGCTAGATTAGCTAAGAGTATACTAGAACAATCAGATTGTTATGTAGGTATGCGTGATAGAGAAGAAATAAACGAGTGTATGCGCCAAGGGTTGTTTGATATAATCATTTGGGTTGACGCATCAGAAAGATTACCGTTGGAAGACCCTTCATCATTTGATATTGACAAAACATGCGCTGATATCATCATTGAAAACAATGGAACTTTCGAAGAATTCAAAGAGAAAGTTTTAAGACTTGGAAAATTTTTGAAAAAAAATTAGAAAAAAAGTTGCACAATTAAAAAAGTTGTGGTATCTTTGTATCACAATAAGGTTCTATAGTATTAACGTGAATACGCCCGCCTCTAAAACGGAGAAATATCGGTTCGAGTCCGATTAGAACTACAAACACTTTACATTTTTTAGAAAAATGATATATTTATAAACAAAAAACAAATAGAACAAATGACTTAGATTAACAATCAAAAATTAAGAGTTGTCACAAGACGTGACTTACCAATTTCCACACAAGCGGTGCAATCGGCACACGCAGCCATTGATTTTCAACATGACCACCCAGAAGTGGCATCACAATGGCAAACAAAATCAAATTATTTAGCATTATTAACTGTCGCTGATGAAGAAGAGTTAATCAAATTGATTACCAAAGCTATCTTTATTGGTATCAAACACACTATTTTCCGTGAACCAGATTTGGGTAACGTGATTACAGCAGTAGCCTTTGAACCAACAGACGCGGCTAAAAAACTTACCAGTTCATGTCCGTTATTAGGAAAGGAGGTTCAATATGCTTAATATTCAATCCAGAACAGAAATCATTTTCCATTTTAACAAAATGTCTTTACAAGACCCTAGTATACCTATGTGGGTAATCAAAGCCAAGGGTGAAACATATTATGTAGACCACGTAGATATGGAATCTGGTGTAGGTTTTACTACCAAAGAAACACCAGACAACCCAAGTACAAAGGGTTCTATTAAATTCAAAGCTAAATTGAAAATTGAAAAAATAAACAATAGGGTAGTCGCAACGATTTACCCTTAATTAAATGGTTTGGTGACCGAGTGGTAGGTACAGTTCCGCAAGAACTGGCACGGTGGTTCGAATCCACCCCAAACCTCTAATAATAATTTAAAACATAGAAATCATGATGTAGATTGCAAGACCACCGAATTAAGTTTATTATAACTTGGACATTATCTTGGACAACTTGTCCAACTACTAACAATTATAATAAATTTAAAAAGAAAACAAATGAAAACACAAGAACAAGTTCAACAAGAATTGAATACATATTTAAACAAAACAGCACAACACGTGTTTGTAAAAACAATAAACGATAAAAAAGTAGTATTTAGACTTTTTGATGTTAAAACAAAAGATGGTAAAACCTATTGGATGGGTTTATTATTAAATGAAGATTTAACCCCAAACAGAATAAACATCCAAGTCAATATTGATGGTTGGTCAAGTTCTAACGCTAAGAATGGTCTTAAACACCTTATGTTTTTGAATCAAGGTTACATGAGTGTTAGACTTAAAAGAAAAACACAACCTATCATTGATAGTTTAAAAGAAATTGTTGCGTCAATGGACGCTCCAGATGTAAATTGGAGAGTGATGGAACAATACAAAAAAGATTTAATTGAAAAGCTACATGTAGCGTAATAAATTAGGGCCACTGAGGCCCTTTTTTATTTTATTGAATATTTATAGGTATGAAAGATACGATTAAACAATTACTTAGAGAGGCATTAGGTGTGCCAGACAATATAACAAATGTTGGTGTTGAAGTTTATAATAAAGTTTTAGATTATTTAAACCAACAACCAGCAGATATGCTTATGACTGATATTCCAAATAAAATTAAAATAACTGGTGAGTATAAAGTTGGTGATGCTGTGTTTAATAAAGTTAAACTTAAATTAAATACTAAGGTATTAAACCGTCATGACAACAATTTACCTAAAGTTTATGGTATGGCTTTTAGAAATAAAAGCGAGTTTGATGTTCAATTATTTAGAAATATTTCTGTAGGTAAAGACGGCTCTGTTTATCTATTCATTGAAATTGCAATAAACAAAACAACAACGGTAGAAGAAGTATTAGAAGAATTTGCTAAAGAAAAGATTAAATTAACAATGGCTTTAACTCATGAGTTAAAACATGCTTACGATATGTATAAAAAGAAAGTGTCTAAAATACATAGAAATAGTGAATATGGTGTTTTTACCGATATGAGAACAAACATACCACCTTTGGACCAATTTATACATGATTTATATTTTACTACTAATGCTGAAAATTTAGTTAGAGCAACAGAAGTAGCATCAAATATAGAACAAGTAGGTATCACCAAAAAACAATTTTTAAATTTTTTGGAAACTGATGACACGTATCAAAACCTAAAAAGGATAAATTCATTCTCTTTAGATGAGTTGATAAATGAATTGAAACAACACAAAGATAGGATAATTAAGGTGTTGGATGATGCTGGGTACAAAATACCTTCATCTGAGGATGATTTAATTAGTCTTTTATTGAAACTTACATATGAATTAATACAAAAGCGTAAATTTGAGTCTTATAAAGCCGCTGCTAGATTAAATGTCCCTTTTGTTGCTATGTTATTACAAGGTGATTCGGTTTCTAGAAAAGAAATTAAAGATTATGTTGACACTTTAAAACGATTTGATAATTATCAACAGTTCTTCAATTATGAACAAAAAAACTTTAAAACCGTAACCGATAAGTTATTAAAGAAAATTCATAAATTATACGCTATGGCAAAAGATGATAACCAGTCAGATGTAATGCAAAAAATAAACGCTAGAACAACCAATGAATCTATTTTAGATTGGGATTTATACTACGAAGCAAATAACATAAGTGAAACAAACCCTTTTAAAAAAAATGAAGAATTTAATTAAACAATTACTTAGAGAAAACTTACAATTGGCTGATAAGGTTTATTTCAATTCTGGGAAGTTATCACCTAGAGTTAGAGAAATAATTACACGTATCACCAATGGTGACCCATATACCAAAATAATGACTGACATCTACTATACGATGTTAACCAATAATCATAGAACTGGTGAATGGGCTCTTAAACAATTAGACCCAGAACATCAAGAAACTGAAAAACCAGAAAATGATGTGATGAGTACACCTGATTTGCAAAAATTAAGACCAATATACAACCAATTAAAAGAATACGATAAAAATGTATTCCCCATCAAAGGTTTCAACATCAATGGTGTTCAAGATACAAATGATTTAATTAGAGGGTTGATTCAGCGTGAAAAAATACTTAATATCTTTAATGAATGGCCTTCAATAGCTAAACGTAATATGAAAACTGATATTAGAACTGAAAGAGATAGCTCCCAAATGAATAGTTATAGAGATGATTTAGAACATGCTGATGCGCATATTAGTCAGTTGAATAATAGAAACGAAGAAGCTAGAAACAGCATATTAAGAAAGATGTTTACTAACAACACAACACTTGATGATGTATTGGATTTTGTACAAGAGAAAGAAAACTTACTTGGTGGTGTTGACTTAACTAGAAAACAAATAGGACAAATACTTAAACATGATAAAGAAAACTATGACGAATTAAAAGTTAAATATAATAAAGGTAACATAATGATTATTGAAGTTTCTGGTCCAAATGGGATAAAAGAAATTGGTTGTAATTCTCTTTGGTGTTTTACTTATAATAGAAAAGGTGGTTCTACTAATTGGGAAGATTGGTCTAGGAATTCAACTAACGGATATTGTTATATAATAATAGATTTTTCAGAGCCTTCAGATTCTGAATTGTTTATGCATGTCCTTACAAAACCACTTAGATATGATTATTCAGATTATGGTGAAACTGGTGATGAAAGACTTTATACTATGTCAAACAGAGATATTCATGATGACGATGAGGACTATGGTAGAAGTGTTAACGAATACATAGAGTACCTAATTGATTTACCAACTGCAATGAAAGTAATGAACTTTGGAGTAAAAAAACCAAAAGAAAAAAAGAAAAAACAAAAATTCGTTGACCCTAACCAGTTATCATTAGATTTAAACGAAGTAAAAAATACACTCAGAGAAGGTTTGATAACTGAAGCTCTTTACAATATAGACGATGATGTAGATTTAATTTATGATAATTTTTTTGCTGAGGATTTAGATACATTACTTAAAACTAGAAAATTAAATAATAGTATGTTTTATAACACAATTATAAGCACTAGTATTTTAAGTAATCCATTATGTGTTAAAGCAAATGAAATAAACCCTTGTAAAATATTAATTAACTTTGACAACAATATTTATAACCCAAACACTAAAACAATTTCAATTACAGCATCTAAAAGAGCGTTAGAATTTATAAAAGATAACAATAATGATTTTGATAAAGCTTTAGATAATTTAGAATGGGATGATGCTAAAAAAATAAAATCAGATTTATCGGAAGAAAAAATCAAAGGTTCTATACATCATGAATTAACACATTGGTTAGATGATACGTTTAACAACAATAGAATAAAAAGAGCTGTTGATAAATTCATCAAAAAAAATAAAAAAGTTGGTAGAAATAACATACCAATTGATGCTGATACTTTAGAAATACAAGCACAAATACATAATATTCATCAATTAAAAAGAAAATATCAAGATGTTTGGGATAATTTAACTTTTAATGAAATGATGAATATGTCAGTAACGATTAGAGTTGTTTACAATAATTTACCTTTAAAATATAGAAACAGATGGGTTCGAGATTTAAAAACTAGAATGTATCGTGAAGGCTTGTTAGGTAAAAATATGTATTAATTTTTGTTTTTTAAAAATAAAATTGTATCTTTGCAAAATGAAAACACAGATAAAACAAATACTTAGAGAAGGACTTACAATGGAAGAAAGAATTAAATTTGACTTCCAAATACCATCAGATATAATTGAAATCCAAAAGGTGTTCACCAAAAACGGATATAAATTATATGTGGTTGGTGGAGCTGTGCGCGATGCCCTATTAGGAAAAACACCTAAGGATTTTGATTTAGCTACAGATGCTGTTCCTGACAAAGTAGAAGAAATGATGCAAGATGCTGGGTTCAGAACCCTACCAACTGGTAAAGCTTTTGGTGTTATCAACGTATTCACTGACCAAGGAGAATATGAAGTAGCTACGTTTCGAAATGATATTGGTTCTGGTAGAAGACCAGACAGTGTTGAATTTACAAATATAGATGGTGATGTAAAAAGACGTGACCTTACAATCAACGCTTTGTTCTATGATATAGACACAAAAGAAATAGTTGACCTTGTAGGTGGTGTAGACGACCTTAAAAACGGTGTTGTGAGAACTGTTGGTGCCCCAGAAGATAGATTTGGTGAAGATAGGCTTAGAATTCTAAGAGCGATTAGATTTGCTGGTAGATTTGGTTCTGATTTAGACCCAGCAACAGATATGGCATTACAAAAAGATGCAAGTCTTGAAGGTATTTCTGGTGAGCGTATTAGAGATGAGTTTATCAAAGGATTAATCTCAGCTAAGTCATTTAAAAAATACATGGAAATGTTAGATAAATATGACTTATTCAAATGGGTGTTACCTAACATGTTATTGAATAAAAAATCATACATGAGAAACTCTGGTAAAGTTGACAATTACATTGTTGAATTGGCTAGTTTATTAAAAGATAACGAAATTGATTTGTTAAGAAGAAAATTAAATGAATTGAAATACTCAGCAGACGAAATAAAAGCGATTGTGTTTTTAATTTCATTCTTAAAATTGAGTGTTGATACCGCATACTTGTTGAAAAAAATGCAACAAACTGCTGGTGTTTCTGATAAACAAATTAGAGAATTTGGTGAGAAAGAAAACATACCAGAAAAATTGTTAAACGCTTTTGAACAATATAGACTTAGCGTTAGCGGACCAGAGGCTATGGAAAAATTTGATTTGAAACCAAGTCCTGAGTTGGGAAAAGCCATCCAAAAAATGGAAACAGCTAACTTTGAAAAATTATTAAAATAATATTGATTTCGTTTAGTGTATTAGTATATTTATTCGTATAAACAAAAAGAATATGGCAAAATTTTTAGTAACATTTACCGACACGTTAGATGACATTGAAATTAACGGTTTTACCGTAATGACAGAAAAAGAAGTTGAAAGCTTTGAAGAAACTGCGATGAGCATTACATGGCCTTTTATTTACGCCATGGGTCAAGATGAATTAGAATTCTCAAGTGGAGATGATTTCTTATCTAGAGTTGATTTTAAAGAAATTACAAATGAAGAAGCTAAATCACTTAAAAAATTATTTGGTGACTCATTCGGAGTATTTATTGATGAAGCGTTCTTAGAAGAAGTTATTGGTGATGAAGATGATTCTGATTTTGATGATGAAGATGATATGGATGATATGTACGACAATTACGGTGATGAAGAAGATTACGATTAGTTATAAACAACAACCAACTGGCAATACATGTGGACCAACATGTATCTACATGGCACTAAACTACATAATCAACAAACCAAACGACTTACCCTTTGACGTATACATCACAAAACCCATAGAAGAAATAGCCGATGATTGCGGAACTGATTGGGTGGTAGGAACACCACCAGAAAGAATGATTAAAGGTTTTGATAAGTATGATATGAAATATGTGGAATACACACACTCTCCTAACCCATATATGTTATTGAGAAGCGTTATCGATTCAGACAACATTCCAATTGTTAGAACAATCACACAAGGTGTTCCACATTGGATAATAGTAAATGGATTTGATGATGAAAAATACAATATACTTGACCCATGGCTTGGGCAAATACAATACACACAAGAACAACTAGACTACATTTGGTCACCAAGACAATATCAATTTTTTGAAATAATAACCGATGAAAATTAAACAAGGAATCCCAGAAGACTTAATCCAATATGTTTTGGATTTTACATACCCAAATTTTAAACACTTAATGTCCAGACAAGGTTATGATTTTTATTTAAAAGGTGTTACAAATTGGGGTATATCAGCGATGCTTGTAACAGACGATGATACAATATTAGGTGTTTATTTGTTGGGTGATACTCAATTAACCGATTATGTCGATGCACCAAAATATGAAGTTTTAAGAGGTGTTGAAGGTGTTCTATTGTTTATCGATTCATCAATAAGAGGGTTAGGTTACGGTAATAAACTTAAAGACTATCCAAGGACACTTGGATATGATTATATCTGGGGTCAGCAGTTTAAGGGTCTTAATAACTTAAATGATTGGCTTAAGCGTAGAGAATTGGTTGCAACAACTGGTGAAGTTTATATAACTGCTGAAATTTTTTAATTTTATTTAGATATTTATAAATAAAATTAAAGATGAGAAAATTTGATAAAATTAAAAATATTAAAAAAGCTAATTTACTATCTGAACAAAGATACTTAGAATCTAAAGGGTTCTTAAAAGAAAATATCAACACAGCTTTAGATAACTTATTAAAAACTGCTGATTTTGATAAATTATCAGAAGTTGATAAAGTTGTATTGTTATCAGCTGGTAACGATATTGAAAAGTTAAAAAAAATTGATTTAATAAAATTTTATAGAGATAACGGAAACACATTCGGTGATTTGAAATTAAGAGTTAAAGTAAAAGAAGTGAATGAACAACCAATAACACAAAGATATTCAATTGAAAACGCTGGGAAAATTGGTTATGTTTTCCCATCATTACGCAAATCACCAGATGGTGTTTATTTTGTGATTATAAAATTGGAAGAGGGTGTAGAAGATGAAATTCAATTTGGTGGTGAATACCATCAAGATGTTTTAATTTTAATAGATAATATGTATCCTTTAAGTTATGGTAATCTTAGTGAAGAATTTGAAAAATTTATGGACAGACATAATTTTGAATTGGGTAATTTTAGAAAAGATAATGATTTACCACCAAACGGTTTTTTTGATGATTTTAAATAAAAAACAATAATTACATTATATAAAAGAATATACAAACAAATGAAAAAGAAACAATTTTTAACAGAATCAGACAGAAAACAAATACTAGCTGATAAAGAGAAAGCCATATTAGAAAACTTTGCAAAGACATTTAATTCTATTAAACGTGTTGACGAAGCTGAAATAACGGAAAATAACGAATCAACAGTTTTAACGTCTACAGATAAAAATGATTTGAAACAAGACATAGCTAAACTAAAAAAAGAAAAACCAGACGCTAAAGTTGGTGAAATAACTAAAAATGGTAAAATTTTTAGTGTTAGAATAACTTTTTAAGTCAAACATAAAAAAAAAATGAAAAACAAACAATTTTTAACAAATGAATAGAAAAAATAAAATATCCATTATTAACAAAGCTAATATTTTATTAGAAAATAAATTCATTGAAGAAAAAATTGGTAAAGACTCAATGATTAATGATTTAACAAACAAGGTTAATGATTTAACAAAAAGAGTAAATTCAGGTGAAAATTTAGAAAATGAACTTAAAAATGTAATAAATAAGTTAATATTAGTTTTAAAAGACGATTCTATTGATGAAAATAAAATAGTTGAAGGGGTATTTGATTATGCTAAAATTGCTTTAATAAGTGGTTTGATGGCTTTAGGTATGACTAATACACAAGCACAATCAAAAATAGATAACTCAATTAATATATCTTCTGTAAATAAAAGTGCTGAAGTTGAGTTATCGGATAATATAAAATTAGATGTTTCTAGAACTATTAACAGGTATCTTAATCAAGATAAAGGTGTTAACCAAATAATTATTGAGATTGTTGGTAAAGCTTCCCTAGTAACACCACCAGCAGGTATGACAAATGAAGAATTAGCAACAAAAAGAGCGGAAAAAGCTAAAGAATATATTGAAGCTAAATATGGTAATAAAGTAATTGTGTCAAATATCACGACTAAAATAGGTGATACCAAATATATTAGTGGTTTGGATTCAAAAGATTCTCAAAAGTTTACGAAAGAACAAGGTGTTTCTATAAACATTGTTGCTAGTTTTGGTGGTAATTTAAATGGTTATTTTAATTCGATTATTATCTCCCCAGGTAAGAATCCAGATAATTTATTAGTATACAATTCTAGAGGTGAATTAATTACCAGTACTGGTTTTTTTGGTGATGGTGACAAATACCATCCACATTATTTGGTGTCAACAACGATGGGAATTGTTAAAGATAATGAATTGGGAAATAATACTAAACTTTTTGAAGGTACTTTAGATGAATTAAAAACTTTATTGACACAACCCTTAGCGGATAACGACACTTATTATAATAATGCTTTAAAAATATTAATAGATAGGTATAATAACAATAAACCTATTTACTTATATGACTTACACACCCCAAAGACTTTAGATTTAAGTGATTTAGGTTTTGTAACGATTAAAGTTGTAACCAGTGATAAAGATACTGAGGGGAGTGTTATAATTAATGGTAGTAATAATCAAAAAATTAAAGGAATTTACAACAAAAAAGGTTTTTCATTTTATGGTTTTTAAAAAAAAACCATAAAACATTTTTTTATTAAAAAAAAATGTATATCTTTGCACTATTAATTTTAAAACAAAAAACCATGAAAGTATTTTTTATTGCTTTTTTAATGTTTTCTTTATCGATTAAAGCCCAAAAACTAAAGAATGAATTATTTACGTTTAATGTTGATTATACAAACAAAGAGTTTATAGTTAGGGTTGGTGATATAGATGAAAATAAATCACAAGTTGAAGTTGAAATTAAGTGTTCTAAAATAATTCTAGACTATAAAAAGGAAAAACATTTTGTGGAAGTTTTTAATATAAAACAACATGTTAATAATAGCAATGTTTTTTTTGGTGGTAAATTGATTGAAGGTGAATATGTTATAACGTTAACATATGTTGAAAATGGTAAAAAAATAAAAAAAATAGAAAAAAAATTAATAAAAACTTGACTTGTATTAAAATAGTTAGTATATTTGCATAACTTTTTAAAACAAGGATATATTTATAAACAAATACAAAAATAAAACAAAATGAGAACAATTAACATACATATGATATCGATTTCGAATTGGAGACGCAATAGTCACCAAATGTCGGGTATGTCTAATTGCCAAGGTGGGACTGAAGTATAATTCAGAAACACATATAACAATACACAACCCGACTAGTTAAAAGCTTAGTCGGGTTTTTTATTTTAAAACTATGGGTGAATTAGTAAGAAAATTAGGAACTGAAAAAAGTGTCAACTTAGTTAAAGACTTTAACCTAATAGTTGACAAGTACAGAAAAATAGCAGATGCCAGTGGATATCACGGAGAGCTAAAATTTCAAAAAGAAGGTGGGTTCACCGTAATATTTGTAGATATTAAAACGGACGATAATTTGGAGGAGTAAAGCGTAATGGTTGACCGCTCTAGTCTTGAAAACTAGTCTCGCGAAAGTGGGTTGCAGGTTCGAGTCCTGTCTCCTCCGCAAAAATTTACACATGCGGTGAATAGTAAAAATTATCCGCACTTTTACAAAATGTAATATATTTATTAGTATGGAAATAAATATAAACGTTAAAAGGTGTTCCAAATGTCAAGAAGAAAAAAGTATTGATTTATTTGGTGTAAAAAATTATAATAAAGATGGTTTAAATCATTATTGTAAAGAATGTGAAAATAATAGGAATAAGGTTAGATATCAAGACCCTATTCAAAAAGAAAAAATAAAGTATAATTCAATTTTAAGAAATTATGGTCTTACTAAAGAAGAATATTTATTAAAATTAGATAAACAAGAACATAAATGTTCTATCTGTAGTGATGTTTTAAAAAATGATAAAAAAACACACGTAGACCATTGTCATTTGACTGGTGTTGTTAGAGATATTTTATGTGATAAATGTAATAAATTATTGGGTAACGTAAAAGAAGATGTTAATTACCTAAAAAATTTAATAAATTACATTGAAAAATATTCACCGCAAAAATAAGGCGAATAGAAAAGATAATCACCGCAAAAATGCGGTGATTGTAAATTAAACATGGTGGCTATAGTGTAACGGTTAACACGCTAGATTGTGGTTCTGGAAATGGGAGTTCGATTCTCCTTAGTCACCCTTTTATACTTCGCTGGTGAAATGGCTATCATCTTGGTCTCCAAAACCAAGGTTTCAGGTTCGAGTCCTGAGCGTAGTGCTAAAACATAGGCGTGTGGTGAAATTGGTTATCACGCAAGACTGATACTTTTGTATTTCGAGTTCGAGTCTCGACATGCCTACAAACTGTGATGTGGATGAATGGTTTAGTCACCAGCCTGATACGCTGGGTGTTTATAACACAATGTGGGTTCGAGTCCCACCGTCACAACTATGAAAAGACAATATAGTGAAAATGAAAAAGGATTGGTAGAAGCCATAGTTGGATTGTTCATTTTGCTTCCTAACCCACAATTGAAGGGTAAAGAACAAGAAATAATGAAAATTGCTTTTAAAATTCTGGACGAAATGTTAGATGAAGACTTTGAACCAGAAGAAAATGAAGATGAAGACGATGATGATGGATACGAAGATTACATCAAGTATATTGTTGAAAAACGTAAATAAGGTCCTCTGGCGCAATTGGTTAGCGCAGCGCGCTCATAACGCGACGGTTTCGGGTTCGAGTCCCGAGGGGACCACACCCTATCAAATGGTGTAACCACGGGTAAAAACAGCAACGCTGGCGAATGGACCAGAGGCGCACCGTAATTGTGGTACTCGGTGTATTGATAAAAATATAAAATTCTGGTTTGGCCGAGTGGACGATGGCAGCAGACTGTTAATCTGCTAGGGTACACCCTCAACGTAGGTTCGAATCCTACAGCCAGAGCGAAAATTTTTTTGTTAATCTATTGACTTTTTGTTCGAATTTATTATATTTATAATAAAAACAAATTATGAAAGAAAAAATATTAGAATTAAGAAAAAAAGGTTTAAAAATTGATGAAATTGTTAAAGAATTGGGTTGTGCTAAAAGCACCGTATCATATCACATTAACAATAATGGTTTAGGTGGTAAGGTTATAACTGACAGTTTAATTTCTAAAATTAATGAGTATTATTTAACTCATAGTAAAGCTGAAACAGCTAAACATTTCGGGATTGGAGCTTCAACTGTAACTAAATATACTGAAAATAAAAGAGTCTATTTAAGCGAAGAAGAGAGGAAAGAAAAAGCTGTTAAAGCCGTTGTAAAAAGAAGACAAAAAGTCAAAGAGATGGCAGTTGAATACAAAGGCGGTTCATGTCAGAGATGTGGTTATAATAAATACATAGGTGCTTTAGAGTTTCACCATATGGACCCAAATGAAAAAGATTTTTTAATAAGCAGAAAAGGTCATTGTACATCTTGGGAAAAAATAAAAAAAGAATTAGATAAATGTATTTTAGTTTGTGCTAATTGTCACAGAGAAGTACACGAAGAAGAAAGAAATAACAAGGGGCTGTCGTAGCAGCGGTCTAATACGGAGGACTGTTAATCCTTTTACATGGGTTCGAATCCCATCGGCCCCGCAAAATAAAAGAAGATGGAAAAGACAAGTGAAGCTGATATGCAGCGTCTTTATGATTACTTGGATAAAATGGGTGTATCTTATACGGTAGACCGAAATCCAAGTCCAGAAAAGATTGCTAGAATCAAAGCACAAATTGAAAAGAACAAAAAAATAAGAATGTGTTAATGCTGATAAACTACAACAGCACCAGACGAAAAACTGGCGTGGAGCATGGGACTAGTTAACCACCACAATTGTAGGAGAATACCCTACCACATTCACAAATGCCGAGGCTTATAGGAAAAGAGCCATCCCTCATAAAGATGGTCAAGTCGGTTCGACTCCGATACTCGGTACCAAAATTGGCTCTATCGTTCAACTGGATAGGACCTCGGTCTACGAAATCGAAAATACAGGTTCGAATCCTGTTAGAGTCACAACATCAGTCAAATCTATAATTTATATGTATCATTTGGCTAACAATATGCCTCCATAGCATAAATGGAAATGCAACATCCTTCTAAGATGTCCAATCGGGGTTCGAATCCCTGTGGGGGTACAAATAAAATAGCAATCAAGGTTTGTTTCACCTTCAAGATATTCCTGAAAAGAAACTAGGTGTGTTGATAGGGGTAGCCTCCCAACAGTGACTGATTAAATTCAAGGTAGATACGGACTGGTACAGTGGTGACTTACACACGGAATTCCACTAATCCCTTTGTAGCCCGTCACGACCCAAGGGCGGGATTGTTATTTTATTTATGGAGAGTTGCCAGAGTGGTAATGGAGCGGATTGCTAATCCGTGGTCGTTAGTTCGGCCCATGGGTTCGAATCCCATACTCTCCACCACGTCTTATTCATTATTTCTAGATATTTATTTAAAAATATTGATAATGAAAAAATATATTAAAAATTTGCTTAGAGAAAATATTTTAAAAGAGTATATCAATCAAGACATGGTATCTCTTAAGAGATATTTTTCTATGTCAGATGAACAAAAGAAGTCTTATTTACCACATGAATATCCATATGAATTTGATAGGTTCTTAGATGAAGAAGGTATAGAAACAGATATTGAGGGTGAAACATATGAAATATCAGATATTCTATTTGATAAAAACCCAGAATTATACAATAGATTTGCTGAATGGTTATTTAGAGAAATTGAACAAAACACACTAAACGTTCCAGACTCTGATTATCCAGCATGGGCCTATTTTGATAACCCAAGACTTGTTAAGAATCAATGGTTAATTCATTTCACTGATAATGCTGAGAGTATTGCAAGACAAGGTTTTAAATATGGTGTTGATGAAATTGATAAATTGGCGTTAACAACACATTTGGGAGAGTTCGAAAAAAAATATGGTGGTTATAATTTTGCTTATGATATTGAGAGATATGATAGATATGCACATAGCAATCGTGGTTCTGGTTTTAAATATGGTAAAGAAGCTGTTATATTTAGAGCATCTGGTATAGAATTATGGCATTATAGTGATGAGGAACCACAAGTTATTTTTTATGGTAATACAGCTAGAAACATAATACCAATAATAAGAGGTGAGAATGCTGATTGGGCGGTTTATAGCACAAAGAGTGGTCGTATCTTATATGAGAACGATGATTTTGACAATGTAGTTGTATGGGTTTTAAGAAATTACGTTCAATATAGAAAACAAGTGTAAATATGAAAGATTTTATTAAACAAAAATTATCAGAGAATTTAGTACATGAGGTAATCGAATCTTATTTAGAAGAGGATTACCCATCCAATTTTGATTTAGAAGAATTTTCAAAATTAAATAGTTTTAACAAAAGAATCCAATACTGTCAAGAAAGACTTAAAAGAATATCATCTGGCTCATCTAGGATTGTCTATATGGTTGACGATACTAAAGTGCTTAAGATTGCGAGAAATAAAAAGGGTCTTGCACAAAACGAAATTGAAATTGATTATTCAAATTACTATGATTTAAAAGACATCACAGCACAAGTATTTGCTTATGACCAAAATAATTTATGGGTTGAAATGGAGTTGGCTAAAAAAGTAACGCCAGCAATATTTGAAAGAGTTGTTGGTTTTACATTTGCTGATTATTGTGCTGGCCTTAGAAAACATCATGATGAAATAAACCCAAAAAGAGGTTCATGGTTTAGTTCTGATGTAAGCAAAGAAGTTTATGAAGCTATGTGGGAAGATGAATTTACTTATGAAATGTTAAGTTTTATTGGTGGTTATGATATTCCAGTTGGTGATTTGTGTAAACTTAACACATATGGTCTTGTAAAAAGAAATGGTGAAGACACGATTGTTATGATTGATTACGGATTAAATAATGATGTTTGGCAAGACTATTATAAATAATTTTTGTATAGTTAAAAAATAAGTAGTATATTTGCATCATGAAAAAAGAAATAAGAACAATATTAAGAGAAGGTATGTTAAAGAATTCATTAGGGGTTGCGGTTTCAAGACCAGACCAAGTGCTTATCGTGATGCGTGGTATACCAGGCTCGGGTAAATCAACAAAAGCCAAAGAACTAGTAGGTGAAGGAGTAATCCATTCAACTGATGCTGTTATAGAGTCACAAGGTGATTACAACAAATTCTTTCAATTAATGTTTGAATCTAAAGACTTTACACCATTGTCAAGAGCTCACTCTACCAATTTAAAAAACGTTGTTGGTTCGTTAAAAGAAGGTGTTTCACCAGTTATCCTAGATAACACAAACATCAAACAAAACGAATCAAAGGCCGCTATTAAGGCTGCTTTGGAAATGGGGTTGGCTGACAACAACATAAAGTTTGTGGATATAGGTACAGCTGGTCTTACAGCTGAGCAATTAGCTGAAAGAAACACTCATGGTGTACCGCTTGAAAAAATACAATCAATGATTGAATCACACAAGGGTCAAGGTCCATTAACGCTTAAAAGCGTTTTAGAATCGAAAGACATGTACAAAGAATCAAACATTTTGTATTCTGCTGTTGTATTGGATGGTGGGTCTAGAGCAGCTTTGTTGTCAAGAATTGAGGGTATGATACCTGATGGTTGGAAAGTAATTGCGCACCACATGACTATAGTGTTTGGTAAACCAGTACCAAACCAAGAAGATTTAGGTAAAGAAGTTACTTTGTATGTTGAAGCTATAGGGATTAGCGATATGGCTATGGCTGTTAGGGTTGAAGGTTATCCATCAACCAATGCGATTCCACATATAACAATTGCGATAAACCCAGATGGTGGAAAACCAGTGATGTCGAATGATATCACCAAATGGCAAAAAATAAAGAACTTTGCCATTAAGGGTAGAGTTACTGAAATTAAGAAAGGGTCGTAAAGACCCTTTTTTATTTGCATATAATAAAAATATGTTGTATCTTTGTAAAAAATATATTATGATAACAGCGCAAGTAGTATTAATTAACGAAGAAGGTTTAATTCTTGGAGTGTCTAGAAAAGACAACCATTCTGATTTCGGATTACCTGGAGGTAAGATGGACCCAGAAGACGACAATGACCCTACAACAACGGCAATAAGAGAATGTAAAGAAGAAACTGGTTTGGATATTTTTAATTTACAATTAGTTTTTGCTATCCATAAAAATGGTAACATGGGTTACACTTATTTGGCTAAGTATTCTGGTGAAATAAACCATAACGAACCACATGTAGTTAAATGGGTGGCTATGGAAGTTCTAATTAACGGAAGCTTCGGTAGATACAATCAAATGGTGTCTGAATCACTTACGGATTTGGGTGTTGATTATCAATTGGATGTTGATTTGGATAGTTTAACTAACGAAGTTAAAGAGTATGCTGCTAATAATAAGCTGTTGGGGATGACTTTTAACGTTGACCATCTTTATAAACAGTATGGTTTTACTGGTAAAACTTCTTATGTTGTTTATTTTGATATAGATTACGATGAATTTTTGTGGGATTTTGACAATGACTTTATAATTGGTTTGGAAGCTATTGGTAAAAAATATGGGGTTGGTGTTCAATTACCACATCATTATTATACAAAATAGTTGTAACAATAGAAATTAATTAGTATATTTGCAAAAACTTATAAATATGAAAAATGCTGAAAGACGTCTTCAACTAACGTCAAAATTTGTACAGATGGGTAAAGCTCTAGTTGAAGAGGGTAGAGAATCCAATGATTTAATTATCGCTCAGTTGGGTAGTATGATAATCTTTTTAGGTGGGATTTGTTTTGATGATGAAGATGTCACAAAATTTGGTGAATTGGTTTCTATGTATTCAGCAAAAAAATTGGTTGAATCTTTAGAAGAAAACAATGACCCTGAAATTATGGCTATCAGAAGAAAAGCTGAAGCTGACACTTATGAAAACATCTTAGATGGGATTGATGGTTTAATTGATGATGCTAAGAGAGGTAAATTGGATGATGAGGATGAAATCAATTTTGACCAAGATGATGACGATGATAATGATTAATTAACGCAAATATTTTGTGCATTAAAATAAACACATATATTTGCACAAAAAATACATGTTATGTTAAAAATACAAAAATTTATAAAAGAAAACGGTTTTGAAAAAGCTGTTAAAGAGTTTCAATTAAAAACTCGTGAATACGAACACAAAGTGTTATTGAAATATGACCAATTAGTGTCACCAACTATTATGTCGAACATAGAAGTTCAAGAATGTAGAGGTCTTATCCTTGAAAAAGGTACATGGGATGTTATGTCGTTGGCTTTCACAAAATTCTTCAATGCTGAAGAAGGAAACGCTGCTAAAATAGATTGGAACACAGCTCACGTTTTAGAGAAACTTGACGGTACTCTTATACAAGTGTATTGGGACTGGGTAAACGAAGAATGGTATGCTGGTACTACTGGTACAGCTGAGGGTGAGGGTGAAGTTAACAACAAAATGGGAACTACTTTTAACTCATTGTTTTGGGACACTGTAACAAAACAATATGCGTTGAATACATGTATGTTCGACAAAAACCATGTATATGTGTTTGAGTTAACAACTCCATATAATATTGTTGTAAAACCACACGGAGAATCATCAGCAACTTTGTTGACTGTTAGAAACCGTGTTACATTACAAGAGGTTTCTTGGAAAAACTTAACTATGATTGCAGAATCGTTAAGAGTACCATTGGTTAAAAGATTTGACTTGAATGCTAAAGATGTGGGTACTTTGTTACGTACATTTGAAGGTATGCCATGGTCAGAAGAAGGTTACGTTGTTGTAGACGCTAATTTTAACCGTATCAAGATAAAAAACCCAGCTTACGTTGCGGTTCACCACTTGAAAGGTAAAACAGCTGAACACAACATCATAACTATCGTTAAATCTAACGAGATAGAAGAATTCGCTTCAACTTTCCCAGAAAGAAAAGATGAATTGCTTAGACTTAAAGATAACTACGATAAATTAACTGACAAGTTAAATGATGTTTGGGTTGAGTTAAGTGCTCGTAAACCAAAAAACATAACCAAAGAAGAAAAGAAAAGATACGCTGCGGCTGTATTTGAAGTTTGTGGTAAACACGACTTAAAACAATTCACTGGATTGTATTTCGGATTGGTTGATGGTAAAGTTGGTTCCGTAGAAGACTTCATTGTAAACTACGATGACAAATTATTATACAAAATGCTCTAACTCTTTGGGGTTAGAGCTTAACCTTTAAAAATAAAAAAATGGCAAAAAATCATAAACTAAATGAACGTTTATTAATAGAATACGTTAATTCTGGTGAATGGACTATTAATGATAGTGGTGAAATATGGTCTAAAATTAAAAGGGTTGGTGCTGGGTTTTATGAAGTAGAACCATACAGAATTGAGAGAAAGACCAAGGAAGGTTATTTAAGTATAAGAGGTTCTGTTAATGGAAAAAGATATAGTAGTTTTGCACATAGATTAGTTTGGCAATATTTTAACGGTGATATAAACGATGGTTTAACAATAAACCATAAAGATGGTGATAAAACTAATAACAAATTATCAAATTTAGAACTAGCAACATATAAAGAACAATCCAAGCATTCTAGAGAAGTTCTCGGTAACGTGATAGACCAATATGGTGAAAAAAACCCTTCCTTTAAACTAAAAGATTCAGAGGTAGAAGAAATTAGAGAATTATATAAAACCAAAAACTACACTCAAGTACAAATTGGGGAAATGTACGGTGTTGCACATCAAACAATATCTAAAATAGTAAATGGTGATAGAAGAAATAAAGATTTAAAAACAGTAAAACAAGATTATAGAAACTGCCTTAAAAGCGTTAGAAACGATAAAGGTAGGTTTATATTAAAAACAAATAAAGATAACATTTAATTAGTTTATAATGGCAAAAATAACACCTTTATATCCACAATTCGTAACTGTTGATGGTAATTGTGCGTTACGTTTAATCTACGATGGTGGAAAATATAAATATTACAGAGATGGCGGTCAATGGGGTGTTGATTGTTATAGAGACTCAGAAGGTATTTTACGAGCATATTGTAGGGATATTAAATCGTTAGATGATAAACCATTGCTTTCAATATCTGAAAAAGAATGGAGACTATGTAACGGTAAATACGTGCCACATAAGTTTGAACGATACGGTTCTGAACGTGACACCACTGGAGATGTAAAAAAAGAAGTACCAAAAAACAAAAATAAATACCTTTTAATACGATAAAAATGGAAAAAGAAAATAACTATGAAGGTATAAAGTCGATTTACCATTATATTCCTCATTATGATATTGAGACTTTGATTGATTTTGATAGGGTATCTAAAAATCCTTGTTCCGAAATTGAATTACCAAAACAAAAAGAAAACAAACGTAAATACCTTTTAATTGCAAGATAATGACTTATACAGACAAAACTTACGAAGAAGCAAAATTGGTTGCTATAAAAGCGCATAGCAACCAATCCTATGATGAAATATTCCCATACCACAAACACTTACAAGACGTTGTGGATGTAATCAAAAGATTTGGATACTCTGGGAAATACATCGTGGCATCTTGGTTGCATGATGCAATCGAGGACGATGGTATAAGCTACAACGACATAAAGAAACACTTCGGTATTGAAGTTGCTGAAATGGTTTTCTGTGTTACTGATGAGCTTGGGAGAAACAGAAAAGAGAAAAAAGAGAAAACTTTACCTAAAACTGCTAGCAATCCAGATGCAATTATTCTTAAGTTGGCTGATAGAATCGCAAACATTGAACATGGTGGTAAAATTGACATGTATGCCAAGGAATACGCGGAGTTCAAAGGTGCTTTGTACTTAAACACACCAATCGCTGCCAAACCAATGTGGGAACACTTAGAAAAATTATTGGGAAAAAGTTTGGAGGATTAAAAATAAGTAGTATATTTGCAATCTAAAACAAAAACATTATGGCAGGTGAAATAATTGGTGAATTGATAGCGGGGGTAGCTGAAGTTGGGTTTGAAGCCGCTTCAATCTCAAACAACAAAAAAAATGGTATTGGGTGTCTAATAATGACAATTCTTTTAATAGGGTTGATTATTGGTGTATACTACATGGCCACTAAAGAACCAACACAACCAACACATGGTCTTGTGACCAAAAAATTACCCGATGACAAGATGGTTATCAAAACCAAAAAAGGTGAAGACGTTTATACAATAACACATGAGTTATACCTTAACAAAAAAGTAGGTGACTCAATAATTCTAAATAATTAATATGACAATCAAACAAATTTTTGATGAGATTGCTGCTGAAAGCGGTAACAACGCTAAGATTGAAATTCTTAGAAAGTACCAAGACAACGAACTATTGAAAAAAGTTCTTTATATGGCTAACTCTAAAAGAGTTAAATTTTATATCAAAAGAATCCCTGAATATACACCTATTTTAGAATATCCAGAAGGTATTGATTTTATAGGTCAATTAGGTAGATTAGATGGTTTATCATTAAGAGTTACTACTGGTTCTTATGCTACTTTATTATTAAAAGATATTTTATCACATATGACAGCTGATGATGCTTATATCGTAGAACGTATAATTGAGAAAGATTGTAAAATTGGTATGGGTACCACATTTATGAACAAAGTATTCAAAGACCTTATTGAAGACACACCTTATATGGGTGCTGTTTCTTTTGATGAGAAGAAAGCTCGTAAAATCTTCGAAAAAGGTGCTAAGGGTTTTTCACAAATTAAAATGGATGGCCGTTACTGTAATGCCGTTATCCGAAATGGTGAAGTTGAAATGGAATCACGCCAAGGTGAACCAACAACACTTACTGGTGCTAAATTTTTAGAAGAATTAGAATCGTTTGAAGACTGTGTACTTAATGGTGAGTTAACAATGGTTGATACACCTAGATATGAGTCTAACGGTATCATAGCTTCTCTTATCGACATCTTAGGTAAAAAAGACTCTAGAACTGAAAAAGAGAACGAAAAGAAATTAAAAGCGTTCAATGACAAACATGGTTCGTTGGAAGAAGCGTTAGATAAAATCCGTTACACAGTATGGGACCGATTAACCGTAGATGAATACTTCAACAAATCATCAAAACTTAAATATGTTGAGCGTTTAGCAACACTAGAAAAAGTGATTCAAGATGCTGGTTCTACATGTGTTAATTTGATTGAGAGTATGATTGTTCATAACTATAAGCAAGCTATGAATCACTTCAAAGAAGTGTTAGCGTTAGGTGAAGAAGGTACAATCCTTAAAGCGTGGGATGGTGAGTGGAAAGATGGTAAACCAACATGGCAAATTAAGCTTAAATTGGAATTAACGTTAGATTTGGTTATTACTGGATTCAACTACGGAACCAAAGGAACTAAAAACGAAAACGTTGTTAGTTCATTGAACGCCGAAACATCATGTGGTAAATTAAAAACTAGACCACAAGGGTTAAAAGAAGACTTAATGAAAGAAATTACTAAAAACCAAGATAATTTGTTAGGTACAATTATTGAGGTTAAGTGTTCTGGTCTTTCATTTGATAACACAGGTGCTTATTCATTGTTATATCCAGCGTTTAAACACTTTAGAGATGATAAGAGTGAGGCTAATTCTTTAGATGAGTGTATTGAAATTCAAAATGCTGCGTTAGGTTTATCATAAATTAACAAAAAATAAACAATAAAAATTTGGTATATCAAATTTAACTTAGTATATTTGTAACCTAATAACAAAAAAATTTAATTATTAAAAAAAAAAGAAAAATTATGAAAAAATTATTTTACGTATTAATTGCGTTTATCGCATTAACAGTTACAGCACAAGGTCAAACAGATTCTACAAAAGTTAAAACAACTAAATATGTTTCGGTTGGGTTATCAATGTCAAATTTTGACGAAACTTTTTCTGATAACTCTTATCCAAGTGTTGAAGTTGGTTTCACAAAAAATGATATTTCTTATGGTGTGGTTTTAGGTAGAGCATCGTTAAGAGATTTAGGTAGTTTTAGTGATAACATCCAAAATTATTTTTATGAAATTAAGATATCTCCATCTACATCTTTAGGTTACTTAAACGGTAATTTAATTTTAGGTCTTGGGGGTTACATTAATCAAGGGAATAGACATTTTGTAGAATATGGCGCTGGTTTATCTAAAACTTTTGGTAACGTAAGTTATGGTTTATCATATTCTAATTGGGATGGTGTTGATTATGTTACACCAAGTGTTAGTTTAAGTTTCTAATAAACAAAAAACATATAAAAACAAAAATGGGTGTGTAATAACACCCTTTTTTACTAGTAAAAATTAAATAAAAAGAACAAGATGAAAAAAATGATTAAATTTCCGTCTATCGAACAATTCAGAAGCGTTGTAGCTACTGTTCTTAGAAAATATAATTTTGTTGGTCTTGATGAGAATGGTGATGCGATTTACGACACCACAAAACCAAAACCAACGCTTACCTTCAAGGGCACTGTGAAACTTCACGGAACCAATGCTGGTGTTTCTTTCAAATACGGTTATGATAACACTAGTGAGTATTGGGTACAATCTCGTGAAAACATTATCACACCAGAAAAAGACAATGCTGGTTTTGCTTTCTTTGTTGAATCACATAAAGAAGCGTTTAAAAAATTTGCTAGTCAAATTGATTCGTTGGGGATGTTTGATGTCCGTCATAACATCGTTACGATTTATGGTGAATGGGCTGGTGGTAACATTCAGAAGGGTGTTGGTATTTCAAATCTACCAAAATCATTCTTTATCTTTGGTGTTAAAGTAACTCCGATTACTGAAACTGAAGAAGAAGCTAGACAAAAACCAGCTTATTGGATTCCTTCACACTTTTTGAAAAGTCCTGAGGATAACATTTACAATATCGAAGATTTCCAAACTTGGGAAATCGATATTGACTTTAACATGCCACAATTGGTTCAAAACAAATTGTCAGAACTTACACTAGCTGTTGAAGAAGAATGTCCAGTTGCTAAGGCTTTTGGGTTCTCTGGAATCGGTGAAGGTATTGTTTGGTCAACAACGCTTAACGGAAACGTACACCGCTTCAAGGTGAAGGGCGAACGCCACTCTAGTTCAAAGGTTAAAACACTTGCAGCTGTAGACACTGAAAAATTGGAATCAATCCAAAGCTTTGTTGAATACGCAGTAACTGAAAGTCGTTTCAATCAAGCACTTGAAAATGTATTCCCTAACGAAGAACCAATTGAAAACAAAAAATTGGGTGATGTAATTCGTTGGGTTGTAAACGACGTAATCAAAGAGGAAATGGACACCATGACTGATAACAAAATCGAACCAAAAGATGTGAACAAATACATCTCTTCTAAGGTTAGAGATATGTTCTTTAAGTTGGTGTAAATCAAAGAGTTAGTAGCTGAAAAAAGTTAATTTTTTTTAGTGAAAACTCTTTATTTTTATATAAAATAACGTATATTAATAATAAAAAAAACGGATGAATTCAAAATTATTTATTGCAGAAAAAGTTAAGGTTGGTTTTAACCCAAGAACCGATACTTATAGTGGAAAATTGGGTTATGTTATCGGCTTTGACGGTAAAAAATGGCGTAAAGAACCTTCATGGGAAGGTTGGAGGTATCACCACATGGATGATGATACGTATCAGCAAAAACGTAGAGAGCAATACAATGACCGTGTGGCTAAGTCTAAAAAAGACCATGCTTATTATGTTCAAGAATCTTCAAAAAATAAAAATAATTGGTATAAGCAATATGCTGATATGACTGAGGAAGAATATGTTGATAAATTTGTTGGTTCTTATGATAAATTCACACCTAGTCTTGGTAGAGTTTCTTCTGACGAATCACTTAAACCAATTGAATTTGACAACGTACCAACAGAAGGTTTTGTATTAAACAAAAAAGTTGGTGGTTACTCTAACGGTTGGGACCATAGGTCAACTTATTGTCGTGTGTACGACCCGAGAGGTTTCGAGTTTGAAATCAGTGTTCCTAATTTGTTGTTTATTCTTCAAGAGTGTAACGCGATGAAAGGAAAAGGTCTAGAAGGGGCTTTTGTGTATGCTTGGGATGGTAAGGATTTAGTGTTGTTACCAACAACCAGTCTTGATTATCAAGAATCACAGAAGTTTACTGAAATGCAATCACAAAAAATCGGGGTTAAGGATTTGGTTGAGGGTTGTACTTACAAAACAAAACAAATGGAAGAATACATCTATTTGGGTAAATTCAACTGGTTTGATGAACATTACAGATATAGTCATGATAGATACGACAAAGTTAGTTGTGGGAAAAGACAGGTGTTTTATAAAGTTCAAAAACCTAATTATGGTGAAAGAATTGAATCGTTTACTAGTTTAGCTAAATTTGCAATTAAAACAAATGACACACCAGTTTCAAACTACGCTGAATTGTTGGATGAATTTAATAAATCAAAATTTAGTGGTATTATTGATAACCTTGAAGAAATCGATGCTTTTATACCAACAGAATTAACATATTCTCACCATTCGCATGAAGATTATGGGTATTGTTATTTACCATTGGGTAATAACCAATACGAACAGTATGCTTTAGAAACGGACGAAGTTGAATACTCTAACGCTAGTTACTATTATAATAGAAATAGTAAAAATAAGATTAAGACATACAAGTTAACAGCTAAAAAAGTTGTTACGGTTAAAGACGGTGAGATTAAATTGAAAACAATCAAACCAAAGTTAATTGAAAAGATTTCATATCAAACTATTAAGGATATGAAATTAAAATTAGTTACGATAAATAAAAATAACAAAAATAGAGTATTAGTATTTTAATTATGAGTGCAAACAACGACAAATTAGTACAAGAGTTAACCAAGATTGTTAACGAGAAAAAAGCAGCCATCGCTAAGGCTGAAAGACCTAACTGGAACACTAACTGTGCTTTCAGATACAGCAAAGATTCCTCAGCTAGTATCAACCTACAAGTATGTAGTGCGGTAGAAGAATTGGTTTATATTTTAGGTTTCTTGTGTGAGAAACGTAACGCGTTTAACGAAGCACAAAAAATCATCGGTACAAACCTAGAATTTAAGTGGTTTGGTTTTACCTTTGATGATTGGGCCGAAGACATCAAAACAAGAATCGACAAAATCGAGATTACAACCAAGAAAAAAGAGTTGGAAATGCTTGAGGAACGTCTTAACAAATTAATCAGCCCAGAGCTTAGAGCACAAATGGAGCTTGAAGAAATCAGAAAATCTCTTGGTGTATAATGATTACCAATAAAGTATACAGATTGACCAAAAATGTTGAAGTGGCTAGAGATATGCCACTTAAAGCTGGTCAAGAACTTGAAGTTGTGATGGATGTGGTTTATATTAATGGGTTTCCATTACAACCAGAACTACAACCATTATTCTTACGTTTTGTCAATGAAAACCAAAGTATTTTGGAAGACGTGACAAAAAAATGGAAATAAATTTGGAAGTATAAAAAAGATTTAATATCTTTGCAAAAATAAATGTAGAAGTATGATAACTAAAGAAAACGGCTTAAAATACGCTAAATTAATTCACGTATCGGTTGATAACGGAAAAACAGATAATAGCAACAAAGTCTATATAATGGAAGAGCTTGCTGACGGTAGAATCAAATGTGAATACGGTAGAGTTGGTAAAAGTCTCACTACTGAGTATAAAGATAGTTCTAAATGGAGTAGTGTTTACAAACAAAAGACTGGTGCTAGTAAAGGTTACACTGATGTAACAGAGTTATTAGCAGAACCAGTAGTTGATAATTCAAACGGTGGTTCACAAAACAACACTGTTGAAGCGATAAAAGATGCTATGGTTAAGAAATTAGTTCAAGACCTTATGGCATACGCAAATAAATCTATTCAAAAGAATTATAAAGTTACTCAAGACGCTGTTTCTGAACAACAAGTTGAAGCAGCACAAGAGGTTTTGTCTAAAGTTACAGCTATGCTTAAAGTTGGTGGTGACCTTAAAGAAGTGAACAACGAATTGTTAAGACTTTTTACCGTTATTCCTAGAAAAATGGATAACGTTAAAAATCACTTGGTTCAAGGTCTTGATAACGATGACGAATTGGAAAAAGCTCAAAGATTGTTGGGTGAAGAACAAAGTGCGCTGGATACCATGGCTGGTCAGGTTAAACTTATCAAACAACAAAAACAAACTATTGAAACCACTGGTGAAGAAATGTCAGATATTGACATCCTTACTCAAATGGGTCTTAAGATTGAAGTTGAGAAAGATAGCGAAACACTTAGCCTTATCACCAAATTATTGGGTGATAATTCGTCAAAAGCCAAAAAGATTTTCAAAGTTGTTAATATTGCCACACAAGCCAAATTTGATAACCATTTTAAAACAGCTAAAGTTAAAAAGAAAAGACTTTACTGGCATGGTTCTCGAAACGAGAACTGGTTTAACATTATCCAGACTGGTCTTATGATTAGACCTTCTGGTGCTGTTTACACTGGTTCTATGTTCGGTGATGGTGTGTATTTCGCTAACAAGAGTCAAAAATCATTGGGGTATAGTTCACTATCAGGTTCACATTGGACTAGAGGTAACTCTCAAGTAGGTTTCTTGGCATTGTTCGATGTACATTTAGGAAACGAGAAACACATTCACAAACATGATTCATCATGTTATAGTTTGAGTTACTCTAACATCCAAAAGGATGGTTTTGATAGCGTATACGCTCATGGTGGTGCTGACCTTAGAAATGACGAGTTCATTATCTACAATCCAGTACAATGTACAATTTCTCACTTAATACAAATGGAACACTAATGGAAGAATTAGAATTTAAAACACCTTATCAATGGTGTTTAGAACTTAACATAAGGGTCTTAGACCTAAACGAATGGCCACTAGAGTGGTTCGGTTCAAAGGAGATGCATTATTTTATGTTTCCTACAATGCCTAAAGGTGAATTCCTTGAAGCGTTGTCACAATGCAAGGTAAAAGCTAACTCGATGCCAAGAAAAACTGAAATGTATTTGGAATACAGAATGTATGGTCTGGTTCCTTACAATATAAGTCCAATTCAACAAGGTATCCAATTTGGTCATGCTGTGGTTGAGTACGGTCAAACAGTTAAAGGTCTATCTAATTTAGAGAAGATTTATAATAAATGGGCCAAAGAAGATAAAACTTTTATTATCCTTAATGGTGGTACTACTAACAATACACCAGATAAGTTAGGAAGTCTTAACCAACATTTAAGAACACTTACTGATAATGGTGTCGCTACAGCTGTTTTCCATGAACCAGACTTAGGGGACCAGTTAACAGCAGTTGTGTTCTTGGTTGACGAGAGAGTTTTCAATAGAGAACTTTACCCAGAGTTCCAAGAAGAAAAGTTACCTTATGGTACTCGTAAGCCGTCCAAAAAAGCTCAACTTGAATTGGAAGAAAGAAATGAATCCAACTACCAAAAATGGGTTGAAAAGATTGGAGGTCCTAAAAACGCTTTCTTGAGAGAGTTTTTAAAACCACTTAGGTTGGCTTAAACCTTTACTAATTTCCTTGGGTTTCATATAATTGTGTATGAAACCCATTGAGATTAAAAAAATACTAGACAAATATTTAAATAAACATTATGTAGTTTGTAATAACAAATTTTATCATGTTAACACAACTCAGTTAGAATATGGTCAAGACATCGTTATAGAATGTCATGTTGTTTTTGATTTTGATATTTTAGAATGTGAAAAAATATTTAGAAAATGGTCGTTTTCAAATGGGTTGCAAAAAAAAGAGTTTGGTTCAGCGTATAAAAAACCATTTTGGACTGTTGAAATGTCTGATGACTTGCATGCTTTTCATCATATAGATGCTGAGGCTGAACTAATTAATATGTTATCACAAGAAATTTCAAACGAAATTGATAGAGAGATTATTAACGATTTAATAGCTATAAATGGAAACGAAATTGATAGAGAGATTATTACTGATTTAATAACAATAAATGGAAACCAAAATATTACACCTTACAGGTAAGATTGAGTTTGAACCTGAGGACAAAACAAAAAAACACTTAAATCAAGCGTCATGGAAAAAAATAGCCATGGTTATGGTAGATGGAGAGATATGCGAATACTACAATTGGTTCATAAAAAGAAGATACAATCTAACACTAAATAAACCGCTTAGAGGGGCTCATATTTCGTTTATTAACGACAGCATGAGGGATTTAACCCAGAATGGACAAAAGTCCGTTGAAGAGGCTCTAAATGCGTGGGATATAACAAAACAAAAATGGCATGGTAAAACTATACCTATCGTTATTGATTTGGACCCTAGGACTGATGGTAGAACATGGTGGTTTAACGTTCCTCATGAAGAGAGAGAATCATTACAATCCATAAGAACTGAATTGGGTTTAGGGAAACCATTCTTTGGAATGCACATGAGTATTGGTTATGCTAACGAAAAAAACATAGAACACTCTGAATACTTACATGATTTAATAAAAAAGGGCTACATTTAGCCCTTTTTATTTTTTGCGTTATTGATTAACCATGGTTCCACGTTAGGTATCTTTTCTAGGAATTTCAATTCCACTTCATAAGCTCTAGATTCTTCTTCTAGTTCTGTTAACCCATAATTATCATGTAATGCTTTAAGATGAAAAGATTCATGTACGATTACAGCAGCTATATTATTTATTGAAACGCTATTCATATCGTTTGTTGTTATGAGTACTGTATCACCATTTTGTGTTGTTGAGAATGTGCTAAGTATATAACTTATTTTTTTACAATGTTTTTTAACCATATCATAAGCTTCGGTATCGTTGTTCTGAATGATTAGTAAAGCTTGTTCAACTTTAACTTTCCAACCAGTTCCAACATCGTCAATCTTTATTTGCCCATAAGATGTGATAGACAAAAGTAATATAAATAATATTTTTTTCATTAGTTGGCGTATCCTGTATTAACAATATAATAATTTGAACTTCCACCAGACACTGGGGAATTTATAACAATAGATTGAACACCAGAATAGGTGGTTTTTAAATTACTATTTGATGAGTTTATTATAGAAAATTGGGTCGGTGTGAATATCCTAGTGTTAACCAAAGTTGGTTTCCACGAAGTAAATTTACCTATTTTTTTAGCGTAAATATAATAAACGTCTGAAATGTTTATTTTAGAATCATCATTAACATCAAATTTATAATAATCCCAAGCATTTATATTTCTACTTAAAACCTTAGAGTTTGCTGAAATAGCGTCAAAAGTTGTTATAGCGTTAGGTGTTGGTGCATCAATTTGAATATACCATTCTATTGATGGGTTAGTAGTTTCTGTGATAGTATATTTTCCATTAGAATCTGTGTATATTGTTTTATATAACTCCCATGAACCTGTGCTAAATATATAATCAAATTCCAAGACATAATTTAAAGAATTGTTATTATTTAAATCATTCCAACGACCACTACCAACAAACTGAATATAATCTTCACCACCAGAATTGTTAGGTTCACCACCATTCCAATTAGAATAAGGATAAACACCAAATCTCCATGCTGTTGACATGTAATTACGATTCATCTCATCAGCTGTAAGAGCGTTAGAATATACTTGAAAACTACCTAATCTAAAATTACCATAAGCGCCAGAACCCATGTTTGTAAAATCGGTTAACCCAATACCATAATATAAACCATTTCCGTAATAATATGGTGCTTGTCTAGCTGTATTTATAGTAGCAAAAGCAACACCATCTTTATAACCAGTAAGTGTTGTTCCATCGTAAGTAAAACCAACTAAATGCCAAGCGTTTAATGTTATACTAGTAGAAACTTGTACCATTCCACCGTTCCAAAGCCCACATCTAAGTGTGTTACCACCAGTTATTTCTATTTGTGCGTCGTGCCAACCAGATGATGGGCTACCAGCACCTAATTCAGTTACAACAACACCATTTCCAGTTGGATAAATCCACGCTAATAATGAAACTTTAGTTGATGTAAATTTTGAGGCTAAATTACCCGTAATACCATATTGGTTAATACCGTTGAATGTTAAGTATTTACCACCACTATTAGTATATGTAGGGTTGTTTGTTAATGTAGTGTTAATACTAGATTTAATATCTGTTAGTATATTTCCTGATGTGTAGGACGCTACATCATAATCAGCTTGTTGGTTTGTGGTGACATAATTTTCTGTCCATCTCCACCCAGCATTTGGTTCCCCATAAAAATTACCTGTTTTGTCTTGATAATATCCTATCCATCCACTAGGCCATGTGTTAAAAACAAAGGTATTTTCAGCAGCGTTAGAAATTGTCACTAAATGACCATTCATAGCTACACAGTTAGCTTGGGCTGTAGTCCAATTAGCGGTGGTTGTTGAACGATAATATGAATGACCGTTATAATTTGTTTGTGAAGTAAATCCAGCTAAATTTGACGTTGTTCTTTTAAAAAGTTTTATAGGTATATTAGGAATACCTACACTATTTGAGTTGTAGATATAACCAGAATAATTAAATTGACCAAATAATTGGTTAGTCAATAATAATATGAATACCACTAACTTTTTCATCATATTTTAGAAATAGCGTCTTGTAAGGCTTTTTTTAACGCACCAGAAAAAGCTGATTTTTCGAAAGGTAGGGTTTCATCTTGTAATTCAATAAATGTTGAACTAACATCAGTATTTGTATCACCTTCACCTTCATATTCATCACCATCTATTTTTACTATTAATTTAACTGTTGTTTTTTTTCTTTTTTTCTCAAAAGGACCTAAAGACACACTATTGGTTGGTGCTTCAATACTTTCAATTAAAACACTAACAGGTTTCCCATCTTGACAAATAGAATAACTATTAGAAAGAATTTCTTCGGTAATTTGTTTTACACCTAGCAAAAATCTATTAGGGTTCACTCCTTCAATTTCACCTTCGTTTTTAACATCTTTAACTGAATAACATTCTTGAGAATATCCTCTTAAAGAAATAAATATTGTTAATATAATTAAAATTTTTTTCATATGTATTATAATATTGCTTTTGCTCCTGTTAAAATTTGGTAAGATAACGGTTTATCATTTATTTGTTGAACACCGCTTATACTTATATTTAACTTGAATTTTTTTGTTATTTTATAATCAGCTGATACAAAAGGTATTGCTAACAATCCTGAATTATACCACATACCTTGATAATAGTAAACATATGGTGAATAAACAGCAACAAACATAGTTGTTAATTTTATTTTTTTATTTAATTTAAAATCACTATAAACACCACCTAACATTGAAATACTTTTAAATCTAGATTCACCTAAATTCCCAGTTGTTAAATTAACACCAATTGTTGATGTTACTTTACGATACTTATATGATTCCATAAAAGAAATAGTGTTGAAAAAGTCTTTATCAAAATTCAACATAGTTGAATTAGCCAGTATACTGGTAAATTTCTTATGTCTATATGAAACAAACAAAGTTATGTTTGAATTATTAATATAACTCGTAAAATTAACTAACACACCTTTAGCGAATGTGTTTTTAGTGTTTGATGAAACAATACTAGCGTTTAATTTAAACTGACTAGGGTCGGCCCCATCTGCACTACCTATAACAACGACATCACCATTCATCATTAGATTACCTTTTTTCGCTCCAGCTACTTTACTTTTTGTCGTAGATGAAGATTGAGAAGAAGATACTAACGCGTTATTAGCTTGTTCTTTATTTTTTTCTGAAGTTTCTGATTTTTCAGTATTGTCTAACCTTACAGAATTAACACCTCCTGTAATATTACTTATGGGTGTTTGACTTTCTTGTGTTCCTGTTGTAGTTGTGCTAGTCTGAGTTGGATTAGTAGTTCCTTCATTTCCACTATTTGTTCCAGTTCCATTATTAGAGGTATTATTTCCGTTGGTAACTGGTGTTTTTTTATCTCCGTTACTATTTCCTGTATTTCCGATAGAATTGGTCCCATTTTTATTATCTTTTTTTTCTTCATTGTTATTTGCTGAAACCTTCTCGTCAGCTTCAACAATCCCTGAAATTGTTGAACCACCACTTATGGCTTCCATGTCACTTAAAATAGACAAAACACTGGTCACCACAGCTATATTGTTTTGCGCAATTAAAACATTCATAGTGGTATCTAAGGTTAAACCAACACCACTACATGGACCTGCTGGGTTTTGAGAATTTACAGTATTAATCCAATCTTGAAAAACACCCGATTGTAATTCAGCATCAGTAAATGAACGTACTTGGCCGTTATAAGTTACTGGTACCGAACCAGAAGATGTATCAATATAGATTTGTTTAGTTTTAGAGGTGCAAGGGTCGGTATAAGAATACATAAACCCTTGCGCCACAGCTAAAACCGATGTGAATAATAATAAAATTGTATATATAAATTTATTAACATTCATTTTAATTAATTTTCAGTTGTACTTGACATAGAAATTCCGTCTTCTTCATCAACTTTTTGGATAAGCATTTTATCTCTATCTTCTGAGTTAAACCAATAGTCAACAACTTTGTTTAAGTTACCAACAAAAGCACCTAATAAGATAAGTAACATTTCTTTCCAATCTTCATTAATAGTAGCGCCAAAAAAAACACCAGCGTTAATCCCTAATATAATCATTGTAAATAAACCTAACACAATTGCTGTAATTTTCCAACGATTATTTTGCATTTCAACAAGCATATAATAGAATCTATTTTTTTCATCTATTTTTTTTGGTATTTCTTTACCTGTTATCATTTGTTTTAATTTGTTCATTTTTTAATTTTTAAATATTCCATTTTTTATTAATTTTGAAATTACCCTAGAAGCAGCTGTTTCTAAGGCTTTTTTTGTTGATATACCGATTGTTGATTGATTAAATTTAATTTCATCCACACCATCTAATAACGAAGATGTTTTTACAGTTGAAGCTTCACCTAATCCACTACCAGTATAAATTTCACCAGTTTCAGCATCTACAAATCTAACTTGTAATCCTAATCTAGTTGTTTGTGTTGTTTTAGAACCATCTGTTAGTTTAACCTCTTCATCTTCTGATACACTGAAGTCATATACTTCAATATAAACAAAGAATTTTGCTAAAATGACATTACCCTTCACTTCTATTTTATTTGATGAAATACCCTTATCTGAAGCTTTATCTTGAGCTATCATTTTTTGTTTTATTTCATTTTTATCTTCAGTAAATTTGAATCTGTCTGTTGTTTCTAAGAACTCTAAAACAATATTTGCAACCCCAAGTCCAACACGTTTGTCTTTTAACTCTGGGTACATTTCATATAATTCCTCGTTGATACCTATTTTAAGTACTTGAACTGGAATAGCCTCACCTTCATAGCCACTAACTACATCAAGTGATTGTTTCTTTTCAAAATCAGCCTTATAATCCTCGGTCTTTACAGTGCCAATTTGACCGTAAAGACCGAAAGATGATAATAATAAGGTTAAAAGCAATTTTTTCATATTACCAAGGGTCCTCTTCTGTTTTTTTAGGAGCGGGTGCTGGAGCTGCTACTGGCGCAGCAACTGAAGTTTTTTGGTTATTAGTATTATTACTTTGTTGTTTTTGTTGGTTGGTATTGTTATTAGATAAATTGATAACAACAGGAGCAGCTGCTGGAGCTGCTTGTTCTGTTTTTGTTTCTTCTTTATCTTCACCTTCACCACCAAATAAATGAGTAGACACCCAAATACCTGCACCACCAATTACAGTGGTTAATGTTCCTAGGATAGTTTTTTTAAGACCTGACCATCCTTCTTCTGTTTTGTTTTCTTCCATTTTTTTTTAATATTTAGCAATTTTATCAGTTTCAATTTTACTTATAGTATTTAATTTAGCAATATATAACCCACTAGCTAAAGAAGATAAGTTAGTAGAATAAACATATTGACCCTTAGCCATATATTTGTTTATTATAGTAAATACTTTTCTTCCCGCTACATCGAACAAACATAGTTCAGTTTCACCGCTTTTATCTACTTTAAAATTTACAAATACATCACCATTTGTTGGGTTAGGATAAACAATCATATCACCAGTGATAAATGTTTGATTACCAATTTTATTGATTTCAACAACACCATTGGTAGGTACAATATTCATATCTGAAGAAGTTTCGTTTCCTACAAATTTTCTAGATGTGTATAATGGACTAGAGTTCCATTCGCTTTGTGGTGATTTAGCTGTAAAATATAATGTGAAAAGAGTTTCCCCGTCTTCAACAAAGTTATTATTACTAGCATCATAACCACCCCACTCAATAACATCATCATGAGGGTTAACAAAACTTAACCATGACATTGCTTTTTGTGAGTTTCTTACTTCATTAAATTCTAATAAATTAGAATCATAATATAAAGCTAATTGTAGAGAACCTAATTTATTATTACCAGTAAGTGTTTTAACAGGTATTTCAACCATATTACCTTCACTCACAGTTAAACTAGGTAAATTAATTTCAACTGTTGGTAAAGGTCTATCATACTCAACTTTTTCATCAATAACATAACTAGAAGCATTAGCTGGGTTATTAATTTCAATAGGTGTTAAACGAGCCATATGATAACCAGTTCTATTTGCGTCACCAGTAACCATAACATAATATGTTATACTAGTTTCACCAAAAGGTATTTCATATGTAAAGTCAGTAACACCAGCAATACTTGAAGTCATGTTTGTGTTAGGTGAACCCATAACAGTAGTGTATTCACTAGATGTAAAGAATTTAATATTGTTTACACCATTTGGCCATACGCTAAATCTACCAGAGATTTTACCAAAAACACCATAAGCATCAGATATTGTAATGTTATTGTTACCATTTACGTCAGCAGCGTAAAAATCAAAATCACTTGGTTGTCCAGTACCTAACACCCATTGATTAATTTGCTGTGCATCCGCAACTGAAATAACGTTACCAACATCCATAGTACCACCGTTTACAACTAATCTTATATCATAAAACGTAGCGTCAATTTGCTCATTAATAGCATAAGAACCGTTTAAATCAGTAAGATAATTGTTAACTAAAGTCCATGGACCGCCAGTTTTAAGTTTTTTCTCTAATGAGAATGGTAAATTTTTAGCTGGAGTATCGTTTACGTTCACAAAATTTGCTGTGTAAGTAAAAGTTTGTCTTAAGAAGTTACCACCATAATTGTGAAGTGATAACACTAAGTCATTACCAGCTTGGTCAGCACCCATTTGAGGAAAAGTTTGAACACCAGTCCATGTTAAGTTTCCAATAGACGGCAAAGAATCAAAAGTTCCAGCAGCAACATGGGTAAAAGCAATATTAAACAAATTACCGATTGGTAATGTGTATGTACTATCACTACCTGTGTATACTACAGTTATAGTTACGTAACCATTAGCATTGTTATCAACAAATTGTAAATCTAAATTGGTTGTAGAACCAATTAAAGATACAGCTGCTGATGAAAATGCTGTTTTATCATAAAACACTCTAAATTGAAGACCTGTAACTAACGAAGTAGTTGTATTAGCATAGGTTAATTTAGTGTTAGTAACACCTTGTACACTAGTACCAACGGTATAGTTCGTGTCAATTAAAACCCAAACACCGTTAGACGGTGCAACAGGTTCTTGTGCGAAAGTTGGTGTTATGAAACTAAATAATAGTAACGCAACACTAACTAATTTTTTAATGTTTTTCATTTTTCCGTTTTAAGCTTCGTTTGAGTTGTCTTTGTTAGATTTACCAAAAACTTTGTCAACCGATGCTAAACCTAGACATCCGAATGATAACATTGCGACAGCATTAACTAATGTGTCAGAAGGTTTGATATCACCATGTGAATAACTATTTACGAACATTGTTGCACATAAAGTTAATCCAGCGATGATTCCAACAAACCTTTTTGATGAGAAATTTCCTGTCTCATCTTGGAAAATTTGTGTAAAGAATTTTTTCATTTTTTTTAATTTTATTCTTTTGTTATTTTTTTGATGAAACATTTGCTTTCGCTTAAATATAAATATTGAAAAAAAGTTTAAAAAAAATCTTTATTTAAAAAAAAAGTAGTATCTTTGCATAAAATTATTTAATGCGATGAAATTGATTTTTAAATATAATTGGTGTGTACCCTACGAAGCTAGTGGTACTGAAATTTTTATAATAGAATGTGATAGTAAAATTAAATTACAAGTTTACGTTTTAGATAAAATAAAAGAAGTTAGGCAAAAAAAAAAATAACTACCTAACATTATTTAATTTTGAATTTTATAATTTAGATGAATTAGAGTACCAAATAGAATATAACGTATACACCTTAGATGAATGGTGTGAAAAAGAAATAATAAAAATAGAATAAAATGAGCAAACAACTAACACACGAGTTTCTAGTAGAAAATGGGTTAATACTTTTTGAAACCATAATTGGTTCTCAAGCATATGGTACCCAAACACCTACTAGTGATGTAGACAAAAAATTCGTATACATATTACCTATGGATTATATCTTGGGTACTGGATATGTTGAACAAATAAATGTAAATAAAGACTACACAGGTTGGGAACTTAGACGTTTCCTAGAATTAATGGAAACAAACAACCCAACGGTTCTAGAACTTTTAAACAGCCCAGGAGACTGTATAATCAGCAAACACCCTTTGTTTGACCTAATCCTTGCACATAAGGAGGATTTCATAACAAAACTATGTAAAAATAGCTTTGGTGGATACGCTAGACAACAAATTGTTAAAGCTAAAGGTCTTAACAAGAAACAAAACTGGGAAAAAGACAAAGTAACTAGAAAAGACTTGTTAGATTTCTGTTATGTTATTCAAGGTGATAAATCAATCCCATGGAGAGCGTGGAATGCTAACAAATATGATGAAAAATTTGTTGGTGCTGTGAATATCCCAAATGCGAGAGATACCTACGCTTTATTTTATGACAGCGTTGCTGAAATGCTTCATTCTGAAAATACTGATGAAGAACTTAGAGAGACTTATAAAGAAGCACTGAGAAAAGCTGGTAAATCAATGGGTATGGGTTATAAAGGACTTATCAATACTGGTCATGAAGATGAAGATGGTAAGATTAACTACGGTATCTCAAATCAATTACGTCTTTCTAGCGTACCTAAAGGTGAGAAAGTTATTGCAACAATAGTGTATAACAAAGATGGTTATTCAGAACATTGTAAAGACTATAAAGAGTATCAAGAATGGCTTGAAAACCGTAACGAAGCTCGTTATGTTGAAACACAAGAACATGGGCAAAGAATTGATGGTAAGAATATGATGCACTGTATGCGTCTTATCAGAATGGCAACAGAAATTGGTCAAGGTAAAGGGATTCAAGTAAGAAGAGAAGATAGAGAATATCTATTATCAATTCGTAGAGGTGAACTAGACTTAGATAAATTAATCGAAGAAGCGGATAATGCAATTAAAAATATGGATGAAGTTTTTGATAATTCCACTCTACCTGACAGAGTCCCTAAGGGTTTGGTAAATGCTCTTTTAGTTACTATCAGAAGAGAATTTTATGATTTGCCAATATCGGCAACAACACTTGAAAAAAGACTTTAAGATGGATATATTTGACGCACCTAAAAATTGTATAAGAACCAACAGTGGTTTATATATAAATGTTTTTGAACCAAAATCTGAAATGATTAATATTGAAGACATCGCACATGCGTTAGCTTCTTTGCCCAGATTTGGCGGTCATTTAAACAAACACTATTCAGTGGCGCAACATTGTATAAGATGTTGCGAAATGGCTGAAGGGTTTGAAGACAAAAAAGCAGCTTTGCTCCATGATGCTAGCGAAGCGTATATGTTAGATATACCAACACCAATAAAATCAATGTTACCAGATTATAAAAAATATGAGGGTAATTTAATGATGTTTATTGCAAATCATTTTGATTTTGAATACCCATTAAACGAAAAAGTTCACACTATAGATAGAGATATGTTAGTATATGAATGGGAAAATTTAGTGGTAAATGAATCTGAGGAATTTGAATGTTGGGACCATGCAACAGCTAAGTCTAGATTTATAGATGAATTTAATAATTTATTTAAATAAACTGTTATTTTCTAATAAAAATTGTATATTATCATCGGCTGTTTGACAGTCATCTATGAAGGAGAATATTTGCTCATTGGTAAGTATTCTCCATTCATTTTTAGCTTCAGTCTTAGTTTGGTGTTTTCTATGAAGCCATTGTTCTACTTTTAAGTAATTTTTACTTTCATATTGCTTTAATAATACAATCTTATTAGGGTTACCAGTTTGTAATTCCGATAATCTAATTTTTATATCTCTTTTTGTGACACCTATCTTGTAGGATTCATTTCCATCAATGTCTGTTTGTAGTAATAAATATACATGTCCCATAATCACAAATATATTAGAGTTTTTGTATTTTGTAAATATTTATAAATAAAAAAAATATGAAAGACTTTATAAAAAATAGACTTAGAGAATCTTTAGAACATGAAGAAGATTTACAAGAAATAAATTGGAAAGGATTAGCCGCTGGTGCTGCTATGACGTTGGGTACGTTAGGTGCGCAAGGACAAACGACAGAACCAACTACACAAACACAAACACCAACAACTCAAACAACACAACAAAAACCAATGTTCGGTACACCAGAACAAAGAGCTGCTGCTAAGGCTAAAAGAGAAGCTCAACGTAAAAAGAATTTTGATATTTCTGTAAATAATGCTTATGGAATGGGATTTGTTGAAGATATTGAAGAAGAAGAATTTAACACTGGTTGTAACATAGCCAATAATCAAGAATTAAAATATTTAGATGGTTCATCACCTGAATTCCCTAATTTTGTATATAGAGAAATGGAAGATGGTACCAAAGTTAAGATTAATATGAAAAAATATCTTAATTATATTAGAAAACAAAATAAACAAGCTGATGTGCCTTTAGATGGTTTACAAGGTCCTAATTTTAAATCAACAAAATGTGGTGTTTCTAAAGATGCTGCAAAACAAAGCAAAAGCGATTGGAGTAAAAAATAACCATTTTAATGGTTTTTTTAAAAAATCATATATTTATTATAAAAAAGTTGCAAAAAAACTTGACTTGTATTAAAACAGTTCGTATATTTGCATCGTATTAAATTTTAACGAAAAAAGAAACAAAACAAAATGAGAAATACTTTTAACATATTAGTCCTTTTAAGCTTATGCTTGCTAGTGGTAAACACAGCAGGGCTTTGCGTATGTTAAACTCATCTGAATAAGATAAGTATCTCTCACAAAAAGCCCATCCTAACCAGATGGGTTTTTTTATTGAATAATAATGCCGTGGTTCCTGAGTGGTCAAAGGGGGCGGACTGCAAATCCGCTGCGAAAGCTTCGTGGGTTCGAATCCCTCTCACGGCTCAATGATAAACTGAAAAAAAAATGGAAGGTAAAGATTACTTAGTTGGTTCATTTAGAACCAAAAACGGTGCTCAAGTTAACGTTTATAGAAATATTAAAAATATGGAAAAGAATGAAATTAAAAAGGACTTGTATAAGTCAAAGAATCTGGCTAAATTTAGCCACTATGTAAACGGAAACCTGTATTATAAGGTAGACGTGATGGACGGAACTTATCAGTTCCCAATAAAAACAGTACAGAAATCATATGTAATGGATACTAGACAAGTTGAAAAGATTCCAACACTAGTATTAGCAGAAGATTTAGGAACAACAAGTTTTGACGCTGAAATAAAGGGTTCTGAATTGATTAGATGGATTGAAAAAGCTATCGATAATGAAGATTTTATAAAAGTAGGGTAAAACCTACTTAAATGGGACTATGGTGTAGTTGGTTAAACATCCCATCCTTACAAGATGGAGACGAGAAGTATAACGCTGGTTCGAATCCAGCTAGTCCTACCAAAATAAATGGCCTTGTGGCGAAACTGGCAGTACGCACTAGACTTAAAATCTAGGGTCCCGAAGGGGGCGTGTGGGTTCGACTCCCACCAAGGCTACACAATATGCGGATATGGTGGAATGGTAGACACACTAGCCTTAGAAGCTAGGGCTCATTTGGGCATGCGAGTTCGAGTCTCGCTATCCGTACAAATCGCATCTGTAACTCAGTGGTTCAGTAGTGCTTCCTTTACACGGAAGAAGTCGGGGGTTCGAATCCCTCCAGATGCACTAAAAGATAGTTTCAGCAAACAAAAACTGGTTAAAAATTCACACTTAAAATGCGAACGAAGCGGTTCAAATCCGCAAAATATAACTATCTTGTTTTTGGCCGAGTGGCGTAATTGGTAGCCGCGCCAGTCTAAGAAGCTGGTTCTCGAAAGGGAGTGTGGGTTCGAGTCCCACCTTGGTCACAAATTGAAATATCAACATATTTATTAGTATGAAAACACTAATAAAACAATTGTTAAGAGAAAACATACTTGAATTACCAGATTACGCTGTTATTGAAATTACAATACCAATAGCATACATGGACCCTAAGTATTATTATCAAGCTGTACCAATAAATCAGTTGGATTCTGATAGGATATACATTTGGAAAGGTGCTGCTGGTGGTAAATCAATATCAACCAAGAGTGTTAGAGTATTAAAAACATTCAAATACAACGAAAAAGATGAAATGGACGTTTATCTTAATCAATTGAGAAACAACGAAATATAAAATATTTCAAAAAAAGTTGCAAAAAAACTTGACTTGTATTAAAACAGTTCGTATCTTTGCACTATAATTAAAAACAAAGAAAAAAAATGACTTTTTAAAAAAAGTCGCATATTTATAAACAAATACAAAAAGAAAACACAATGAGAACTTTAACTAACATATTTGATTTCGCATTTTTTGCAGCCGAGGAGGATTACTCTTTCGGAAGGTCAAACACTGTCATAAGTTAACGTTTAAATTAACGATATAAATGATAAGTCTGACCTAATAAGTCAGACTTTTTTTATGCAATAAATAATTGGTTCTGTAGCTCAGTTGGTAGAGCACTAGATTGAAGCTCTAGGTGTCGTGGGTTCGAGTCCCACTGGAACCACAAAAAAATGGCCCCGTCTTCTAAACGGAATAGGAAGCCACCCTTTCAAGGTGTGTAATGCGAGTTCGAGTCTCGTCAGGGCTACAATCTGGTTAAGATTCCAGTAATCAAAAATCTAAATGGTCTATTCGTCTAGTCGGTCAGGACGTGCCCCTTTCACGGGTAAAACACGGGTTCGAATCCCGTATAGACTACAATAAAAAGGTCCTATCGTTCATCGGCTAGGATGCCTCCCTGTCACGGAGGTGAGGAGGGTTCGATTCCCTCTAGGACCGCTGGTAACATCTGGTAATTTTAATACCAGTAAAAACCATTAAAAACAGGGATTATTAGTTTTATCTGGTAATGTCTGGTAATTTGGGGTCATAGCTCAACGGCTGAGCGCTTCCCTTGCACGGAAGAGGATGTGGGTTCGAATCCCATTGGCTCCACTAATTAGTTTCTATCTTTTTAATTTTTAAAGATATTTATAGATAAAAAAAGTATGAAATTATCACATATATTCAAGGATTTGTTAAATGAGGATTTTAAAACTCAAACACAGAAATTCATCTCTCAAGGTTATGAACCAGAAATTGTTAGGTCGTATATTGAAAAATTTAAATATATTAGAGATGGTAAGTATCGTGAGGCGCTTAACCCTGACTTAAACATCAACGTTCCAGTTGAAAAACGATTTGATATTGATGCGTACCCAACGTTTAATTCTCTTGAAACCCTAGTTGATTATGTGTCAGGTCAAAGACCAGTTAAAACCACTATGTCAAAACAAAATGATATTGAAGTTACTGGTGAAGCTGTTTATAACAAAGATGGTGTTGAAGTATTTTATGCTGACAATCCAAGAGCGTGTATTAAATATAAGGGTAGTATGCCATATAGTTGGTGTGTTGCTAGGTCAGATTCTTCAAACATGTTCTATACATACAGATTTAAACCATATGAACCAGCTTTTTATTTTGTTAAGGATGTAAAAGCTACTGAAAAAGAATTGGCAGATATTGCTAAAACTGGTACTGTTAGTGGTGGTTTTAAAAATAGATATCATTTCTTTGTTATTCAAGTACCTAAAAACCTTAACCCTGAAGATGACAACACCCCACAATACATAGTTACTTCAGCTAACAATGACGGGGATAATCAATTAAGTTGGAATCAAATTCTAGAAATAAACCCAAAATTAGCTGCTATAAAAAATGTATTGATTCCTAAACCTTTTACACCACAAGAAAGGGCGCAACATGAAAGGTTTAAAAAGGGTATAAATGATAATGAATTTAGGAAACTTAGTTACGAAGATAAGAAAGCTTATTTGGATATATACCCAACAATTGCTAAACCAATTACAACTAATCAATTTTTGATATTACCAGACGATTTAAAGAATCTATATGTTTCATTTGGTATTGGATTAGACGATGAACAATTTGATAGTATTAAAAACAACCCTAAATTACTTAAGCGTTATGTACAAATTAGTGATAGAAAGTTAGATGTTTATTTAAAAGCTGATAATTGGAATAGAACTAGTTATCGTATGATGTATACTGAATTGATAGTACTTCCAGAGGAAAAAATATCAGAATACTTAAACACTTTAAATAAAAAAGAAATTGGTAGTTTTATTGCGAATAACGGTGTTGATAAATTAGAAATGCTAGAGAAACTTGCTTCTGGTAAATTGGTTGGTAATTATTCTGATATTAAACCGATAATTGATGGTTTAAGAAAAAATAGTGGAATTAGATATAGAAGCAAATATAATGAAGAAACAGATGTAATAGAACTGTTAAACGAAATGCTTCCAGATAGTGTATCTGTTGAATATGGTGAATATTCAAATGAAATTATGTTTGAACTTTCTTCCGAAATAAAATTTGGTTATGATTTAGAAGGTGTTTTATCCAGCTTATCACAAGATAGTTGGGATTCATGGAATGATAGTTATTTTGATGGTTGGTCTGAAGGACTTAAAGAAGAATACGAAAACCAAATAGAATCAGTACTTAAAGACCAAAATTTAGTTAATGATTTAAGAAAAAATGGTATAAACCCAACACCAAAAATAGTAGAAACGTTATTAGAAAAATTTAATGCGAGTGAAAAAATAAAAGAACACATTGATGAAGTTTATACTGAAGCTCAATCTGTTAGTGAAAATCGAATATTTAGAGAGTTACATAATAAATTTACAAAGATAATAACTTACGAGAATAGTAATAGCGGTGGTTATTATGGTTCTAGTAGAAGAAATTTTACTGAGGTTACTATAAATATATCTAATTTTATTGGTGCTTTAATTTCAGATTCTGACATATTAACAAAAGATAAAACACAATTTGAAAGCGCTTTTGAATCATTATTAGAAGACTTATTAGAACAAGCCGATTTACCTACAACTCAAGAAGAGATAGACGAAGAAGTTAGAAATGGTGGTGTAGATATTGATAATGAAGCTATGAGTAACTACATAAAGGAAAAAATATATGAGATTATAGATGAAAAAATTTATAATAATGACGATGAATATAATGACGAAGAACGTGAAGAAATAAAAAAAACAAAATATGATATTCTTACAGCTTTTGAAAAAACACTTAAAGGGTTAGGTCAAGATGAAAATACTAATGAAATAGAAAATGATTTAGTTCGTATTGTATTTGATAGAAGTAAAATTAAAACCAATGGGTCGATTTATACCTCTGTTATTCATAAGAAAGATAATAGTACTTTTAATGGTTATATGTTTATTAATGACATCCCATCTTATTTTAAAAACTACAAATTATTTGAAGAAATAAAAAAAATGAAAAATTTAATCAATTAAATTTGCAAGATTAAAAATTTACTCGTATATTTGCATCATAATTAATATAAAACTTAAAATAAAAACAAGATGAGTAAATTTGAAAAAATGATTTCGGCTAGTAATTCAACAACATTAGCAAACAGAGCTAGCGATTTAGCTGAAGAAGTGTCTTTAGAGTTAAACTCTTTCATCAACAATTTGAAAAGAGAAAAATCTCAGTTGAAAAGTAAAATCAACAAGTTAACGGATTTAGCACCAGAGAACACTACATCTTTGAGACCTGGTCATCCAGAATTCAATGCTTCGAATTGGGTAGCTGAGTTACATCAATGTCGTATGGATTTAGCATTGAAAGATGTTGAATTAGCAGAAGCACAAGCTATCCACGATGAATACTTTGGTGAAGAAGCTGAAAACGCTAAGTAATCATGAGTACAAAACCGAAAGTGTATTTGGCGAAATCAAACAGAGCTAATCCAGAATTGGTTAGTAGAGTTCGCCAAACTCTTTCCAAATATGATATAGAAATCGTTGAATTTAAGGGTGGTCAATTTAGTCACAAACCAATGTTAGAATGTGAACAATTAGTAGTTGTACCAGACTTATCAGATGAAGAAAATATCGTAATTGGGAAAGGGTTGTATGAGCAAATTGAAAGATTTGGTTCCTCAAAAGGTTTTGAATATGTTTTAACTATCACTAGTGATAACATGTTGATTAAAGAACTTGATGATATTGATATAATTGATTATGATGATTACGTTGAATACGCTCTTCTACATTTTCAATCATCATGGGGTTCTGAACACTTGAAGGACGTTTTAGATGAAATTGGTTATAACCCAAAATCATCAAATACTTTAAAAACGTCTGGTAAATCAAATTATTATATGTTAATTGGTAAAAAAGTTTAAAAAAAACTTGCAAGATTGAAAAACACTTAGTATATTTGCATTGTAATTTTAAATAAACATCGTAGAGTGTTTGAGAGTAGTAGCTATTAGGAAAGTTCCTCCTCTTTATCGAAAGATAAATGAAACTTTGTACTGGCGGTGGTATCAAACACAAAGACGTAAGTATTGGGGTCTTACAACCCCAAGAATGGTACCGTAGCTCAGTTGGTAGAGCAATGGACTGAAAATCCATGTGTCACTGGTTCGATTCCAGTCGGTACCACTACAGTAAGACGGTTAGCCTTACGTAAAGAACTTTAAGACACCATGGAAGGTTTTAAAGGGAAATGACGCTAACAGCTGAGGAAGTGCTAGAACTTCTGGGTTTGCAGTTCGGACCCTCTCCCAAAGAAAACACTGCAATGGTACTATCATGGGAACGATAGTACCAAAACACGGGGATAGCATAAGGGCGGCAGTTCCTTGCAGAACGTATACTAGTTGCCGAGGGGTTCGACTCCCTTCTCCCCGACTAAATTATTAACTATGGCTACATTAGCACAAAAATCTAGACAAGCTAGAGCGTTAGCAATGCTTGAAACACAACTTAAAAGTGGTGTTAAAACTCAGAAAGGAACTTCTGACGTTAAAATCGAATTGACAGATGCGGATAGAAAACGTATCAACAAAGAGATTAGTAACTTAAAAGCGAAAGCTTAAAAAATAGGTAAAGAAAGATTATTTCAGCAATTTAAATCAACAGCCTCCTAAGCTCGTGGTCGCAGGTTCGAATCCTGTCTAGTTTTTCCTAGGAAAAGCAAGTAGCTCAGTTGGATAGAGCACGTATGAAAAAATTAATCTTGTTACCTACATATGAGGATAGCTCAGTTGGTAGAGCGCTCGGTGGTTCGCTGCCGAGAGGTTGCAGGTTCGAGTCCTGCTCCTTGTACAAAAAAATTTTTAACTATTATTTAACAAAAAAATTTTGTAGTTACAAAAATACTTAGTATATTTGCATTGTAAAACATAAACAATAACAAAATGAGTTTTTTTAAAAATCTAATCTTCGCTCAAGATGAAAATCCTAGTGAGGGTACTAGTACACCAGCACCAGTGAAACAACAAACAACAAGTAAGTTTCCTGATTCTGGTCAAGCAACAACTGTTGCAACACCTGTTTTTTCGTTTCCAAATTCTGAAACGACACCAACACCTACAACCTTTGTTTCTCAAGCAAATGTTTCTCACGAACACTTAGAGAAAGCTATTGAGTTATATGAAAAGGGTTTTGATTCTTTAAACCAAAATGGTTTTGATTTCTACGAGTTTTTCCAATCAGTATCACAAGGTGGTATCGCAAACCCTCAAGTATATACTATGGCTTATGCTATGGGAACAGCAATGGATAAAACTATTAACAAAGAGAAACTTACCTCACAAGCTGATTACTATATCGCTGAAATTACCAAAGTATACGATGAAAACGTTGCTAAAGGTCAAGGTAAAAAAGAAAGTTTATTGAGACAAAAAGAGTCTGAAAATCAAACATTAGCAAATGAGTTAACTATGTTCCAACAACAATTGGAAGCGTTGCAAATTCAAATTGTTGATAGACAAAATAAACTTCAAGCTATCAATGGTAAATACCAACCACAATTGGATGAAGTTGATAGTAAATTAAATGCCAACACAATTGCCAAGAGTAAAATTGTTGAGGCTATTGAAATTGTAAAATCAGGGATTAACACAAACATTAAATAAGATGAGTTCACAAACACAATTTAAACAACCAACTACATTAAACGCAAATTTAATGGAGTTACCAATCCTTAAGCACTTTGACCAAAATCAAATTGCAACTAAGGTAGACACATTCCGTAAAGGTGAGAAAAATCTTTTCTGGTTCATGAAATTAGCCGCATTTGGTGCTATTGGTTACGGATTATGGAAGTATGTATTACCAACCGTATTCCAAGCCATAGGTCATATGTTAGCAGTTGCCGCTACTGGGGTGATGATTGTAGGTCTTATAATCGCAGCACCAGTAATTCTTAAAGGGCTTAGAGCCTTGACTAGAAGTCTTCATAAGATGATTATCCGTCACGACCCTTTTGCTCAGTTGGAAATTGAGCGTCATAAGATGATTTCTAACCAAACAACATTTAGAGTTGCTAAAGGAAACATTGCTCAGTTAAAAAATGATATGGAATTAGAATCAAGCAGAGCGCAAACAGAAGCTGAGGAAGGGCAAAAGTCAATTCTTAGACTTCAAGCCAAAGCACAAAAAATCAAAACCAGAATGGACGAAATGGTTCAAAAAGGTGGTGTAGAAGCTAGAGGTGAAGATGAATATGTAAACTTGGCGTCTGAATTTCAAAAAGTAAACGCTGAAGCATTGCGTGTTTCAAATAAATTAACGCAAGCTAAAGACTTCGTTCAAAAATACGGTACACGTGCCAACATCATGAAGAAAATGGGTCAAAAGCTTACAATGGTTGAGACTGCTATGGAGATTAAAATCTCTGACTTTGATGCTACTGTAGAAATGCTTAAGAAAGACTATGAATTTGGTCAAAAATCTAACGCTGCTACAACTGCCGCTAAAAATGCAATGGGCTTCACCAAAGGATGGGAATTCGATTATGCTCTTGACGTTGTAACATCAACGATTGCCGCTGATATCGCGATTACAGCTGGTAACTTGAAAGACATCGAAACGCTTACAACTAACTATACGTTAGATTCTGATGAGTTGTTCGCTAACTTGAATGCTGTGGCTGACAAAATCAAAGTTGGTGAAGATATTATTCCAAGTTCAAAACAATACAACAACCCTGAGTACGTTTTGTCATCAACTGACAGACAAAAATCAGGTGGGTTTGGTGAGTTGTTCTAATCAAAGATAAAAAAGAACTGTTCGAGTACCTTTTGTTGACCATACATCCAAAAGTGAAGTGGTGGACAAAGATACTATAGGATTGGTGAGCCTAGATGAGTAAGTAACAAGTCAGAAGAGTCTTAGACCGTATGGGTAGTTCCTCTAACTGGCGAACATTAAAAAAACGTTAAATAGAAAAAAAAGATTTGGTACATTAAAAATATGTTTGTATATTTGTACCATAAAACAATAACATTAAAATTTAAACAAAATGGGAAGAATCCTTAAAATTCAAAAATTGACTACCTTTGCAGAAGGTGTAATTGTTGCTCTTGGAGCAGTATTGGTAATGGGTATCGTGTACTTCGTGTCACCAGGCCTACGTGTAGAAGTGTCTAAAACACTTGGTGGTTTAGAGCTTAATTCAGAAACCTTGAACAATGTAACAGCTGGTACTAAATTGCCGTTGCCATCTAGTACTCCATCAAGTGAAGTTGCTTCAAAAGGTCTTATTAGAATTGCAGAGTATGCATGGAATGGTAACTCTGGTATGATTGTAGCTAACGGTGGACCACGCACAACTGAGGGGTCGCTTATGGAAGCCGCAGGTGTAAACTTAGAAATTGTTCGTCAAGACATGGTTGGTGGTTTACGTGATATGCAAGTAAAATTCGTTGAAGAATTTGATGGTGGTGCCGCTTATCCTAAATCTGATAAATCAGCTGTTGCTGTATCTATCATGGGTGATGGTGTTCCATTCTATATCACAACTACACAAAAATCGTTAGATGAAAAATTCGGTAAGGGTAAATACCACGTACAAGCGATTGCACAATATGGTTTATCATACGGTGAAGATAAGCTTATCGGACCACAAATTTGGAAAGATAACCCTCAATCATTGAAAGGTGCTGTTATTTCTTCTGTAATCGGTGACGGTGACTGGGTTGTAGCTTGTAACTATGCGTTCGCTAACAAAATTCCAGTAAATCCAGACCCAAAAACTTACGACCCTAATGCGATTAACTTCGTACCATCACCAAATGATGACTTTATTGAATCTGTAAAAGACTTGATTAAATCTCAAACAGCTGGTTATACGGTTCCATTAAAAGAGGTTAAAGATGGTAAATTAACTGGTAAGACGGTTAACCGTAAGATTGATGGTGCTACTACGTGGACTCCAGGTGATAAGATGGCTTTCGATGCGTTGACTGGTTTCACAGATGTTGTTTCAACAAAAGAGTTTGTGAATCAAATGGCTACTACGCTTGTAATTGTTAAAGAGTGGGCTGTACAACACGATAAAGAAGTTATCAATTTATTGAAACAAACTTATGTTGCTTCTAATCAAATCAAACAATACGATGAATGGGCTCGTAAAGCGGCTGAGTGTGTAGCTAAAACATACAACGCAGAAACTGCTGAATACTGGTATAATATGTTCAAAGGACAAAAAGGTACCAAAGCTGGTTTAGGTTACGATGTTGGTGGTACAAGAGTATTCAACTATGCTGATGCAATGCAATACAACGGTATCTCTGATGGTAACAACAGATACAAAGCAGTATATGACCAAGTTTCCGCTTATTTGACTGACTTGAACCCATGTGGTTTCAATGAAACTTGCCCTGAGGGTGTTATACCTTACGATGACGCGGTTAACTTATACTTCTTAAAATCAATTAACATTGGTGATGCAGGTAAAACTGAAAAAATATCATATGCTGAAAACAAAACTAAAGTTTTAGCTAGTGGTCAATGGAACATCAACTTTGCAACTGGTAGTTCAGCTATCCAAGGGTCTGAAAAAGACTTAGAAACGATATATAACTTGTTAGTGCAAGCTGAGGAAGCAAAACTTAAAGTTGTTGGTCACACTGATAACGTAGGTAACTCAAATTCTAATATGGACTTGTCAAAAGGACGTGCTAACTCTGTAGTTGCATATTTAACAAGTAGAGGTATCTCTAAAGAACGTTTCCAATTGGTAGACGGAAAAGGTGATACACAACCTATCGGTGATAACAACACTGTATCAGGTAAAGCTAAAAATAGACGTGTAGAAATTACTCTATTAAAATAGTGTTCGTGTTTTAATTAAAAAGTCCCTGATTAACATCAGGGATTTTTTTTTATTATTATTTGGTAGTTTGAAAAATAAATAGTATTTTTGTATAAAATTATAACACAATGAAAAATATAATTAAAATGTTTGTCCCTTTTCAAACAATAAAAGGGTCTGAAAAAACAATAATGCTAACAATATGGTTAGTTTCTTTGTTTGCTATTTGGGGTGTTTGTGCTATGGGTACAACGCACTTGTTTCCAACACCGTCACAAGTGTTGAAAGGGTTTGGAACTATATGGACTGATGGTCTTATTGTTCATTTATTCAATTCTTTAGCGTTATGTGCTCAAGCTGTTTTAATTTCAGTTTTTATTTCTTTGTTTGTAACTTATTTAAGTACGTTACCATTCTTTAAGGGTTGGGCTGACTTTATTTCAAAGCTTAGATTCTTACCGCTAGCTGGTATTACATTTTACATCACTATTATCATTTCTAGTGCAAGAACTATACAAGTATGGGTACTTGTAATGTTTATGTCGACTTATTTGATTACATCGCTTGTACAGATGATTAAAGACATTTCACAAGAAGAATTTGACCATGCAAGAACGCTTGGTTGTAACAGATGGGAAATGCTTTGGGAAGTGGTGATTAAAGGACGTTTTGATTACGTATTTGAATTGGTTAGACAAAACCTTGCGATTGTATGGATGATGCTTGTAAGTATTGAGAGTATCCTTATCGCTGCTGGTGGTCTTGGTGTTCTTATTAAGAATGGTGATAAGGTTGGTGACAACGGACGTGTTATTGCGGTTCAAATTGTGATTATCCTTGTTGGTATCGTGCTTGACTTCTTGTTAACAAAATTAAGAAAATTAATATTCAGGTATTCTAACTTTTAAAATTAAAAATTATGCTGTATGTTTTAATCATTATTATTTGTGGGTTAATTGGTGGTTTAATAGTTATAACTATTGATTATTTGTTTAATTTATTTTCTAATAAAAAAAGTAATATAGTTACTTATGAGAAAATAAAACAAACACCTGAACAATTAAAAATTAGTAAACGTTTAGATGAAATGTTAGAAGAGTTTAAAAAATAAAAATTATGCCGTATACAACAAATGAAACGCTATTATACGTTGATAACGTAAGCGCAGGTTACGATGGGAAAGTCATTATTAAAGACATCAACATCATAGAAAGAAATGTAATAAGAAAAGACTTTGATTCAACTGGTCAAGTTATTGCAGTGTTGGGACGTTCAGGTAGAGGTAAGTCTACATTGTTTAAAGTTCTTACTGGTTTATTAAAACCAATGAGTGGTCAAATATTATTGGCTGATATGGATACTGACGATTCAAGCGATGCTAAACCTTTAGATGAAGGTGATGTTGGTTTTGTTGACCAAAAATACACGCTTTTCAGACATAAAACAGTTACTCAGATTTGTCAATACGCTATGCGTAAATCAACTTACCCTAAAGCAGAAAAAGATACTATCATAAACGATTATCTTACAGAATGGGGTCTTTTAGAACATAAAGACAAATACCCATGTGAATTATCTGGTGGTCAAAGACAACGTACCGCAATCATTGAACAAATGCTTACCAACAAACACTTTATGATTCTAGATGAACCTTTCTCTGGATTAGACGTTGGTAACATTGAAAAAGTTAAACAGTCTTTTGATAAAATTGGTTCGGCACATGAGTCTAACACAATTATGTTTTCAACACACGATATTAAACTTGCAGTTGAATTAGCTGATAGTATTTATATTATCGGAAGACCTGAAGGTGTTGATGATTATAGCACTGTTTTAAAACACTATGACTTAAAACAAATGGATTTAGCGTGGACACAATATAGTGATAAACATAGAGAATTGGTCAGTGAAATAAAAACTGTTTTATTGAATTCATAATGGGTGATTTAACAATATTAGTTATATTATCAAAAACAAAGTATTTATAAATAAAACAAAAAAAAAATATTAAAAATGAGTAAATTTGATGACTTGTTCAATGACTTCTTAAATGATAAGTCAAACAACAATAAAGATGATAACACCAATATGATGGGTGATTTATTTAAGAATATATCCAACATGAAAAACTTCGATAAAGAAGGGTTGATGAAAGAATTAGATAAAAATCTAGGTGAACCAGATGAAATTAAAAGCTATGAAGAAAATGGTGTGTTCTTTCAAAAACAAATTTGGCACACAAAACATGGTCAAGTAATTAAAACTATAATTTCAGACGTACCCTTTAAAAAGAAAAAAACTAGGGTTCCATTAGAAAATCAACTTGAAATCGCTGTTGAAGAAGAAAATTATGAGTTAGCGGCGAAGCTTAGAGATAGAATAACAAAAAGAAACGAAAAGAAAAATAAAAAATAAAAAGCTGGTTTTCAGTTATTTATAAATTATTTTAAAAAAAGTTACAAAAAAACTTGACTTGTATTATAATAGTTAGTATCTTTGCACTATAATTAAAAATAAACAAAAAAAGAATTTTTACAAAAAACAACATATTTATAAACAAATAGAAAAAACAAAGTTATGAAAACACAAACGACATATCAAACGCAATATCAACCTAAGGGCGGGAAACCGTTCAGGTCGACTGGGTGTGTCATGTTTTCAGACTTGACAACAATATAGTAAGTACGTAAGTACAAATTATAGACCCAGTTCAGAGTAAAATCTAAACTGGGTTTTTTTATGCAATAAATTACTGGTAATGCGCGAGATGGTTTAAGCGGTCGGACTTGGAATCCGATGAGGGCACAAAGGTAGTGTCTTCCACAGGTTCGAATCCTGTTTACCAGACAAGAAATACAAAACACAAAACAAAAAAATGAAAACAATAAAGAACATAAAGAATAAACGCTAACGCACTCAGCCAATTGGTTATGAGTGTAATATACCCTCGTAGCTCAGTTGGTTAGAGCACCTAACTTTTAATTAGGGAGTCAAGAGTTCGAGTCTCTTCGGGGGTACCAAAAAACCAGAAATGGTTAAATGCTTTCGAAGCTCATGTGGACGGGCACTCCGCTTTTAACGGAGGGGTAAAGGGTTCGAGGCCCTTCGGGAGCACAAATATTACGGGTAGTAGAGGAGTCAGGTTTATCTCGCTGGCCTTGGACGCTAGAGCACGCTGGTTCGAATCCAGTCTACCCGACGAGACGAGACTGTTACTAATTCATAGGGGCCCATTCATTTTAAGTGTCTGCGTAGAATTAGAAAATTGCGACTGTCGCCTAGTTGGTATGGCACCTGACTTCCAATCAGGAATAGGGCGGGTTCGAGACCCGTCAGTCGCTCAAATATTGGAAGATGATGTAATTGGTTAACATACGACACTTTGACTGTCGTTTTTAGGGTTCGAGTCCCTATCTTCCAACTAAAGGGTGGTTTCAGCAAGTTAACAAACATCAAATTTTTACTTTGAATCGTAACATGCCATCCTGAATTTGGGTCCATTGAGCAACTGGCTGGCTCGCCTGACTGTAAATCAGGTTCCTCTGGACGTGGGGGTTCGAATCCCTCTGGGCCCACCAATATATGCCTCCGTAGCTCAGCAGGCCAGAGCAACTCCCTTGTAAGGAGAAGGTCGCAGGTTCGATTCCTGTCGGAGGCTCTAAATCAATGTAATATTATGGAAGGGTTAAAATTTAGTGGTCGTTTTATGACCAAAGAGGGAAAAAAAAGATTTCTAAGAGATTGGGAACTTAAAAAAGAAGAATTAAATGGTATTGGCAACGGTCCAATAAAAATTGAGATACCTGAGTTGAATGTTATTTTTTATGCTAAAAACATTGAAGAAGCTAAAGAAAATATAAATGAAGCTGGTTTAGTACAAAAAATAATTAACAAAAAATAGTTATGTTCAAAAATAGTTAGTATATTTGCAACATAAATATAAAACTATGGATTGTACAACTCAAATTGTTAGCAGAATAAATGGTGAGTTAATTGATAAACCAAAAAAACCATTTGATACACTTGAGCAAGCTATCAAGCACGCTAAGGGTGTGAACGCACTACCAGATAGAAAATTCAAAGTGGTGGCGTATAAATGTAAATCATGTCATAAGTTTCATGTTGGTAGAAATGGCAACACGATAAGTGACAAAGAAAAAGAAAAATGGAAACCACAAGGTTTCAAGATAGTTGGTAAAATCGACTTTAAATGATATACTGGTTTTTGAGACCGATTTACCGTTAGGAAAATCCTTTTAAGGGCTGAGACTTTATGTCAAGCGTAGCAAACGGTCTTAGGAGATTAACAGAATACAAATGGGGTGTGACGGATGCAGAGAGAGAGGCATAAATGCAGTAGTAGCTCAATTGGTTAGAGTATTGGCTTGCCAAGTCAAGGGTTGCGAGTTCAAGTCTCGTCTACTGCACTAAACCCATCATTATGATGGGTTTTTTTATTTATGTCAGATATTTATAGTAAAAATTAAATATTATGGCAAGAGCAAAAAAAAGACCAGCAGCTAAACCTAACAGAGGTAACGTAGTTAAAAGAAAAAAATTACTTAAACAAAACGAAGAAATTCTTAGTAAATTCAAATAAATATGAAGTCACTAATAAAGGTGTTGTTAAAATAAAAAAAGAGGGGATACCCCTCTTTTTTTTTAGCGTTTTCCTTGGCCTTTATATTTTTTCAAATAATTCTTAGACTTCTTCAATTTTGAAGATTTACATTTAGAATGAACTCTTGGTCTTTTCTTTTTAGGTTTTTCGATTCTCACAGAAACACTAGCTGATTTTGATTGTGGTTTTGCCATAACATTAATTTTTAATATAAATATTGTTATTTGATAAAATAATTCGTATATTTGTAAAAAATTTGAGTATGAAAACAGATATAAACATTAGCATTGATACAGAAAGCAAAACTCCAATATCAATAAACAAACCTGAGGGTGTCAACCCACCAACTACAGCTGAAGAAGCTAAAGAGGTGATTACCACAGATATAAAGTGTTTAACAGAAGCTTTGTGTTTTATGGTTGGTGTGGCTGAAGATAACGGTTATGTTAACGCTAATGAAACGTTAACACAAATAATAGTAAGATTAAATAAAGATTTAAAGTAATGGAAAAGTTTAAAGGAGATAAAATAAGTGCAATACACTCGTTTACGGTGTTCCCACAAGACTTAAACTATGCTGACACATTGTTTGGTGGTAAGGTAATGGCTGAAATGGACGTTGCTGGTGTTAAGGTTGTTCGTAGAGCAATATATGAAACTGATTGTGATGGTGCTGTGACAGCTAGTGTTGATAAGATTGATTTTAAAAAACCAGCTTTTCTAGGTGATTTGATTACAATGAAAGCCGATATAAAAGCATTGGGTAGGTCATCAATTCAAGTTAAAATTACAGTAACTAGAGAAAGTCAACGTGGTGATATTGAAGAAATATGTGCTGCTAATTTTACTTTTGTTACTATGAAAGATAAAAAATCTCATCATCATGATTTGAGTTTTGAGAAATTGTTAAACAAATAAGATTACAATGGATGTATTAGATTTAATTAGAGCTATACATAAGTCTGATAAGATTATAAGTTCGTGTGAAACTTGTGACCACATAGAAAATGCTGAAAAATATTTAGAAAATTTTAAACAACAATCAAATAATGAAGAATTTTATGTCAAATTGGTTAAAAAACTTAACATTAAAAGACAACAACTTAACTGCGATTTCAGAATTTAATTCCCAGTCTATAAATAAAATAAAAGGTAATATTTTCTATCAATTATTTTCAAAACCAAATCTTTATTTAAAAGTTCTGTTGTTAAGAACTATCGGTATGGGTTTATTTACCTTTATGATTTGGTTTTTAATCAAAATTTTTGAGTTTACATCTTTTACTATACCTTCAGCTATGCATAGCCTTATTGGTATCGTTATTGGTTTGTTATTGGTGTTCAGAACCAATACAGCTTATGACCGTTGGTGGGATGGTAGAAAAATAATCGCTAGTTTGTCTAGTGAAGTTTCTATTGTAACCGCAAAATTAAATACTTTAAATTATGGTTCGAAACCATATGAAGAGCATAAAGTTGTAACACTTAAAAAAGAAATGAAAGAATTTTTGTTGGTGCTTAGAAATTATCTAACAATTGGTGAGGATAATGAACATTCCGTTAGCTTTCATTTAAAACAAACAGAATCTTTAGAACTATTATTTAAAAGTGTTTCCAGACTAGATGAAGATGATAATCTTAAATCAATATTAAACAATTCCATCGTTAAGATGATGGAGTATTCTAATCAATTAGAACGTATTAAAAACACACCAATACCTTTATCTTATGTGTTTCACATAAAAATTAGTGTGTTGATTTATTTATTAACTTTACCTTTTGGTATGTTTCATGATTTGGGTATTTGGTCTGTTCCTTTGGTTATGTTGATTTATTACATAATTGCTGGTGTTGAAATTATCAGTAGTGAGATTGAAAATCCATTTGCTGGAGACCCTAACGACTTACCAACATACAAGTTATTTAAAACAATGTTGGAAACATTAAAATCCTAAATATGCAAGGTACATTTAGAAAAGAAATACATGGAAACGAGTTATACCTGTTCAATGCAAAAGGTGAACTTATTTTCAAGCGATGGCTTAATCAAGGCCGTTCAGTTGTGTTTGATGTGATGAGTTACGACAAACAAACATTAGTATCAATAACAGAAGAAACTTTAAAAAATAAAAAAAGATGATAAACATAATAGTAGCGATGTCGACTAATTTTGTCATAGGTAAAAACAATGATTTACCATGGCATTTACCTACTGACATGAAGTATTTTAAAGAAACTACCAACGGACATACGGTGGTAATGGGTCGTAAGTGTTGGGAAAGTATTCCAGAAAAGTATAGACCATTACCTAATCGTAATAACATTGTTATGTCTAGAGACCCAAACTATGTAGCTAATGGGGCGACTGTTTCTGATGATTTAGAACGTATTTTAGTATCACATGAAAACAGTGATAAACAAGTGTTTATTATTGGTGGTGCTGAATTATACAAAGAAGCTTTTAAATATGCGACAAAAGTTTATTTAACACAAATATATGCCAATATTGAAGGTGATATATATTTAGAAGGTTTAGAAACTGGAAAATGGTGTTTAAAAGAGGGTAGTGAAGTGTATGAAGAGAATGGTTTAAAGTTTAGATTTGAACTTTATGAAAAAAAAGAACAAAAAGATTGTTTTTAAAAATTTAATTTAGTATCTTTGTGATATATGGCAAAAGAAAGAAAAAAAGCAGTTGTAAAACCTGTAATTAAACCGATTGTCCCTAAAAAAAGAGAAACTGCTGAAGAACCAGAAAAAAAACCAGTTGTTGAAGCGACAAACAAAGAAGAAAAGAAACGTAAGAATGATTTTAAAACCATCAGAATAGCATCCAACGCAGATATTGAAGAACGTAAACATATATCTGAAAGAGTGCAAAAAGGTGAATTAACACTAGCATATTATGCTGTTGATGGTGAAAACTCATATCATTATTATTTTATAAATAAAAATTAAAAATTAAAAAATATGACACTTAAAGAAAGAATAAACGCTGATTTTATCGAAGCGTTCAAAGCAAAAGATATGGCTAAAAAAACATTTTTGGGTATCTTAAAGGGTGAAATACAAAACGAAGAGGGTAGAGGTACTGTTTCAACAGATGAATCTGTATTGAATATTATCAAGAAAATGGAAAAATCTCTTAAAACTACAAATACACCAGAATCGATGTCTGAGTTAGAGTTTATCAAACCTTATTTACCTATATTGATGGGTGAAGATAAAATCCGAGAGGTTTTGACAAACTATAAAAATAACGGAATGACTAATATGGGTCAAATGATGGGTGAGTTTAACAAATCATTCAAGGGTATGGCTGATAATAAATTAGTTTCTGAAATTGTTAAAGAAATTCTTGCGTAATGGATATTGTTACTATTATTTTCGCTTACGTATTGTATTTCCTTTTAGTTCATTGGGTTGCTGATTTTGTTTTACAAAGCGAAAAAATGGCGTTGAATAAAAGTACTAGTAACTATTGGTTGGGTATACATGTTAGTGTTTACACCTTAACGACAATTTTGTTGTGGTGTTTATTGTTTTCAATTATTGGTTTACATGCAACATTTTTACAATATATCTCAGCGGCTATGTCAATATTCGTAATGCATTTTATAACAGACTATATAACTAGTCGTATAACTGGAAAGTATTACAGAGCCAATAAAAACCACGAATTTTTTGTTACTATTGGGTTCGACCAATGGTTACATTACTCACAAATATTTATCGTAATAAACTATATAATTTTATAAAAAATGAATAAACAAGAGATTTTTGCAAAGCTAGATGGGATGTTAGCTGATTCTAAAAAAAGGGGATTTTTAAACCATTTAGTACGTTCATACGTACCGATTAGTAAGGTTGAAAAAGTTTTTGAAAAACCAACAGGTCCTTTCGTTTGTGTGTTAAGTAACACAAAACTATTCTCAATCCAAGATATTTTTGAGGGAATTCAAACAGAAGAATTTAAAAAAGAGTTTTTTGATAGTCTTAAATTTGCGTTGGATGATAAAGCTCCAAGTATCACACCGATTAAAAAATTAATTGGTGATAGAAAGTTAGGTTTGTCTGGTGATAAAACTACAACTTTTATGTCGTTGGATAGTTACCATGAATTCTTCGACTGGGTTATTACCAAATCATTAAGCGGTGATAAACACATCAATTGGTTATTGGGGGATATCAGACGTGAAAGCTTTTTAGATAGAGCAAAACAAATTGGAGATGAAAAAATCCAAAACAAGGTAAAAAAATTAGAACCAAAAAAACATGGCGCAAGTTATTCATTGGGAGCAGCCAGTGATGCGCTTTTAAAATTAAAAGAACAATTAGAAAAAAATGAGATTAAAAATAGATAACCAAAATGTTTGGTTTGCATCTGATTACCATTTTTGTCATTCTAATATTATCAAATATGATAATCGACCATTTGCCAATGTGCAAGAAATGGACCATACTCTTATAGAGAATTGGAACGAATTGGTAGATGTAAACGATACGGTAATCTATATGGGTGATTTATGTTTTGACCGCTCAGGCGGTGCAGCTAAATCCATAGTTGACCAACTAAACGGTAAGATACACTTCGTATTAGGTAATCATGACAAAGAAAAAGATATCAGAAAATTAGGTAGATTTGAAACGGTCAGCGACTATATCAATCTATCAATATTAGACGAAGAAAACCCTAGAAAACATCAAGGGATTATGATTATGCATTATCCTATATTATCATGGGATAAGTCACATCACGGTGAATGGCATTTACATGGCCACTGTCACCAAAGTCTTGTACCAAACAACCCAGAGTATTACAAAAGAAAAGTCTTAGATATGGGTTGCAATGGATGGGATTATAAACCTGTTAGTTATACTCAAATAAAAGAGATAATGAAAAATAGAGAAATTGAATCGGTAGACCACCATTAAAATAAAAAAAATGAGTAAAAATACAGTTAAAGAATTAATGCCAGAAGCATTTTTAGAAGCAATTAAAGGAACTAATAAAAAGAAAAAAATGGATGAACTTGAAATTAAATATGTAGACCCAGCGGAAACACAAGAAAACTTAGAAGATGAGTTTGATGATTACACCAGTAATGAATTTACTGAAGATGTATCATTTGTTGAATTTGCGATTATTAATTCCTATTTTCACGATTTATACGTGAAAAAAGAAACCAAAGACATTTCTGTTAGAATGTATGGTGACACTGACAATATCGGTAGAATCACTATTGGTGGTTCTTTCAACAATATCGATTCATTTTGGTTTAACTGTACTTTTGCTGGTGACGATAACGATTGGTTTGTACAAACCAAAATGTTCACAGATGGTAGAGGTGATTTAATTAACCAAGTACACATCACAAGCAAGAAAGGTCTTAAATACAAAGAATTTGAAGATACATTCAAGAAAATCAAATCTCTTGCGTTTAACAACTCAGAGTACAAAGGGAAATGTATCAAAATTTCGCTTATTGAAGGTCGTTTTAAAGGTATCTCTGTAATCGATATCAAAGAAGCTTCGAATGAATTAATTATGACCGAAGTTCAACGTAGATACATTGAACACTTTATTTCTCGTGTGGCTAGAGGTGGTAGTGCTAGATATTTGTTGAATGGAGAGCCTGGTACGGGAAAAACCGAAAGTATTCGTGAAATTTGTCGTCGTCTTATCCCAGATGTTACATTCGTAATTCCAGACTTTACAACAACTGGTGATTTGAATTCAATCATGGAAGCTTGTGAGATTTTTGAAAGCGCGGTAATCATCATGGATGATATTGACTTATACTTAGGTTCACGTGATAACGGTTCCTATACAAGAATGCTTGGTCAATTCTTATCGTTCTTTGATGGTGTTAAGAAACGTAAAATTAGTTTATTGGCTTCGACAAACGACAAAGGACTTGTTGATAAAGCGGCTGAGAGACCAGGTCGTTTCAATTTCACTTTAGATTACACCTTCTTAAACGAAGAACAAATCATCAAAGTTTGTGATATCCACTTACCAGAAAAATGGAGAATGAAAGAAGTATACGATGCTCTTACAGAAAACATCAATGGTAAAAAACCTAACATTACTGGTGCGTTTATCGCTAACTTAGCTGAAAACATTGTTGAAATGTCAGAAGAAGATGATAAATGGACGCTTGATGATACGATAAGTCTAATCAAAGAGTCTTATAAAGGGTTCTATATGAGCCAAGTAGATAAAGAAAAAACCAAAATGGGTTTTGTTAATTAAAAAAAAAGTCCCAATAATTTTTTTATTGGGATTTTTTGTGTATATTTGCAAAATAAAATTATAAAAAAATGGAAGATTTAAAAAGAAATGAAATTGGTGTGATTATCGGAAGATTTCAATTACCAGCATTACATGAAGGGCATATTTCAGTATTAGATTATGTTACTGAACATCATTCAAATGTTGTTGTGTTTTTAGGTGTACCTAGAATTCAAAACACGAAAAGAAACCCATTAGACTTTTCAACTAGAAGAAAGTTAATCCAAGAATCATATCCTGATATTATTGTAATGGCTTTACCTGATAACAGAAGCGATGAAAAATGGAGTGAAAATGTTGATAATACATTATCGACTATATTCCCAGAAACCAACGCTATTTTATATGGTAGTAGAGATTCTTTTTTACCATATTATTCTGGTAAACATAAAACACAAGAAATTGAACAAGTAGGGTCACATAACGCTACTGAAATAAGAGAAGAATGTTCAACAAACGTTTTAGACTCTGAAGATTTTAGAGCTGGTGTTATTTATGGGATTTACAAACAAAGACCAGTAACATATCCAACTGTCGATATTGTAGTTGTAAATAATGAAGGTCAAATCCTTTTAGCTAGAAAACCTGCTGAAGATAAATTTAGATTTGTTGGTGGGTTTGTTGATAGAACTGATGCTTCTTATGAAGTTGCGGCTAGAAGAGAATTATTTGAAGAAACTAAATTAAGTGGTTTAACACCAACTTATATTGCTAGTCAGCAAATTAAAGATTGGAGATATGGAAAAGAAGAGTCTGGGATTATGACTACTTTGTTTCTATTTTACGAATGGGACCAAATGGGTAAAGCTGAGGCTTCTGATGACATAGCAGAGGTTAAATGGTTTGATTTAAGTGATTTATTTGAACATTCACAAGAACCAAGTCTTGGTGAGGGTCATATCACACCAATCAAATACACTTGGAAATTGAATGATAAAATAGTTCCAGAACACATTGAATTAATGCAAACGTTTTTAAAGAAAGTAGTAACTAATAAATTAATTAAATAATATGAAATTATTAGAAAAATTAAATATTGATTTAGAATATAACCCATTAGTAGTCTTTGGGTCATTTTTTGGTAGTGGTAAGTCAACTATTTTGACTATATTGGCTTCTGAATGTTACAATAACGATAAAAAGATATTGTATTTAACAGAAACTAAAGGGTTACATACTATAAAAAAGTTTAACAAAGCTTTAAATGAAAAAAACCTAAATTCTAAATTAACGGTTGTTTCTTTAGGGTTATTAGACACTGATTTAGAACTTTTCTTTAAGAAAGGTTATGATTTAATCGTAATTGATTATCCATATAATCATAGTGATATTGACAAAATATCTAGATTTTCTAGCAACTACAAAACAACAGTTTTTTTAAGTGTACAATTATCTAGGTTTGAACCTCAGAACGGTGTTTTAGAAACTAACAGAAAACCACTACATGCTTCTGATGTTTTTGTGATTGTAACTAGAAAAGAAACAAAAAAACAAAATATTTTAGCTAAACTTATGTTTTGGAAAAAACAAAAAAATGTTAATTTACGTGTTTTTAAAAACAGATTTGGAAATGAATTTTCCTTAGATGTACATGTTGATTTTGAAAATGTAAAATTTAAATGTTAGTATAAATTGTAAAATATAAAAATAAATAGTATATTTGTATAAATTTTAATTATTATGAGACTTAAAAGAAATATTATTCGAAAACTAGAACAAGCTATCGCTAACGATGATATGTCATCTATTAAATCGATTGAAAAGGTTCTAAAAAAAGTATTGGAAAAACCAGAAAACTTGGTTTTATGTTCTGATGCTTACAAGTATTCACACCACAGATTCTATGGTAGTGAAATGACCAAAATGGTTTCTTATTTGGAATCAAGAGGTGGTAAATTCTCTGAAACCGTATTCTATGGCCTTCAAATTATCCTTAAACGTTTCTTAGAGGGTGTTGCTATCACAAAAGAAGAAGTTGATGAAGCTTACGAATTCTTAGGTACTAAATACGGTGTATTTGGTCGTGATGATGTGTTCGACAGAAGTAAATTTGATTACATTGTTGAAAAATACGATGGTCATTTACCAGTTAGTATCAAAGCGGTGCCTGAGGGAACTGTTGTAGGTACTCACAATGTACTTATGGTTATTGAAAGCCTTGACCCTGAGTGTGCATGGTTAACTAACTTCTTAGAAACAATCTTGTTACAAGTTTGGTATCCAATTACTGTTGCTACGTTATCAAGAGAAGTACGAAAAATTGTTGATGAAGCTTATAGAAATTGTACTTCATACGATGATGGTCTTAGAAGTTTCCTTGTAGATTTTGTACTTAATGATTTTGGATTCCGAGGGGTATCATCAGTTGAATCAGCTGGTATTGGTGGTTCTGCACACCTTGTAAACTTTAGAGGTTCAGATACGCTTATGGGTTCAAAATTCATTGTAGAAAACTACAACACCGACACTATTTATGGTTTATCTATCCCTGCGACAGAACATTCTATTATGACTCTAAGAGGTGAAGAAGGTGAATTAGATTTAATGAAACGTGTTTTAACACTTTTCCCAACTGGTATCGTTGCTTGTGTGTCTGATTCATTCAACATTTTTAGAGCGTGTAAAGACTATTGGGGTGGTGAATTGAAAGAATTAATCCTGTCAAGACCTACTGAGCCTGGTAATCAACTTGTTATCCGTCCTGACTCTGGTCACGTAATCAACTCACTAAGAGAGATTTTCCACATTCTTTTCGAACAATTTGGTTATACCGTAAACGAAAAAGGTTACAAAGTTTTACCTCCACAAGTTCGTGTTATTCAAGGTGATGGTATCAATTTAGAGTCTATCAAAGAAATCTACGCATTGTTGGAAGAAGAAAAAATATCACCAGAAAACTTAGCGTTAGGTATGGGTGGTAAATTACTTCAAGCTGGTATTGACCGTGATACTCAAAACTTTGCAACAAAAGCTTGTTTTGCGGTACTTGATGGAAAAGAAGTTGATGTGGTAAAAGCACCAACTGAAATGGATGCTGATGGTAACATTACCAAATCATTCAAGAAGTCTAAAAAAGGACGTTTGAAATTGGTTAAAAATGAAGATGGTACATACAGAACAGTTACATCTTCAGAGGTTGAATTTGATACTGTAAAAGACGAGTTAGTTGAAGTGTTTAACATGGGTAAGCTAACACACGAATGGTCTTTTGAACAAGTAAGAGAAAAAGCGAAATTATAATATGGTTAAGTATGTAACAAAAAAAACAAAACATAACACAGAATTTAATCTAAAATTGGATAATGACAAAGTTATGGTTAAGTTTGAACCAACTTTCACTCATGATTACATTATGGTTACGGAATTTCTAGAAAAACATAGATTGACTAACCATGAAAAGATTGTTTTAATGAATGGGATTTATGATTTGGGTTTCATGTTATCGTATAAACCAATTTTAAAAAAAAGATAAATTATGTTAGAATTTTTAGCAAATAGTTACGTTATACTTATAGTAGGTATCGTAGCAGCCATAGTGACGATGATTTCACTAGAGGTAGAAGAAGAAGGGTGGGCAACAACCGCTGTAAGTATAGCGTTAGCTTTGTTGCTTTGGAACTACGGACATGACCTTTGGTCGTTCGTTAAAGAGGATTACGGAACAACTTTATTGTTTGTTTTGGGTTATCTTGTGGCAGGAGTGGTGTGGTCATTCTTGAAATGGAATGAATTTGTTAAGCGTAAAGTTAGCATCTACAAAAAAGTTAGAGCTGAGTTAATAGTTAAAAGACCAGATTTTGATGAAAACAGTGATAAAAGTGTGGAGATGTTATGTCAAAAACTTAGAGAGAATAGAATCTCTGTTTGGGGTTACGAAGTTAAAACAATGGCTGAGTTAAAACTTAAAATAATGCCAATAGGTAGTGAAAACAAAGCTAGTATTATTGCTTGGATTTCATACTGGCCATTATCTTTGTTGGCAACGTTGTTAAACAATCCATTCAGAAGACTTTTTGAGTATGTATACAGTCTTGTTGCTAATGCTTATGATAAAATAAGTCAAAAACATTTTAAATCTTTAAATGACTAATCATGAAAACAGATAAATTCATATTTTTCTGGGGTGGTACCTTTAGTCAATGGTGCCCCTCAAAGTTTGTTATCGATGGTGTTGAATATAACTGTTGTGAGCAATACATGATGGCTAAAAAAGCTTTGTTGTTTGAAGACGTTGATTCTTACAACAAAATCATGAACACCAAAGGACCTAAAGAACAAAAAGCCCTAGGGCGTAAAGTCAAAAATTTCAACAAAGACAAATGGGAAACTGTATGTCGTGAAGTTGTGTATGAGGCTAACTACGCTAAGTTTAGTCAAAACTCTTTGATGAAAAAAGAGTTGTTGCGAAGTGGTAAATTAGAAATAGTTGAAGCTAGTCCAGAAGATAAAATCTGGGGTATTGGTATGCACGAATCACATCCAGACATTAACGACAAAACAAAATGGCAAGGAACCAACTGGCTTGGTGAAGCTATTATGAGAGTTAGAGATAAATTTGATGAAGAGGAAAAATGGCATTAAAAGACAATTACCAAAAAAACGATTTCCTAATCAAAAAGACTGGTAAATACAAAACGTTAAGAAGCGGAATAGTAAAACACGTTCTTAAAATTGGAAACCATCGATTGAAAACAATCGATACGGTTTTAAACCCGATAATTATAAATGGTAGAAGAAGATACAGCGCTGAAACTGTGTTCTTATATCGAGATTTAACAAGACCTGTATTAAGTATGATAAAGTATATCGATGGCGATTTGGTCCGAGATGCCGACCAATATGACGTAATTGCGCATTGTTGCAATTGCTTCTGCACGATGGGTGCTGGTATAGCCCCACAAATTAAACATAAGTTCCCTGAGGCGTATGCTGCTGATTGTACAACAACAGTTGGGGACCAGAATAAATTAGGTACCATAACCTATACTGAAAACACAACACCTATTGTTGTTAACTTGTATGGTCAGTATGACTACAAGGGTAGACAGTTTGGTAAAATGGACTTAGACTATGCCGCTTTGCGTTCAGCACTAGCTGCTATGAAAGATAAGTTTACTGGTAAAACATTTGGTTTACCTATGATTGGCAGCGGTTTAGCTGGGGGGTCGTGGAATATCATTGAAAGGATAATCCAAGAGGAATTGAACGGTGAAGATGTAACTGTTGTAAAATATGTTCCATAATGTTTGATTTTTCAAAATAAATTCGTATCTTTGCGGTACGAATTTATTTTTTATGAAAGCTATATTTTTAGACATAGATGGTGTGTTGAACGTAATGCACAGAGAACGAGATGAGTTTGGTGCGATTTTCCACCAAAATTTTGTTGACAACTTAGGAAAAGTTATCAATGAAACTGGTGCGAAAATAATCATAAGTTCATCATGGCGTCATGGTGGTTTACAAAGGATGATTGATATGTGGGTGTTTAGAGAATTGCCAGGTGAGGTCATCGGTATAACACCAGATTTATGGAATGAAATTGAAGGTGAAGATTTCTATGAAAAGTTGCAAAGAGGTCATGAAATCCAATCAGTGTTGGATAGAAAACCTGAAATCACATCATACGTAATTTTTGATGACGATGATGACATGTTACCGTCACAAAAAGGTAATTTTGTGATGTGTTCAAATAACATAAACCACCCTGATTGTATTGATATAGGTTATGGTTTAACAAAAGAATGTGCTAACAAAGCAATTCGTATTCTTAACAGATAAATTTATGAAAGCATTATTTTTAGACCACGATGGGGTGATATGTCTAGGTAGCGAATTTGGTAGCAGATTCAAAAAACAAAAAAGAAGCGTTAGTCAAACAATAGCTAATGGTTCTATTCCAGTGATGGAACGATTTGATAATTTCAATGGTAAAGCAATTAAAGTATTGAATGAAATACTTGAAAAGACTGGTGCTGAAATTGTTGTTTCCTCTGATTGGAAAAAATGGGCTAATGTTGAAGAATTAGGTGAGTTTTATGAATCACAAGGTATAATTAAAAAACCCATAGCACTAACACCAAACCTTAAAGATTTTGATGAATATAGTGATGCTTTATTCCACTACAAAGGTTGGTATGAACGTGCTAGAATACTTGAAATTGAACATTGGCTTAAGAATAACCCAGTTGAATCATGGGTAGCGGTAGACGATATGCTGCTAGGTGAATATATCAACCAAGATGGTTCGATTAGATATGGGCTTAAAAATTTTGTTCATACACCAAGACTTTACGAGGGTATTAAACAATCTGGGGTTAAAGAAAAAATAATAAAATTTTTAAACGATAAAAATGGCGGAACAATCGATTAAATTAGGTGTAGCCAACGAGGGTGAAACTGTTTTACCTATTAATGTTTTAGAAAAATGGGAACCTAAGAATGTAACCCAAATAGGTGACACCGTATTCTTCAAACAAGAAGATACATATTATTCAATGAAAGTTGTAGATTTTAGACAATTATATAAATTATGAGCATAACAAAAGCAATTCAAATCAATCATTTTGATTTAAAAGAAAAAAGAAATTGGGACCGTACTTTTTGGGCGTTTGATATACATGGTACTATCTTAAAACCAAATTATCAATATGGTAATACACCAAATAAGTTTTACCCAATGGCTAAAGAAACATTACAATTTCTAAGCAAAATACCAGATATTGTTATGTTTTTATACACATGTTCTCATCCACATGAAATTGAAGAATACATAAAGTTGTTTGAAAGCAACGATATTCATTTCAAATATGTGAATGAAAACCCAGAAGTTCCAACTGACCCTAAGGGTTATGGAAATTATGATAAAAAACCTTACATGAACGTTTTGTTTGAAGACAAAGCTGGGTTTGACCCAGAAACAGAATGGTCTGAGGTTTATGAATTAATGTCTAACCATTATGGCTCGAATATGTGATTTAGGTAGATACAATACTTTGAGGGTAAACGATACGTTTTCACCCTTTGAAGAAAAAACAATAAGTTTTGAGAATCATCAAGGTGAAACTATGCTTATTACCCCTATTGAATTAAAAGAAGAGTTAAATAAATTTATTGACCTTCAGTTTGCTTCCATGACTAGTGAAGATTTAGAACGCAAAAAAGAATATATTAAACGAGAGTTAGATAGACAATTAAACAATTTTGAAGTTTCTTTAAGACAACATGTTGAAGATAAGATTAATAAGATAACTCAAAATGTAATAGAAAGTGTAACATCTAGAGTTTTTGAGGATAAAGTTAAACAAGAAGTAAAACAAAGATTAAAAAAATTATTAGAAGAATGAAAAATAGAATATTTACAGTTTTGTTAATGTTGCTGGTGGCAATCTTAGCAATGGGCTGTGCAGATGTTTCGCAGGTAACTTTCACAAACCCAAATGAACATGTTTATGGGTTCTGGGGTGGAACATGGCATGGGATGATTATGTTGCCAAGCTTTATTGGTAGCCTTATTTGGGATGATGTTGCTGTCTATGCAATAAATAATAACGGTGCATGGTATGACTTTGGTTTCGTGGGTGGTTTTTTCATTATGTTAAGATTTATCGTTAACCTTGTTAAACCTTTATTTAGTAACAGATGAAAAAAATAGTTATATTTACAGGTGCTGGTATCAGCAAAGAATCTGGAATCGAAACCTTTAGAGATTCCAAGGATGGTTTATGGGAAAACTTCAAGATTGACGAAGTAGCTACACCTGAGGGTTGGCAAAGAGATAGAAGTAAAGTTTTAGACTTCTACAATGCTAGAAGAAGACAATTACCAACAGTGGAACCCAACGATGCGCATAGAGCGTTAGCCAGTTTAGAGTCTGAATATGCTGTAACAATTGTAACGCAAAATGTTGATGATTTGCATGAGAGAGGTGGTTCGACAAATATAATTCATTTGCATGGTGAGTTGACCAAAGCTAGAACATGTTTTGGTATGAATAACCCAAACCTTGTCGCAACACAAACTGTTTATGATATTGGTTACAATGACATAAACATGGGTGACAAGGATGAAAAATATGGTGCTCAACTAAGGCCACATATAGTTTGGTTTGGTGAATATCCTTTTTTCTTTTATAACGCGTTAGAAGCTTTTATAGAAGCTGATATTATAATCATAATTGGTACAAGTATGAATATTGGTTATACTTATGAATTCTTTAAAAACTGTAAAAAAGACACGCCTATTTATTTTGTAGACCCAGAACCAACAAAATCAATTGAGTTAGAATATCCAGACTTGAAAATTACATACATTGAAAAGGGTGCTGTTGAAGGGGTGAATGAATTAATAAATAAACTAATGCTACAAGCCATTGGTGATGATAAAAACGACAAATAATGAGTGTAATTAAATTTGAATTAAAAGAAGAACACGTAAAACTATTAAAAAATTTACGTTGGTCTGTTAACCAAGAGGGTCATATCGCAGGTATTGGTCACGATGGTGTGGAATATAACGAACCCTTTGGTGAAGATGATATGTATGAAGCCATAGACATTATATTAAATGGTAGACCAGCTGATTTCGACCCGTTTAATACTGAGGAAAAAGTTAAGTATACCGATGAACAAAAAGAAGCGTGGGATAACTTATACCATGAATTACCAACAGCGTTGGATGTTGTCTTGTATAATGGAAACTACGAGTTGGGATTATATAAAACAAAATACCACGATAGAGTGTGGAAAAAAATAAATTAATATTATGAAAACAAAACTTATTATCTATTTTCTAGTAGCATTGCTAATTATCATTTTGTTTAAAATGATGTTTATTGGTGTGATTATCTTTATTCACCTTGTAAAATACATAGCCATAGCAGCCGCTATAGCCTATGGTGCCTACTGGATAAACAAAAAATTAAAAAAAGATGAATAACCATTTGGTTATTCATTTTTTATTTTGTATCTTTGCTAAAAATTACAAAATATGTTAGAATCTGTCCTTATATCAATTGATGGTCGAGAAAAATTGGCCGAAGAAATTGTTAAAGCAATCCGAAAAAAATCGTCAGACCCGATAGTTGTTGATTATGCTAATTCACAAAAGTTTTCAGATGGGGAACTATGTGTTGATTTTTGCAATTCAATTAGAGGTAAACGTGTTTATCTATTGACTAGTCCAAACAACTCGGATGAAATCATCAAATTAAATTTAGCCATAGATGCCGCAAAGCGTGCAGCTGCTAAAGAAATTATTCCAATATTACCTTATTTTCCGTATGCTCGTCAAGACAAAAAAGACCAATCAAGAGGACCAATCGGTGCTAAGGTTATGGTTGAAATGATTGAGCATAGAGGAGCAACTGGTGTTATTACTTTTGATTTACATGCTGACCAAATTCAAGGTTTTTTCAACATACCAGTAACCCATCTAGAAGGTAAAAATATATTTGATAGCTATGTGGCTAGTATCTATAACGAAAACACAATCTTGTGTGGTCCTGATGCTGGTTCTGGTAAACGTGTAAAGCGTATGAAAGACCAATTAGGTAAATACCATGACATTTCAATCAATTATGTTATGTTGGATAAAACTCGTAAACAAGCTAATGTAATCGATGAAATGGTTATTATTGGTGATGTGACTGGTAAAGATGTCATCATATTGGATGATATGGTTGATACAGCTGGTACACTATGTAAAGCGGCTGAAGTAATTATGGAAGCTGGTGCCAATAGCGTAAGAGCAATCATCAGCCATGGTGTATTATCTGGACCTGCTTTGGGTCGTATTGAAAAATCAGTATTAAAAGAACTTATTATTAGCGATTCTTTGGATAAAGGTGAAGGCGATATAGGTTTCGGTGTTCAAAAGATAAAAGTCGTGTCAATGGCAAAACAAATAGCCTTAGCAATTATAGCAATTAATAGTCATTCAAGTTATGAAGGGCTTAAAAAAGAACGTTTCTAATGCAAACACAATTATTAGACTATATCAAGAAATTATCACTTGATGATAAAAAAACGCTTTCACAAAAAGCTCTTAAGGTTGCTGAGGAATCTGGTGAGTTAGCCAAAGTGGTATTGCCTTTTGACAATGCCGCTGGAACTATTCACAGATTCATCGAGAAAGGTAGAATCCTAGAAGAGTCAGTAGACGTGATTTTAACCGCTATTTCTATCGCATATGAGTTAGGATATTCCCACGAGGAAATCGAAGAAACAATGCGCTTAAAAGCAGAAAAATGGCAAGGTATCCAATACAAGGAAACCCAAGTTGATGACATGATTCCTTTTGAGATACATGTTACTGTTCAATCGTTTATAGAGACAGATGAAATTTTTAGAGACCTTTGTGCAGAGATTGGGGTTAAACCAATCATATTAGAGTTGGAAAATAAAGGGCAAAATGTGATGCATGATGTAATGACATCATCACATTTTTTTGGAACCAACACGGGTGCTTACCATGAGTGTTTAAGAATTGAATCATTTTTATTAAAAAATGGGTTTAAGGTTGTTCGTAAAAAAATAGAAACAGTGCCATGGCACCCAGCCGCACCAGTTGGTGAAGCACCTATGCCAAAGGATTGTTACTTTGAAGCTCATATTGGATGTATTATAAACGAAGAACAAAAACCTAGATTACAAGAGTTGGCAGAGATTAACAATGCTCACTTGTCTAGGAATTTCTTTAAGAAATTGGATAACGGAATGTTCGTTAACATGCTGACACTTAGATGGTACGATTGTAACTACGAGAAAGTTAAACATGATGTTCAGAGAACCAAGTTACACTTGACTAGAAACGGAATGGAATACGAAAAAGTAATAGTTGAGTTTTGCCTATACGACACAAAGGTGAGCCACGATTTTAAATGGTTAGAAAAATAACAAATAATTTTATATATTATGTCACATTTTGCAGTACTTGTTATCGGAGATAACATTGAGGAACAATTAGAGAAATTTGATGAAAACTTGGATACACCAAGATATGTCAAATACACCAAAGAACAATTAATCGCTGAAAAGCGAAAAGAGATTGAGGATTACAAAAACGGTACGTATGCTAAGTATTTAGCTGACCCTGAGGCGTATTCCGCTGATTGTAAAAATGAAAACCATATGGAATATTTAAAGAATGAGTTCCCTAAAAAGTTAGAAATGACTGACGAGGAAACTTATGCTGAAGCAATCGAGTGGTACCAAAAACATGAAATTGGACCTGATGGGGAAGTTTATTCAACTTACAACCCCAACTCAAAATGGGATTGGTACCAAATTGGTGGTCGATACGCTGGTCGTCTTATTCTTAAAGAAGGTGTTGAAAAAGAATTTGACCCAGAGTTTTCTTGGGGTTGGAATGAAAAAGCTAAAGAAGAAGTTCTTAACGAACCAAGAGTTGATACCGCGTTGGTTAAAGACGTTGATTGGTCTAAGATGCATCATGTTCAATCTAAATATGATAAAGCTATTCGTTTCTGGGAAATGAAAGTTGAAGGTGCTGAGCCTCAAACCGATGAAGAAAAAGAAGAACTAAAATACGATTGGTACAAAGAAAGTTTCTATACTGACCGTTACAAAAACAAAGAAACGTTCGCTAAGTCACGTTCTAGCTTCACTATGTGGGCTATCGTAAAAGACGGTGAGTGGTTTGAAAAAGGTTCAATGGGGTTCTGGGCGATGTCAGATGAAACTGACGATGAAGCTTTGGATTGGGAATTGAATATGTTCGACAGATTCATCAAAGATTTGCCAGAGGACACAAGAATTACAGTGGTTGATTGCCACATCTAAAAACAAAAACAATGGTAAAAACAAACTTAAAACTGTGGGAAAAACTATCTAACTTTAGTTTAGATAACCCAGAAGCGTCATTCTCGTTCACTGACAGACTTGCCAGAGAGAATGGATGGTCAATTGAGTTTTCAAAACGAGTGGTTGATGAATACAAGAAATTCATCTACATGTCAGTCGTATCTGGAAAGTCATTAACACCATCGGATGAAGTTGACCAAGCATGGCATTTGCACTTGGTTTATTCCTACTCATATTGGGTAGAAATGTGTGAAAACACACTCGGTGGGTTCAGATTACATCATGGACCAACCAAAGGTGGTATGACTGAGAAAAAAAGATATGATGACCAATATTCACAAACTCTAGAGTTTTATCGAAACGAATTTGGTTACGATGCACCTAGAGACGTTTGGCCAAGCCATGATGTTAGATTTGGTAAGATTAACTTTAGACGTGTGAGTATGCACGACAACTATGTGTTAAACAAAGAAAAGGTTAAAAAACACATGTTTAGTATAGCTACTGTATTGTTTAGTTTGTTTGGTGCTGCTTTGTTTTTATCGGCAACACCATCAGAATCCGATACTGGTCTTTCGATACTTATTTGGTCTATTGTAATCTCAGTAGGTCTCTACTTTGTGATTAGAGGTATTTACCGCTATTCAACTAGAAGTTCTAGAAGTAACAGATACACAAACACGTCTAGTAGATATAATAGCTCATCATCCAGCTCATCAAAGTCCTCGTCTAATTCGTCATCTAGTTCAGCTGACAGCGGATGTACAATAATCTCATCATTCTTTGGATGTGGTAGTGATAGTAGTTCATCATCAGGGTGTGGTTCATCAGGATGTGGCTCATCTGGTTGCGGTTCATCAGGATGTGGTGGTTGCGGAGGATGTGGAAGTTAAAAAATAAAATAAAATGGGAAAAAACACAAGTTTTGGTGACCGTATGAAAGAATACGAGTCATGTTATAATTTTAAAATACCGAACAGGTCGTATGTAATCATACGACTTGACGGTAAGGGGTTTAGCAAATATACAACAATGTTTGACAAACCGTTTGACGACATACTATCCAATGTGATGGATGCCGCTACTATTGAACTATGTAAGTATTTGAATCCGCTATTTGCTTATACACAATCAGACGAGATTAGCCTTTTGTTCTCCACTATTGAGAATATTGATGCTGACTTACCATTTGATGGTAAAGTACAGAAGTTATGTAGTATTTCAGCTTCAAAAGTTACAGCGGCGTTTAATAAGATAATGCTTAGATTGTTGGGTTCATTCAAATACAACCCAGAAGAATTGTTTGCTAAAATCACCAGTGGAGATTTCGCTGAGATTGATGCGGTATTTGATTCAAGGGTATTTGTAATCCCAGACTTTAGAGAGGTATCTAACTATTTCCTTTGGCGCCAACAAGATTGTACTAGAAATAGTATTAGTATGGCAGCACACGCTTTGTTAGGTCACTCAGCCACTATGAACAAGTCTAGTGATGAAAAACAAGAGATGCTTTTTAAAGAGAAGGGTGTCAATTGGAGTGATTACAAAGTTAAATACAAGCGAGGTGTTGTTGTAAAAAAACAAACCATTTGGGTTGATGGTCAAAATGGTGAACCAATTCAAAGAAGTAAATGGCTTCCAGATTACAATATTCCAATCTTTACACAAGAAAGAGAATATTTGTATAATTTAATCCCAGTAATTAAAATTACTGAAGATAATGTTGTATAATTCAAATTTTTTGTGTATATTTGTTAAAATAACATTTTGATAATATAAAAATTAATGAAATTTAAAGACCTTTCGGTAAAAGATAAACAACGCATTTATGATGTTTATCATAAAAAAGATGATGGTCCGTGGGAAAAGAGAGCGGCTAAATTAGGTGAACATTTCGGTGTTTCCGAGCGTACTATTCGTAAATGGTGTGCTGAAAAATTAGGTTTTAAAGAAAAAGTAGATTCTGAACCTGAACAATATGTTAAAGCAAAAGAAAAACAACATGATTCTGAAAAGAAAAGATTCATAGTTACTTGGGCTCAAAATAATACACCAGTTCACAAGAAACTGTTGAGAAACATTGAGGCTTATGCCAGTTTTATTGATGCAGATATTCTTGTGATTGCTGGTCGTTATAAAAATCCAACTAGTATTTGGACTAACAATAATAAAAACGAAGAACATTGGAAAAAAGAGGTAGAACCTTACTTGGATGCCAACAGACATGACATACACAAGTATGTTTCTATTTTGTCAGACATCAAAGTGCAACCAACAGCTGTAAATCCAATGACTGGGATGCAAGCCCTTAGCGGTGTTAACTCATGTATCTTTGGTAGTCCAAAGGTACAACTAGAGATGATTCCTGTGTTGGAAGGAAACAAACCTAAAATCATGCTTACCACTGGTGCTGTTACAATGAAGAACTACACTGACGCTAAAGCTGGTAAAGTTGGTGAATTTCACCATACATTTGGTTTTGCTATTGTTGAAATAAAAGACGATGAAACTTTCTTCGTTAGACAAGTAACTGCTGATGATAAATCAGGTAATTTTACCGATTTAATTTATTGTGTTGAAGATGGTAATGTAAGTCAAATAAACTCAATAGCTGCCGCTGTATTTGGTGATATCCACTACGGTCATCATGACCAAGAAGTGTTAGACACTACGCTATCGTTTTTGGATAAAATAAAACCAGAACACGTAGTGTTGCATGATGTGTTTGACGGAGATTCGATTAGTCATCACCAAATGAAAGACCCTTTCATTCAGTATGGTAAAGAAATTACTGGAACCAATGATTTGGAGAAAGAAGTCAATGCTATGTTATTAGGACTTGAATCCTTTAATAAATTTAACAACGTAGTTATTGTTAGAAGTAATCATGATGATTTCTTAGACCGATGGCTTAAGAATGAGGATTGGAAAAAGCAACCAACGTTCAAGAATTCAAGACTTTACATGAAGTATTCTGATATATTGTTGGAACAATATGGTAAAGACCCTAATAATGTTAAGGGTGTTATTCCATACTTGATTAATGAGAAATTCCCTAGGTTTAAAACACTTGGAAGGTCAGCTTCTTATAGAGTTAATGGTTGGGAATTAGGTCAACATGGTGATGTTGGTTCAAATGGTAGTAGAGGTTCATTGTTACAGTTTAGAAAATTGAACACTAAGATTGTTGTGGGACATTATCACTCACCAGGTCGTAAAGACGGTGCCATAGCTGTTGGTACATCGACAAAATTACGCGTTGGTTACAATCAAGGTCCTAGTTCTTGGTTACAATCACATGTGATTATCCATAATGATGGAAGAGCACAACATATTAATTTTGTAAATGGAGAGTTTACAACGTTTAAAATATAAAGTGGGATAAAAACCCACTTTTTTTTGGAAGATAATAAATAATTTAGTATATTTGCAATATGAAAGAAATACTCGTAGATTTTGATGGTACGGTAGTAACGCATGACTTTCCATTTATTGGAAAAGACATAGGTTCAGTTCCAGTATTAAAACAATTAGTTGAAAAAGGTCATAAACTTATATTGTTTACAATGCGTAGCCACAGACCTTACATTCACTCAGATGGTAAGTCAAGAGATTGTTTACAAGAAGCAATTGATTGGTTTGCTAAGAATGATATTCCGTTATACGGAATAAATACGAATCCAACTCAACACGAATGGACTGATAGTCCTAAGGCTTATGGACAACTTATGATTGATGATATTGCATTTGGGGTTCCATTGGCTTTTGATAAAGAATTATCTCAAAGACCTTATGTTGATTGGTTTCATTTAGAAATGATGTTAAAAGCTAATTCTATAATATAATGGGTAAAACGATAGCATCTGGGTTATTTATTGTAAGAAAAGACAATAAATTATTGATTTGTCATCCAACAAATCACCCAAAAAATGTTTATAGCATACCTAAGGGTAAGGTAGAAGATGACGAAATCTTCTTAGAAGCTGCATTTAGGGAAACATATGAAGAAACTAACTTGGATTTAAACGGTTCTACTGATTTCACAATACATCCTTTGAGTTCTGTAAACTACAAACACAAAAAGAAAATACTTTATCCGTTTTTGGTTCATGAAAACAAGAAATCTAAGTTTGATTGGGATAGTGTTGAGTTGAAATGTAATTCAAACGTACCAGAGGATAGAGGTGGATTTCCAGAAATGGATGGGTACAAATGGGTTACGTTGGATGAAGCGAAGAGTTTAATACATGACACGCAAGTTAAGTGTTTACCGAAAATAAAAGAAATTATTGAAGAATGAAACTAGATTTACACGGATTAAGACATAATGAAGTCCCAGAAGTTTTAGACTCATTTGTTTGGGATTGCATAAAATTTGGTGTTGACCAAGCAGAAATTATAACTGGAAATTCAACAGAAATGAAGACAATAGTTAAAAACGTACTCATGGATTACGGTTTAGAACCTTGTAACTTCTTCAATTTAGGTGGCAGTATGACTGTCGATTTTGTAACAATTTAATATTAAAATATGGCTGAAGTAAAAAAAGTCTGGAATGCTGATGGTAACGCATTGTATTTAGGTTATCCATCAGAAGAGTTTGAGAAACTCGAAAATGTAATTTATAAAGTAGGTTTGGATATGTTTGAAAGACCGTTCTTATCTAAGGTTGCTGACAACTTTACATTTGATTATAAACTATATGGTTTAGAAAGTGAATTAATTCGTCGTATTCTAAAAACGTATAACGCAACTGACCATGGAAACTTGGGTATCTTGTTAAATGGTCTTAAAGGGACTGGTAAAACTGTTACCTCAAAACAAATCGCTAATCAGTTAAATCAACCGATTATCATTGTTGGTGAAAATAAACCACAATTTCCTCAGTTCTTAAATAGTATTCCTCAAAATATCACGATATTTATTGATGAGTACGAGAAAACATTTGGTAATGCTTCAAACATGCTTACAATCATGGATGGTGCTTCAAACTCTGAGTACAGACGTGTGTTTTTGTTGACAACCAACGAATTGAGAGTTGAATCTAATATGATTCAAAGACCAGGTCGTGTTCGTTATCTTAAAACATTCGACCACTTGAAACCAATTATTATCAAAGAAATCATTGATGATATTTTGATTCATAAACAATTCACTGATGAGTGTATTAATTTCATTTCAAGTCTTGAAACAATCACTGTGGATATCGTTAAAGCGGTCTTGAATGAAGTTAATATTCATGAGGAATCGCCAACAGTGTTCGAAGGTATCTTTAATGTTAAGAAACTTAAGGGTAAATACAACGTTTCTATTCGTGAAGAAGATGGTACGCTTACTGAAATTGCATCAAATGTTGGTATATACCCTAGACCAATGTATAATGAAAGCAATGTTGGTTATAGTGTTGAAGTTGATAATATATCAATAGGTGAAATCGTTAGAGTTATTAATTATAACACAGTTGAAATTGAACCATACGAATTTGAAGATGGTACACAAATTGGTTTCAAAGAAAATGTTATGATTAAAATCGAGGATGCTGATTTAATCAACTATTCTTATGCTTACGATAGTTACGGAAGTACTCAAGTTTCCAGACCAAAAAAGAAATCTTCTGATTTTCTTAAAAATATAAATAAGGAATGGAGTGAATACGAAAATAATCGTAAAACCCAAAACAAAAAATTGCCAGTTGCTGGAAAAATTTCTAGGGGTGAAGAAATTATGGATGATATTTCAAGTAGTTTTGAAACTTTAAGTTCAAATGGTATAATTGGTGGTTAACATAACATTTTGATAACTATGAAAAAGAAATGGTTAATAAAAAAACAATCGATTTAGGTGAATACATTGTAGTTATCACCTATGACAATGAAACAGGTTCAATATCTGTTGAAGTTTTAGATGAATTACATGAGATTATAGAATCGATTGACATCACTAATTCCGAAGATTCAAATAACGATGATGATGAGGATAATGATGCGGCCATTGACATAAATATCAGTTTAAATTAATTTTATGCAAAAAGCAATTGAGGTGCAAGCACCTAATACATTTACTATTAACCAAGAATATTTAAACGTATTCTTGGCTGGTAGTATCGAAATGGGTAAGGCGGTAGAATGGCAAAAAGACTTTATCGCCGCACTATCGGATAAACCTATCCAATTTCTTAACCCAAGAAGAGATGATTGGGATTCATCATGGGGACAAACAATGAATGACTCTAACTTTGTAGAACAAGTTCAATGGGAATTAGACTCAATGGAAAAATCTCACATGATAGTCATGGTATTTGACCCTAACACGTTATCACCAATTTCAATGCTAGAATTGGGGTTACACGCCAAAGAACAAAAACTTATGGTAGTATGTCCAGATGGATTCTGGAAAAAAGGTAATATTGATGTTACGTGTGAGTTCTATGGGATTAATCAATTTAATACCATGGATGAATTAATTGAATTTATGAGAAAACACATATAAATGATTAAGAAAAACAAACAAAAAGAAAGACAACACAAATTAAATTTTGAAATTAAACACCCAATGGTGCGTGTTGGTGAACATGGTGTGATTACAGTAAAAGAAGCTCAAAAAATGGCTGATGAACAAGAACTTGATTTGGTTCTTATCAATGAAAACGCTCAACCACCAGTTTGCAAAATAATGAATTATGAAAAATTCATTTATCAACAAAATAAAGCGGTTAAAAATAAATCGCTGGATGTTAAAGAGATAAAACTCGGACCAAATACTTCTGAAAACGACTTATCTTATAGAACAAAACACATATGCGAGTTCTTAGATAAGGGTCATAAAGTTAAATTGACAATGCAGTTTAGAGGTCGTGAAATGGCGTTTGTTGACAAAGGACAAGAAGTGATGTTAAAATTAATTGTTAGTGTTGAAGACCATGGTTCTGCTGAGTCTGTACCAAAACTTGAAGGTAAAAAGTTACAATGCACACTTAAACCAAAACCAAAGAAATAAGGTTTACATTTTAGTTTTCCGTTAGTATTATTGGACTATGAAAAAATACATAGTCAAATACTTAACGGAAAATTATTTTTTAGACAAAAGTCAAATTGGGAACGCTGGAATATATTCCTTTGATGATACTAGAGAGTGGAAGACTCCAGTCAACGCTAAGGAGTTAATTGAAGAAATTGTAACATTATTTGGTTATTCTTTCACTAGAACCAAATGGTTTATTCATGCATGGGCTAAGAACCAAAAACCAGATTATTGCTTAAAATTTTATTGGACTAGTCATAAGATTGATGGTGATATATTCTTGCCTATTGCTAGGCGAGTTATGGCATCAACAATTGCTCAAGACTTAGTTAGGGTTGAACCCATGAGTGGTCCAACAGGAACTATTATGTATTTAGACCACTCGACACCAGATTATTTAATAGGTGGTGTTGACCCAGTGGTTGACAACCCACACATCAATATAGCAAAAGTTAGAAATCCAGATAGGGATGCGATAATAAGAAAATGGGAAGCCAGTGGTTTATTAGAGGGTATTGATAATTCAAAACAAAGTATTGCTGCGCTGTATGAAGCCCAAGCAAAGCAATTTTTGAAATAATAGAAATATTTATTAAAAGAGTTGTATAACTTAAAAATAAGATGTATTTTTGCACCAAATGAATGAATGAAGTTTAATATTATAAAAACTAGAAATGGAAAATTAAGGAACAAATTATCTAACAATTTTCTAAACAATAAATTAACCGAAGAGGATATTGATTTGTTAATGTCCATGATTGATGATTATGAGAAAGCTAATTTATTAGTTATTGAAAAATTAAGAAAAGAAAAAAAGATTGAAGCAAAAAGAATAAGTGGTGCACTTAAACAAACAATACATGCACATGGTGCAATAACCAAAGTTTTTATAGGAAGCGCTACAAAACGCATAATGGGCGCCCTATTAACCAACGAAAAAAAAGAAAGTTTTATCAACAAATTAAAAAAGTTTTTTATTAAATGGATAAGTTAAAAATAATTTTTAAAAATAATTGGAAATCGATAATGTTATCATATACGCTATTTTCAATAAATTCTATTTTAATGTTAATGTATCCAAAAATATTGGGTAATACAATTGACCATTTAATTGCTAAAGATTATACGTATATTTGGTATATGATAGGGACATTTATTTTATTAATGTTTTTTGGTTATATCAGTAAAATATACGATATAAAAGTCTTTTCAGGTATATTTAGAAAATTTGCTTCTGATGAAACTAAAAAACAATTTGAAAACGGTGTTGAAACAACAAAAATAAATGGTAGATTAACACTGATGCATTCTGTTATTAGATTTTTTGAATTTGATATGATTGTGGTTCTTAACACAATCTTTGGTGTTTTAGGTTCATTATATTTTTTATCTTTAGTTAGTTGGCCAATTGTTGGGTTTTTATTAATAAGTGGTTTAGCTATTTTAGCTGCTAGTTATTATTATTCACCAAAATTAGCAGCAATGACTAGATTAAATAATGATATATCTGAAGAACAAACTGATATAATATCTGATAGAAAAATAAAGGGTGTTAACAATTTATTAAGAAGAGGTCAAAAAATAGCTATTAAAAAATCATACATAGATTCAAATTTTGGTCTTTGGATACAAACAATAGTTTATGGTAGCGTAACAGCTTTATTAACATACTATGTTATGTATAATAAAGTTACGGTAGGTAGTGTATTTTCAACTTATCGTTATATGTTTGATTTCTGTAATGCTTTATTAGGGTTACCTACAATATTGACATCTTATCTTAATATTAAAGATGTTGTAAAACGATTAGAAACAGAAGAATAAAATGAAAAAATTTACAAAATTATCGGTATTTGACTTTGATGGGACGCTTATAGATACACCGCTTCCAGAAGAAGGAAAAAAAATATATAAAGAAAAAACTGGCAAGGATTGGCCACATGCTGGATGGTGGGGCCAACCTATGAGTCTTGATATGCAAGTCTTTGAGATGCCAACAATAAGCAATGTAATTAATGATTATAAGAAAGAAACCAAAAACCCTGATACTATGATTGTTATGGTTACTGGTAGAATGGTTAAATTAACTGATTTGGTTAAAGACATACTTAACAGACACGGTCTTAAATTTCATGAATACCATTTCAACAGAGGTGGTAGCACAGAATCAGCTAAAAAGAAAACATTTGACCAAATCCTATCACAACACCCTTCAATAAAAGAAGTTGAGTTATGGGATGACAGAGAGGAACATATACCCATTTTTCAAGCATGGGGTGATGAACATGTTGCATCTGGTCGATTAGATAAATTTAATATAAATGTAGTGCCTTCTGTAAGGCATTGATAAACAGCCCGCTATAAAATAGTGGGTTTTTTTATTGTTAAAAAGAAAAAAAATAAGTATTTTTGTAATATGAATAAAGAAAATAAAATAAAAATAGGTGATGTTTTAGAAGGTAGAATAAGTGTTAACGCTAGTGGTTCAGCATATTTGACGGACCCAAATCTACCAAAAGACATTTACATACACAAATCCAACACCAACAAGGCGTTGCATTTGGATAAAGTAAAAATCCGCACCAAAGAAGGTGTTGGTAGAGCAATGGAAGGTGAAGTAATTGAAATCGTTGAACGATTCAGAACGGAATTTGTAGGTACGCTTCAAATAAGTCCTAAATTTGCATTTTTTATCCCAGACAGTAACAAATTACCAATAGACTTTTTTATACCGTTAAACTCGCTTAATAAAGCTCAAAATGGTCAAAAAGTTGTTGTTAGACTTACTGAATGGAAAGATGATGCAAAGAACCCTAATGGTGAAGTTATTCGCGTGTTGGGTGATGCTGGTGAGCACGAAACTGAGATACACAGTATACTTGAAGAATATGGATTACCATACGATTTTGAGGAAGATGTGTTAGCAGAAGCTAGAGCGATTCCAATTGAGATAACACAAGCTGAAATTGATAAACGTAGAGATATGCGTAACGTACTTACGTTCACCATTGACCCAGCGGATGCCAAAGATTTTGATGATGCGTTGAGCGTTGAATGGGTTGACGGTGAGCTGTTTGTTGGTATTCACATTGCTGACGTATCACACTACTTACGTCCAGACACAGAGTTAGACAAAGAAGCGTTTGCCAGAGGTACCAGTGTGTATTTAGTTGACAGATGCGTTCCAATGCTTCCTGAGAACTTATCTAACGGATTGTGTAGTCTTAGACCTAACGAGGACAAATTGTGTTTCTCAGCGGTGTTTAAGTTGGACCAAAACGGTCATGTGTTGGAAGAATGGTTCGGTAGAACTGTGATAAACTCTAACCGTAGATTTACTTACGAAGAAGCACAGATGCTTATTGAAGCCAAAAAGTTACCAGAAGAATATGAAGAATATTTCCAAACAGAGGAAGGTCATGCGTTATGGAAATCTATTCTAACACTTAATAGAATAGCACAGAAAATGCGCAAAGGTCGTTCAAAGAAAGGTTCTATTTCGTTTGACAAACAAGAGGTTAAGTTCAAGTTGGATGAAAACAACAAACCAGTTGGTATTCATTTCAAGGTTGCAAAGGATTCAAATAAACTTATTGAAGAATTTATGTTGTTGGCAAACAGACATGTTGCTCAATACATAAACAAACGAGAATTACCTAATGTAAACAGAGCGCATGATAAACCTAACGATGATAAATTAAATAACTTAAAAGAATTTATTTCACAGTTTGGATATGAAATCCGTATTGATACACCAGAAGAAACTACAAGAACGCTTAACCAGTTGTTGTTGGACGTTAGAGGTACTGCTGAGGAAGATATGATTAACAACTTGGTTGTGAGAACAATGCAGAAAGCAAACTATACAACCAAAAACATTGGTCACTATGGACTTGGGTTCAAAGACTACAGCCACTTCACCAGTCCGATTAGACGTTATCCTGACGTTATAACACACAGACTGTTAGGGTTGTACTTGGAGAACAAACCAACGCTACCTAAGATTGAAAAACTAGAAGCTAGATGTCAACACTTATCTGAAAGAGAAAAGAAAGCACAGAAAGCCGAAAGAGATTCAATTAAATTTATGCAGTGTGTGTATATGAGTGAAAACGTAGGTAAAGTGTTCAAAGGAATAGTTAGTTCTGTAACGGAATACGGTATCTTTGTTGAAATTTTAGAGAACAAGTGTGAAGGACTTATCAAATTATCTGAAATACAAGGTGACACATATCAAGCTGATACTTTAAATCATTGTGTTAAGGGTTATAACACTGGTCACAAGATTAGACTTGGTGATATGGTTCATGTAATAGTTTCAAGTGTAGATATAGAAAAAAAGAACATAAATTTATCTTTGATTAACCTTTAATATTTATTTTTACATACAAAATGCTTATATTGTGTAAAATTAAAGTTATGACAGATAAAAAAATTATTCTTAATTTCATTGAAAGAAACTATACTGTTCAATTATCAGAAAGTTTTAAAGTCTATGATAAAGTTGAAAATAACACTCTTACAGTTGAAGGGTTTTACGAAGAGGTAAAAATCATATTGGGTGATTTTGGCAAAGAAGAAAACAATGTTATCAACATTGTTAGAAACTGGCTTTCAGATAAAAAAGCGCAATTGGTTAAAGACTTAGATTCTTTTGTTAGAAAAATGGATTTGACTAAGGGTTTTGAACATATTTCAAAACTAATGCTTAAAAAATTCTCGGATGATTATAAATACAACAAAGCGTTTATGTTGGAATATGCTTCCGAACATTACAATGAAAAAGTCCTTGTTCCAAAATTACAAATTCATATTGAGTATCTTAAGAATATAGAAAAAAACAGACTTAGTTATGATAAAACAATATCAGATTTTGAATCAGAAATGAAATTTGAAGGTTTTAAACAACAAGAGTTTGTTAGAGAATATTTGTTAAAATGGTATAAAGATACTGTAATTGATGAGAAAATAGATGATTTGCTAAGCCAATTGGTTATTACGTTGGGTCCTAGAAGTTGGAAAGTAACATGGATAGGACATGGTGAGTTGAATAGACCTAAAATTGAATCAGTGTTTGGGAATCAATCACCGTCAATTTATGAATACATCATGAAAAAATACGACCAATGGTATGAAACAGCTGTTGAATTTGCTGCTGAAAGATTAATAAGTAAAAATTTTGGAGGGTTTTAAAATGGAAAATACAACAGGAACAACACAAAACCAAAACGTAAGAGTTTTTGGTGCTTCTACTCGTTTTAAGGGTAGTAAAACAATATATATGCAATTAGAAGAAGAAAAAAAGAGAAAAGAAGAAAATAAAGAGTAGTTTTATTTGTATTGTTTGATTTTTATTTGTATATTTGCAAAGAATTTAAAACAAAAACATAATGAGTATCTTTAATTTTTTTAAAAAACTTTTCTTTAAAGAAAAAAACACAGCGTATGTAAATCACCCAGAAGCGGTTATCATCGCTTGTTATTTTAATCCTGAAAAAAACCCTTACAGGTTGATTGCATTTAACAAGTTTTACGAATCAATCAAACATTTAAACCACAGAATTGTGGAATGTGTTATTGGTGACGCTAAACCAGAACTAAACCATAACAACTTAAACTTTAGTTTGGTACACACCAAAACAACTCTTTGGCACAAAGAAACTTTGTTGAATGGTTTGATTAAAAAATTACCATATTCTTTTAAGTATGTTATGTGGGTTGATGCTGATGTATTGTTCACAAATAAAAATTGGTTAGTAGATGCTGTTAACAAATTGCAAAAAAATAGAATCGTTCAATTGTTTGAATATTGTGTTCACTTAGAACAAGACCAATATGAACCAGATTTTAATTTACATGAGGCTAAAGACTTAATGAGTTGTGAACCATTAGTTAGACACCCTAGAATGTGGAGAAGCTTTGCAGCTAATTTTGTAACAACAAACTACTCTGACGACCACAACTATGACAAACATGGGCATGTTGGTTTTGCGTGGGGTGCTCAAAGAAGTCTTTTGAGAGAAATGCCTTTGTACGATAAAGCATTGGTTGGTGGTGCTGACCACATCATGGCACATGCAGCTGCTGGTCACATTGGTCACAACTGTATTACAAAATCATTTACAGAAGACATTGAAGCTGTTAACAAATGGTCTAAAAAATTCTTTAAAAAGACTAAGGGTAAATTGGGCTTTGTTGAAGGTGACTTATATCATATTTGGCATGGTAGCCTTGAAAATCGCCAATATTTAAAACGCATTAAAGAATTTACACCAATTGCTAAGAAAATTAGCAAAAAAGACAAGAACGGTTTGTATATAACTGAGGATGATACTTATGTTAAAAACTATTTTAAACATAGAGAAAACACTGGTCAAACTAAAACTACAAACGTTAGTGTTGATAACGATAATTCTTTTGTTGAATCAGCTGTCATTGGTTACATGACTGATTCAACGGCCATTGGAACTATTGTTGGTGGTAATATGGTTGGTGCGATGGTTGGTGATGCATTGAATAATAACGAAGGTTTTGCAGATGGTTTTGGTGGTGGAGATTTCTCTGGTGCTGGTGCTGGTGCATCCTTTGATGATAATGAAAATTTTTCATAATGAAGATAACTTGCATAAGTGATACACATAATCAACATTTACATATCCCACCTGATTGGTTAGAAGGTGGGGATGTGTTGGTGCATGCTGGTGATGTATCTGGAAGAGGAACTTTGAAAGAAATCGAAGCTTTTTTAGAATGGTTCAATGAGCAACCATACACACATAAAATTTTTATAGCTGGAAATCATGATTTCTGGTTTGAAAAAACAACTGGTTTTGTTGTTAACGAAATGTTGCAAGAAAAGTATCCTAATGTTAAATACCTAAACGATAGTGGTGTTGAAATTGATGGTGTAAAGTTCTGGGGTTCACCTGTTCAACCATGGTTCTATGATTGGGCATTCAACAGAGTTGGTACTGATATATGTGAGCATTGGGATATGATACCGCTTGATACCGATGTGCTTATAACACACGGTCCTATGAAAGGTATTTTGGATATGACTCTTAGAGGTGTATCAACTGGCTGTCCTTATTTGTTGGAGAAGTCAGCTGAAATGACTAACCTAAAACTATTCGTGTGTGGTCACATACATGAGGCTTATGGTAAGTTTGAGTTCCCAGATGGTGGTGTGTTTGTAAATGCATCAACACTTAATTTCAACTATAACGTACAAAATAAACCAATTGTGGTAGAAATAAAATGAGTGAAAAGTATAAACCAATAGCAAAAGAAACAGAACAATACCATTATTTTAGTACTGCTGAAATGATTGGTTTTATCACAACCAATTCAGGTATGGATTGGAATAAGTGTTGTGACTATGTAATCAAAGTAGGTATTTGCAATGATGATGGTCGAAACTTATGGGATAAAGATGTTCTTAAAAACCCAAAAGATTATAACGAAGACGTTGTTAAATGGGTTGGAGCATTCTTTGAAGCTCATCCATGGGTAGAAAGATTTTATTTAATTTTTGATGATTAAAAAAATAATCATAAAAAAATTTGACTTGAATTAAAAAAGTTAGTATATTTGCATTATAAAATAGGTCAAGAGTCGCAAAAGGCGATGGAAACACATGTGGTTTCCGAGAACATAAGTCTCTTTTAGGTGAAGACCCTAATGTTGACCGCAAGAAACCCAACAGTTAAGTCCCTAGTAATAGGAAATTGACAAAAGTGGTCTGGAACACTTTACTGCTATGGTTGACACTGGGAATAGACTAGAAAACGCGAGAGTGGCGAAGTTGGTAAACGCTAAGGTTTTTAGCCAGAAGTACTATGGAACAACTAAGAACTTGGTGTCGGTGGTTCGAGCCCACCCTCTCGCACAATTAAAATAGAAAACTTTCTACAGAAGACATATTAGCGATGTTGAAAGGAACCTTGGCTTCATGGGATTAGCTACCCAACCGAAGTTCGAATGCCCCAAGGTACTCTGTGATGGACCCTGCTCTGATGTGCACGATTAACAGGTGAGAAGTAAAATATTCTCAGTAAAATCCACAACTGCGGTGAGCGTAGAGAAGGTTTTTTTATTTTAGTTATGGTTAGGTGGCGGAATAGTAGACGCTCGGAGGTCAAAAGATTTTGTACATAACTGCGGTAAGTGAGGATATTGACTGTTGAACACTTACAATTACAGGTTCAAGTCCTGTCCTAACCACAAGTCGCTTTAGGGGGTCGACCACAGACAACAGTTTGGTATAGTCACGTAAACTGGGAAAATAGAGTGGAGGGTTTTAAATGTTTACCATAAGAACGTAAGGCTTATTATCGATGAAACGAAGTTCCTAGCGTAAAACAGAACTAAAAACTAAAAAGTAAGGACACATATGGGTGAGACTTCAAACCTAGTCCTGAAATATCCGTATAGCTCAATTGGTAGAGTATTCGGTCCGAGGGGGCCGAAAGGTTGTAGGTTCGAGTCCTACTGCGGATACAACTAAAAGTATTGAATATGAAAATAATAGCCTTAGGTGACACGCATGGTCGTGACACATGGAAGAGTATCGTTAAAACGGAATTAGAAAGTAGCGATAAAATTATCTTTATTGGTGATTATTTCGATAGCAGAGATGATATTGACGCTTCAGCACAAATTGAAAACTTCAAACAAATATTAGACTTAAAAAAAACGAACCCAGATAAAATTGTGTTACTAATTGGTAATCACGATTTTCATTATTTAAAAGGGTGTGGTGAAACTTATTCAGGGTATCAGCAATATGCTGCCATGGATATTAATGAGGTCTTACAACCAGCTTTATCTTCTGGACATATACAAATATGTTATGTTCATGATGGGTATATTTTTTCACATGCTGGTTTAACTCAAACATGGTGTGGTGAGAATGAAATTGATTTATATAACATTGAAGAATCTGTTAACATTAGGTTTATGAAAAACATGGAATCGTTCAGATTTGAATATGGTGAAAACATGGATAGAAGTGGTGATGATGTAACTCAATCACCACTATGGGTTAGAATACCATCATTGTTAAAAGATATGGTTAAGGGGTTTACATACATTATAGGTCATACAACTGTTAAAGAAATGTATATGGCTAATAACATTATAGCTATTGATTGTTTAGGTACAAGTGGTGAGTATTTAGTAATTCAAAATGAAACAGCTTTAGCTAGAAAAATAGTTATAGAAAAAGAATAATAAAAATGAAAAATTTAATAACAAACCGTAAGGCTTATTATGAATATCATATTTCAGAAACTCTGTCATGTGGTATTCAATTAAATGGTTCTGAAATAAGACCAATAAAAGAATCAAAGACATCTATAAACGAAGCTTACTGTTACATATCAGAAGGTGAACTTTTCATCAAAGGGATGTATGTTGCACCACATAATGGTAACATTAAGAACTATACACATGATACCAATAGAGATAGAAAATTATTGGTTAAAAAAATTGAAATTGAAAGACTTCAACAAAAGGTTGGTGAGAAAGGGATGACGATTGTTCCAGTTTCTATCGTATTAAATGATAAAGGTTTAATAAAAATAATCATTGGTTTGGCTAAGGGTAAAAACGTGAGGGACAAATCTGTAGCTATTAAACTTAAAGATTTAGATAGAGATATGAAAAAAAATATTAAAAATAATTTTGGAGAATAAAAAATAAGTATTATATTTGCCACATAAATTTAAAATTACAAAAAATGAGAGCATTAAAAATCAACAAAAAAATTACTAGTAGAGAAAATTCGTCTTTCATTCAATATATGAGAGAGGTTAACGAGATTCCTTTACTTACACCTGCACAAGAAACTGAATTGGCTGAAAAAGCGGTAAATGGTGATAAATTAGCAGCTGAAGAATTAGTTGTTAAAAATTTACGTTTCGTTATTTCAGTAGCTAAACAATACGCAACTGACAAAATTTCCTTGGAAGATTTGGTAAATGAAGGTAACATTGGTCTTATCAAAGCTGTTGAAAAGTTTGATATCACTAAGGGTTATAAATTTATTTCATTCGCTGTATGGTGGGTTAGAAAATTAATGATGGAATATGTTTCTAATTATGGGAAAACTGTTCGTATCCCAGCCAATCGAATCAATGAAATGTCAAAATTAAATAAATACATTTCAGCTGTAGAACAAAAAAATTGTCATAAAGTTGATATTGAAGAAATTATTTCTGAATTTCCAACTGAATTTGCTTCAGATGATTTTGTTTTATTGGATAGTTTAAGTAATTTTAAAGTGGATTCTTTAGACCGTGAGATTCATTCAGATGAAGGGAATAGTACGTCAGTGTCTGATTTAATGTTTGACGAAAATGCTGATGATACTGATTATTTATTAGGTAAGTCTGATATTAAATCAGAAATCAACGCTGCTTTATCTACTCTTAAACCAAGAAACAAACAAATAATGGAAATGTTGTTTGGTCTTAATGGTTATCCAGCAATGACACTTCAAGAAGTTGGTGATGAAATCGGTTTAACTAGAGAGATGATAAGACAAGTAAAGGAAAAATCACTTAAACTAATGAGTAAAAATAAAAGGATTCAATTAGTGGCTCAAAGTTAGTATTTTTATTGTTATTGTGATATTTATATATAAATGTAAAGAACATGAGCAAAAAATTTATACAACAATTAGTTAGAGAAGACTTGCTGTCTAGAATACGTGAAGCTGGTAAAAATAGTGGTGAAAAATCAGAACCATCAGGCAAAAAAGACTCTGAAAATGAATACCCAAAAGACACGTCTAAAGTAGATAAACCTGCTGAAGATAAAGATTTTGAGGATTTGAATGCTGGTGAAAAGAAAAAAGTTAGAACACTTACATCTAAGATTAAAAATTCAACGCAAGGTTCAAATAGAATTCTAAAGTTATCACAAGTAATGGATGCTTCTGGTGCCATGTGTGGTGACCATAAGTGTAACGCTGATAGCGCTTCTGATAGGTCTATTACCGCTAAAGAAATATCTGGTAAACCAGATGCTGATGGTAAAGTCAGACACCCTAAGTTAAGTAAAGTAACAGCGATGGGTAAAGTAGTTGATAACCCACAAGCATATAACTAAAAATTAAACCCCGAATTATCGGGGTTTTTTATTTTTATTAAAAAAAAGTTTAAAAATATTTGGTAGTTTAAAAATAAGTAGTATCTTTGTCTCAATAATTTAAAATTATTAATAATGACTTACACATTTGAAAAAGTAGCTGATTTAGAATACGATGAATTAACATCGTTATATCTTATTGAAACTGACGAATTGTTAAATGAACTATTCGTTGAAAAAATAAAAACACCTTTTAATCTTTTATATAAATTTATTAAAGATGGTGATGAATTGTTAAGTACTGAAACAAAAGATTATATCTTTGAACTTTTTGACAAAATCATTTCTACTCGTTCAAATTTAGCTGAAAGATATCAACATCTTCAAACAACAGATTATGTTAACCAAAAATTAATAAATAAAGGTGTAATTGAAAACCTAGAAGCAACACCAGTTGTAATACCAGTTGTTGAAAAAGAACCAACAAACGTGGCGGTTAAACCTAAAAAAGAAAAAGAACTACCTAGACGATACGGTAAGGATAAAATACAAAAAGACATCAAAGAACAAGGTACACCAGCAACACCGCTGCAACGTGCTATGATTGATTTGAATGACGTAAGAAACTTATACGTTAAATTGTCTGATAGAGGTATCAAAGATTTGTTAGGTGGTGGACAAAACTTCACAGAAGAAGATTGTCGTAAAATCACTTCAATCGTAAAAACATTCAAACAACAAGCGGAAGCTATAATCAATAAAAAGAAATAATTATGAAATTTCAAAAATTCAGAAATTTTTGCTGGGGTATCGTTTTCGGTACATGCCTATCAGGAATCGTTCATCACAGAGAACACGTTATCATACCAACAATTGTTATGGTATTGGTCGGTGTAATGTTTATTATTAACTTAAAAGAAGAATAACAATGGAATTACTTTATGCGTTAATCGGAATGGCTTTGTGTTTATTTGCGGTTGGATTCATGTTACATGGATTCCCAAATATAACAATCAATAAACATTATCACGAGTCAGAGAAAAAAAGAAAAAATAATCAATAAAAAATTTGTATGCTAATATTATTATGCGTATATTTGCTATCTAAATTAAAAACATTAAAATTTACAAAACATGGAAAACAATTTCAGTAACACTACATTAATCAAATTCGGTCTAATCGGTTTAGCCGTAATCATGTTCTTCGTATTTATTGGGAACTTTATTTCGTTTTCGAATAACGAAATCGATTTGCGAAATACCTTTGAACAAAAAATGGATGAAAGAACTTCATTCTATGATAAAATGTTCAAAGTAATTTCACAGAAAACACAAATTGCTGTGAAGAACGATGAATCATTTCGTAAGAACATTAACATCATCATGGAAGGTCGTAAAGACTCTGAGGGTGTGTTTATGAAATGGATAACAGAATCTAACCCAAATGCAAATTATTCGGAAGTGAGTGTTTTGTATAAAGATTTATCAAGAGCAGTTGACGCGCAACGTGAAGGGTTTTTTAATGAAGAAAAAGTTTTACAAGATGTTGTTAGACAACACAAGAACTTGATTCAGAAGTTTCCAAACTCGTTCTACAATATGTTCTATGGACGTACTAAATTGGAATACACCCCAATCAAATCTTCTTTAACCGAAGAAGTTATGCGAACTGGAAAAGATGATAACGTAAAACTTGACCTGTAATGATTTGGTACGCATTAATTATACCCATTCTAGCCGCTGTGATAGGATGGGTATTGTTTAAAAACAAAATAGTTTGGTGGGAAATTCTTATCCCAGTTGCTGGTAGTGCATTGTTTATATTAATATCTTATTATACAATGAAATCAGTAACTTTAGATGATGTTGAATACAACAGTTATATAGTGACTGAAGCCAAGCATTATGAAGCTTGGGAAACGTGGAAGAAAAAAACGTGTAGTAGAACTTATAGTACTGGTAGCGGTAAACATAGAAGAAGTCATACTGTTTACTATGATTGTTCTCATTGTGATTACAATTCAGAGTATTATGTTATGGTTGATTCTGATGGCAACGAAATTAGAATTAGTCGAGAAAAATACTTGTCATTAATTAAATTATGGAAAGCCAACCCTAAGTTTGTTGAATTGAATCGTGACATTAATTACCGTGGCAGTTGTGGTAAAGATGGTGACATGTATCGAATAGTTTGGAATCGTGATATAAACACTTCTATAACAACAACACACACTAAACATTTTACAAACATATTAAAGTGTAATCACTCAGCGTTTAACTATCCAACTATTGAACAAGATAAAGCTAGAACCACTGGTTTATATGAATATCCAGATATTGTGAGTTACGACTATCAAACAAGTGTTTTAGGTATTAATGAACTTAATTCAAATCACAAAAAAAAGATAGTTAAGACTCTAGATTATATAAACGGTGCTTATGGACATAAGCATAAAATAAAAATATTTACCTTATTTTATAAAAACCGAGATATTGATATTGCTTTTCAACAAGAAGCATATTGGGATGGTGGGAATCAAAATGAAATGATTGTTTGTATAGGTTTGGATAATCTAGGAAACATCGAATGGGTTAAACCATTCTCATGGTGTGATAATAAACGTGTTCTAGTCGACATTCGTGAGGATTTGATGGAAGCACCAGTAAAAGACGAAAAAGCCTTTTATAACGCTTATATGAACGCCGTTAAAACACATTGGCATTACAAATCATTCAAAGATTTTAATTATTTATCTTTCGAACCAACATCTGGACAATTATGGTTTGTTTATATACTAACAATCATAATTTCAATAGGTTGTGTTTGGTGGGCAGTTGTTAATGAAGAAAATCCTGAGAACTAATTAAAATTAGTTCTCAATTTTTTTATAAAAAAATTTGGTAGATTAAAAATAAGTTGTATATTTGCATCAAAATAATGATATTATGAACGGTATAAACACAAAAATATTCACAATTGATGAATTAAAAGGTAAAAAATATGCTGACTTAGTTAATAGTTTAGCTGATATGATTGAATTAGTTGATGATATTGAAAATGAAATTGACACTATTCAAATTTTAGAAGAAGAAGATGGTTATTTAGAACCAGAATTAGAGTATGAATTAAACATCATTACAACTCAATTAGATTATATGTTGAAAAACATTTCAACAATAAAAAAAGTGTTAAACATGATTGAAATGAAATCATTTTTCGTGGTTAATAATTTCAACATTTGCTTAAATTAAAAACATGAAAGATAGTATTAAAAAATTAGAAGAGGAAAAACAAAAATTGGTTGAAAACCAAACGCAAATTTGGCGAGCTTTAGGAAGTTTAGAACGATTTTACGATAAGAAAGAAACTCCAACATGCGCCCAAGAAACCATAGATTTGTTACGTTATCAATATGAGGATGTTACTAACCAAATTAAAGGATTCACCAAAGCCATAGAAGGTTTTCAAGGTGTTTGTACACACAAAAACGATGATGGTTCTAAAGCGATGATTTATGATAGTCATGATAGTCATAAAACATATTACAAGTGTACCATTTGTGGTTACAAAAACGATTATTAAAAATGGATTTAGAAGATAAAATACAAGATTTAGAAGGTGATATCGTTGATTTAAAATTTGATTTAAAACAATCTAAGGATAAAGAAATTATATACAAAGACATCTTGTTTAATATCGAAACATCATTAAATGATTTGATTAAACGTGACCAAGAAAATGAAAGATTTAATTTAGGTGAAACAATTGATTATAAAGAATCAATAATTAACTTAAAAAAATCCTTAGATGAATACAAACGAGTTTATAAATTAAGATTTTAAAAAAAATGAATATATTTGTACTAGACACTGATACAAAAAAGTGTGCTTTATATCACAATGATAAGCATGTAATCAAAATGATTCTTGAAACAGCACAATTATTATGTGGTGTTCACCATATGACAGAATCAACACATACGGTTCCATATAAATTATCACATAAGAATCACCCTAGTGCAATATGGGCTAGACAATGTCTAGAGAACTATATTTGGCTTTGTGATTTGGGTCTGGAGTTATGTAAAGAATACACTTTTAGATATGGTAAAACTCATAAGAGTCAAGCTGTAATAGAATGGTGTTTAACACATAAACCTAAATTAATAGTTAATGACGATTTAACACCATTTGCTTTGGCTATGCCAGACGAATGTAAAGTTGATGACGCTATACAAAGCTATCGTAATTATTACATGACAGAGAAGCGCAGAATGGCAAATTGGAAAAATAGAGAAATACCTGAATGGTTTAAATAAAATAGATATGACAATAACTGAATTATTAATAGGTATCCTATGGGTTATCATAGGGTTTTGGGTGGCTTACAAACGTAAATGGTATATAAAACAAAAAAATGACCCAGATTTGCCGCAAGAATTGGCTATATTTTTAGCGGTTGTTTTGGCACCATTATTTTTGATTGGTGCGTTTGTTAGAGAAATGTTAATAGACGATTGGAATAATAATAAATAAATAATATGAACGAAATTTTTAGTAACACCATATTAAAGGGTGGGTTAGTTTTATCAATAGTTGCTGGGTTAGGCATGTGGTTTAAGAGTTTATTACCAGTTCTTTGGAATATAATTTTGCGTAATATCAGTTATAATATTACTGTTGAAAGTAAAACAATGCTTTACTTTGTATTGAACGATTGGTTATCAGAAAACCATAAAGACAAATTTAAAAATGTTTTAGGTAAATCAGTATATAAAACTGATTCCAAATTAGAATTCCAACAAAGCAATTTCAACACATTGTTTTGGATTTGGTATGATAACCGACCAGTTTTAATAACAACCTCCAGAGAAAAGTTTGAAGCAAATTATGGTGGTGGTGAAGGTTCACATATTGATAGTTATAATTTAAGAATTTTCTTTTCAAAAGGCAAATTGAAAAAATTGTTTGATGAATTAGTGACTGAATATAATTCTAAATTAGATAACAATGTTTCATTGTATACATATAAATTAAACCATGAAAATTGGATTAAGGTTGAGGAATTAAAATCTAAGTCTTACGATAAAATATATAATGACGAGAAAATAGAATTATATGATGATTTAAATTATTTTTTTAATAATAAAACCTTTTATGAAGAAAGAGGTATCCCTTATAAAAGAGGTTATATGTTGTATGGCGCGCCAGGTAATGGAAAAACATCTACAATATTAGCGTTGGCAAAAAAACTTAAAAGAAACGTTTATAATTTAAATATATCTTCATTTATGGCAGATGACCAATTAATAACAGCTTTCAGAAAATTACCAAGCAATTCATTCTTATTAATAGAAGATGTTGATGCTTCAACAGAAGGTAGAGATATTGCAAATAAATTAAGTTTTAACACTTTTTTGAATATATTAGATGGTGTATTGTCAAAAGAAAATATCTGTGTGTTCTTTACAACAAATCACATAGAAAAATTAGATGAAGCTTTTTTAAGGTGTGGTAGAATAGATAAAAAAATAAAATTTGAACATCCAACATATGAAAATGTTGTAGGTTTGTTAAAATTATTTTATTCAACCGAGGAAATTCCAGAGTTTAACTATGAAAGAAAATTCTCAGCATCTGATTTACAAGAAATTTTCATCTCAACCGAAAAATTAGAAAACGCAATAAATAAAATTAAACATGGAAAAAATAAAGGGTCAGTACATTTTCGACAAAGCTTCTTGGAAAGTACGTTATAAAATAGAAGATGGTGATGAGCAACACTATGAACAAGTGATGTTACATCCAAACAATGTTCAACACGCTAAAGAAAACAAAACTGATTGGTTCGTTATCAGGGACTCACCTAACTTATATAACGGTGGTTCATGGGAGCCAATGGCAATTGTTGTGCCTAGCGACAAGATTGAAGATGTGGCTGAACAAATTAAAGGAAAAGAATTATTCAAGAGACTTAATGAACATGCTATGTCAGTTCTAACAGAAGTTGATGGTATTCCAGAACCTAAGCCAAAGGATGATGTCGTTTCATCTTTCAATAAATGGCAAAGAAAAGATATAAAACGATTAAAAAAATTAAATATGAATGAAAATAAAACATTTTGGAATTGGAGTAAAATCATCGATATAATTTTACTTTTTGGTATTATATTTCTAGCAGCTTTAGATAAAGAGGGTTGGGGTTGGTTATTGTTTGCGTATATTGTTAAAAACTTTTAAAATATGAAAAATTTAGAACTTAGACTTGTTTTGATTCATGATGTTATTCTTGGGTCTTCTTACGAACTACGTTACGTAGAAATCGACTAATTATGAAAAAAACATTTTACAGAGTGTGTCATAAAGACACCTTGCAAGGACTTTGGTACGATTACACAGGAAACTTTACTGGACTTATCCATGAGGATTTCAATTTCTGTGCCAACAATGAATTACGTATGGATTTCGACCCAGAGATTGTGGGTTGGTTATCCGCAACTGAAACACTTGAAGACTTATGGCGTTGGTTTACGCAAGAGGACATTCAAAAACTACAAGACCACGGATGGTTTATCCATGAGTTTGAAGCAGTCGACTATAGATTGTATGAGCGTTTTCAACACATTGTTATCAAACAAGATACATCTGTTGTCACAAAACTAATAACACTTAACGATATGAATAGTGTTAATTTTAAATTAGAAATGACAAAATAAAATATGGACTTAAAAGAAAAATTTGCACAGAAAATGCTAGATGAGAAATTAGATTTCTTACCTCTAGAAGAATCATTACAGCTTATTGAAGCTGGTGTTCAACTGAAAACTAAATTTAGTTGGGTTTGTAGTATTGAAGAAATCGGTGAGGATTTTGACACAAGAAGACAGTTCGCTGAAGCCGCTTTGGATTTTTATGGTGAATATGGTATCGAAGTAGGTAATGGGTATGACCACCATGAAGAATTTACCTACAACATTTGCCCAGCACCAACGTATATTGACCTAATAAAATAAAACAATGAGCAAAATTTTAGAAATCAGAGAAAAAGTACCTCAAACGGCAAAGTTGCCAGATGGTTCCTATTTTGGGACATGGGGTGGTTATGTAATTGAATTACAGTACAATGGTAAAACTTACGAACTAACAACCCAAGAAGGTGTTAGAGGTATTGGTTTTAAAGTAGTTGTAACTATCAAAGATGGTGTGGCAACATTTAACGAACTTAAAAACTAAAACATATGTCAACAAGAGTAGTTTGGACACAAGAAAAGAAAGATAAAGCAATTGAAAAACTCACTGAGTATTTCCAAAAATATGGTATTGGTGAAATGATTCATCAAAACGATGATGCTCTTATCGAAGCACCAGAATATCTGGGCGACATAGCAGACGATATATTAATTTACCGTGAAGGTATAATCTTTGAAGACGATGACGACATTTAATGATGTGTTAGACCGATTAAAAAAAGAAAATTTTAGATTTTCTTTTGATGGTGATTCAACAATTGAAGTGTTTTTAGGGTTGTTATCAGTATCAGCATTTTTTGAATTTGATGATGAAAATATTGATAGACCAATAGCTGTTCAATTTTCTTTAGTTGTTGGTGATAATCACTACGAAACGTTAGAAAATGAATTTTATGATGAGTATGATTCTGAAACCAAACAGTTTAATGATTTGAACTTAGATACAATTATAAGCAAATTAACAGAAATGATAGAAAATTCAATACCAGTTAATAAGGCTTTGATAAGAATTTCAAAACACGTTGATGATATAGTATCAGAAATTGAAGAACATGAAATCCCAGAAAATGTGGTTGTTGAAATGATAACAAAAAAAATAGATTTTTATTAAACATGGAAGATAAATTAATTAGAATATTTACAAGTTTATTTTTTCTAGCTTGTATTATATTTAGCGTTTGTTTACTAATTGAAATATATGTGTTTGTTACTCAAGGTATTGCTTGGGTACCCTTATATTATTTCTTATTTATTGTACCAACACCACTTATAGGTTATGTTATGATGTTAATAGGTGAATATTTCGATAATAAAAAATACAAAAAATGAGAACAGAAGTTTATAATAAAGGTGTTGAATCAACTGAGAGTTGTTTAACCTTAATTGACCCGTTTAAACAACACAATTTTAAACGCAAGAATAAATTTAACATCAATATTAATCACGACCAATATGTTGTTAGAGTATTCCACGATGATAAATCAGATAAAACGTATTCAATCGTAACTGATGGGCGTGAAACAAAGGTAATGGAAACTAACCTTTACAATTTTCGAAATACCATAAAAGAAATTCAAGCTGTTGCTAGTAAAGTATATACTCACGATTACGGCGAAGTCTGGCTTAACCCATGGGAAATGAAAATCTGGGTTAGTGGTGGTGATGGTGGTATCGTTAGATGGGATGAATCACCAGCAAAGTTAGCTAGAATTATTGAAGAAGAAGGTTTTGACTTCGATGATGAGTTAGGTTTCGCTAACATTGAAGGTGTAAAAGAAGAAATAATTGAAGCTGAATGTTCACCAACTTCGGGTGATGAAGATGATGCTAATGATTATTTATTGGTTGCCTTGTGCAAGGACATAACAAATTATATGGATTAATAATTTGGATGTTAAATAAATTGTTAGTATATTTGTATAAATTTTAAAAAATAATAATTATGAGCGAAAAACGCAATAAGGAAAAACGTCACCGTAAGGGTGACAGTAGTGGTAAAAAAAGACAAAAACCAACAGAACAAGAATTAAGAGATAAGCTTACCAAAGATATCAATAAACTTGTCGATGAAAACGAAAAATTGTCAGAACAAAAAGACAATTTAATCCAACTTATGGATTTTAATCATAACGCAACTCAATTTCATTTGAGCAAAGTTAAAGAAATGACTGGGTCAATTGAAGAAGAAGATATTAACTACTGTCTGACTTTGTCTAAAAGAATCATAGACCATTATCTTAATAACCATTAAGTTATGCAAGAACTAGATGATACAGAACACTTAATGTCATCAGACAAAAACAAAGAACGCTTGCTCGATTCAATCGAGCAAGCTAACTCTGTTTCAGATGAAGAATTGTTAGGTTATTTCATGCAAGGTTTTGAAGATGAACTATATGGTCTAGATGAAAAAACTTATGATACGCCGCTTAAACAACGTGCATATAATTTAGGTAGGCTTGATGCGATTGCTGGTGATGATATGCCATCGCTTGATTACAAATCCAATCAAGATATTATTAACCAAATTAGAAAATAAATGAAAATTTTGTGTTACATATATTTAATGATTTCATTAACAACTAAGAATCCACAACATATTTTAATAGGTGATTCTCAGACTTATTTGTTAAAAAAACATTCCTCATTTGTAATACAAAAATCAAAATTGTGCCAATCTGGTATAGGTGTACAGCAGTTGATTTCTAAAGTTAGAAGGTTTCCAATACAATCAAATATCAAATCAGTAACAATATGTATTGGTGTTAATGATAGTTACATAGATAAAGGTATTAATCAGTTAATGTTACGAGTAAAGAAAACATTCCCTAACGCTTTTATCTACGTTATTAAGGGTTCATGGGGTTGGGGAAACGTTAGAAGATTAAATATCGATAAATTTAATAACTATTATAAAAAGTTTGAAGATTTAGGTGCATGTATCATCCAAACACCAATAGGTCATGGTGACCCACACAAAAACAAAAAAGTATATAAAACAATAATGTCAGAATTAGAATGGAAAATTACTCAGGAACGACAAGAATAAGTAATCCTAAAACACTACAAAGATGGATTGATTTGGGTTGGTTCGATGAAAACATTAAAGAAGGTTACACCTTTAATGTAGGTTGCGGCAGATTCAAATTAGAAGAAAAATGCACATGTTCTCAATGTAGAACCAAAACAAGACCAGAACTGGTTGAAGTATTAACAATAAACAATCGATTATAATGAAACAAATTGAAATCCTAGATAAAACATATCTATATGAGGTTATACATCGCGAAAGTGATTACGCTAGCTGGTCAGGTACTTATTTCTACAAACCAACACCAATAATCAAAACAAGAAAAAAATACATATTTTGGGGTCCAGAAGTAAGTCACTTAGAATATGAGGGTTTATTTAGTATGACCATTGATATTGAATCAGAGCGTTATACTAAAAAAGACATCACTCAAAGGATTCTTAACGAAATTGCTTTGTTAAATCGAAAAGAAGAAATTAAACGAGGTGAAATTATCGCAACACAAGAAGATGCAAAGATTTTTATTGAAAACATAACAAATCCACCAGCACCCAATGATAAATTAAAAGAAGCTGGTGCAACCCATATTAAACAATATACAGATAAAGATATGACAAATTTTGTATCGTTCGTAGGTAAAAACTACATTAAAGCCAAAGGTTTTTACTACATGAAAGGTGACTTTGAAAAGAAACACAAACTATCCATTCATCAAATACTTGCAGAATTTAAGGAAAAAAATTTGGAAGTTAAAAAATAAATAGTATCTTTGTACAAAATAAAAATATAAACATCATGAGTAAATATAGATTTAAAACTGAAGAAGAGTTTAAAAGAGATGGTAGTTGGAATGGCCATGGCTATGGCCATCCTAATATGTGGGCTTCAAGTGGAAATATGAATAAATATCTTGGACAAGATATTCCTGATAGTTATAATACAATCTGTGATAAGTACGAAGGATTTATATATGAAACTTGGAGTTTTCTTCCTTCTGAGTATGTATTAAAAGAAACAGCTTTTGTTCTTCCTTCTAAATGGTGTGTTAAAGTTGATAGAAATTGTCAACCTGAAGAAGTGTATAAATGGAGAAAAATGAGTTGGGTTGATGCTGGGTACATAAATAATTCTACAACTTGGACTGATGTAGTTCTACATAATTACACAGAAATTACTCTAGAACAATTCAAACAACATGTGTTAAAAGAATCTCCTGTTGTAGAATCTCCTAAAGCAATAGACATGAAAGAAATACAAGAAGAAGCTAAAAAAAGATTTCCTATTGGTTGTAAGTTTATTCCTGTAGATTGGGATGAAACTTACACATTATACACATTAATAGAAGATAACTGTACTTATAAAATTTTAGGTACCCAAATTTGGGCACAAAGTATGTGTGGAAGTCTTTATAATAATGGTAAATGGGCAACATTAGTTTCTCTTCCTGAAATAAAGAAAGAAATGTTCCATCAAGGAGATTACATTGTTACATTAGATGTTGAAGATGGGTACAATTGTGCTAAAAGAAACTATTGCTTTAAACAAAGAGTGAATAATAAAGGAATATACCCAGCAGTAGATTTAAGAGGGAGTACAGGTAATGGTCATGGTGCTATGTCTTTTGATAAAAAAGAATATTTAAAAGACTGGAGATATGCTACACCTGAAGAAGCAGCTGAATATGAAAGAATACGTAAGCCTTATGATGTAACAACATTACAAAAGAAAGAAGAATCTATTCCAGAGTATGTAGAATGTATTGAAGTGCCTACAGGTTGGAGTATAACTAAAAAAGGAGTTATTTATAAAATTGATTCTTTTGATTCGGCTAATGGTTATTTTATATTAAAATTTGATAAAGGAGGTCAGCGAGTTACATCAGAAAAACATTGCTTTAAACCTTCTACAAAAGAAGCTTATGAAGCTCAAAATACACCTAAGAAGTTGACAAAAGAAGACCTTGTTGAAGGAGAGATTTATTTTTATGATAATAAACATATTGTTATTTACCCAGAAGGACCTGTTCTTTATCATGGAAAAGATTATGAATTTAATGTAAATTGGATGTGGATGCTATCTATTGCACATGCAACAGAAGAACAAAAAGCTTTGTTAAGAAGTTATATGAAAAAAGATGAAAAACAAGAATGGTCAGAAGGAACTTATGTTGTAGGTATAAAAGGTGGGTTTGGAGTATTTTCAGAGGAGAGAGAACCTGTTGGTTTAGGAAAAATATACACTATTGAAAATGATAGACATTCTAGTGTTGGAATTAAAGAATCTAAATTTTGGATATATAAAGAAAATCTTAAATGGTTTGCAACTCATGAAGAAGCTTTAGCTTTTTCTAACCAATTAAAAGCCAGTCCTGTACCAAAAAAGTCAGATACATCTGAATTAACACCTTTAGAAATCTGTAAACAGAAATACAGAAAAGGAATGAGAGTAATGAGTGCCGATAATTCTGGTATGTTTACAGGAGAGTTTATTATTGAAGTAGACCCTGATAAGTTTACAAAAACAGGTTCTGGTGTAGATTACCAAAATTCTAAAGGTTGGTTGTATGCGGTGGGTAAATATGCTGAAATATTAGAAGATAATGTTTGTGAAATATCTTCACATGAACCATTCATCAAAGAGGTTGTTAAAACACAACCTAACGAAGAATTAATTAAACCGATTTATTCGGTTAATATTGACTTGGTAGTTAAGAATAAAAAAAATAAAATTATTTTTTAATTTTATTTGGTAGATTAAAAATAAACTTGTATATTTGCAAAGTAAAACAATAAACATTTAAAAATGAACAAAATGAAAAACATCGTAAAAACAGTAGTAGCAATCATCAAAGGTGATGACGCAGAAGTGTTAGGTTTAAGAATTATCAGACAAGCTGAATCAGCTTTAAAGTCTCAAATTGCATCACTTAATGGTGATATTATCACATTAGAAGATAATGTTTCTGATGCTAAAGAGAATTTAAACTTAGCGTTAGCCAATTATGGTAAAAACATAGCTGATAGAAATGTCTATGTAAGAAACTTATTAGACGCTGAAAACAAAATAACATTAGCTGAGGACGCTTTAGAATTACATAAAGCTAAAATTGTTGTGTTAGAAAAACACTTAGCTAACTTAGATAAGTAATCAAAAAAACTGGTTGGTGTTAACCAACTACAAGGCTAAACATTGAATACCTTTGTAAATTAGTAAAACGCAAACCCTCAACTATCTATTGCAATAGATTAGGGGCACTGGTTGAAACTGGATGACTTAATTTACATAAAGATGCTATCAGTAATGGTAGATGTGTTGGGGTAAATGAGAAAACCCTGAACGGTCATAACAGTTATTATATTCTTAAAGAAGTTAAGAAGGTAAAGAAGATATAATATAGGCTGATGGCGGTTTACTTACAACACAAATGAGTTCTCAGCAAGTAGTTAACTGATGTAAATGCTCTGTACTTGAAATGTAACTATAAAGTATAATTCATTAAAGATTCTTAATCAAATGGTAGTACATTATCTATGATTAACTACGTGACCCTACTCTTATATAAGCTTACGCAGAAATGTTGTAGTAATATAAGACAAGAGGGTGCTAAAATAAATCACTTGACTTGAAGATAAACAATAATATCAATACCTATAAACATAAAGTAGGCTTATACCTTTAGGAGTATTATAAACTGTACTAGCAGTTGTGTTTATTGTAAAGATTAACGAAGAATAATAGAGTAACTACTTAGGCGTAATGTATAAAGTGTTGAATGGGCTGTTTGAAGTAGTGAGGGTATCCTCGTAACTGGGGTGTAGTATGAAGTTATTCCACTAGAATTTGGTCAAGTGATTTTTTTATATAGTCAGGTGGCGGAAAGCTTATAGTGTGAGAAATCCTGCTATAACGAGGTAGACGCTGATTGGCATGTGGATTCGATAGGTGAAAGACCTATAGGGAAGTAAGGTTCAAAAGTAATCCGATACACGACATGCAGTTCCTTACGTACAGGTTCGAATCCTGTCCTGACTACAAAAAATAAATGTTAAAATATTTTGGTATATAAAAATTAAAGTTTTACATTTGCGTTATAAATTATAAAAAAACAAATTATGAAGATTATCTTTACTGATTTCAACGAAATCTATTTTGAGACCGACACAGAAGAAATGGTTGGTTGTACTGCTGAACAATTAGTTAGATACCTTAAGGGTGTTCATACTATTTATGAAAGATTTATGAACCGTTTCATCAACGTTAAGAAAAATATTTTCTTAAATGGATACCCTAAGGGTAGTATGCCAGACTTAGATTTTGATATCCCAAGTTTGTTAGAATCTTGTGGCCAAGAAGAATACGACAAAACTGTTAAGTTTTTTGATAGCTTAACGGAAATATATGACAACGTAGAACCATTCACGTTTAAAGAATCGTTTGAATTAGAAAACAGAAGTTTTCAAGCGCTAGTGTTCTCGTCAATCGATATCCCACAAATGATTAATGAATTGGGTGCTGAAAGACTTAAAACTGATGGTATCGAAGTTAACCACAGAAAATATGATGAAAATGGTAATTTCACTGGCACTGAAGCCTACCATAACGTTTATGAAACCTATGAAATCCAAGGTGAGAAATTAGGGTTGGAAGAATCATTATACGCTGTAAAATGCTGGTGCACATCAACCAATAAAGAACATTGGTTATGGATTAATGATGAGTTTAAAGACGACCCTCTTAATGCAATTGCATCAACATTTGTTGTTCACAAAAACATTATCCCACATATCAAAGCAATCAAACGCCAAGGTGATTTATTGTTAACTGAAATGGATGAAGACATCAAACCAGAAGGTGAATTGGTTTCGTTAACTAAAGAACAATACTTTGGTTTGTTAGTGGCGCAATCATAAATTAGTTTATGGAAGAACTTAAACCAGTAAATGGGTTAGGCCAAAGACATGGTAAATGGTATATAATACCTAAATCATTTGATTATACTGGTTATTCCGCATATTTTGTTAATGATGAAATATTTGGGTTTTCTGAAGATTTGAATGTAGAATCAATTGTTTATCAAAGTGAATATTATGCAAAATAAATTAAACGGTATTAAAGAGTTTGATTTTTCTAGTATTGGTTATACTATGAAATATTATGTTTTAAATGGTAAAATTTTTGGTCCTACAGAAGTAACAAGTCATGGGATAAAAAATAAAAGTTATTATTGTTGAATTTAACTTGTTTTATTAAAAATTAATTAGTATATTTGTACTATAATAAAAATAACATTAAAAAAAGAAAATTATGGTTGGAAACAAAACTATTGTACTAGAACCTAGTACTAACACACACACAATGACTAACGTTGTTGACGTTGAGAAAATCGATGAAAACATCCTTAAAATCAAAACTAGCAAGAATAGTCAAGTGTTACACGGCGAACATGGAACCATCGGTATTGAAGCTCCTCATGTAATCAAGTACGTTCAACAAGAGTTGAACCCAGTTACTAAGAAGTTACAAAATGCGTGGGACTAAGAATTTAAGTTAAAAAAAAAAATAAAAATAACTCTAACATATGTTAGGGTTATTTTTTTGTTAATAATATTTGGTTATTTAAAATAAATTAAGTATATTTGTATAAAATAATTAACAACTGATGATGGAATATAAAACTGAACATTTTGAACTACTTGGAACCAATGGTGTTATTATGGCTAAGGGCGTTTTTGTTAATTTTATTGATTACGGATTCTGGATTGAAAGAAAAACTGAAAAAATATATTATGCAAGATAAAATTTCATATAATAATAAACAATTACATGGTATATGGGAAGTATACTCTACTTTAACTGGAGAAATTAATTCCAAGGGATTTTTTGTTAACGATGTTGATTATGGTTTTTGGATTGAAGGAAGAATAAATTTTATATATTATGCAAGATAAAATGAAAGAAATATTAATTAAATTAGGTTTATATTATAAAATTAAATTTTTTATTAAAAGATTTGATTTTATTAAAACATACAACTCACCATTTAAACCTATTATACCAAAAATATACATAGGTAAAATAGCGGTGGGTGTCCCTTATTTCTTCCCTAGAAAATTAGTAAGGTTAACAGAACAAGAAGCGATAGACGCTACTTTAAATGAACTAAAGAATAACCCTAATGCTGAAAAAATAGGGTTCGAAAAACTATACTATGATTATAGTAGAAGAGGTAAATTTATTGATAAAAAAATAGGTTTTGATTTTGTGGGTCTTGGTTGGAAAACAAAATGGAAAGATACAGATTATAGACATGAATGGAATCCAGTGTGGAGCTTCGTATTGATTAAATGGCAAGTAGCTATCAAGTTCACACCAATAGAAGATTCACATTATTGGGAATGTTGGTTGTATTATACGAGAAACACCGATAAGACAAAATCAACAAAAGAAAGACTTATACAAGCAAGAAAAGAATTTCCTTGTGTTTGGATAAGATATAATAACGGTGAAGAAGAAAGAATATGTTTCTGGGACGCAATTTTAAAACATAAATGGTATGACAAATAATTTTTTAGAACAAACATTTAAAGAGTTAATTTATATGTTTGGTGAAATTAATTGGAATATAATTAAGAACGAATCATGGGATAAGTATATCAACAAAGATGAACCTTTCAATGAAAAGCAGTTTGATGAATTAAGACATATAGCTTATGATATAGCCGACGATTACGCTGTTGAGTTTGCAGAGTGGTTAAAAGACAAACCAAGAAGTCAATTCAACCGAGAATCACTAGAACAATTTAAAAAAGAAAAAGGTTATGAAAGCAACATTTGAAGACTATCTAGCAGCTGTAAAAGTGCTTAGAGATGAAAATCAGTATAGTTATACTGATAAAGACCTTGAGAAATATCAAGACTATATTCATGATTGTTTTAAAACAAATTTAAGCGTTTATAAATGCTTAGAATTTATGTATTTTGAAGTTTTAAAAGATAATATCTGATACCATGCAAGATAAAAGAGACTATAATAATAAATCAAACCCTCATGGGTTCTGGATAACACATTATGATGAAAAGCATTTAGGTCGCTTATCATGGAAAGCATATTTTGTTGATGGAAAGACTTTAGGTTTATTTCAAGCTAACCATTATGATGGTGAAGTGGCAAAAAAAAGTTATTATGCAAAATAATTTTGTATATTAAAAAATAAGTATTATCTTTGCAAAAAAATAATAACAATGAGCACAGTTAAAAAATTGAAATTAGGACCTCTAAGATTAAAATGGGTATTAAGACATATCTGGGAAGAAGATAGAGATATTACAAACTA